AGCATAAGCACGATCTGCAGTCGTGCGCCTAGTCGTTCGGCCACCGACCCTCTTGAATCTCCTTCCAGTCCTTCTCGGACTGTTCCATGTCGATGATCTCGCGGAGGAAGAACTTCCCCATCCACGACAGGATCGACAGTACGACTGCCACGGCCGCGACGAGCAAGAGTGCAGCAAGCGCGCGAATCTGGCCATACGGCTCCGGCCACAGCTCATACCACGCGAACAGCCATCCCACCGTCACCGCCCCGGCCCAGCTGCAGATGCGCTCCGTCCGTTGCAACTTCTGCAGCCACCAGTGCGGATCGGCCACAGGCACTCCTTTCTGGTAGGGAGGAAGGGACTTGAACCCCCAACCTGCGGATTATGATTCCGCCGCTCTGTACCAGTTGAGCTACCTCCCCATGGCGGGCCAGCGAGGATTCGAACCCCGAAAGGTGGATTTGGAATCCACTGGTTTACCGTTAGCCTACTGACCCGACCTTCTCAAATTACGCGTGAACCACCGTTCCAGCCAACCGCGTTGGCGGCGGGACTAATAGTCCTCCGCGTCGTCTTCCTTCTCCTGACTTGCGAGCCTCATCTGATTCACCTTGTTCGTCGCGCGAAGCTCGGTGATCGTGTGCTTCTTCTGGCAGTCCGGGCACACGGTCGTGCAGTCATACTGCAGCCAGCCCTTCGGCGTGCGTCGGCCGCCACTGTACGACTGCTCGTGCTCGTGAACCTCTTCCTTCTTGCAGAAGTCGCACTTGATCTTCGTCGAGACGATATGCATCTCGTTCCTTTCGATGGCGGAGGGAGCGGGACTCGAACCCGCGAGGGCTGTTAACCCCACCCGCCTTCCAAGCGGGCGCCTTGCCGCTAGACTACCCCTCCACTCTCAGCTCCTTGATGATCTGGAGATGCTGGTCCACGCTGTACGCTCCAGCATCCGCCAGTCTCTTCGCCACCTTCTCCATAAAGGCCCGCGTATGCGGTCCTTTGAATCGGCTCGGGCACGCTTCGAGCGACTTCTCGTATACAAGCCCACACGCCAGACATCTCACCATGTTGTGAACTCGCATTTGGGTCGCTATCACGCCTCCTGAACCTCAAGCTCCAGCTCGAATTTCTCACGTCCTGTTGCCGAGATCTTCCTCGGTTCGCGCTTCTGCTTCAGCGAGCGCCACTTCGAAATGTCGTGCTTGAAGAAGCCCAACGACGTCTGCGAAGTGCCGAGCGTTCCGTCTTCCTTCACGAAACGATACATGAACGACGTATGATGTCCCGGTCGTTGCGCCACGCCCACCACCTGTACGAGGCGCGGATACAATCCGTTGGGCGGCGCGTAGATGTAGCGCTGTCCGATATCGATCAGCTCGTCCGGAATGTACGGCATCGCTTTCACGAGAATCGACAGCTGCCGTGACGTAAGTACCAAGCTTCTCCTTTCGTGGCGGCAGGCGGAGGACACGATCCCCACACCCGTAGGTGCCATCGGCTTTCAAAACCGCGCCGGTACGCCTGTCCGGTTCACCTGCCTGTGGCGGCGAGCGAGGGATTCGAACCCCCAAGAGTGATTAGCTCCACCCGCATTCGAAACGGGCGCCTTACCGTTAGACTAGCTCGCCAATCCTGACGACTATGTACATCATCACATGGATTCCGATCCAGATCATCGGGATCCAGAACTCTCCGGCCTCCCTCAGTTCGTCGTCGGTCATGTGTCTCTCCTCTCCGGGCGGCGGGACTTGAACCCACAACCGGCGGATTAAAAATCCGCTGCTCTCCCAATTGAGCGTACGCCCGGTTACGCCTCTGCGTCTGCCACCGCCATCTCGGCGCGACTCGCTGCGGCCATCGCGTCGTCGAGCGAGGTTGCGGCGTCATCACTCAGGTCGGCCATGCGCTTGAGCTTACTCTTGAGTGTCTCTGCCGCCTCAAGCTTCTCGCGCATCTCGCCGATCTTCTCCTCCAGTTGTGCCACTGCGTCTTCTGCGTCCGCCGCGATCTCCTGCGCCCGATCGAGCGCGGTATTGAGATCCGTCGTATCGAAGTCGATGTTGATCTGCATCAATTCCTCTCGTGGCGGAGAGCCGGGGACTTGAACCCCGAAGCCATCAAAGATGACCGGCAGATTAGCAATCTGCTGCCTTACCAATTAGGCAAGCTCTCCGCAGTGCTGTATGGGTATGCTGTAGCTGGTAGGTGTGGGCTGGTTAGCTGGTAGCCGGATTGTCCGGCCGTCGGTCCCGGGGGCACGGGAGACAGGGGAAATGTCTAGCGCCGCGTGCGCTACGTGCCCAGCTAACCCCCCAACAAGTGACCCTACGCGAGCGAAACAGCAAGACCCAGTGCAGCTTTGAGGAGATCCGTCTTATACGTTCTCCTCGCTTCGTACGCGCGCTTCACGGCTTGACGCGCGTCCTTCAGGATCTGGGACGACAAGCTGTCCCGCTCGGATTCTGACATATGCTCGTAGAGCGTCCGATCGACACGGGACCAATCCTGCGACCCCATAGCCTCGACGACCTGATTGAAGGCCGTGGTACCGCACCGCTTCATGGCGGGCAGGTACGGGGCGATCGAGTCGACGATCGCCTTGACTTCTGGGTTCATGGATTCGGTAATTGCGCCGAGCAGTTCGTTACTGACTGTCATCGGCCGGTCCCTCTCGTTCGATCCAACGCCTTAAATTTTCGGTATGGGGTTTCAGGCGCCGCAACGCGCGAATCGCCTTCTCACCCATACGGCCCTTGTCGACGTCACTTGCTTCCTCGAAGCCTTCCGTCTCGGAGACTCCGGTCTGAACGACGGTATCGACGAAGTCAATCTCGGTCTTGATTGCTGCCGGGGTGCATCCAATCAGGAATAGCACGAGTCCGGCGCCGAGTACTGCTCGCACGATACCTCCGCTCATCTGCCCGGACTATATACAGTTCCGTCGGGGAAAGCAAGCCCGTTGTTCAAGAATTTACAGCCGGATGATGTGATCGAACACGGGAATAAGCTCCTCCCGGTGTGTGATCACAATCAGCTGCAGCCCCGCATTGAGCACGTACGAACGCACGGTGCTCAGCATGTCCGCGATAACGCCCACGTGATGACCGTCAAGCCACGGAGTTGGCTCGTCGAGTATGACGAACCCCAGTTTGGACGCGAACAGGTTGTAGATCGCGAAACGGAACGCGATGCTCAACATGATCCGCTGACCGCCGCTCAAGCGTCCTGCAGGCTTGTCGGGGAATCCATCGATCCGACAGATCACGTCCATCTCGTCAGTGATCGCGCACGAGAATGGAACGTTGAAGATCTGCAGGTACTTGTCCAGCTCCGCATTGAGCGCCGACAGGTACTGCCGCATCACATACTGCGGAAGCACGTCGCGATGAAGCACTTCACGCGCTTTGACGCACAGTCCCTTGTACGTGCGCTTGGCCTCCATGGACCCCGCCTGCTGCTTCAGTCCTTCCAGCTCAGCGAGAATGCGCATGCGTGTGGTGTGCAGTTGTTGAAGCTGCCCGTCGATGCCGGAGACCTCCATCTGCGACTGGATGCGCGCCTGCAGTGTTGACAAGACCGCGTTGTAGCGTCCTTCACTGCACGGCGCCTCAAAATTGAGTTCAGCCAGCTGACTGTCGACGCTGGCGAGGAGCGCTCGATCGCGTGCGTCGTGCTCACGATGCTCTGCCAGCTGCTTGTCAATCTGCGCCAACTCAGCCGACACAACATCGTGCCGCTGAATGAGCGTATTCAGCTCCGCCTCATTGACGTCGGGGATCTCACGCCCCTCGTCCTTCGCCACCTCTTCCTGCAACCGCGCAAGCTGATTGGAGGCTTCGGTGTGCCGCTCGTGCCAGCGCGCTCGCGCTGCGTCGTAGGTTTCGAGCAGCTTCACGCTGTTGGCGATGATCTGCTCTACATCCGCCAGCTTACTCGGCTGCGTGAGCAGGTAGGCATGCGCTTCGGAAACGCGCTCGTTCGTGAACTGCAGCGTCTGTCCGCACAGCTCGCACGGCCCGGTCTTGCCTTGCGTGAAGAGTTCAAGGTAGCGCTGAGTGCGTTCGATCTGCTCCCGCTCGACCGCAACCTGCCGACGTCCTTCGTTGACCTGATCCCAGCTGACCGGCGGTGCGGTCGGTGCTTCTTCAGCCATGACAGCCTGACAGCGCTCCAGCTCCCGACGAAGGTGTGCGCGCGCACCAGCAGATGCGAGTGCGACGTTCGACTGGTCGATCTGCTTGCGCATCTCTTCGTACTGGTGCCGTAACTCAACGCCACGGGTCTCAACGGCCTCTATATCGCCGCGCGCGTGAATGGCTGTTCTGAGCTTCTCCTGCTGCGCGACCAGATCCGTGCGCCGATTCAGATCAGCTACGTATTGCTCGTAGCGCTTGCGCAAGCTCTCCAGCTCTTCCTGATCTTCCGCAGCAAGGAACGCTTCGTGCTTCGCGCGACTATCGTTCAGCTCACGAAGCTGTGGATCGATTTCCTCGTCGAGCTGCTTCTGTAGTTCCTTGATCCGATCGTCCGTCGGATCGGTGGTAATGAGCGCGGCTTCCTGATGCAGCAGCTGCCGAAGCTTCTCGACATTCTCGATGCCGAACAGCCCCTGCAGCTTCTTCGCCCGCTCGGAGGGTCTCTCGAAGAGTATCTCTTCAAGCTTGCCCTGCATCACGAAGATGATGCTCTCCATCACCCTCTTGCTTACGGTGCTGATGTCCAGCACACGCGCCGTTACTGGGTTCGCGCCGGTGAGCGCCTTGCCGGACCCGAACTTCAGCGACGTGCGCGTGGTGTTGACCGCGCGCTTGATCGTGCCGGGCTGCCCGGCCACGTCGAACTCCAGCTCCACGAAGCCGGGTTCTCCGTCGGCAGCCGCCTGCCAGTTCAGGTCTTCGACCTTTGCGCCTTCGTTGCCAGACTCGCCGATGTACGCGAACCGCATCCCTTTGATGAGGTTCGACTTTCCACGGCCGTTCCCGCCGAGAATCCCAATAACCTTTCCCGGCGGGAACTCAACCGTGAGATCGGCATGCTGACAGAAGTTATAAAGATGCAACTTCCTGTTCTGCATGCCCTGCTCCTTCTAGCACGATACGGAATTCAGCAGGTACGTGAGCAACGCCTTCGCGTACAGCCTCCGGCGGCCCTTGACCAGCTCCTTGGTGGCATCGTCGGCGTCGTCGGGGATGACCAGCATCGCCCGGCCGACCCACGGGAAGCCGCTGAGGACCATGTTGTTGCCGCGCACGATCCCGCTCATGCGTCCGGTGAGCCCGTCGCCGCGCCAGATGAACGCGACCTTGATGCCGCTCGGCTCCGGCACGTCGACGCCGTTCAGCAGCTCGAACGCGATGCTCGACGGTGCCGACATCGTCGACGCTGACACCGGAAGCACCTCGCGGATGAAGCAGTCGACCCACGCCGTGAACTTCTTGGTGCTGGTGTAGACGTCTTCATGGTTGTTCCGGTTGATGTGGTTGGCCGCCGCCGTCATGTACTTGGTGACGATCTCGTCGAACGCCGCCAGCACGCCCTCGTTGATCGACTGCGAGAGTTCCGCGCTGTAATTCTCGTGGAGGCGCTCGTACATCCATTCGTTCGCTTGGGCCATCTTCACGGCGCCCTCGCCGAACTTCTCGATGAGGAGCTTATCGACCTCGGCGCGAATGATCTTCTTGCGCGTACCGGCCGGAAGGAGATTCTGCGCCGTGTGATTCAGCGCACCGATCCCTTCGTTGATCTGCTCCTCGATCGCGTCCAAGGTCGCGGTTGCCGGATCGATCGGCGGCGCCTCGGTCGTCTGATTCTGTGGCTGTTCCTGTTCCGTCTCGGTGCCGCTCGGAGCGGCGAATCCTGCTTCTGCCATAGGGCTTTCCAGTCCTCCTGTAAGGGCCTACAGACGACTCAAGGCATCACCAACGTTCGCGGCACGCGTGTCCGCACGCGCGCGAGCATCGCGAAAGTCGGCAACCGTTGCGCGATGACGGCAGTTGACGCACTTGCAGCTCGCGTCGATGTCGATGGTCACGTTCTGGTACTCGTAGACCGAGCCATTATCCAAGTACAGCTGGGCATGACCCTCGACCAAGAAGCGCCGGTTGTGCCCACACTTGGGGCACTGCAGGCGCGGCAGACTGTTGAGATCCATCAGAGTCCTCTCAGCTTGTGATACCCATCTCGTTCTTGACTGCTGCAAGTTCCTCCGCTGCGTCTGCCGCGCGAAGGGTTCGCAGAAGGAACGAGTACAGCTCCGGTGTCTCTTCACGATTCACCACGCGCCCAAGGCACTGCTCAAGCCCAACCTCGAACTCCGTGGGTTTGTCGAGCTTGGCATCATCCCTCAGTACGGGCAGGTCGCGGATGCGCAAGTGCACGCTTCGCTCTCGACATGCGTCGCCAAGCCGCTTGTATGCCTCCGGCACGTCCGGGGACACGCGCGCGAGCATCAACGAATCGACAGCCAGCTCGGTTTCGATCAGCTCGACGGTGGCGTCGAGCGTCTCGGGACTATCGATGGTCATGATGCTCGTAGGCCGCCCGTGAATCTTGTGCCGCTTGACGGTCATCTTCTTGCCCGAGTGGTGAACGGAGATGAACGACTTCTGCGGATTCTCCTTCATCGAGCGAATGTGCGTCGATCCGGAATAGTGGCACTTACCCACGGACGCTTCCACGTGGAGATCGCCAAGCAAAGCGACCTTCACGAAGTCCGGGATCCACTCCTCGTCCAGATTCCAAGCACCTTCGATCGACATCACCGACTTCAGCGCCTGATGAAGCATGAGAATGTCGCACTCCTTCAGGGCTTCGAGCTTCTGCTTCACGTCGTCGGCATGCGTATTGTCGAAGCCGTAGAGCAGGTGATCCTTCCCGTCGAAGTTGAGCGTGATCGGATCGTACCCATCGATCGAACTGACCTCCGGCACCAGCTCGAACCACGGAGGGCTGCTGCGATCGTGCTGTCCTTGAATCGCGAGCTTCCGTGTCTTCTTCGGGAGCCGTCCGATCTCGTCCTTGAATGTCCTAACCGACAAGCTATCCGGCTTGCTCTTGTCGAAGATATCGCCGCCGAGCAGGAGCGCCTCTGCCTTGTTCTTCAGGCAGTAATCGATGATCTGATGAAGCGCGTTATACGCGTCGCCGCGCATGTCCGGCAGCTCTGCCCAGATCGTCGGCGACAGGTGGAGGTCGGCAGCGAAGGCGATCATTTCTGAAATCCCGACTGATCGTTCTTGGCTACCTCCTCAGCCCGTACTGCGCCGATGGCGTGTCCCACCATGACGCTGTGTGCGTGAATGATGAACGCCGCACACTTGTCATTGTCTGCCCCGACGGACATGTTCTTCAAGTACGTCTCGACCTCGCGCTTCACCTCGCTGAGGCAGGAGGCGCAGAACTCCAACTCCTCCACATGCTTGATGTCCTTCTCGTCGTCGAGCAACCTCCCGCAGGAGTCGCACCGCGTAACGGTGACCTTCACCTTCAATACATCTCCTTTCAGTCCAACTTCGCCAGTCGCCGTCGGCATGTGTCACATACCGCCATCTCGTCGGTGTCAGAGACCTCGACCAGCTCGTAGCAGTATTCACACATGACCCGAATACGGAAGCGACTTCGTTTTCTCGGTCGCATTTCAAGGGGAATCCGGAACCGACGGCTGGTTTTCAGTTCCGGATCCATCTCTTTCGTGAAGACCGCCATCAGCGAGCCACCAGCCTCTGGGTTCGCTTACCCGGCGGCGTCTTCACAAGCTTGCGTCCGGCGCGGAAGGCATTCCAGCAGCCGATGCACACGTTGTACATGACTTCGGCTGGAACCTGCGTCTTGTTGTTCGAGGCTCCGCGAGAGCCGAGAACCGTTCGATGCAGGTAGTCGGAGAGCACCTTCGCCGGATCGCTCTTGCTGCTGAACAATCCCTCGATGAGGGTGTTCCAGAACTCGATAGCTTTAGTCTTTGCCGCCTTGACCGTCTCCATCATTGCGGCAACGACCGGGCTGCGCCGCAGGTGATATGCCTGCTGCGCGTTCAGGTACGCGAGCAACTCCGCCACGGCTCGCCCGATCTCGGGGAACTCGAAGCGCAACGCTTCGTGGACCTTGTCGGCCTTCACACGTTCGTTGTGGAACTTCCAGTACTTCGCGCCTGCGCAGAGGTACTGGATGACCGACTTCTTGATTCCTTCGTACTCGGGCGTGTCGAACAGCGCCATCTTCGCGAGATGCGCCGCCGTCCGCACACGGTTCCGGTCGAAGTTCTTGTACAGCTGGCGATACTCGTCCTCGGTGTCGACCCGATACTTCACCACTCGGATCGATGGTTGGTACTTCGGGATTTCGAGGTACGACCTCGCCCAGCTGATGTGTTGACCGTTCAGCTTCCGTGCCTTCTTGTCCCATCCACACACGGCGATGGACATAACGGCCTGAGCGGCAAGGAACTGTCCGGTCTCCATGGCGCGCACGAGCGTTCCGACATGCTCGTCGCTGACCTCACGCTCGATGTCACGGAACTCTTCCAGCGACAGGTAGTAGTCCGCAAGCATCTTGGTGAATGGCTTCCGTTTATCCGATACGATTCGGCTTATCCAATCGATCGGAGCGCCCGGAGCCGCCTGCTTCTTCGCCAAGAATCACCACCCCTCTTTCGTTCTGGCGTCGTTGCGATGCGCGAATATGTAGAAGCCGGTTTGCGCCCCGGCCATAACAAGGATGAAGACAATGTACGTCCATCCCGGCGGCTCTACGCTGAGATAGTCGAACTTGTCCCAGTCCTTGATGATGTAGTTCGCCCGCACCTCCTTCTCGATCACCGGGATCATGCCAGCCTCCAACGGCATGTCCCGAAGGAGCATTTCGAGATTGCGCTTCACGATCTCCTGCTCGGTCCAGCCGAACACGTAGACCCATTCGGGAACCTGTCCAGCGAGTCCGGCCACGCAGATGACGAGGTCGTTCTTCTTACCGCCCAACCACTTCGCCTCCTGCTGCTGCCCGACGAACGAGTCGGTACCGGGTTCGAACCCGGCCATGACTACGTTCACCTTCTTCACAGGACCAAGCCGCGCGTTCATCTGATCCCACTTGTAGAGATCAACGGCACGCGCCGTACCCAGCAAGCGGCCTGAGCGCCAGATACTTGGGTTCCCCGGATAGTCATATACGGGCGCGTCTTCCGGAACTGCAGCGAACTTGAATACGCTCGGCGACGCCTGCACCCGGTTCGTCCACCGTTTGGTAGTCGTGACGGGAATAACGTGTCCACTCTTGTTGCGGATCACATAGATGTTTGGATCGCCGCGTACCAGTCCGGACTTCCACGCCTTGGTCTTGACGGGCGCGCAATCGAACTTCTTGGAGAAGTCGTTGAATTGCGACTTGGAGATCCGGCAACCCATCATGAACCCAAGCGTGGTCCTGCACGTCCAGTGCTCTGAGTGCTCCCGATATCGCACAACGATGCGTGTGTGCGTTCTGCGGTTCTTTCCCGATCCGGTGGTGTACGTCTCGGTAGTCGTATACCGCTCCTTCCACCACGGGTGGAACGTAGCTTGGGTCACGCGGCCCGACCATGTCTCAATATCGGACGTCATCGACGTCGCGATGGTGACATGGAAGGTAATGGCCAGCACGAAGCCGATCCCAGCTCCGGCCAGCCATTCCCACCACGTGACCTCTTTGTCCTTCACCCACAGGATCGCGCCCGCGACCACGGGGATGAAGGCGAAGAGATAGAAGAACCACATACGCTACTCGAACAGGTCCACGTCGTCGTCGACGCCCGTCTCCATGGCCTTCTTGGCCCTCGTCGACGATACGACGGTGATCTCGATCTCTGGACGCCCGCCGACGATCAGCGATGAAGGGAAGATCGTGCGCAGCGTATCGTGTTCGCGCTTGAGGTCGATCAGCTCCTTCTGCCGCATGGTCCAGCGGTCGCGCGCGGCCGTGACGATCGCCATCAGCTTCTCATATGTCTTGAGATCCTGATTCGGGATCGCTTCGTGCAGTGCGCTGACGAGGCCGCCTTCCTTGACGCCGCCCCGCGCCTCCGCGTAGCCGGTGACGAGTTCGAGCGTCTTCTCGGCCTGTCGGTCCGTGATCTGGGCGGTCTGCTTGATCTTCTTCATCATGTTGTCCAGCTCGGACTCGTTGTCCATCACCTTGGCCTCGATGGCCCGCCTGAGGCGCACCTCCGCGTTGCTGGTACCGACCCACCAGCTCAGCAGGATGATAAGGAACAGTACGACACAGCCGCCAATTGCCGTAGGGATGACCCACTTAGGGAGTTCGTTCATCGTCTCCTTCTTCCGATCCTTCCGACGAAGCGAACCCCGCCTCGCCGGTATCGCCCGTGAAACGACCGGGACAAACAATCAGGCATTCTCTTCTTCCGCCATCATTTCGGAGCAGCTTTCGCAGAGGTTGTCTATGTTGAGGTCGTTCACGTTGAACTCGCCTCCGCACTCGCTGCACGTATCGAACTCCGCCGCACAATCCTCGCAGCGGTTGTTCCAGTCGAGACTGTCCACGTGCGTTTCGTCGCCACACTCCGCGCAGGGGCGGAAGTTTGCTTCGCAGTTCTCGCAGCGTCCGGAGGCGTTGAGTTCATCGGCGGGGAATGTGTTCCCGCAGTGCTCGCACTCCTCAGGCGCTTCGCAGTTCTCGCAGTAGCCGTCGTCGAGATCGTCGTCGCTGTGCCACGTGCCGCAGCCTTCGCAGCGTGACATGTAGTTGTCCCGACAATCCTCGCAGTAGCCGTCTTCGAGTTCGTCTTGGGTACGCGCAGAAGAGCAGCGATCGCAGAATACGCGGCAGCTCTCGCACAGCTCGTCGTCAAGCTCATCCGGCTCGAACATACCCTCGCACTCACGGCACGGGATCAATTCGTCCTCGTCGTCATCCGCGTCTTCTCCGGCCGAATCCCCGGATGTCTGGATGCGGATGTCGTTCAGGTTCAGGCCGTGTTCGAGACCACCCGTGCCATTCGTGCAAATGCAACGAAGCGTCGCCACCGGCAGTTGCACCGTGCGTAGTTCGATTTCCTCATCGAGGTGGAGATCGATTTCGAATGCGAGATACGCCACGTCGGCGACGGCGCGCATCGTATCGATATTGAGCCGGAACATGCTCAGCAACGCGAACTGTTCCGGCGAGAAGTGCACGAAGACGAATTCCGTGCCGTCGTGCAGCCTGTCGATGACCCCACTGGTCAGGTGCTTCCACATGTGCTCTGGAATCACCATGGCGTCGGGGTATGGATTGACCACAGATTCTGCCTCCGACAGATCTCCGACGTCGAAGTCCTCGAAGTCGAGAACCGCTGCGTCGCCCGTGAGTGCATCGACGGCATTCATGATCGGGCGCATACGGTCGGCCTCCAGATTGATCAGCGCGTAGAGTCTACTCGTGCCGTACCACAGCATCGTAGCACAACCGAGAAATGGCTCGTTCGACATGATGTCCTTTCTAGCCTACTGAGAGTCCTTGCTCCAGCTCACGGTACCACTGCACCACGTCCGGATCGGCCTCTACGGCGTTTGCCGTGACCGGACGTACCAGCGACAAGCCGTCGAGCGTCTTGACGCGAGATAGCGCAACGTACACGTGACCCGGACTGAAGCATTCCGATACGTCGCAGCGCATGGCGCTCAGCGTCATGCCTTGAGACTTGTGGATTGTGATAGCCCACGCGAGTTTCAGCGGGAACTGCTCCATCGCAGCAACTTCCTTGTGCTGATGGTTGTACAAGCCCCACCGCTCGGGTTCGACGAATACGATCTCGCCGGTGTCCTTCTTAACCGTGATGGTGTCATCTGCCAGTTCCTCTATGACACCCCTCTCGCCATTGATGAACAGAGTCTCGACTGGCGGACCGTATTCGTACTTGTTCCGCGCGAACAGCACCGGAGCGCCCGGCTTCAGCCGAAGCTTGTCGGGCACGATGCAGTCGCGTGCCAGCTTGCTCCACAGGCGCTGGTCGCCGCTGAACTCGGCTTCGTACAGCTTCGCGGCGCCGGGCAGCTTCGCAAGCTCGCGGTTGTTGACGGCATCTACTGCCGCATTCTTCGCATACAGCTGGACAGGCAGCTTCAGCGGCGCACCGACGCGCGCGTTGAAGTAGTCGATGGTCTCGCTGCTGGGATTACCGTATCGGATCCCGTTCAGGTGACGGATGAACTCCTTGTCATCCTGCCTGAAGATCTTCGTCAGATAGATGATCTTCGGGTTCAGCTTCTGCCACGACTTTGACGCTGGCGCGTACTCGTCGCGAACGGGCTGATCGTATCGAATCACCGGAGGCAGCTGAAGGAAGTCGCCGGAGAAGATCACCTGTATCCCTCCGAACGGCTTCTTCGTACCTCCGAGCAGTGTCCTGAGCCACCAGTCCATCATCGTGATGTAGTCCCCGCTGAGCATGGAGACCTCGTCGAGGATGATGGTATCGAGAGCGCCGAGCTTCCAAGTCGCGCGATCGAGATTGAGCTTCCCGTGCTTGATCGCGACCTTCAGGTCATCGACGCTATTGATGATGTTGGTGCCCAGACACGAGTGGATCGTGCACCCGCCGATGCGAACGGCGGCGATCCCTGTTGACGCGCACACGGCGAAACGTCTGCCCTGTAGCGTCAGCTCTTCGATGATTCGGTTGATCGTCTCCGACTTGCCGGTGCCCCCGGGACCGGTCAGGAAGATGCTCTCACCGGTCGTCACGCAGTCGAGTGCCTGTTGCTGCTCGTCACTCAACTGGAATGGCGTCTGCATCCTGTTCGGTCACCTCCTTCTTTTCGGTGAGCGCTTCGGCCACCCGCGCGGACAGCTCTTCGATCTTCGCGCTGCGCTTCTCGCACTCCTCGCGCATCTTGTGCACGACCTCGCCGTGCCGATGATTCAGCTCCGCGATACGCCCCTCGAACTCCTTGCGCATTGCGTCAGCCGCTTCAAGCGCCTGCTCCAGAGCCGAGCGCTTCTGGGCAACGACAGCAGCCTGCTCTTCGAAACGCGACTTGTAGTCGGCAGCCATATCAAGGCTCGACTTCTTGAGCTTGGTCAGCTCGGCCTGCAGCTTCTCGATCTCGGCATCGCGCGACTTCACCGCGCGATCGTGCTCGTCTGCCGGTACGACGTCGGCGTGCTGCATGGTCTTCTTGGACTTGCCCTTCTTCACGCCGTCGCTCCCTTCTGCAGCTTCTTGAGTTCCACCGCCACGACAATCAGTTCTGCCTTGGTATCCCGCAGTTCTTCTTTGAGTCGTTCGATATAGTCGTGCGCCTTCTTGAGGCTTCGATCACGGCGTCCGATCATATCGTCCTTCTGCTTGTGCCGGTTCTGGCACGCATTGAGCTTGCGCTGCAGCGCTGATACGTTGGCACGAAGGCCGTCCAGTTCGTCGAGAAGGTAGCTGAGATCATTCTGACGAACCGGCACGGGGAACGGACTGCCTTCGGCCTTCAGCGAATCAAGCCCATTGGCTACACGTGCGCGAATGCTCTGGATCCTACTCACTGATTGGGGTCCACCCAACCAGTCGCCAGACCAGCATGTAGAGCTTCCCGCAGTCGTGGCACTCCCACGCTTCCTTGAGCTGCTGATTGGTCGTGACCTCGTCGTGCATAGGAGCAACGTTGTGCCCACCGCAGTGCGGACACGTTCGCGCGTCCTCTACTGCCTCCAGCTTGTCGTCCGACGTCTCTGGCTTCTTCTCCGCTCGTTCCTTGATCTCAACATCGAGCTGCGACCGCATCCAGTGAACGTCCTCAGCGACGCTCACGACGGACGCGGCTAGCCCTTCGAGCACGATGAGTTCCCGGGACTTACGCCCTCGGGAAGAGCTGGTCGAACCAGTCCCCCTCTTCTTCGCCTTCTTCTTCCTCTTCGCCTTTGCCACAATCACCTTCCATTCCGCATATCGGTCGAAACTCACAGCCCTCGCAGTCCGGCCCTTCCTCTGGATCGTCGTCGATGAGGATGCGCGAGTAGATCATCTTGTCCACGGGGGACATACGATCAATTACCTCACACACCTGCACGAGCCACGCCTGCGCTTCGTTGAATGCACACTCGATATTGCCCGTCGTCTTGATCTTCTTCGACGCTACTGTCCTGACGGTCCGTGTGATCGGATTCAGCAGTCCGTAGACCAGCAGAACGCCGTAGCGATCCTTGCGCGCGGGCTTGTCGAGCACAAGCGATACGATGTTGTGCTTGGCGCTCCGAAACGCATATGCAAGCTTCGCGAAACTCGGGCTGGGGAGCGAACTGGTCACCTCTTCCATGTCGGACTGCTGAACCAGCGACCTGATGTCCGCTGCTTCGAGCGTATAGAAGATCTTAGTGCCGGGCTGAATCTCTTCGCCCAACCGCTTGCTCAGCTTCTGAGGATCCGTGAATGACTCATCGACAGCGTCGGCCTCATCGCGGAACACGTACGGTTGCCGGAAGATGCTCTTCCCGTCCCGGGATACCTGCAGCAAGTAGTCTCCCGTGACCGCTTCGAACGCGATCAGTCTGCTGATGTTGATGGTCGTCACTTCTCCTCCAGTGAAGCTATACGTAACGTACGCGCAGCCTTCGGATCGACGCTCACAACAACGGACAGCAGGTGGTTCCAGAGTTCGTGCTCGTGGCAGTCTTCGAACGTGCCCTTCAGGAGCCGAACCGTGTTCTTGACGTACCGCTGTACCCATTCGCTGTCGAACGTCTTCACTCCGTCGCTGAGGTTGTCGATCCTGTCGGCGAGCTTGATCAGAAGTCCTTCCCGATCACGCGACGCGCAGATTCGATCGACCATTCGACTCTTGTTCTCGTAGTCCTTCACGGTGAGCAGATCGACGAGCTGCTCCACCCGAAGCGGGAACTGTTCGATCCCATGGTCAGTATCTTCGAGGACGTCGTGAAGCAGGGCAGCAGCAACACCCGCCGCCGACACGTGTGGGAATACCAGCACGGCCACACGCAGCGGGTGCTGCACGAACGGCTCATGAACGCCTTTCCGGAACTGGCCTTCATGCGCCATCACTGCCCATTTATACGCCTCGTGTATGAGGCCGCCCTCTTGGAACGGGAACTCACTCATGGATGGTTGCACTCGCATTCTGCTGTGCTCGCTGCTGATCCAGTCTACGCGGCCGTTGAATCACTACGTGGCTGCGCGGTATCGTGAGGATTTCCACGTTCGGTATCTTCGCCGTGCCAATCTGCGCACCGACGCTCATCACAACCGAGCGCGTGCCGTCCGTGATCCCCTCCTTGCGATATGCCGGGCCTTCGTAGAGCACGAGACCCGTTATGCCTTTGGGGATCACCCGATCAGCTAGCGCAAACTTGACGGCGGTCTTGGGGATTCGGAAGTCCCTGACGACCCTTGCTACTAGATCCATTCCTGTCCAATCTGTCCAGCGCGTCGCCGAGATCTTTCGACTCCTCTCGCTTGGTACTCTTTGCGGGTTCAGCCCACGCCCACTGAACGCCACAACTCGGGCAGTAGTTCCCGATCTGCATGTAGGCGTAGCCGGGGCGCTTAACCAACGCGCCACAGTGTCCGCAACGGCCTAGTGAGAACCGCATATTACTCCTTCAGACTGAAGGCGACGACGGTGTTCTTCAGGATCTTCTTCAGCTGCGCGGAGATGCCCTTCTTCTCCGCCAGCTCCTCGATCGACTTCATGATGTTTCCGTCGTTGTGGCGCTCCGATGCCGCCTTGCAGTCGGCGAGGAACTCCACGAGATCGATGAGGTTCATGTCATCGATACCGTTCTCGAAGTGCTCCGGATGATGCCGGTTACGCGCGTAGTGGTGCGCGAGAGCGTCGCCCAGAGCCTCCACCTTCTGCTGCTCATACTCTGGCGTGCCGAACGTCATCGCGTTCAGCTTCTCCGTGTTCGCTTCGAACTTCTCGCGCTCCGGCGATTCGAGCTTGGTGCTGTCGTGCTCGTTTGCCCGCTTCAGCAGTTCGACAACGAACAGGGTGAGGATTTGCACAACACGAGCCTTGTGCTTCCGCGTCTCACACGTCGGGCAGAAGTCTTCGCTCACGGCGTACCTCCTAGCTTCTTGATGCGCTCTTCGAGATACTCGGTGACAGCGTCCACGTCCTGTCGAGCAGCGTCGAGCGTATCCTTCGCGTTCTCCAGCTCCATCTCCGCATTATCGAGGGCGCTACTCGCACCTTCGACAGCGTCCTTCACTCGCTTCAGCGCACGCTCGGTCTCGACAATCGGCTTAGTGCGGCGCTTCCGCTTCTTCTTTTTCGCCATCCAGCTCTCCGGGGTCGATCAACCCCATGCCCTCGCTGCACAGGTCGCACAGCTGACTCCACCCGGTCATGTAGTGAATCGACCGGTCATCCGGAGCATCCTCCCACGCCTGCTGGAGGATCTTCCAGAGTTCGTACAGCTTGTCGGGCGGCGAGTCGGCCGGGAGGTTCTTGAACTTGTCGAGCGCATTGCCCGCCGGGGATCCGCTGTAGAAGCGGACGAGCGGACGCACCACGTCGAAATGCTCATTGAAGAACCCGATCCAGCCTTCCCGCGTCTGGTACCACTTATCGTTTGACATCCGATCCTCCTCGATTGTTGAACGCGTCCAACTATCAGAGCAGCTCGCTGCACTTGTCGACAGCATTATTCAGGCTTCGCAAGCCGTACTCCAATTCGTCGACGCCGTCGTTGAGGCTATCGATGATATCCTCGACATCGCTGACTGCCTCACGCAGCTCGTCACGCTTCGCTGCGATCTGCTCCTTGAGTTTCTCTATCTTTTCAAGCCGCTGGCTGAGTGCAGCAACCCACGTAGGCTTCTCCGGCTTTACGCGCTTAGCTGTCATCGCATATCACCAGCACTTCCGTTCCGTCCGGCTTGCCGTTGTGGGTCCAGCCAATGCCAACCCACTCGCGCCGCTCGCCGTGCAGCTCGATGGCGTGCGGAAGCTTGGGGCTATTGCAGACCGAGAGCCGCTTCAGCGTTGCGAACTTGATCGTCTTGCGTTTGCCTTTCCGCTTGGCGGTCTCTTCGTCGAAGATCTCCTTCTCCAGCTTCTTGATCTCCTGCTCGTGCCGACGGATGTCCGCACGCATCTGCCGAACGGTGCGTTTCTTCGCCTTCTTCTTCGCAACCTTCTTCTTGGCCATCAGGCCCTCGAATTCAGGTTGAGGTTCAGCCACATGTCACCCTGTCCGGGGATCGTGGCAAAGCCGTGCGTCGTGGCGACCGTGATCGACCGCCCGTTCTTGGACGGCCCGTGTCGCTCGGTCAGGTTGCACCGAATGATGAGAATGTCATCTTCGATCGTCATCCTGACGTTCGTTGGTGGCTTCTTTTCCTTCCTCGACTCCGCCATACACGTCCCTTCTGATTCCCTTGTTCGTCTCGATCGCACCAAACATCGTATTCGGCGTGACGCCGATACTGTGTGCGAGATCCGCAAACGCAGCCAAATCCTTGGGCAGGCACGCTCCGCCGAATCCGTACTTCCCGTCCGGTCCGGGCACCTGCGTGTGCATCTTGTTGACCCACCCACTGGTGAGCATGCCCTGCAACACGCGACCGTAATCGATCTTCAGCGTGTCACACATGAGTGCCACTTCGTTCATGAACGACAGCTTCGTCGCGAAGAACGAATTGCAGGCACACTTGATCATGGCTGCCTCATCGTGCGAGACGATCAGGATAGGTGTATCCGCCTTGACCATGCTGCGGTAGATCGCCCACAGCGCCATCGTCGCGAGCGTCTTGCTGTGCTCGTCGGTTCCGATGACCACGCGCGACGGCTTTGCGAAGTCGTCGCGTGCCGTACGCTGCGTAAGGAACTCGGGGTTCGAGATGAAGCGCTGCGCCGGGTACCTGCCGCGATACCCCTCCACGACGCCCGGAAGCACCGTGGACTTGATCACGATCGTACCGGGTTCACGCCCCTCTACTCGCAGCTTCTGAATCTGCTTAACGACTGAATCGAGGATGACGAAATCCATCGAACCGTCGGAACGGGATGGCGTGGGCACGCAGACGAAGACGAACTCCTGCGTAGCGGCACGCTCGAAGCTCACCTCCGATCGATCCGGCTTGGCATCGTAGATGTAGGGGGTCAGCCCGTGGCGCGCGAAACCGTGCGCTACTGCATCTCCTACGAATCCGTGACCGATGATCCCGATGCCCATCTCCATCTTCATGTACCATCCCCGTTCGTTTCGAGTTCGACCTCATCCACTTCGTGCTCGATGTTCAGCCACTCGGCTTCCTCGCCGGTCTCAAGGGCTTCGAGCGCCATCGTGTGCGCGTCGTCCTTGTCGGCAGCCGTGACTGTGATCATTCCGTACGAGATGCGACGTACGTACGCAATGTAAGTGTGCTCACTGGCTATGGCTTCTCTCCTTGTGTGCCCTACGACAATCACTGAGCATCACGCGCTTCTCCATCTCGATCAGATCCAGATTGATCTCGAAGTACTCGGCGAGGAGCACTTCGATTCGCTCCGGGAGGATCACGCCCTTCTCGCACTGCAACCAGTCGAGGAAGGTTCCGATCGGCTGCGACTCGGCGTGAACCGCAGCCAGCTTGTCGTGCTCAGGGTAGACTCGCTTTGCCATTGTTATACCTTGAAGATGTGCCAGACGAACGGCGGGGTGTGTACCGTTCCAAGGTAGTCCCAATCCGCCACTTCGCGCGGCAGTTCCCATCCTGTGCCGATGATCCGAATTTCGATCTCGGTATCCGGGAACTCGGGGTCGACCAGCGCCCACAGCGTGGGCACGTCATTCTGTGCGTGTACCTTCAGTAGCCGATGCCGGGTGGGGAGCTTGACTTTCTGTACGTCCTCCACCGTCAGCGGGTACTTGTAGATCGTCATGGCCATATGTACACCACGTTGGGCTTCTTCATCGCTTCTTCGCCTTCTTCCGTTTCGGCCGCGCCTTCAACTGCGCGCGCAACTCCCTGTTCTCCTTCTGTAGCTTGCGTATCTTGGCGCGCAGCTCCGGGCAGGTCTGACACGGGCCATAGAGCGATTCGAAGTAACGGTCAACCCCCACGGCACGCTCCGCATCCGGAGCACGACGGGCCGCCGTATATCTCGCGCATCGCACTCCTTGTAGCAGCCACGACACGCTCATACTCCTCGTCCGTGATCATGCCCAAGTCGTGCTGCTTGGAGGCATCGATGATCTTCTCGCTGAGTATGTTGACTTCGCGCATCTTGTCGAACGTCTTCGCGGTATTGATCGCCGAGGCGAGCGTGGAGCGAATCACGAAATAGTGCATGACCGCCCAGAGCGTGATAATGATAAGCTTGTACGCGATATGCCCGGTCGGGTTAGTCGCGTGATCTACGACGGCAATCCAGCCGAGTACCGCGAACAGTGTCGGCGCGTACAGCGACCATTTGATCAGCGTATGCATCGGATCGCGTGAAGCACTCATGTACTCTCCTGAACTTCAACATCTTCGGGGAACACGCCATCGCAGACGAGGCCGCTACCGTGCGTGCCCTCCAAGCGATATGCGAGGCGCTGTGCCCATTTGTCCGCCTTCTCGCGCGCCGACTCCTCATCCTTTGCTTCGATGGTAAGATCGGCGTGCATCGGTACCTGTACGAGGTACTGCTTCATACTTCCACCTCGCTACTCTGTGCTGATTCCGCCAGTCCCGAGCAAACGGCGCGAACGAACGCTGCGACTTCGTCCACGAAGTCCAGCACCTGCTGCGCCGTCTCGAACTTCCGATGCTGGTAACGAATGCGCGTGCCCGCAACCCAGAAGTGGTGACCGTCCGAGCGCAGGGATTCATACCGTGAGGTCAGCCCCGCCTGCTTTGCGAGGAAATGCACGATGCCCGGAATGATGCTCGACGACCCGGTCGACGGCTGCACCTGCAGCACCTTCGGCTCGGGATCGTTCCAGCGCTTCATCTCCACGCGGACGTATTCGCCACGAACGTACGCGGTCGTGGCTACGGTTGCTTGAGGTTTGTAGGTTCCCACTCAGGCTCCTCCATGAGTTGGATTGACTCCAACTTCTGTCGGATCTCAGCAAGCCTGTTGCTTGCTTCCATCCTAGGCTTCTCGATGACCGTGTCAACCATGTCACCGTGCCCCTCTGCTATCAGCTCGCCCTCGTCCTGCACGAGCTGATCGAGCTTGGTTTGAAGCTGATGGTACTCCTCAGCCAGCTTCATTGCGGTCTGCTTGCCCAAGTGCCTTCCTTTCTTGTCGAATCGTTCGATGGCCGCGCGCACGTCGGAGTAATCGCCAGAATACTCCTCATATGACACACACCGCTCCGGACGATAGTCCATCCACGGCGCTGCCCTATTGAGCAGTGCTACCAGCTCTGCAATCTCCTCCTCGCGACGGCCATGCTGATGGCCGCACGCCGACAAGTCACCCTTCAGTTCCTCGATCTCCTGTTCCTGCTCTTCCATGGCTTTCCGGAGTTCGATAGCCTCGTTGAGCAACTTGACGATGTATTCGGCCTTGCGCTTGTCTTCGTTGAAGTAGCAGTAGACGTAACCGACTTGGCGGTCGTCCGCATCAACAAGGCACCATCCGTGCCCCTGCACGGGCTTCCGCCACATGCGAATGGGGAACGTGATCTTGTACCCGATGTTCGATAGGTCTTTCATGCCAGTCGATCCAATGCATCGCCGAGCCGTACCACCTGCTTGGGGTTCAGCTTGCGCACCAGCTCGTCGGCGAGCTTGGGGTAGGCGTACCGGATCGCATCGATCAGCCCGGGGTGGTGCTCTATATGCTGCAGCTGTGGGTTTTCGAGCGGGACGCTTACCGACTGCGATCGCGAGTTACCCCATCGAGCTACCGCATAGAGGTAGTTGTAGCTGCCCATGTTGCACGCGTACAGATCGTCATCGCCGTGCATGCCGACGAACTGGCAGTACGTGCAATCATGTTCGTAACGCGGGGCACCCCTCATTTCGCCTTCTTCTTCGCCTTCTTCTTATGCTCCAGCTGCGAGCGAAGCGGCTCGGCCTTCTTGATCAGCTGGTAGACACCGTTGAGATGGATCCACAACTCGGGCTTGTTGGACTGCAGTGCATCGCGCATCGCCTGCTTGAACGCGGCGGTCACTGCAACCCACGCCGGGATGTCGCCCTGATACTTCTCGCAGACGTCGCAGCGTTGGATCTCATCGCGTTCGAGCGTACTGGAGTAGACCCAGCCGGTTCCTTCACACGCCTTGCACGTGACGCTCATTTCAGCCTTTCCAAGGCATCGCCGAGAACGGTCCTCGCGGCCTTGATCAGCCCGTCCTCCATCATGCGCGAGAGCGGGCCGAGGTAGAACACACGCCGATCGTGCTCGTCGGCGAAGAACGTGCGCTTCTCGGTCGAGTAGATGTGCCGCAGTTTCGACCCCGGGTGGTAAACGCGCCCGCCGATGCTTACCGGCGAGGGCAATCTTCCCCCGTACTTGAGCCGCGTTGCGGTCTTCAGCTCGTACACTGGGGCCATCGAGCTGATGGGGATGAACTTGACGAGCTCATCCCCGCGAATGGTGCTAGCCATTACGCAAGCCTTTCCAGCGCATCGCCGAGAATGACGCCTACCTGTTCGAACCGACCAGTCCTGAGCGTGTCTTCGAGCTGCCCGCACAGGAAGCAGCGGCGCTGCTCCTCGTCTGCGAACACGGTGACGTGCTTCGTCGACGCGATGTGTCGCAATATCACACCCGGCTCGTAGCGACGAGATCCCTCGTTCAGCGGATCGGGCAGCGTGCCGCCCACGTACATGACCGTTCGCTTCAGCACCCGATACATCGGCGCACCGTCGGGAATGGGTGTACGATTGACACGACAGGTAAGGCTAGACATCACGCAACCTTTCCAGCGCGTCCCCGATGATGTACTTGGGGGGTACCGCCTCAAGATAGCCGTCACTGATGAGGGCGCTGATGCCATAATTGTAGGTGAGGTAGCCGATGCGCCCTACGTCGTACGCGAAGAAGACGTAGATGCCCGTGTAGCCGATGTACCCGATGATGGTTCCCGGGTCGAGGTAGTAGCTGTCAGCTGCTACCGGTTCGGGCAGGCGCCCGCCGCGCAACGCCCGCAGCGCGCTCAATACCCGGTAGCGCTTCACGTCGCCCGGGACTTCGAGCGTGTCGACATTGCAGCGCTTATCCGACAAGTCCAGCGGATCGGCGGCTTGCGCAGGTCCGGAACTTGGTGCGATGTCCATTACTTCAACCTTTCCAATGCGTCACCAACGAAGTTTGGCGGATTCACGTGCTTGAGGTGGTTGTAATTCACGAGCGACTCGACGCCGCCCGCCTCGTAGCAGTAGCAGCGGATGCCCGTATTCACGGTCGAGAAGAAGTGATAGTACCCCGCCGTGCCGAGATAGCGCAGCTTCTCGTCGCGCTTGACGAATATGTAGGTACTGCTCGACGGCAGGGGTAGGAAGCCGTTGGTGCCCAACCGCATCTCCGTCAGCACTTGAAGCCACGGTGCGTCCTCGTGCACCTCCAGCTCATTGACGTCGCAGCGCAGCGTCGTCAGATCCTGCATCAGTCATTCTTTCCTTGTATGAGCGCCGGGTCGGTCCTCACGCTGAGGAGTCCGTCGATGCCGTAGATGTACCACGTGTTGCAATGCGTGCAGATGCAGTACTGCAACCCCGGTGCCATTGGTGCGTCTGTTTCGATTCGTTCTATCTCGTCCGGCCTGCGGAACTGCTGCAGTGCGTTGCAGATCGCGCAGTACTCGCGGAAGTTCCACCAGTCCTTGATGCCCTGCCAGAGAGACCGATCGTCGCGCTTCTGGAACCGGAGGGTTTGCGCCTGTATGAAGTCGAACAGGTCCATGGCTACTCCTGCTTCCTGCGCGCGGCGAAGCCGAGCAACAGGACCATTCCGATCAGTGCGGTCGCCGCTGGCAGCGCCGTCCACACTTGGTTGCCGCCGTTCGGCCCCGCCGAGTTGTAGTGCATCACCGCCACCATGCCCAAGGACATGACGATGACGATTGCCGTTACGGCGAGCATGCCGTTCTTGAAGTCATCACTTTGTCCGTACACGTCACTTGTCCTTTCTCGGGAAGACGGCGTAGATGATCCCGCCCAGTACCGGTATGCCGAAAATGATACCAAGCATGATCGCGGCGCCCGGTTCTCTGCTACACAACTCGACTACCGTGTAACCTATGGCGACGACGATCACCACGACGGCCAACGCGCAGAATGTTTTCAAGCCTCCTTCAACAAACTGATCCCAGAAGCTCACTTGAGTACCTCCAGCTCCGCCACACCATCGTGGCACCACCAATCGAGCACGCCATCGTTGTGGGCGGAGTCGAAGTTGATCTCGCTATTGATCCGGCGCATTCGCGTGGCGAAGATCTGCCGCGTGGTGAGCGACAGTTCGATGTCTTCGCGATCGTCGATGAGCTTGAAGTAGCTCTTCAGCGCCGCGTGCTCGGCGATGATCTCCGCGCCCTCTTCCTGCTCGACGATCATGACGACGCCCATGATGAACAGGACGCAGGCGCCGACCGATGCGAGCATGACGCCGGTGACGTGCCACCATTCGTACGTCTCGTAATTGACGGCGCAGTAGATGCCGATGAGCAGCATCACGAGCGGGATGGCCAGAATGATCATCCCTGCCCCTTCATGACTTCGTCCGCCGCAGGGCACTCACCCTGCGAGCGGCAGAAGCGTTCGATGCGTATCACCAGATTGATCCCGAGAACCCTCATGTTCTGGTCCGGGCTGTTCGCCAACGCGCCTGCGGCGAGCGCGACGAACGCCATGACGTCGTCGAACTCCCGCATGACGCCTGCCGCCGTCGCCAGCAGCATCACCTCGTCGAAGGAATCCACGGCGCATTGCCACAGTTCCTTGTCCAGAGGATCCTTGCCCTCGACCTTCAGCGGCGGCGGGAACGAGGTGAACGCCCGGCTGATCCTGCGCAGCACCGCCCACGTGAGACGGGTCGCTGCGGCGTAGGATTCGATCTTGTCCACCGCCTCCGTGATCGACATGTTCTCGTCCGGCTTATCGAGCACCAGCTCTCCGAAGGCGACCTTCGCGCCTTCGAAGTGCACGTCCTCGGCGATGTCGGTGGGCAGCTTCTTGAGTGTCTCGGCGTAGTCCTTGTCGCACATGTTGAAGTGTGCGCGCATTTCGGCGGGAGCGCCGCATACGATGCACTTCATATCGTTCGGTTCTTCTCCCATTAGTCTCCGTCCATCTCATCGAAGTCCTTGAGTGCGGCGAGGATGCGAGCCTTCTGCTCGGGCGTGGTCTTCTGATGAATGATCTCGCCCTTCTCCTCGTCCCACCCGACCGTGAACTCGCCCTGCTGCATCATGGCCAGCAGCCAGATGCTGACCTTGGCGAGGTCGAACTCTTCGATGATCTTTTCGAGGTTCCCGTGTGTCTCCCCGCCGTCCTTGCACGTCGCGGCGGAGAAGAGTCCCGCGAATTCGCGCGGCTCCAAGAACTGCGCCTTTGCTAGCAGGTCCGCCGGATTTGGCGCGACCATCTATGCCTCCATTCCTAGTTCAACCTGAATTCGGTGCGCGCGGTCGGACAGCTCTTCCCATCCGCCCCGGCGCAGGTCGGCAGCCGTCTCCTTGCACTTCTCCCACGATCGGGCGCTCATTGGCTCCACGCGAACGCTGGCTACCCACTGCTCCGGGTTGCGGATGCTTTCGCTCCACGATACGGATTGCACTTCGCGGCTGTTGATGGACTCGCCGACGCGCGGTACTGCGGGCATCTCCGTGTCCCGGCACATGATGAGCGCCGCCATGCCGTCTTCGTTGGCGATCGGGAGCTGGATGGTGACCATTACAGCGCCCACAGGTCATCCTCCGTGAAGGAGAACCCGCTCAGTGCGGTGTGGATGTCGATCATCACGCGCGACTCGGCCGTGTCGATCTCCACCACCCCGTCGTTGAACGTGTACTTCACCTGCTGTACCTGCGTCTGCCCCTTGGCGAACGCGACGCCGGAGCGGGTGACGCGCCAGAAGCCCCGGCGTCCCCTGACCGAGTTCGGGCACTCTTCGATCAAGCCCCAGTACTTCAGACGGGGCCAGTCCCGACCGGTCTTGACGCCGAGCTTGTTGAGTAGGCGGGTGACGTGTATCCACTCGTCCGCCGGGTACTTCTCGCGGTACTTGCACATGAGGACGAGTACCTTCGCCATGTCGCGATTGAAGCGCCTGCGGTCGGCGTGACAGCGCTTGCTGCAGCAGGGGCACTTCACGGTGCGTCTTGAGCTTACCGCACGCCGCACATACTCCACGGCGTCGGCAAGCAGTGTGATCTTCGGCCTTCCCATCTATTGCTCCTTGATCTCCAGCAGGTATGTCGGAATCACTTGCGAACCCTGTATAGGTGCCGTAGTGCTTGTTCATCCACATCCGGCCCCTTCTCGAACGGTCCGCGCCATTTCACGATCATCTTCGCATTGCGGAGGGGTGTTACAGTGCCGCACTCCTTACATGGCTCCACCTTCAGCAACTCCTTGATGGTGCGCCGCTTGTCACAGTTGGGACAGTAGCGATACCTCACCTTGTGGCGCTGGACGCTGACTCTGTGGTCCAGCTTCGTTCCGGTGCCGGTCGCTATCTGGTCCCGTATCCGCAGTACGTAGTCGTTGCGCACTTCGGTCACGTGATACGGCTTGGGCGGATTCTTTCTCTTGACCTTCGATGAGCCGGTATACTGCCGGGTCTGCAGCTCGTAGGTGATGTTCTTCGACATCAGGTACTTTATGATTCGCAGCGGCATCCGCGTTTCGGTGGCCGTTCTCAGATCTTCGCCACCAAGAGTAAGCAGCACGATGCCATCGTCGTCGTATCCCTGATACGCTTCAGGCGCGTACCACGTACTCTGGTTTGGGACGGTGTATGTATTTGCCGTGGTCGTAATCTTCTTACGCAGTTTCAACATCCCACGATAGGCATGCCGCACGTTATCCGCCATCAGGTACAGATCGCAGAAGGACCAGCCGCCGTAGTCGACAGCGCCTCGATGTGCTGGTTCCACCCATACACTCTTGAATGGCAATTCCAGCGGCTCATCGCTGGGGTACACGACCGTGTTCTCGATCGCATTCAATAGCTCATTGTCGAGGATGAAGAGCTTGGCCTTGAGAAGCGCTATGTGGCTCTCTATGATCACCCACTGGTCTACGATACCGTTCCGCTGGTCTCTCGGGATATCTAGCTCTTTCGATCCAGCGATTTCCCCGCAGCAGTGCAGTGTCACGCTGGTTATCCATGACATATAGACGCTCAGCGACGCACGTGTCAGTTCCACCGCTCGCGTGCCGTGCTTGCCTATTGTTGTGGGGATTATGAGGGCGTCGCCACGCAACTGCTTGCCCGCAGCTGTTTCCGCTGAGTGCACCTCTACGCCGCTCTCCTCCATCTTCGCTACCACTTTTTTGCCGCTCCCCAGCAGCGGAGCTGTAAATGCGTGTACCAAGCTCAGCTGGGTCTGCGTAGTTGTGATATACCCCTCCGGCCCGGCTATTCCGGCCAGTCCGGCTATGAGCTGCGCCTGTAGGAACAGGAACTTCTCTTTTGGCGTCATGAGATGCATTGCTCGGCTGAGCGGGAGCATGACCGTGGCAAGGATGAGGATTGCATTCGTCTGCTCTGTGGTCGTCACCTTGGCATCTATGAGCTTGCTCATCGCATTTATTCGATTTGTGGTTTCGTCCTCCGAACACTCTCGATCTACCGATCGTATTAGTTCGGCGATCGTATCATCGTAGTTGAGTGTCCTCACGTTGAGTCACCCCCCATCTCCCAGTCTGTATATAGTATGGTCCAAGCACTCTACGGGCGTAGAATGCTATCGCGCCCCCGTCACCAGCCTGTGTAGACGTCAGCATCGCTAACGCCAGCCGGTACTTACGACGGGGCAGCTCTGAGGTTGTTGCTGACGGCGATTCGGCCGTTTCCGGGGCGATACTTCTTGGCGAGGTAGGCAGTGCCGCGCATGTAGGGTTTGTAGATCTCGACCAGTCCGTCACCGGCGAGTCGGGACCAAGCCTGCTGTGCGAACTCCGGCGTCAGCGTTCTGCCGAAGGGCGCGATGACTGGTCCGTGCCCGATCAGGACATGGTAGTGGATCACATCCCTGCGCTGCAGTTCCTCCCCGCGAACCCAGCGTAGCCCCGTGTGATGCTTCCAATACGTCTGGCCGTACAGCCGCCTGTTGAGCTTGTGAATCAGTTTGTGGAAAGCGTCCTCCGCACGACGACAGGAGGGAGTACCGCGAAACGTGAGGTGGCCGTAGAGATCCCACGAATACCGCCGTAGGAACTGGTCCCATGCTTCGATGTACTCATTGACGTCAAGACTCACCGACGCTTCCCGATGCAGCTCCGCGAGGAACAACTCTAGACTTTGTGAGGTCTGTGTCAAGAGTTTCTTCGAGATCTCCGACGGCGTCGATCACCATCCGGACGAGGTTATCGCCATCGACCTCGGCTATCGAGAACGGTGTCACGGCGTGGAGGCGTATCGGGTTGCCGAACACGTCGACATCCACGGTCTCGCCGAAGAGCATCCACTCACCGTCCTTGAGCAGTGGCTGCAGTTGTCGCATGAGTGCCGGGGCGGAGAACCCGGAGTCGTAGGGCACGACGAGCTTGATGTGCATCGGCAGCGGCCCCTCCCAATGCACGACCGACTCCTCCTTCGCCTTGAATCGGTTCCACGCCCAGTACAGCTTGCTCGTCACGGCGTCCTTCTGGTCTATGGTTGTCGATCGAAGTAGCTGGAACATCCAACTCATAGGATCTCACCTATCTTCGTGATGACGGCACTGACGCCTCCGTGCACGGTATGCCCTGCGGCACCCCGATTGTTGAACGCGTCCAACACTTTGTTCTGGGTATCGTGCGGGGTGAACCGCGAATTGATGATCGCCACATCCGCCTGTGGGATCCCTCGCTCGTGGCCATCCGACGGCAGGAACAGCAGTTCCGCACGTCCCTTGAATCTCGCGCTGATCTCGTGCGACTGGCTGGCGAGCATGCCCACCACCAGTACGCGCGGCAGCTTCTTCTCCGGCTTCGGTTTCGGAATCTCGACCTTCACGGGAACGGCACGACCCTCCAGCCGCGCTAGTCGCTGCAGGATCTCCTGATGCTGGGTCTCCACACGCGCCATGATCTCTATCAGAAGATCCTCCGTGCTCGTCTTCTTGATGGCGTCGCGGCGTGCGTCGCTGACCATGTCCGTAAGCCGTTGCTTCAGGTCCGACTGCGTCTTCTTTGCCGTCGTTGCTTCCGTCTTGGCGCTCTCTAGAGCACGCGCCTTCTCCCGCATATCGCGGAACTTGGTCTTCAGCGCCTCGCTCAACCATGGGATGACCTTCACCGATGGAATGGTGCGTTGCCGATCCTTGGGTAGCTGAGCTTGGGCGCGGTTGATGATTGAGATCAGTGATGAGTCCGGATCATTCTGGCGCATTACGAACACGGCGTCGATCAGCTTGTGCTTCTCGTCGTCGTTCCAGTAGATCCGCTCCTTTTCAGCCACACACCCTCCTATGGAAATGGCCCGACCATTACTGGCCGGGCCATCTCTTGTCAGTACCTCGCGTCAGTCGTGTAGTCGGTCAGGCCGTGCATACGAATCCACTGCACGACGAATTCTGGCGGCGGGATCTTGGCGTCGAACGCCTCCCGCAACCGCTTCGGCTCGCAGTTCAGCTCGTCACACGCCTTGCGCGTTCGGATACGGAACTGCCTGTCGACTTCGAACCTCCACTCGGCAAAGGTTTTGTAGTTTGCCACGGCTGCTCCCTACATCGTCGTGGTGCTGAGACCACACTGGGGGCATGTCGCTTCAGATGGTAACCTCGGAGCCTGACAGTGAGCGCACTTGATGACCTTGACCTTCACTTCCTCAAGCGTGTCACCTGCGTCAGGCAGTAACTGGAACAGTTCTTGGTCGGGTACGAGGATGGGCTTCAGCGCCTTCCGCGCGTTGCCGGACAACTGATCGGCCTTCGCGTGCAACGGGTTGCTGTTGCGCGGAACCCACCGCCAGCGGATTCGGTACCCGCGCGTCTCGTACCAATCCACGACGGTCCACAAGTCCAAGTTGGCCTTACGTCCGTATTCGCGGGAGCCGCACTTGATCGTGTACTCCGAGTCGGAGAAGACCCAGACACGGTACGGCGGATCCTTCACGGATTCGCTGAGCAACTTGTAGTAGTGGTAGCTGAGCGCCTCAGTATACGCCGTCAGCTCCATCCTGTTCACGGTTGAGTGCGACCGTCCGCCAATGACGACTGCACGCGCGTGAAGCCGTCTATCGACTAGGAACGCTGAATACCCTCCCGCGCCCTTCCAGTCCAGCCCACTGCCGTCTCCGAAGAGCAGGAGATCCCACTGTGAGAGCGGGATCTCCTGACTCTTCAGGAAAGCGGCAAGCGGCATCTCAGGCGAGGTTTTCTGAGTCATGCAGTACGTCGCCGGACAGGATATTGAGCAGCGTATCCCGATTCGGGCGCATCCCTCTCAGCCATCTGGTGAATGTGCCGACCACCAGTCCTGCGGCAATGTTCGCGCAGTAGATGGTCGACTTCGCGGTACAGGACTGCTGCAGCCCCTCGCCCTCACTGAAGAGCGTGCGCTCGTAGTAGTCCCGCTCGTCCGTGGCACTCACGGCGAGCACGCGCGCGATTTCGGAAGCCATGCGCGAGTCGATGAACAGGGCGTTGCTGTTGCCCTTGAACTTCTCCGCGTACGCCTCCCATATTTCCTTCCGAACCTCCATCTTGTCAACAGCGGATATCACGACGAACCGCTGCGGCTCGGGCGGATCCTCTCCGTCCTCGACCGGCTCCGGCTCCTCGATCTTGATGTTCGAGATCATCTCGGGCCGGAACTTGTTCTTGGAGGTCTTGAGCGTGACCGCGCTGTTGATCTGGAGACACGCCTCGGCCACGGCTTCGACCTTCAGCTTGCCCAGATCGGACTCGATGAATCCCTGAACGGCGAGGTTCTCGACGTCCACGGTGTCGAAGTCGACGATGCGGATGTTCTCGACACCGATGTGTGCCAGCTGCTTTGCGACGAGCGAGCCGATTGCGCCAACGCCGATCAGCGTGACGCTGGCCGACGCGACCTTCTCCGGCTTGATGATGTCGCGGTGCCGAATCGCGCGATTGCTAAGGTCCGGCGAATCCGGCGGCGTCGTCGTCATCTCCGAGTTCGACGAGTCCTCCGGTTCTGACGGTGTACTCTGCTGTAGCGTGCTCTCCAGCAGTGACTGCGTCTCCTCCATCGTCTGCTCTTGCGGCAAGCTCCGCCTCCACTTCCTTGCGAACTTCGCTGATGGTGATTACGTCAGTGTCGCGGCGGGCGAGCGCGGCGTCCGTTACGTCCGCTTTCTTCTCGTCTGCCGTCTTGGTGGCGTCATCGGGTTCCGCGAAACCGGGCGCCCCGTTCGACCCCGAGCTGCATGTTGCTGCGGATACGGCTCCCGTCGCGCCGGTTTCGGCCTTCTTCTCGGACTTGTTCGCGTCCTTCGGATTGCCCAGACACAGTTCGAGGTCTGCGGCTTCCTCGTCCTCGCGCAGGTCGATGATGTGCCCCACATTGGTGAGACGGGTGATCTTCAGCGGAGCGTACTCGCCATCGACGAATCGCCATGTGATCTCGCCGTATGCGACCGGCGATTCGGTGGCGATATCGCACAGGCTGTCGATGTCGTCCTCTTCCGAGGCATACACGTCGATGCCTTCGGCGTACTCGTACCACCCGAAGTCGGTGATGACGATGGTGCCGTTCTTGTAGCGCTCGATCTGCCAGATCTGCTCTACGCTTTCGCTGACGAGCTTCTGCGCAGGATCATCTTCACCAGACGCGAGACGATGGCGCCCACCCCAGTCAGGAATCTCCTCCTGATCGAAGATGGAGCGGGAAGCGACGCGACGGCGGGCGGACGAAAAGGACGAATCCGAGTTCGCCGGTGTCTTGGTCTCGAATCCCTCCGTCCCCTCATTGTCGCCACGATTCCACTGGTTGCGCCACTCGCGCCAGTCCTGCTCGTCCATGTAGTGGCCGTAGTGCCTGCCACCGTAGTTGTCGTAGCAGCCGCCGTAGCTTCCGCCGCCGTGAACCGTGACGGACGAGCCGGACGTGTACGAGCGCGTGAGGATGTTCGCCTGATACTCCTCCTCCCACGCCTCGTAGTCCTCCTGCGTCACGCCGAGGAACGGCGGGTTGATGTCCAGCTGCACCTTCAGATCGGCCTCTCGACCTCCGCCGAAGACTTCGCCGACAATACCCTGCTCTTGGATGTTGTAGCGGAACTTGGCCTTGAACTCCCCGCCCTTCGCGAGGATGGCCATGATCGACCAGTCGCTCCCACCGAACACGTCGCGGAACGTAGCCACGTCCGTGCTGCTGGGACTGGCCGAGTTGCCCGGATGCGTGTGCAACCAGATCCGGAGCACCTCCGACGGGTGCCATCCGACCTTGACCATGTCGTCGAGGTACTTGTTCAGCGCATCGTCGTCGAACTCGACCGACGCGGCGCTCGCCTTCTGCTTGATGGTCAGGAAGTCGGCCACGTACAGAAGCTCGCTGCGATAGCTGAGGCCGAAACCGCTGATCTCGGTGGATCCCCGGTCCCTGAACCACTGCAGCTTCGCGTATGCTCGCGGACCGAGACGCAATGCGCCCGGAACGTTCGGGCGCGTGGCAACCTCCTTGCGCTCCGGCGTCTTCCACGAGCTGATGGCCGAGTGCTGGCTCGCTGCGGAGCCACTGCTTCCACGCGACGTCTGCGCTGCGGCAGACGGTGTCGACGCGGACGAATTCGCCGGTACGCTTGACCGCCCCTGATTGGGGTGGCCAAGCGTCGGCGTGTTACCGGCAAATCCTGCGGACGGGTTACTGATGATATTCTCCTCTCGTCGCCTTCTTCGACGCCTTCGCCTACCCATTGTTGTCGGCCGGAGGCCCGAAGCCTGTTCCTGCGTTTGCGCCCGGATCGATCGCGCCGATGTACTGCGGTGCTTCGCTGCTCGGCAGCTCTTCATAGCGACCGTTTGCGCCCAGCCGTCGCAGCATATGACCGTACGCACACTGGCGCGTGGGGTCTTCGCAGCACGGCTCGTTGTCGTTGACGGCGTTTTCGAGACAGCCAGCACAGAAGTACACGTCGCTGCAGTCGTACATCTCGTTTACGTCGAACGACTCACTGCACGTCGCGCACATGCGCGTGCCGGTTGGTGCTGCGATCAGTGTTTCTACGTTGAAGTTCAGCGGGTTGACCTCATCCTGCGGGATCGTCGGGATCGAGTCGATCGTGATTCCCCGTCGCGGTGGGATGTTCACGTAGTTCGGGTGATTGGAATCCTCACCCCGCCCGGTCTCGGGCTGCTCGGGCGGCGCGAAACCGGTACCGGCTTCGTTGCGCGCCTGATTCTGCTGCGCCCGCTGCGTGATCTCGCGATGCCATGGATGACGCGTGGCGGCAAGCCAGTTGCCAAGCGGACAGTACTGCGAGAAGTCTGCGCAGCATGTTCTGCGATCGTCCGCACGCCGCTGCACACACGCCGTGCAGCGCCATACGCTACGACACTGAATCGCATCATGTGCGTTCACGCTCGTGCCGCACTCCCCGCATTCTATGGATTCGCGAATTGCACAACCGGTCGTGCCGAACCCGTCACAGTCCTCGCAGCCCTCGTTGCGCATATCTTCGTCGGTGCGGCAGTTGCCACAGATCGACACGTCGCCGATATCGCAGTAGTGCGAACAGTCGCGACACACCGCGTTCTCGCAGACCGCGCACGTGTACATGTCGTCCGGGTAGCCGCGATGGCCACAAACGATACACGTGTGCGTGCGCCGGTGATTTGCAGGCGGGGGCGCCGTGCCCACATTTGGGTTACGCCGCTTGAACTCCTTCGCGAAGTACTCCAGTCGCAGGAACGGCGACCTGTGGTTGTACGTTCGAAGTACCTGATCGATGAGGATGAAGAAGGTGAACAGGTCGCCTCGCTTCAGTGCATCGCCGATCTGCAGCTCGCCGTCGCCCTCGCACATCGACGCGTCCCGCACGTGCGGGTGACAGATCGTTGAGTGATCGGGAGCCAATAGTGGGGTCTCGGCGTAGACGCGGTACGGGCGCACCACGCCACGCAAGACCTGATTCATGTTCAGCTTGACCATGTACCGGCCGAACTCGACATTGAGTTGATTAACCTCACAGTAGAGTGCAACCGGACGGGTGAGCACGACGAGGTACCAGCCGTCGATCGAACGCTCCATCCTCCAACCGTCGAAATCGCCGGTCAGCCGCTGAAGCATTCGCGTCATGCTGGTCTTTGTGATCGGAGTCAGCTGCTTATCGTCCTTGTTGTCCGTCTTTGTGATCGTCCGACGACATGACTCGACCTGATTCTGCAGGAACGCGTGATGATTGCGCAGAAGCGTCAACCAGTCACGGATCTCGTCGAGAAGCACGCACGCCGAGTTGACCTCACCTTTCCCGGTGTAGAGAAAATCTGCGCGGTCGCAGATCGCCATGTACTCTTGGCTCTCCTCCACGAGGGACTGAATCATAACCTTGAGGTCTTCTGGGCGACGGGCGTTCCTGCGGCGCAGCACATCCTGCAGAATTTCCGCAGCTTGTGCCGTGTCCGTCAGTGTCTCCATCGTTTCAGACAAGGTGCCTCCAAAAAAAGAAGAGAAGAGCGCCCGCCCGGCCGAAGCCGAGCGGGCGCCCTGTACACATCAGACGACGTGCGTCAGACGACTAACCCGCGAAGCCGGGGAGGTCCGCTCCCGCGACCTTGTGCGGGCTGATGGTGACCCTGTCACCGTCCTGCAGGACGAAGTCGGCGGGCATCCGGCCGCCCGTGAACCGCTCGCAGCGGATCACGTACTTGGCCGGATCCTGCGTGCCCATGTGGCGCTCCCAGAGCGTCTTGACGGTGGAGCCTGCGGGCAGCGAGACGAAGTCCGCGAAGCCCGTGTCGGAGGTGGACGTCAGGAAGATGCGCATCTCGCCTTCGGGAGCCGGGGCCATCTCGGGGGCGGCGGGGGTCTCGTTCTGATCGGTCACGATGAAACCTTTCGCGAAAGTAAGGGTGAATGATACGAGGAGCGCGCGCTCCTCACGGTTACGGCATAAACGGGGAATTGAGGCGGTCCTTCTTGACGATAATCGTCTTACCCCACGGAACGATGCTCCGTTCAAACTCGTCCGTGGTCATACAGTCCTCGGGCAACAACCACAGTGTGGGGAAGCCGTCTGGACTCTTGTCGGGACGGGACGCGGTATACGTGTCCCACCATGACTGGCCGCGCTCTTTCAGGATGTTTGCCTTGTACGTGGCGATGGTACCGTAGCCGTCCGTGTAACCGACTATGTAGTGTGGCCTCGGGTGCATTTGTCGAATATGCATGAGGGCACTACTGTAGTCGGTCCCACCGCGTCCAAAGAATCGCTCAAGTGGTTCGCCCGGGCGATATGGGTGAACCTTCGCGACACGCGCGTCACTCTGTACGACAGTGATCGTCGCGCCCCGCGCACACATGCCCCGAAGTTCGGGGTCAACGAGCTTGAGTTCTTCTGCTCCCATGGACCCGCTGGTATCGATCAAGAATGCTACGCGCAATCCGCCGGTCCACGTATAGCCGCGATACGCTGGATGGCGCCGCGACGGTCGTCTACGTGTTTCGGTCCGGATCTGATGACTGTGCTGGGTTTCCATAGCGCGCAAGTGTCTGTACCACGGAACTACCGCGTCCCGCTTGGACGCCTTCATGAGTTGCTCGTGATCAGCACCGAGAGTGCCGCGCCATTTCTTGTGCACCTCATCGCCGAACATCTTGAGTGCTTCGGACACCGACGTGATGATGTTCCTCGTGCGTTCGTCTGCGAACGTACCGTCGCTCTCACTGAGGCGGAGCACCTCACTCATGAGATACGGTACGTTCTTGCCCGGGAATCCATCCGACTGACCTGCAGTGCCAGTCGACAAGGCGGAGTTGGGTGACTGGAATTTCGGAAGCTTCAGCTTGCCTTCATTGACGAGCGTCTGGATGACTTCTGCATACTGCATTGACGTCATGCCCATCGGCACGCCCTGAAGGTGCTGTAATTGAAAACCTACCAACCCCTCTTGCGACAAGTGCGGACTGGGATGCTTCTGGTTGACGTAGACGTCCATCGCTGCGGTTGCGATCTCTGGACCGAATCGATCAATCAGGAATCTCCCATAGCTGGTGAAGTGCCCCTCAATGATGTGTGCTGCCTGATGTTCGAGGACTTCCAGCCGTGCTTCGAAGCTCAGCTCCTTCATAATTGGCCAGTACAGCGTGATCTGCAATTGGCCATCGACGACGTCACAGCCCGCGTGAATCGGATAGGATCCACTGTAGCCGATCGGTGCCGATGTAGCGACGATATTGACGTTGTGCAGGACGTAGCACAGGTCATGCCTCTTCGTCGTTACGAGATAGTAGAGGAGTTCGCTGAGCCAGTTACCGTCACCGCTGTGCTGCTCTGCGTCCACTAGCCGAGTACCTTCTCGAACTTCTTGACGAAGTCGTGGTACACTTTGCCCATCTGCGCGACGACATCCGATTTCTTGAAGACGTCCATGATCGGACTGCGCACGAATCTGGGCGCGCGATACACCGCATCGCACAACGACGATACGATGTCCGCAGCGTTGTTCAGCATCAGCACCTGACAGAAGCCGGTGAATCGCTCTCCCGCTTCCGGGTACTGGGTCGTGAACGTGTTGTCGGACTGTGCGATCACGCGAATCACATCGAGCTGCGTCGCACCAATGTATCCGCGTGCCTTGGTCCCACCACTGAACCAGCGCTGAACACGCTCTAGTTGCGCCGCGAACTGCTCCACGCTACTTCCGAGCAGCTCACGACCGAGAATAGGCACCTTGTCCGGCTGGTACCCACTCTGAAGGAACGTCAGCAACGGTGGCGAGATCGTATCGTCAATGACCGCTCGTGCGCTCTTGACGATGTTCGCGGCCGATTCGCCAGCGGCCCGTTGCGCCTCGACATGCACCGCCAACCCCATCCAACCACGCGGTGTGAGCTGGTTGAAGAAGCTGTCGTGGTTGAGGATGAACTGGTAGACCGTCGGCTTCATGATGATCGACCAGACGGCCAGCAGTTCAGCCTTCTCCGGTACGACGATGTACGGGTGCAGTCGTTCTTCGATCGAGTGGCACAGCTCGGCCTCAACCGTCGTGTAGTCGGCGGTCAGTGGGTTGCCGGTTGCCACGAGGATGCAGTTGGGGCTTACCTCGCGGTTATTGAACTTGGCCTTTCCCGCCGTCGAGTCGACGATCTGTCGCAGCTGGTTGAGCACCTTCTTGCTGGCCGTGGGAAGCTCGCTGATCTCCAGCAGCAGCGCTTCCTGTTCGAAGATCGGAAGCATCGCAGCTTCCATGTTCTCGGTGACCTTCTTGGTGGTCCCGTCCGGATTCGTGACAATCTTGCCCGCTGGGTCGGGAACGCCAAGGTTGTCATCGAAGAGTTGTGCGTCGGGATCCCAGCGACAGTACGGTATGCCGAGGTCGTCGGCGATGCACGTACACGTTGTCGACTTACCGTCTCCCGACTCACTGAGCATGATCGGGATCTTGTTCACCCGTTCGCGCTTCGGCTGGCTCAGCAGGTACTTCGCGTGATTCGTGATCGCTCGGCGAGCGAACCCGAGGCTCACTTGGTACTTGTTCTGCTGATTCCAGACCGTCGTGAGCAGCCTGCCCATTACGATCTCCTGTCAGTCCGCGAGCTAGCACGCTGATGTGTTCCGAGAGCCGTACGATAGCCTTAAGCAATGTGTCGGCCCCTTGGTGCTGCTTGTCGTAAATGATGACCCCGAGAGGGACGTCGTCGTCCCCCACGTGCGTGATGAGTACAGCGTTGATCCCCGGGACTTTCAGGATCTTCTGCCCCGCATCTCTACTGATTTCGATTGCGAGGTCGTTCAGATTGGTCCTGTCCGTCGGGTTCATTGGAATCACCCTTCACAACGGCATACACGACTCCGAAGAGCACGAGCATGCCGCCGATGAAGAAGCCTATGGATTTTCCGAGGATCGCGCCACCCGCTATGCCGATGAGCGCTCCGAGGAAGGCAAAACCGATCGTTTCGTCACTCGGTCGATATGGTTCGCTCAATCTCGCCCTTCACTTGATTGAGCGGCTTCGTCGCTAGTCGGTTGTCTGGTTCCTCCAGATTCCGAAGCTCCGGCAGTAAGTCGTGCGGCCGGAAGTGCGTCTTCAGCCGCCCCGGCGGGAAGCGTGGCAGGTCATCGAGTTCCTGTAGCACCACCTTCTTGCGTTCGAGGTAGAGCATGGATGATCTTGTTGCCATAATGTGTGCCTCCTGCTACACTTCCACTAGAGGTCTTTCGCGATACCACGCAGGATGCTGAGGATGGATCGAAAGTACACACCAACCTTGTCAGCAAAGTTATCCCACATGATTCTGACCCTCCAATTGTACATTATCGATGCACCGAAGGGAAGGCGTGATGGTAATCACTGAAGCACAGACGCCGCAAGCGCCGAAGTCTGTGGCGGAAGCGATCACCTCGCTTGCCCATCAGTACACGGAGCACACAGTCGACACCTTGGTGCCACTGTTGCCCCTTCTGACCTTAAAGGGCGAGCCGTACACGCTCAGTCACCACGCGCCGTTCGAGCCGCTCTTCGATTTGAGCTTGCCCAAGCGGACGACGTGGAAGACCGGACGGCAGGTCTCGAAGACGACAGGGCTATCGTCGCAGTCGGTCCTTCACTGCGCGATTCAGCCCTACTTCGCCACCCTTTTCGTGGCTCCACGCTTTGAGCAGATCCGCCGCGTCTCGGCGAACTACGTGAAGCCGTTCATTGAGAACAGCATACTGGACAAACTGATCGCGGGGAAATCCGTCGAACGGTCTGTCCTTCAGAAGACCTTCCGCAACGAGGCGCGGATGTACTTCAGCTTTGCGTTCCTCGACGTCGACCGCATTCGTGGTCTGTCCGTCGACTGCGTGAAGTACGACGAGATCCAAGATATCGATACTGACTTCATCCCGATTATCAAGGAGTGTATGTCCGCGTCGCGCTATGGAATCGAAATGTTCTTCGGCACGCCCAAGACTCTCGACAACACCATTCAGGTGCTGTGGGAGCGCTCATCGCAGGCCGAATGGGTCACACGATGTCAGGCGTGCAACCACGAGAATATTCCGGGGCTTGAGTATCACCTTCTCAAGATGATCGGCCCGCGCGGGCCGGTCTGTGCCAAATGCGGACGTGACATCCAGCCTAGGACTGGGCGCTGGATACACGCTAACCCCGATGAGCTTCCGTTGAACGTCGGGTACCATGTTCCCCAGATCATCATGCCGATGCACTATGAGGATCTGGACGAACCGTGGAAGCTACAGGAACATCCTACCGAGAAGTGGTTGGATCTGCTCGGTAAGCGGGAAGGCCGCAACAACTACACTGAGGCCAAGTTCCTGAACGAGGTTTTGGGCGAGTCATGTGATGTCGGCACCAAACTGGTTACGCTCACCGACATCAAACGCGTCGCCACGTTGAACAAGAACACCGAGAAAGACGCACTTCGCAGCATCCATAACTACCTGTACCGGGCCATGGGCGTTGACTGGGGCGGCGGCGGTGAGGACGAAATCTCCTTCACTGTCGTCACCGTCGTCGGCATGAACCCACAGAGCGGTAAGATGGAGTGCATCTTCGCGAAACGACTACACTTGGGCTACTCCCATATCGAGGAAGCACAGGAGGTGATGCGCCTGTTCAAGGCGTTCCAGTGCCACTACTTCTGCCACGATTACGGAGGTTCGGGATCTGTCCGTGAGGCCCTGATGATTCAATCCGGGTTCCCCATAGAGAAGATCCTGCCCTTCATGTACGTTCGCGCGACCGTGAACAAGATGGTCGAAGCCAAGCGTCCCGGCGGCTTCAACCAACGCGCCTACTACACGGTCGACAAGGCGCGATCGCTGGTCCTGCAGGCTCAGTGCATCAAGACCCAAGCCATTCAGCTGTTCAAATACGACTCTGAATCGCAGGAAATCCTACACGACCTACTCGCTCTCATTGAGGCCAAGAGCGAGCGCCCCGGTGCCGCAGACGTATTCCTCATCACGCGCAATGCGAAGATGCCCGACGACTTCGCACACGCTCTGAATTTCGCCTGCATCGGCATCTGGCACGTCCACAAAGCGTATCCAGACCTGACAAAGCTCACCCAAATCAAGCTTACGCCCGAGCAGCGGAACTTCGCTGACCCGGTCGTACAGGACTGGAACGAGTAGCTGATATCAAAAAGGGGATTCAGCCATGCCCCGGTCGCGCAAGGCGACCGGGGCGTGGTCAGGTGTAAAGAAGCCCCTAGTGGATGGCCCGGCTAGCCCGGGCCGACGACGGATCGAGAAGACCCGGCGTGAGTGAAGACATCAGTGCAATGTCGTCCGTGTAATCATCGGACGACCTGCCACACGCGTGACACACCTCACCGATTGTATCATTGGTGAGTTGCTCCCCGCATTCACAAACCTTGTCGTTCCGCAGTTGCAGTTCGAGCAACCTCAGTTCGACACGATCTCTCTGACGCTCCGCCCAGTCCTGCATGACAGTCCCATTCCACCCCCCACGGTAGAAAAGACTTGGGCCGTCCCTACGTAGTAGGGGCGGCCCAACACCCGAAAAACAGCCATTTGCCGATGCGCGCATAGCACGATCGGCGGTCCATATCATTATAACGCGAAAATGGCCCGAATTTAGGCTCTCAGGACTACTTTCGGCCCCCAACGCCCTTTGCACTTGTAGAGCGTCGCGGACCACAATCTGCGGCATCGTTGACACCTACAGACCGCCTTCAGCTTGCGCTGCTTGGACGGAATGCCGTCTATCACGATGCGCAAGCGTCGATGACAGCATGGGGAGACAACTATGAGCAGCGTGTCGGACCATTGGGTGACCCGACCATTGAATGACTGCCCCATCGAGACGGTTGCAGGGGGTGGCGTGCGCGGGATCTTGATCTTACGGTCGGGTGTTTGACCAGCGGCGCGCTTCGTTCTCCCAGTAGTCGAGGTTGAGGATGAAGCCGTTCGACCCTGATTCGAAGCCGTTTTGCCGGGAGTTGACTGCCAGCTCCCGGATCGCGGTTTCAGTATCCGGTTTTGGATACGCTTTGAGCGCTTTGAGGAGCGCTGGCTCGTGGACAAAGACTTTCTCGGCACCATCGTCAATAACGACAAGGGTGCTTTGAGAGCGAACGTCGCCAGCGCCGCGTCGCTGGAAGTCTGCATAGATGTCGTCATGGTCTACCCTCAATTTCTGATCTTCCCGCACCCAAAAGATCAGCTGCAGCAGCTTCAGGTCAGGGCTGCCGATGTCCGGCGTCTGAATCAGCTTCGCAGCTTCGGAGAATACGCCCATATCGAGAGCATGTAGCTCTTCGTCCGCCCACTCTGTGAGCGCAGTCAGTACGCTAGACTGAAGGTTGGACCCGAATCCCAGTTGGAATCCCCGAGCCTGCAGCCATGCGACAAAGCGCATGGCGCCCTGCAACTTCGGGAGGGCCGTACGCTGTGAAATCACCTCCGAACTGTGGATGAAGACCCAGCTATCTCCGACGGCCAGCGCCACGGCCTGCGGCTTCGCGAACTGCGTCATGATGTTGACCTGATCCGTGGCGCTGAGTCGGGCGAGGATGTGCGTGGCTTGCGGGTCGAAGTCGACCCAGATCGGGTAGCCGTGCTGGTTGCTCTCCTTGTGGACATCCTGAAGTGCGTAGGCGGGCTGCTTGCGCGCCATCCGCTCGTGCTGGAACGTCGGCATGTCGAGCTGTCGGGCGAAGTGCCGACCGACAATGCTCGCTATGGAGCCTACACCCCCCACGAACGCGATCGGGGATACCTCATCGCCCACGACCGGGGCCAAGAGGTTTGCCATGAAGCAAGCCAATCCGGCCCAGATCGTGGCGTTCTCCTTCGTGTTCGTCATCGCCGCGTCCCAGTCCCCCTGACTCAGTGGCTCCGAGGTCAGGTTGGCTGCCGGGAGCTTCGACCCCATGGCATACAGCGTGTCATCGATGCGTCCGTCCCGAATACTGAAGTTCGGGAAGATGAATGCCTGCTGGTCCGGGTACCACCCGATGCGACTGTACCCCTGCGCATAGACGGGGGGACAGAACTGCTTCGCGATCTCGATGATGTGCCGTCCCATGATCCGCTGCAGCGTCGGAACGCCCAGACCTCCGGCCATCATCGTCTTGCGCAGCCAGTCGGCCGGGCGCCGCTCGACAACATCGATGTGCTCTTGGAAGCGGACCGTCTTGCCTTCGGCAGTGATCGTGCCCTCGTACTGATCGACCCCGGAGTCCTGCGCGTGAATGGCGCGGGTGATTCGGATGACGGCATTGCACAGCAGCTCGCGGTGTCCGTCGCGCACGATCCACCACGCTCCGTCCGCTTCGACGACGCGCTGCTTGTTGACATAGACCGCCTGCTCGATCGGCTTCTCGCCAATAACCTGCTTCACCATCTCGCGCTCGATGGTCGAGCACAGCTCGTAGACGCGATTCATGTCGTATGCGGTCAGGTCGAGGCTCTTGATCGTGTCATAGATCTCGCCGCGATCGTCGTGCGTCAGAATGTACTGCTTCAGTGCTTCCGACCACGGCACCGCCGAGTCGGACATCAGCGTGAGCACCTTCGGGACCGTCGTATGTCGCAGATACTCGTAGGCGTCCGAGAAGCGCGGCCTCGTCGCGACGTGCGCGCGTGCATGCTTGCGCGACTGGAAGAACATCCGGAAGCTGAGTTCGTGGTCCCAGAAGATCACGCGCCGCGCGTAGATCGACATCCACGACTTGTCCGTCATCGTCCCATACACCACGACCTTCAGCGGCTCGTTCTCACAAACGAAGTTCCGCCGCTGCAGCTGAAGTGCGAACAGCGGGTCGCTGACGGCGAGAACGATGTCGTCCTCCAGTCCAGTCGAGTCGAGCATCATGAGACCGTCGTCGCGCGGGGCGTCCCACAGGTGCACGCGCGCCGTACCGCTCTTCCCGATCAGCAGGAACGATACGATGCGCCCGGGCACGTCGTAGTACGGGCACACGAAGAAGTACGTGTTGAAGCCGTTCGGGACGTCGAGGCCAGCCCTGCGGGCCGTTGCCTTGTCAGCACAACCGAGGAAGCGCCCAAGCGTAGCTGCCCACTCGGCCGGTACGCTGCGCCCGATCCAGAGCTGGTGCGCTTGGAACAGCTCCAGCCAATGCTGGTTAATGTTGAGCACCTGCTGGCGGGCATTCTCGAAGAACTGCTGGAACTGCTTGCGCCTCGTGATGTAGTACTTGACGTATGACTCGACGCACTCACGGGTTAGCTCACTGACCGTCATGGGGATCAGGCGCTGCTTCGCCAGCTCAAGCACCGCAGCGTGTAGGTCGTGGAAGCCGTGTCCGGCCGCGTACAGCTCGATCGAGTCCCCGTTGAAGTTGCAGGCACGACAGGTGTACCAGCGACCGCCCGCGCCGGGAGACACGTAAACGTAGAGCGATTCACGCCTACAGAGCGGGCATACGGTAGCGGAGGGGAGATGATTCTTGACCGGCACGTCGAAAGACTGTAATATCTGGTCGTGACCTATGTGAACATTCAAGTCCGTTGGAGGGTTTACCATGCCCGTTGCCCAGATCGTTGATGTTGCCAGCGATGCGAGCCATCAGACACTATTCAAGCTCGCCAAGCTTGTCGACTTCCCCGCCTTCGTGAAGGATGCGGACGCCGACGATGCCGAGACGGTCAGCAAGCTCCCTCCAGCGGTATTCGCCGACCCGATCAACCGCAAGTTCCCGTGCCACACGAAGGCAGCAACGTGGCTCTCGCAGCTGTACTTCCTCGACTCCCGGCATCAGTACCCTACCCGCCGGATTTCAGAAGTTCAAGACCGAATCAGCAAGGCTGCTGCTTTCTTCGCGATCGACGAGGACGTGAAGCAGGCAATGGCCCGCTGGGGCGACCACGAGAAGACCACGCAGGAGCTGACAGACCGCGATTTCGCCATCATCGCCGACTTCGACGACCAGCGTCATCGCGCGCTGCCCATCAACAACGCCGAGAGCATCAAGGCAGCTGCACGGGAGATCTCCGAGAAGAAGGCCAACTACCCCTTCGAGATTCGCCACCTCGCCGCTCGTCGTATCCTGCACGCCGCCAAGGAGCAGCAGGTGCAGCTCCCACTGGAGACCACCGAGTATCTGCACAAGGCCGCAGGCTTCGGCATGACGCTGCCCGAGCGCGCCGCCGAGAAGCTTGGCCTTCGCGTGCTCATGATGCCGAAGAGTGCATCCGCCGAGCGGCTCACCGGCGCGAAGCTCGCTCAGACCATCTCGAAGATGGAAGAGATCTCGAACTCCGAGCTTGTGAAGCTCGCGCACATCGTCGATCGCATCGACCTTGAGTTCGGACTGCATCACCACTACGACGAGGGTGTCGACACCCCCGAGGAGATCTTCTTCGAGCTGACCTCCAACAAGGCTGCGTCTCTTCGTGACGACTACGTCGAGCTGACCACCGGTACGATCGTCCCGATCAGCGCGCTGGAGAACATCCCCATCGCCAAGGTCGCTGCAGCGCTCGGTGACGACTTCATGAAGTCGATCACCGCTGACGGCAATCTCGACATCGACTTCGACAAGTTCGCGCGCATCGCTCCGACGCTTCCACGCAGCGACGCTGAACTGCTTGAGCGCGCGATCGCGTCTTGCGGCGTCAACCTCGACGCGCTCGGCATGGACGAGCTGGTGAGCTGATGCCTGCAACGAACGGTCTTCCTATCAATCCGGCGCTCAGTCCGATGAAGATGAAGATCCGGGCGATGATGAACGCGTCCAAGCAGAACCCGAACAGTCAGAAGACCAAGGCGAACATGAGCCTGCTCACGCAGACCGGCGGTATCACGCCGCAGGCTGCCGCACTCGCACTCGTCGAGAAGCGCGCACAGATCGATCGCTTCGTCGATCACATCCTGTTTGGATAACCATGCCCCTGCTCCGCAAGGACCAACTCGCTGCTGTCATCGAGAACGAGGAGTCGCTTGCGACTACGCTCCTCGTCGCGTGTATCGATCAGTTCGGCACCGACTTCTTCGAGTGGGAGCCTCAGACATTCGACCTCGAACTGAAGGGCGCCTTCGGCACCGAGATGCCGCAGGTCAATCGCGACAAGCTCTGGGCACTCATCACGTCTCTCACCACGAACCTCTTCTACATCAGCCTTGAGACGTTCATCCCCACCTGCAACTCACTGAACGACGCCGAGGCGAACTTCCAGTATTACGACCCCGTCACCAGCGAAGAGGCGGCGTGGGCGATCACCGAGGTGCTTCTCAACAGCCCGCCGGAGGGTGACGAAGATCCGGCCGATCGCTTTAGCCACGAGATCAAGCAGTACATCGGGTACACGCTCGAATCGGAGGGGATCACCGAGCCTCCGGCATCGCTGGAACCCTACGTCGAGATGCGCGCGAAGCCCGGCGAAGATCTCGGGATTACCGTCGGCCCGGACGAGACGATGGTGAAGATGTACGCTGATCGGCAGGCTGGTGAGAAGGAGAACATCGAGAAGTACGTTACGGACCGTCTGGACCAGCTGGCTGCTCAGCTTCAACAGCTTCCGCTTGTGCACGGCGAGGTTGCCGGGCTTGTTGATCACCTACGACAAGCGCGAGTAGCCGCGACAGCGATATCCCAACCTGCAGAATCGGCGGCCCCCAACCCTCTGCCACTTCTGTAGCCTTCCTGAAGTCGAAGTAGCTCCGATTGGTCAGCAGGTCTGCCAGCAACGACGTCACCTGATTGTCGAGCACCGTCAGCAGCAGCGGAGTACGCTTCGTCTGCCCCCACTGCTCCATCGTCTCCCTGTAGTGCCGGAAGATCGCCTGCACGTGCTGGAGCGTATGCCCTACGTCGAGCAGTAGCTGCGAGCCGAGCACCGCCATCGTCTCGGTCTCGCTGAGCTTGTCATCGTCGGTGACGTCGCGATTGAACACAGAAGCGACAACAGTCCGAACAAGCCCACTGCCGGGCTTGATCGGACTGTCGTTGAGCTGCTTCTGTGAGATGTCGTAAGACATCAGATACCCGGAGTGAGCCGGAAGTCGCGCCGCCAGACCTGCGGGTTGCGCTGCTCTTCCTTCGCCGCAGCCATCTCCTCCTCGGGCACGTACATGCCCGCGAGCGCCTCGATACCGGCGTTGGTCAGTCCGAACTCGAAGCGCTGGGCATAGGCAAGGTTCCGCGCCTTCGTCGACATCAGCTGCTCGGGGTCTGCGCACTCCACCGTCACGTGCAGCTTGCCGCCCTCGAACTTCGACTCGACGACCTTGACGTCCCCGTCCTCTTTCGGGATGCCCTTCCCGCCCGACTGATTCTTCGCCTCCGCCTGCTGCCCCTGCTCGCCTACCGGCTTCGGCTGCAGGATGTTCCCAACCCGTCTTCCTTCAGTGTCGTGAGAGTCGAATGGATCGCCCATAACGATCTCCTTTCAAGGTTCGTTCAGTGTAAATCAACCCTCATGCTCAGGTCAAGCGGAACTGATAGCTAAAAAAAGCCCGGGCTAGAATGCCCGGGCTGTGAGTTCATGCCACATCCAGCTGAGTACGTGAAAGAAGATCCACGCACCTAAGATCCAGCCAACCACACGGGCCGTCCACGTGTCGGACGCGTCCATCTTGGCCATCTAGACCTCTCGTCGCTGCGTCTTGCCTTTCGGTCCCCGTATGTAGAGGACAAGCTTGTCGGCCTTCAGCAGCTGCTTCAGCGCCAGCAGCGAGGCTGGCGTTTTCGCGAGCGCAGTACGCACCGCGATGACGGACTGTGAGAGCTTGGCGCGCTTCGCGCACGTCCCACATCCGCCCTTCTTCTTTCTCATTGCGTTGTAGACGGCCTGTAGCAGCGGTACGCGCTTCCGCGCATTGCTGTCTTTGGCTAGGTTCAGTAGCGTCGCATCTGATACTGTGACCGTCTTCATATGTATCCTCCGGGGTGGGAAGATGCCCTCGCTCACCCGAGAGCGAGGGCAAAGAGACTGCCGACGAAGGTATGGAGAGAGGGTCCGGGTACCGCACAGAACACCTGTACGAACTAACCGGGAACAATTGGTTAACGATGATCACGAGGGTCGTTCACTCCCTTGGACGAACTACCTTCGGGTAAGATAGGCGCCCTGTTCACACCGAACTGCGCTTGAGCCTTCACTTAGTTGTACGCGTCCAACTATCCAGCTCATTGGGTACGCTGACCCTTGGTTTGCATGTAATCGATGGTACGATCACACACGCAGTCGACTCACCAAGGGCGGTCAAAGCATCACGACCACCTTAACCTTGATCGCTATGTACTCCCTCCGGCCATTCGGCAGACTTCCCCCCAAAGAAACGGCCCGCGAACGACGCGGGCCGTTTGCTTCTACATTTTAGCCGTCAGCTTGTCCAGATCAATGGCCTTGATCTGATCGAGCCAGTAATCGGCTGCACGTCCGGCGCTCCAGTCACCGATGTACGTGAAGACCTGATCGGAGAAGCCGCCGATCTGGTACACGTCCGGATGATTCTCCGGCATCTGGTTGCTGGTGTTGGCGTACACGTTAATGTTCACCAACTGCGCCTTCGGGTTGCGCTTCTTGTAAGCCGCCCACGCCGTGGCCATCCCAGTGGCTCGGGAGCCATAGATGGATCCGAACTCGGCGTACGGCGTCTCGACCCACGCCTCGTTGTCCGAGACGTAGATCACCAGATTGCCCTTGTGCTTCTGGGCGTTCAGGTGCTTCAGCGCGACGGAGCAGTCCGTGCCTCCACCATGGAGCGCCAACTTGCGCGCGTTGGTCATGACCGAATCGCGCGGGTTGGCGGCAACCCGATGCACGCGCGTGTCGAACGGTACGATCGTCGTGGCGTCCGGGTTCTTGCGCAGCAGCGACGCTGCGACAAGCCCGGCCACATCCACGGCGAGCACCTTCGACGTTGCGCCTCCGCGCATGCCCGTGACAGGCCACGTCATCGATCCGCTCGTGTCAATGCAGACCGCGACGTTACCTTCGATCGCCGGAACGTTCTCGCACGCGACTTCCATCGCGTCCTGTAGGGCGTTCGTGATCTTGGTCGGCGCCGAGCCTTCGTTCATCTTGAAGGCCATGAGGATCTGGTACGGGAAGACCCGCGCCTTCCGGATCACGTCCGGGTCGCGCAGCTTCGCCGCGATCAGATCCACCATCGCAGGGTCGTTGTAGACCCCGTGACGGAGCGCCGTCTGCAGGTTCATCCTGCAGAAGTGCCAGCCGCCCTTCTTGAACAGTTCGCCCCATTCCGCCGTCGTCAGCGGGGAGGGGAGGCCGTCGAGCCGCTGGAACGGAACGGCCGGTACTTCCATGGCCAGTCCGCTCTCGGGCATCTTCGCACCGTTCGCAACCACCTGCTTCATGGCCTTGAACGCTTCGAACTGCTGAACCAGCTCGGGCAGCTGACTCAGATACTTCGACACCGGATCCCCGTCCTTCTTCAGGAAGTACCTGTAGATGGCCGAGTGCTGCGGCGTCGCGGGCTTCGGGTGCATCATCGTGATGACGTCCTTCATGGACGGCTTCCCGATGTCCCATCTGAAGAGCATCTCCGGGGACGTCCGGTCGAGCATCTGCTGGAGCAGACGTCGCGGACGGTGACCGATGTTGTCGCGACCGGTCACGTTGCTCCAGAGGATCTCGAAGAACCTCAGGAACATCTTCCCATTGTCGATGATCTTCGGGAACGCCTTCTCCAGATGGCGCATTCCCTCATTTCCGAGAGTCGTGAGGTAGCACGCCAGCAACGCTGGCATGTCCTTCATGTACCCTCGCTGACGGGCGAAGACTGCGATCTTCGCCACTAGTTCAGCTGAGACCTTCGGGAGCAATCCCACGATGGCCTTCAGCTGGTCCTCGGCTGAGCTGTAGTACGCATCACCGAACGTGCACGTCGCAGCCATCTGCGCCAGTGCCAGTTCGGGCGACAATGCGTACGCAGCTCCCCCAGCCTCGTTGGCTGCGGTTGCCGCCGGTGCAGCGAACCCACCTCGCTGCGATCGAAAGACTCGGTTACTCATTCTGCCCTCCTCTCGAATAGCAGACAAAGCACGCGCTCGAAATGAGCGCATGGCGAACCGGGTCCAACATATAGTAACGCGATATGGGCCTGTTTTAACCCCGGCCTAGGGCGTTCCACGGGTGTCAGATTACAGCAAGTAGGTTGCTTGTCAATAGGGACTGTCGGCAAAAACGATGGTCTTCGCGTTGACCCATTTCCGCCGCAGCAGGAAGGTTCGGAGGGCGTCGTAGTCCGACGGTTTGAAGAGGCGGTGGAAGTGCCGCACGATATCCTGATACTTCTCCCGGGTCTCCGGCCGGAGCGCCCCGCGCGTGGTTTCACGGAGCTTGGTCATGTGTGCGGTCAGCTTCAGGACCGGCCCCTTCAGCGGAGCAAGGGATGGCACGTCGTCGTAGATGCGCAGGTCGGCGAGCAGCTTGCAGATCAGCCGATCGTCGATGAGATAGATGTCGTGATGCTTTACTGCTCGTCCTGCTTTATGCATGGGCGCACCACCGGAATCTGTACGTCTGTCCCGACCGGCAGGAAGTGATCCTGCGAGATCTGTCGGAACAGGTCTGTATACGTCTCCGCCTCCTTGTCCAGCTGCTGTGCCGGGGCGATGAAGAAGCCCGGGTGGGGGTAGTGTCGACCCCCCGCTGTACGGTAGATCCTACCACAGACAGTAGCTGGAGCCACGGCGTTGGTCATCATGCGCAGCCAGTACGCGGAGGTCGGCTTGGCTCCCTGCTCGAACCAGAACAGGTGCCCGGACGTTCCTGCCGCGATCTCCTTGATGTCCTTCACCAGCTCACCGTCCCGCCGCACGATCGGGCTATCATCCCCGCTCTCACGAATCAGCGAGACCATGGAGTCGTACCACTCCCCCTCGGGACCGTGGAGGCAGAAGACGTGCGACGGCAATGACGGCGGCTTGGCCACGACGTTCAGCCCACGCTCGATGGTCCCCTCCTTGTAGTAGGAGAAGATCGAGTCGATGACCTTGTCGGGCGTGATCATCGCCAAGCACTTCGGGAGCGACTGCTTGCCAATCTGTACGATGTTCTGACACTTCGAAGAGCCACCAGCCAGCTTCGACTTCCAGCAGCCCTTGCCCTTGCAGCAAGATAGCTGATCCTGCGTGTGTAGAAACCGGTGCTCGACGTAGTTGTCGTCGGCCGGGATCTGCCAGTGCGGGTCGCCGACCCGCATGTTGAAGAGCCGGTTCTCGTTGTTGTACGCCTCCCACCACCATGGCTCCCGACCCCCTGCTATGACCACGCAGGGCTTGTTGAAGGCCGCAGCGATATGCATGGCCGCCGTCACCGCACAAACCACACCCTCGGCATGATAGATCAGCCGGATGAACTCGCGCAGACCGGTCTTCTTGACCATGTAGTGCGCGACCCCGTCGATCTTCTCGTGCATGATGTGGTTCTTGCTACCTCCGCCGCACTGCACCCAGTCGATCTGGTCCTTCGTAGCAGTGATCACATCCTGCCAGTACTTCCGTGCCCAGATCTTTGTTCTGAAGTCCGTCTTGCCGCCGGAGAGGAAGAGCCAGTACGGAGGCTCGATGACTGGGTTCGTCTTCTCTTCTAGGGATAGGTGCAAGTCGGGCCTGAAGTCGGTCAGCTTGATGTCCGTCTTCAGTTTGTTGTTCATGTGCTCGATGAAGCCCCAGAGGAAGTGCTTCTTCGCTTGGTTCGACTTGTGGATCAACGGGTAGTGCGCGACGAACTGCTGCCCCTTCGGTGCCGGGCGCTTCGCCTTCTGCGCGTGCTTGATGTACGGGTTGTTCCTGAAGACATGCTCGGAGCCGGGAGAGACCGTCATCGTCACGTCGAACTTCCCCGGGTGGCGGAGCGCGAGATCGCGGATGGCTGCCGACAGTACGACGATGTCACCGGGACTCTGGGTGTTACGGACAATCAGTGGGGAACCCATGCGTCTCCTCTTCAATCAACTGTAGTACCTTCTCGACCACAACCGCCGGATTGATCCGCTCCAGCGCGAGACAGCCCTTCCGGCACGACGGCTTGCACCCGTACGAAGCGCGGCGGTAGCAGGGCATCGTGCACTCAAGTCCGACACGCTCGCGCTCTCCCGCCATGATCGCATGACACGTGCGGTAGTCACTGCCAATAGCCTCCCCGTTCGTCTGCGCGAACAGTCCCACGGTGGGCCGTTCGAGGAAGCCACCGATGTGGAAGAACGCGCTATCGCCGGTTATGATCGCGTCGCAGATCCGCACGGTCTCTACGATCATCCTCGGATCGGCACCAATCATCGCCCATGCGTCCATCTCCTCTGCCCACTCCTGCATGAACTTCTCGTGGTGAAAGAGGATGCACTTCGCGCCCTCCAAGCGGAAGGCGTCGACCATACCGGCAACCTGCTCCTTGCTGAGCGAGCGCCACTTCCAGTGCGACAGCGGCTGGATGCCGACCAGATATCGCTCCGGCAAGTCCTTCTGCTTGTGAAGCCACCCCGCCGTGCGCAGTACCCACTCGCGCCGACGCGGGATCTTGATGTGACACAGCGGCAGCTCCTCGCCGAGGATGTTCGACGCAACCTCACGCCACTTCTGCCAGCGGCTGTGGTTGATCGGGCTGAAGGCTGCATTCTCGTACGACTCCGCCGGGTCGTACAGGTCTACGACGCGATCGAAGTCTACGTTGATGTCGAGGTAGGGATACCGCGCCGGGTCAGGTGGTTGACTCAGGCCACGGCGTGCGCCGGAGTTCACGACCACCAGCGGCGAGGCGACCGGATCGAGCTGCGCCCAACTAAGCAGGCTATCCTGTACGAACGTCCATACCTCCGCGTTCGGTATGGCTTCGCGAATTGAGTAGGCGATACTGAGGCGTCGGAGGACGTCACCGATGCCTCCGCCCTCACTCAGCAGCTGGATCTTCGGGTTTCGCATCGTCAATAGCTCTTGTCCCAAGGGCTATACGGAGCAGCTCCATCGAAGCCCATCGCGCCTTGTTCGGCGTACCCGGGAAGTGGATCAGTCGCGCATCGGCAACCTCGTCGTAGCTGGAGTGCACAAGACAGTGCACGTTCCCCGGCAGCCAGTGCACCTTGAAGTTCACCTGTATGAGGTGGTTCATCGGCATCTGCTCGTACGTACCGTTGTACGGATCCCTGAAGCCCATATTGAGCATGAAGCCTTTGAGCTGTTCGAATACCGGCTTCGTGTCTCGTCGCATAACGAAGAAGCCCGCATTGAACACGTGCTTGTTCCTCGCAAACAGCGGGTGCGCCGCACACATCTGACTGACCCACCACGGGGCGTCCGGCACCGCCGCGAACGGAACATCGGGGATCTCCGGCATAGCGCGGATCGGCGCAGCATCGAAGTCGATGTACATGATGCGCTGCGTATCCTCCGGAACGACGTCCCACAGCCATGCCTTCGCGTAGGTCGGGTGGCCAAGAAGCGCCTCGTCAGGGAGCATATCCCGACGGATGATCAGCATCTTACGGTTGTTCAGCGCTTCGAACCGATCCGCGATCCACTGCTCGATCTTCGGGTACGGGTGGTCAACAGAGAGCAGCACCGGCAGGTAATCAGTCACGGTCTTCCTCCTCCGGCAGAGGGTCCAGTCCGATCGTGTGTCGCAGCAAGTTCATCATGACGAGGTTCGTATCCATGGGGAGCGCGCAGAAGTGCACGGCGATCGCCGTCTTCATCATCTCGGGATCGGCGCAGAGCATGACCGTGTTCAGGTCGTGTGACATCCACTCAACCCCTACCGTCGACTGCATGATGTGGTTGAAGTGGGTCTGCAGGAACTCGCCGTTCGTGTAGTCGTCCTGCCCGTTCCACACTGCGAACGACTTGAGCTGGTCGAAGAGTGGTTGCGTGTCTCGCCGGGCCACGAAGAAGCCAACGTTGAAGAAGCACGGCAGGCTCGGGTACAGCCCAGCCATGTACTCGATCTGCATCTCCGCGTCGCGCGCCGCGACGAATGGCGCATCCGGGATCTCCGGCAGCGGGCGCAACGGGACCATATCGGTGTCGACGAACAAGACCCTGCGCGTGAACTTCGGGACCACATCCCAGATCCACGCTTGGCGATACGGTCCGTAGACCTCCTTCGCCACGTCCGGTAGGTCGTCACGCTCGACAATGTGTACGCGCTTGCCGTTCAGCCTCTCGAAGCGCTCCGCTATCCACTGCTGCAGATCAGGATGCGGTTGGTCAATAGACAGCATGACAGGCAGGTAGTCGGAAGCCATTGCTACCTCCGTCGAGGTTACTTAGCGTCGCGCGGATGCGCTACCCACCCGGGGGTTGGGGGGCCGTCAAGATTCCCGCCGAACGCCTCGATTCGTTCGGTGAGATGCTTGACGTATCTGTGGTAGGCCCACGTGCCGTGCTCGTTGGCGTTGAAGTTGATCATGTACGGGTAGTCGTAGTAGTACTGCTTCTCGTACGTGATATTCCAGTTCCACTCGCGTGGTAATTCGTGGACCTCAAACCGAGACTGAATCTCTTCATTCAGCGGGGTGTAACACGCCCGGCCATCGAAGCCGAGACCACCCTGCTTCTCGAACTTGGGCGTGCCCTCCAGAAGCTTCACCTTGTCAAAGGCAACGCGCGTATCGCGATGTGCGACAAACATATGCATCTGGAAGTACTTCTGCGTCTGCTTGATGACCTCTGAGTGGTACATCCCCTGATTGACGCGATCGTGCCGATCCATGACAGCCGCGAACTTCAGCTCCGGCAGTGGTGGTAGCGTACGGATCGGAAGCACCTTCGAGTCCAAGACCATGATGTACTCCACGTCGTCCGGAACCATGTCCCAGACCCACAGGAAGTACCAGTACTTATTGACCTCTTTGGGGAAGTCGGCCGTCGTCAGAAGCTGCGGCCTGATATCGTTCAGCCGCTCGAACTGATCTACCGTATCCCGGGCGCGCGCTACTGACTCCTTGCGCGTCTCTGTCGTATGAACGACTACCGGGTGATACGCGATCATTATGCCGTTCCGCTCACGCAGCAGCTTCCCGAAGCGCCGGACTGACCCGACGTACCGGAGAGGCCCGACGCACCGGAGAGGCCCGAGGCGCCCGACAACCCGGAAGCGCCCGACAAGCCCGATTCTCCCGACTGACCGGATGCACCAGACTGGCCCGACTGTCCGGACTGACCCGACTGACCCGACTGGCCAGACTCACCGGACTCACCGGACTCACCCGATTGGCCAGACTCACCGGACTCACCCGACTGGCCGGACTCTCCGCCACCGCCACCGGGGACCGGCGGGCAACAGAGAATCACCGGCTCAGGCGGAACCGGGATGTCACAGTCTTCGACTAGCGCACCAGTGATGCGACGGACGTACGGGATCTCGCATCCTGCCCGCCGCCAGTATGCGGGCATCGCGAATTCGACGGGCAGGTACGCGAACACCTCGGCTGCGTACGTGTACGGATCGTCGACGTCGCTGCGAGTCCGTATCTTGAGGGTGGTGCGGTAATCCTCCTCGTTGTCAGAAAATGGTACTTCTGTCGGGAAGAGTGTCAACACCTGATTCTCGTAGTTGGGACTGTCGTCGTTGATCGTGTACTGCAGCCAGTACGGAATCGGGTATGCCGGGTCTCCCGTGATGACCGAGATTGCTTCCTTGCCCGTGCCGCGCACCAAGTTGAAGAGTACGTACTGAGGAAGCGGGATCTGCCAGTCCGCTGTCGGCTCGAAGTAGATCGATCGCGGGTTGTAGTCGTAAAGTTCCGACTCTTCCCAGTTCACCGTGATGGTGACGGTAGCCGGGATGATTGTCGACAGTTGCGTCTGCCCCTCCGCGTACGCATTCGCTGCGGACACGTCGATGTCCTGCGAGTACGACGACGCAGGAGGATCAGCGAGGCCGGTCATCACTCCGATATCGACAGTTAGGTCTACGTACTGGTCGTTCCCCGAACCGCCGTAGCTGTCCACGGACAACCACGTGCCGAGGCTGCTCACAGCGATCGGGTCGAGGATGAAGTCCCCGATGTTCGTCACTGGAACGCGGATCGTCAGCGACGTGTCCTCCCCGGCAATGAACGTGGCAGACACATCTTCGACGCCAAGCACCGGCGCCTGAATGTACAGGTTGACCGGCACGTCCAGCTCGATCGCGCACCCGGGCGATGACGACGAGTGGAAGGATGACGAGCTGTCCGAATTGTCGGGGGCGCAGATCTTGAAGGTGCCTTGATAGAGTCCCTGTGGCACCGTCACGCCAGCCACCGTCGGGCGTACGTGCAGGTAACCGACCCGGTCCTGATAGCGCGACTCGGTGAACGACGCGGTCAGCCACGCCGGGACGTCCTGCACCGTGATCGGTGAGCCGATCGGGACGCTCTCCGGCCAGTACTTGTCATACACCGGGATGATCTGCTCATCCGGCTGAACGCCAAGCGGCGTGACGAACTGGATCGGCAGGTTGTCAATCTCGAACGTGGGCGCTGGTTCGATGTCGTAGCGAACGTAGTACTTGCGCGGGGTGTTCAGCGCGTTCGGGACCGAGATCTGAATGATCGCCTCGTACGGTGAGTTCTCGGGAGCCAGCTCCGTCGTGTTCGGTTGGAAGTTGAGGTACTGGTCGTCACCGCTTCCGATGCGTGTCAGGTCAAGCCAACCGGGTTTCGATACGACCGCGTCCAGCAGCGTGTCGGTCGCCCCCGGTTCGGGTGTGACGTGGATCGTCTCCATGGGCGGTGCGGGATCGCCGTAGACCGCGTCAAACTGGATGATCGGCTGCGGCGGCCACGGGTTCCTGAAGTACGTACCAACCCGCGTCGGCGTGTCCGGACAGCCGTTGAAGTCAGTACCGCTGCTGGAGATTCCGGTACAGGCGGCAACAGTGTTGGTATCGGAGCCAGCCTCCCAGTTCTTTCCATCGATACCATTCTTTGACTTCAGCGTCGTGTTAACGTCTGAAAAGCGCGCATACTCAGGCTTCGGCGTAGTTTCAGCAGTGAGCGTTACGTCGTTTGCCGCTGCAGCGATCCATGGCCGTGCTGTTAGGGTAAGCGGGCAACGAGTTCCTTGTCCTTGCGCGTCGATCTCCTTGGCGGCAATCCACGCATAACCCGGACCCTCGCTAGGATTCGATCCGTCGTTGGGCAAATGCACAAGAAAGTCACCGCTTGTCGCCTTGAACGACAGCTTGTTGCGCACGTACAACTGAGCACCAGTCTTCGCGATCGTCATGTCCTGCGGCGCGATACCGCCAGCCCCGGCAACATCACGAATCGTGAGGTCGTAGAAGTTGTAGACCGATGAGTCACCCGTCCCGAACGTATAGGTGCGGCCGTGCGTCAGTGCCGCGTGCAGCTCAACGAGGCTGCCGTTGGCGCAGTCGATCTCGACGTTGGTGAAGTCGACGTTCGAGCCGCCGGTTGCATCCTCGCTGAGCGTAAGCAGCGCACCGGCCTCGACCGAGATTGTGATGTCGGCCGTGGTAGCCCCGAAGCGCTGGAAGTCCCTGCACTTCACGCCCTCCTGTAGTGCAATACCTCCGATAGGTGGCTTTACCACGATGTCGACAGTCTTACCAGCCGCCCCGGTATGGGAGACTCTTAGTTCAGCGCTGATGTCGAAGTTGCCGTGGAAGTTGATCGTACCGCCGTCTGCAGCTACGACTCCAGAGCCAACAGAGAGGTAGTTCGTCACCTCAGCAACGAAGACGTGCTCCGTTGGGTCATCGCCCTGATCGTACGGATACAGATCGATCGTCTGGCCAGTCCCGTTCAACAGGCAAGCTATTATATTACTCCTAATCGTGCCTCGCGGCAGCCGCACCGTGACTGCAGCATTGGGATACGCAGCGAACATGCTCAGCGCGAATGAGTTGATCCTGTTCGTAGACGTGTCGAACGGCTCGCCACCGCCGATATTGCGCATGTCGCTGATGTCGCCGTCCTGACCGCTGACGAGGAAGTTCCGCGTCCCGTCCGCGTCCGGAGCGATCTGGTACTGATAGCCCGAGAATGTAACCGTGCGCGCGTTCCCGTTCGTGTTCAGCACGCAGCCGCCGGGCGCGTTCTCGTTGAAAATGACGTGGTCGGATAGTGTGGGTATGGCTCCCGCAGGCGTACTAAGGCTGGCGTCCGTGTACCACTTGGTGGTATCGGACCAGTTGTCGCCGTTGCCACCCCAGTACAGCGTTGCCATCAGACATCGACCTCACAAATACCTTCATCCTCGAAGCGAACCACAATACGATTCTTGTCGGGCTGCGGGTCAATCACGACCCCCGGACCGCCGACAAGCTGCAATTGATCCACTCCAAAGCCAACACCATTCAGAGCGAACACGAGGCCATCACACGTCACACAGCTGTTCGGGCTGAGATCGCCCGTTGGCGTCATGCGTAGATCCTCGCACTGCATCCCTTCACCTTCGTCCACGCCTGCACCAAGCGTAATTGCGTTCTGCAGCTCGTCCACCTCAACCAAGAAATTGTATCCAGCCTTGATCGCTACGTCACCAAGGAACAGTCCGGCTGGGAGTGGCGTGCGCTCTGGCGCGGAAACATCCGCTGGCTCAGGCTCAAGCGGATCCTCGCACGAAGCTATTGATGAGGATGAAGATGACGATAAGGATGGCGATGAAGACGAGGATAGCGATGAAGACGAGGATAGCGATGACAAGCTGCTTGAAGAACTTGAATCGCACGGGCATTCCGGTGGACACGGTCGTGGTTCGTTTGCCACGCTGATTCCCGCTACATGTGCCAGCATGTCCGACTGAATGACTCCCGGCTCGACCTGTGGTTGCAACACGAAGATACCATCGTCCACGCCGAAGGTAGCAACGATGATATTCACATTGCCGGTGGTCATGAAGCCCAGCCCAAGCGCGGGGTTCTCCGCTCCCGGCTGCGCGAGATCATCAGTGATTCGTGTCGGGATGGCGTACTGCGTAATGAAATTGCCGTCCGCAATATTGAACTCGAACACGAACTGGTAGCACTTTAGCGGATCCCACGTTGCCGCTGCGCCATACGCTACGCGAAACGCGAAGTACAGCTTATCCGCTGTTGCCTTCCACGCGTCGAGGTAGACCGTATCGCGCCCCGGCTCGAAGTTGCTATCAACCCCAAGCGTGAATCCTGCATCAGCGAAGATCTCGTTACCGGGCGGCTCAATCAGCCCAGCCCCGCCAAACATTGTGAAGTCCGAGCCAGCGAGAAGCGGGTAGGCGCGCTGGGTATTCTGTGTGAGCCAATCAGTCTGAGGCATTACGTCCCCCTGAGCCGACGCTCGCCAAGCATTTCGATCTTCACCGTCGCTACCTTGAGCGACGTCTCACCCTCAAGGTGCTCCGTGACATCCGACCCCGACTCGGACCCCGGCGTGATACGCAGGATCGGCGTCAGCGACTGGTTGCTGCCTACGATGAGCTGAAAATTTCCCTTCCCGTCCGGTGTAATGCCGTTGAGTGTCTTGATCGGGCAGTACGGCCGCAGCGCTGGCAGCTCCTCGTTCGCGTCCGATTCGGCACACAGCTTTCGATTGGCAAACGGGTCACCAATCACGTCGATACGTAGGTCGGAGCCATCACGACGGATCACCACGCCATCCTCGCCCACCAGCCACACGTTCCCCGTCACCAGCTCGCCCGACGGGAGAATGAAGCCACGAACACCGGCCTCGGGCTGAGGTACGTTCACTGCCGCCGCGAACTCGGTCTGGCTGAGCAGGAACGTGTACACACCAACATTGACACCTGAGAAGGACTGCAATGCCGTCTTGCTGGAAACCAATACGCCAGCAGGTCGCCCGTACGTATCAAAGAAGGCAAGCTGTCCATTCTCCGGGATATCGGTCAGCTCAAAGGATGCGGTAGCTAGCTCGTCTGTACCTGTCGCACGAATCGCGAACGTGATCTCGTTGGTGTCCTTGGTGATCCGGCTCAGGTACAGCTGCTCGTTGCCGCCGATCGGGTACAGCCGCCCATCCACGAACAGATCATCGGGGATATCGAGCGTGCCATTCGACGCAGGTACGTGGTCCGCGAAGGGGTACTTTCTCCGCGAGTTCGTGTCACGCCAGTCGTGGAAGCGAACACCGAGAGCCATAGCTAGATCCCAAAGACACCGAAATTATCGTAGTGCGCTTCACATCCTACAGCGCCCACACCACATATGCCAGATAGATCGAAACCAGTGACGAGTTTGGCCGTATTGAACGGATCCGTGGGGTTCGGGAACCCCTGTCCGCTCCTGTTCCAGTACCACTCAACCGTAACAAGCTTCAGCTCGCTGGCCGCCTCAACCGGCTCAACTCGCACATCCACACGCACGTCGACATCGATCACTCCGTCCGAGGAGATGATGCCAGCTCCGGCGTCCATGTCCGGAGCGCCCGATAGGTCGAACTGGTAGCCGAACTCCAGCCCATACGGCCAAGCATCGAGCGAGCTTCCGAGATCTCCGGTCTTGTGCCCGAAGTAGAGCAGACCATTCGTAGCGCGCTCCGTATTGACGCTGACTCCGGCGTACCAGAAGTCGTCGAGGCCCTTGTAGCCGAAGATCACGTGGCCGTTCGCAGCAGCGCTGAACGGGCGGATCACGCTGAACGTGCGGTATCCGATCGTGTCCACCTTCGGTACGCGTGGGACCACGATCACCGACGGGGCGTCGCTCTCCGTACAATAGAGCCGTGAGATGCCGGAAGTAGCCTCCGACGGTTCGACCTCCTTGATCGACCAGATCCCCTGCTGCGGTATCATCCATTCGAACGTGCGCTCCGGATCGGTGAAGTCGTCGAAGTACGAGTCGTACACCGGCTCCGGGGTTGCGGATGACGACGACGGAGGGATCTCGGATGACGAGGAGTCCGACGACTCGCTGGACGATGGCTGTTCCTCGCACAGATCGTTCGGGTCGTAGCGCTCCGGGTCGAACTCGGTACATACGTCGTCCAGCCCGATAGGGACATCAACCACAAGCCCTGCGTCGACGCCCGTAAGCTGCGCGTCGAGACCCTCAAAGATGATGTCCACGTTCCCATCACAGTCAGGCGGCACGCCATTGATCGTCAGGAACGCCTTACCCTGCTCGCACGTCTCATCTTCGGGGCGTGTCCCGCAGGCTCCGGCATACTCCCGGAGCTTCTCCGCAGCCTCCGTGGTCAGATCGAGGCCGATGGTAATCACGTTGCGCTTGCGTCCGTTGATCGTGCGCACACTCTTGTTGATCACGATGTCGTCGCCCGCGAAGAGCTGTACGAGGCCGGTCAGCTCCGTGAGGCGCCCGGCCTTCTTGAGCGAGGATACCGGGTAGTCCCGATAGCTTCGCGCGGCTTTGGCGTCGAGCACCGATTGGCTAGCCTCCGTGAACCGGAACGCGAGATTGTCGTTCTCCTCCACGTCGCTGCCGAACGCCACCCAGCCCGCAACACCCGGGTAGAGCGGCGTGATCGGGTAATTTTTGAACGCGTCCAACGGTCTCGTCACCACGATCGAGGCGAGCGGTACGAATCCAGCGCCGGATGAGGACGACTGCCCGGCGGAGCTGAAGGGGTCTTCGTCGGTTGCGAGGAACGTAACGCTGACCAATCCGGGCGTCACGACCAGCGAGCTGACGAACACGAAGCGTCCGGCCGACTCGGGTACCATGATATTGGCATCCGCAATCAGGCCATCAGGCATGACGGCTCCGGTCGCCGACTGCTTCGACGCGTAGTCGTGCAGCGGGTAGTTCCGCAGCTCGTTCGTATTCGACCAGCCTGTGAATACCGTAGGCATGCTACACCGATATCGAAGCCGAGCCGCTTAGTGCCTCGGCATTAGACCCAGAGGTGATAACGGTGACCTCCACCGTCTCGCCCGTGATGTCACCCAGCGTGAACTGTCCGACCCAATACAGCATCGTATGCGGCTGCACCTCCATGTTGTTCACTTCGATCACCGGCTCCCAGTCCGTGGACATGTCGGGATTGAGTGGCATTGCCGCAGAACTCGAACTGACCACGCGCCCGGAGTTCGCTACGTAGCTGAGTGACTTACCTTCAATCTCGTCGAACGTCAGGTTGAACGTCATCGGATCCGTATCCCAGTCGGTAGCCGGATTGACCACGTTCTCCGTGTCATTCAGGTATGCGATCGTGACCGTGACGACCTGCGAGTCGTTCACCGCCAGCGATAGGATCGACGGTCCGCTGCGGTTCTTGTATGTGTCAATGAGGCTGGTGACTGCGCCGCGCAGCGCATTGATCTGGTCTGACACGACCTTCGCGCGATCCCAGATGCCCTGCAGGTGCAGGTACGTATCGACGTACGCCTCGCACGAGCAGCACGGGCCGCAGCCGTTCTTGATCTGCAGCTCATTCGGCTTGAGCGTCGCGTTGTAGCGGATCCCGTGGGAGCCGTCCGCCGACACAGGCTCTCCTTCGAGCGCGCGCTCCAGCCAGTAGCACTCGATCGGCTTCAGCTGTGTGTCGCCCTGCTGGTTCGGCCCAACACCGTTGAGCGTCAGGAGGTAAAGCGAGCCGGGGCACAGGAGGTACTGGCCGCGTCCGGCCCCCGGGACCGCGTTGATGGCAACGCGCGTCTGCGGACGCCCCTCCTGCACCGTAAAGGTCTCGGCTTGGAACCCCGTCGTCTCTTCCTCCTGCTGCTCAATCTCCATGTTGAAACCAGCCTGCAAAACCAGCTCTTCGCCCCTATCGGCCACCAGCTCCAGCGTGCTCCCGCGCTTCCAGTAGACGCGGCGAACCTCGTTCGGTCCCTGCTTCACGACCGACGGCTGGAACGGGACGTCTCCGTAGAGATCCTCCATCTGGATGTAATAGGTGCCCGCGAGATCCTCCACCGCCGACGTAGGGAAGACCATGCGAACGGACGTGGTCTCACCTGCCGCCATGTCCGTCTCATCGGCGAACCAGTCGACGACGATCCACGTGCCATACGCGTAGGCTTTCGCATACGCCGTACCTACAATGGCAACCTCCTCGCCAGCGGTCTCCCACTCCATGCGGATCTCTGCAGTGGTGAGGGTAGCGAAGTCGGCAGATGCCGAGCGCAGGTCGACCTTCGTCAGCTTCAGCGTGTCGTCGCGCTGGTCGACCGTCCTGATCTGAGCACCGGCGCAGAACGGCGCCACGTCCCCCGCAGCGGACAGGCGTTCGATCTGAACGCTCTCCTTGAAGGGGTACGGAATCTGAAGGTTGCTCGACAGGAACTCAAATCCCATAGCTTACCCTGAGCACGTTCCGAGTGTGGTCATCAGCGTCTGCATGATCGCTACGACGCCTTCCAGTCTGGAGGCGAGGTTCTCCAGCGTCTGGACCTGATCACGCATCCTGTTCTGATCATCCACGAGCGTTTCGAGTTCGGGGCATCCGCAGCACGGCTTCGAGCAGACGTCCGAGATCTCTACCGCGTTCTCATCGGCTTTCGCCTCAGGGACAAGACAGTCGTCGCCAAGGAGATTGATGTTCCCCAGCGCATCCGGTGGGACATTGTTGATCGTGCGAATAGCCGGAGTCGCGGCTGCCTCCCCCTCGCAGACACAATCGGCGATCGTACCCTCGCCGTCGATTGCGCTGAACTGCAGAACGGTCACGCCGTTGAAGTTGGACTTCGTGATGCGGAAGTTCGAGCCAGCTTCGAAGGCGATATCGCCCTGATACAACTCTCCGAGATCGTCGCCGTCGAGAATGCGCATCCCGGCAACGCCCCGGATATCTGGAACGACAACCGTCGATTCGATACGTCCGCCCGCCAGTGCGAACGCGAAAACGCCCGGAGTCAGCAGGACAGTGTCGAGTGTTCCGATCACGACCTTGCCCGTCACGCCTTCGAAGTCATCGTCACCCTCGATCGTGAACGTATCGAATCGCTCGAACGTCGAGGTCTGGATCGATACGCGCCCGAGCAACGACGCTTGCGTACCCGTCCAGTACGAGATCTCCATCACCACGCCAGTACCGAAAACCGACAATTGCGACAGGTAGAAGTTCGCGGGGCTGTAGTTGAGGCCGCCGTTCACCGAGATCACCATGTCGGCGAGGAAATTGTTCGGTAGCGTGTATGTTGACGTCGTGTCCTGCCGCGTGGCAGCCTCGCTGAGCGGATACGCGCGCAGCTCGTTCTGATTCAGCCAGCCGACGTTAACAACGCCCTGCGCAGGCATAGGAACTCCTCGTTACGTTTTGACGACGCGTGCTCCGAAGCGCATGATGCCGAAGCCGTCGGACGGGCCGCCAGTGCCATCCCATCCAATTGTGAAGTCCACTGTATCGCCCATCGCCACGCTGAAGAAGTCCGTTTCTGCCGGACCATACTCACCTGCGGCAAGGGTCAACCCCGGCGTCCAGTCGCCACCGCCGCCTTCGATATCCGTGTCCGCAACCGGAAGGGCGGTAGCTGCTGTCGGCTGCGCGTAGCGACGGTACGTCGCTTCCAGCGCGGGGATGGCCCCGGCAGAGCGGCCTACGAACCAGAACCACAGCTGCAGCTCTAGTGGGCTGGACAGACCGAGGCGGGGGATCTCGACCCGCCCACGCATGCTCGAAGGACGCCCTGCCGGGAAATGGAGGTAATAGAACAGATTCGCACTGTCGTATGCCTCAAGGATGTCATTCAGCGCGACGATCGTGATCTGGTATTCTTTCGGATCCCCGGTTGTGTCTTCGAGCTGGACCTGCAGATCTCCATGGTAGAAGCCTTCGTCGTCTACCGACCAATCGGTATCTTCCGTGCCGACGCCGACCACTTCCGCGCCCGTACCGGCCTTCAGCCCGATCACGGCCGGACCGCGCTGGACCTTGTCGGTGCTGAAGCTCTTGACTACGGCGATGCCCGCAACAGGCTCTTCGACCTCCAAGAGGCTGAGGTCGAGGTAGCTGAAGATCCTGCCTGCGCTGGCCTCATTGCCGTCACAGTCCACGTACCGAATCGGCGTGGTGTCGCTGAGCGGAGACAGCTCGTTGACCACGTTCGGATCGGTCTTGTAGACCATCTTCGAGTACCACAGAATGAGCCGCTTCTCGTCGAGCCACGTGTCGTCGAGGCCGAGGTACTCAAGCGGCGTGTGACAATGGTACTCCGGCTCCCCGGAAGAGGTCGAGGGGTCCGGGCCGAACGACTGCGAGGATGAGGACGACTCACACTCGGGGTAGCTCGGCGCCCACGGAGCCGCACCGTAACAGTTCTCCATCCACCACAGCCCACTGCAGTCGATGATCGCCGTCGGGCGCTCTGTGGCATTGATCGGCAGTCCGTAGCCGTTCTGCTCCAGATAGACGCTGCCACTCGGGTTCGGCGGCCACACCTTCTGCAGTTCCGGATGCTGCGCGAGGTTGTAGCCGAACTTGGCACCGTCCGGAGCTGCGCCTTGGAACAGCGGGTGATCGGCCGGTAGCCAGCCCTGCTGGGTCGGGTCCGGGTCGACCACCTGATGAACTTGGCCGTCCCCCCGCACGACGCAGTTCGCCTCGCCTGCGGGCTTGGCGTACAGCTCAAACTTGTAGTGCACGTGATCTTCGAGCAGGTCACGCGGCGTCGGCATGAAGTGGAACGTGTCGTCGCCACGATTGTAGAGCACGTAGACGCTGATGGCGGGCTTCTGCAGCGTCAGCTTACCCGGCGTCTGCATCGATAGGAAGTACGGACCTACCTCGTCCGGACCGCCGTTGACGATCGCGTTCGTCAGGTCGAAGTCGCGCAGCGTACCAGCCGTCAGGATGTGGCCCGCTTCCGTACCAGTCTTCGCGTACACCATACCGACAACGAAGGCGGACGGTGCGAGCATGTACCAGCCCGCCGTCTGGTTGAACTCGACGGCAGCCAGCGCGCGCTTGTACCCGTTGTAGGTCTCGTCGAAGTAGACGAGATCGCCCGGAGCCGCGTCGGCTTCGATCTTCTGGTAGTGCAGGAAGAGTGCTTCCCCTGCGGTGATCGAATTCAGCCGCTCATAGAGGTACTGCGTCCGCGCGGTCAACTGGCGCGGCGCGCGGTTCGCGACGGAGGCTTTGACGTCCTCTCCGTTCACGATGTAGTGGATCAGCTGTTCCCACGGAGTCATTACCGCCATGCTGCTCCCCTTACCGGAATCGGATCAGATACTGAGCGCCGATCTGGTATCCGTCTTCCTTCGGCACCGGGTCGAATCCATCATACGACCGGCTGAACAGCAGGTCGCTCGTGTATTGTGCAGGAGTCGGGGTGGCCGCCAGCGCAACGCCGTAGACCTTGCTGTTCGCGGCGTTGCTGAATGCCTTCCCATGCGTACCCTGCGTGCCAGACGTGATCGCGAAGAAGGTTGCCTGATTCCCGTCGTACTTGTCCGAGTCCGACGAGGAGAAGCCCGCCGGGATGACAAGCGGAACGCGCACGTAGTCCTTCGTCGCGCTCAGGTTCAGCGTGTCGAGGTAGTAGCTGATGTCCTCGTCTCGCTGCGGCGACGGGATCGTCGGTGCTCCCGCCGTATTCTCGTACTCGAAGTACATCGCTCCCGCTGCGTAGGTAACGTCCCCCGCGAGTGCGCGAGCGAGCACGTCTGCCCCCTGATACGGGATGAGGTTCTTCTGCTCGACGAGGTGCTTGATCTCCCCGGTCTGCTCGTGGAAGCTGAAGATTCTCCACCACGTCTCGACATCCTTGTCGAGGTGGATCAGTTCGATGCGCGCATCGAGCTGGGCCTTGATCACAGGGATCAGCTTGGGGTTCATCGGCAGACCTCCGCTACTTTGAAGACACCGAGGACAACGTCCTCATAGGACGGGTCGCCCGCTGAAGCCTCGCTGTACTCGTCGAGGTTCTCGGCGTCCGGTATGATGCCATTGAAACGCTCGGTATCCTCAGATACACCCGGCGTCTCGTCGGAACCAGCCGTGGACAAATCAATCGTATCAGCAGACGGTGCTATTTCAACGAAGATCAGCAGTGACGTGTGCGGCGGTACGACCGGCCGGATGTGGCGCAGGAACGCCAGTCCCGGAGCGTCAGAGTCGACCGCCGACGTGCGTATCTTCATGAACCACAGGTTGTTGCGCATGATCCGATCCATCGCGAACTCCAACGGATTGATCGTGCTGGGGAGATTCACCGGCAGCGGCTGCGTGGCCGGGTTGTCGCGCAGGTCGAGCAGCTCCGCGAGCGTTTCTTCGCCTGTCGCCAGTGCTACCTCCATCGCCTTCGCGAAGAAGAGATCGACGTCCGCCGGGTAGCCCTGAATACGGAACGTGACTACCGCCTTCCCCTCGGCATTGACGCCGCCGTACTCCACATCTACTTCACCGTTCTCGAAGACCAGCTCGGAGAAGTAGCCTCCCGACAGGTAGTTCTCACTAATCGAGATACCGGGCAGCTCGGAGTAATCGGGCGCGTTCCCGGCGCAGTCCACCACGGTGACGGCGTCGGTCAGCTCCTGTCCAGCGAAGAGCGTATCGCCGATGCTCACGATCACTTCGGCTTCGAGCGAGAACTCATAGACATGCTTGTCCGTAATCACGAGCTTTCGATCGACCTCGGTGACGATATCCTCCACTGTCTCGGTCGGCTCAATGACGAACGGTACGCCGAGCATGGCCGATACCATCATCTGGATCGACTTCATGTTCGAACCGAACGCGTAGGCGTCCCAGAGTGCGTTGGTCAGTTCCTTGAAGAACTCCGTGGACTCGGCAACGAGATCGACAGCGAACGACCAGTGCTGGTAGATGTACTCCTGATCCCACTTGCCCTTGAAGACCCACAGGCCGATCTCTTCGTCGACCAGCTCGCCTTCGTCGTTGTACACGTCACGCTTCGCCACGTAGCCACTCTCGAACGGATCCTCACGGAAGCGGAGCAGCTTGCGTTCCTTGTCGATGTCGTAGTCGACCCCGAACGTCCACGTCTTGCTCGGGTAGAGCACGCGGTTGTAGATGGCATACGGCATCTCGGTCAGCTCACCGAAGAAGTCATCCTCTGGCAGCGGGAACAGGAACTCCTCCGTCTGCGGGTCGCCATAGCGTGCTCCGCTTCCGTAGGTCAGGTTGTCCTGCCCATAGACACGGAAGACGTTGTCCTTGTCGCTGGCCTTGAGCACGAGGAGATACCAGTTCTCGGTGTGAAAGACCGGGGTAAGGTACCGGCTGATGAGCGCGACGGTCTCAAGATAGTCGTCGTGTGCCTGCTCCTGACGGTGTCCGACCGACCGCAGATGCGTGTACAGCTTGTCCCGGTCTTGGAAGTACCAGTACCAGAAGCTACCCAGTGCGGTGAGCAGCTGCTTGCCGTACTGATCTCCGGTCGGGTATGTGGTCGGTGCCGTCATCTCTCACTCAGATCTGCTTGGTGGCCATCGGCACTTCGGCAATGCTCACGTCATCCTCGTCCAGATAGAAGCACGTCGTCCTCTGCGAGACGCCCCGCTCCGGCAGGTCCGGGATCTCCAGCAGGTTAGGATCCCGCAGCTCGATCCGCCCGGTCGGTACGGTATCGGGCGGGTAGATGTAGGCATGCATCTCGATCGGAGTCACGACTGCCGACCCGTATGGCTCGACCAACCCCATCGCCGCGTCCACGAGCAGCGCCATGAAGAGCTTGCCGGTGTTGAATCCGATACTGTTTGCCCGGCTTGCCACGGCCTGCTTCATCGCGGAGATATCGAAGGACGCCGTCGTGGTGCGCCGCTGCACCTGCATGCTGACGGCGGTGAGCGCCGGGACGGGTGCCTTCACGAGGTAGTCGCCCGTAGGCGGGCGCTTGGAGCGATCGACCGTCAGGTTGTGCACCGCCTGAATATTGATCATCCGCAGTACGTAGATGTCGTACTCGGCTGTCGCGCCGATCAGCGTCGTAGGGTCGGTGGATGGATCCTCAAACGTGATGACGGCTGTCTGGTAGCGCGTGTACGCCGCCTCTTGGATGTTCTCGATGGTCTGAACGAACTCGTCCTGATCGGGGGTCAAGTCGTAGCCCCGTACCTCCGTCTGAATCTCCAGACTTCCATCGAACGCCGTCTCGCCCTTCTGCACCACGGCACTGATGAGGTAGAAGCCCGGAGCGTCGTTGCGGCCGATCGTGGCTGTCCACAGGTTACTCCCAAGATATGAACAGCTCTTCGTCACCTTGAGTTCGTCGGGGACGGGGGCCGTTCGGACGTAGAGATCCGCCTTACCACCGGTGCTCAGCTCGAAGATGTTATGCCGATCGCGCAGCATCTCGGAGTCACCGAACCCGACCTGCGAGACCGCCTGAATGTCATCCACCTCATCACGAATCAACGCTTCAATCTGCGCACGCCCGGAGAAGACCTTCGGAGCGATCCCCGACTGCGCGCGCTGTACCAGCTCCGCATTCGTCTCGGCGCTGGTGCCTCCCTCGAAGTCCTGCGCGGCAGTGATGTCGATCACACCCGCAATCGTCGGTGATACCGTGAAGCGCGAGTTGCGCTTCATCTGATACGTGCTGCCAGTCTCCTCGGCGGTAACGGGCACCGTGAAGACATAGGAGCCATCGGTACGCTCTTCAATCAGCCGCTCGCCCGTACCAAGCACGGCGTCCGCCGTCGTGACTCCCACATACGCCTGAGAGACGACGAAGTTCAATCCGTTCGCCGTGAAGACCGAGTTCGCCGGGACGGCCGTCGTGGCCAGCTCGGAGATAATGATCGCGACCAGCCCGGTAGCCTTGCTGCCTTCGAAGCGTGTAATCCCGTAGTTCGCGAAGACGGCGTCCGTCATGTCCTCGTCGGCGAGGTCGGGATTCTCAGCAATCACCAGCGGGGAGAAGGACTGCTTCAGCGTATCAATGTCCGCCCGGTTGATAGCGTGAACGATCGCGGCAGGCCGAATCACGTTCTCGTAGATCACACGGTTCTCCGTGAGATCCATGGACGGGAACTCTTCCTTCAGCAATTGACGAAGATACTCTTCGGCTTGGGTGATCGCCGACTCGGGAATATCATCGAAGGATAGGGTGCTCTCGCTGACCATTAGTCTCTCCCGAGCATGTATCCAAGGCCGCCGAGCAGCAGCGGAATGATAGCGAACAAGCTCTTACGTCCGAGCTTGCTTGGAATGTACTTACTGAAGCGACCGGTGCGTCCGAACGTCGCAGCGGTTCCCGGTATATTCCTGTATGCAGCCATCCGGCCCTTCGGTCTCGTCTTCTTGAGCTGCTCCAGCGACTCGCGCGCTGCCGTCTCCAGCAAGCCTATGTGCTTCTTGCCCTTGAGCGGAGTGGCCTTCTGTAGGTGCGTGATCAGATCGTCGTAGTCCGGCATGGCCGCACCGCCGCCAAGCCACTTGGCTGCACCCGTAGGCGCGGCAGGACTGAACGACTGTAGCTGTGTCTTAATGGCATTCGATACCGCTGTCGGGATCCCCGGTACGGCTCCCTTACCGGGTGTTGAGCGAGCGGCAAGATCCTTGAGCAGTTGCTTAATATCCGCCGACCCCGGCTTGTGGCCGCCATATTTGCCACTGCGTAGCTGATCGACGAGCCAGTCGACAGCACGCCCGCCTTCCTTGCTGCTCAGTCCACTGTGCGGAATCGATCGAAGATACTGAGGCAGCCGCTTGCCGCTCATTGAAGCTACGTTGATACCGGACAACTGCTTTTCGAGCGCGCCACGCAGTCCGGGCTGCTGCATGAACCCCGGAACGCGTGGGGTGCCGACCGGTCCGGTATCCTTGAGTGTCTTCATGATAGCGCCAACATCGGGAAGTCCGGTGACACCCGGGCCAAGCCTGCCCGACAGCTCCTTGAGTACTTCGCTGCCAGCATACGCTCCGGCACCGGCCCCAGCGCCAAGCCCGAGCAGGCTGCCGAGCGACGGCCACCACGACCCACCACCTTCAACCGAACTCGGCTGGATCTTGAAGGTCTCCTCCGCTTTCTTTGCGAATGGAGCTGGGATCCCCGGAAGTGCACTCAGCTTCATGACAACCCCTATTTCACCGAGACCGAGATCGGGAGGAACACGGTCCGAGACTCTTCGGCAACCGTCCATATTCGCACGCGCAGGTACAGCCGCGACGCCAGTCGATCGATACGATATTCGAGCAGCTCCGCGCGCAACAGCGTCTCGTCGTCTTCGAGATTCTGCCCGACGGCGTCAGCCGCCATCGTACGCGCTACCTGCGCAGCCGCCAACGCGAACTCGGCCGGGATATCCTCGTCCAACTGGATACGCCCCGCGCGCACCGCGAGCACGAATGTGCTTCCACGCGTCGGCTCATTCAGCACGGTGCCCTGATCTGTCAGGAACAGGATCGTCCACGTTTGCGCGACCTTCTGGACACCCGTGCATAGCTGGCCAGCCTCACCCCATGCAAGCTCGGTAAGTTGATCGCCGAACTCCTCGACACCTTGGAAGATCAGCAGATCTACCGTGCGCCCGGTGTAATCAGTGCTAGCCATCGCGTTGGTAGTCCTCGGCTTTCAGGAAGATCCGCGAGAAGTAGTCGATCGTACGACGGCGAATACTACCCTTCTCGTTTCCGTTCCCGGCGCGACGCGACATCGCGTGCGCTACCATCCTGATGCGACTACGCCACTGCATACGCTTATCGCGTTCGAACGCCGCCATGAAGTCGCCCTGCAGTTTCGGCAGCGCCAGCTCGTTCGACTTCGACTCCTTGTCATTCGATGCCTTGATGTACTTCTCTTCGACATCGTCACGACTGAACGTATCGTGGAGCTTCTCCTCGTCCTTCTCCTCGATCGGTGTCTTCATCGTCTGATCGGCAAAGGTCATCCACGCACGTGGCTTTGACTGATCGAACGCTGCATCAGCGACGGACTTCTCGTGCGCAACAAGAGTCTCGATGAGCTTCTCGAATCCTTTGTCCATCTCAGCTGCCAAGGTCGCGTCCTTCCTCAAGCTTCATAGCGATCTTCGCCGCGCGCTGCGATACCGCGCTCGGCGTGATCCCCAGCCGTCGTGCGATCTCGTTGGTGGAGATTACCTGCTTGCCATACAGGCCGGTCTTCCACTCAAGGATCTTCTTGTCGATCGGATCGAGGTCGTGATGCACGTACTCCAGCCAGATATCGTCGGCAGTTATCTCCTCCGTCCCCGGCAGCACCACGCCTGACTCAGGCGTATGAGTCTGCCCGGTAGCGACAATGCCTTTGGAGAACATGCGAAGGCGTGAGATTCGCTTGCCCGACAGTCCCGTCAGCTCCGACAGCTCTGAGTCCGACGGATCTCGGTTGTTTGTCTCGCGAAATTCACGTTCGGCCAGATCGAGATGATACTTATCAGCCTGAATTCGCTCGGGGATCTTGACCGGAGTGGTACGCTTCATGAACTCGCGGCGAAGCGGCTGCAACTGAATCAGTAGGTGTGTCTGTAGCTTTGCTCCCCGCTCGGGGTCGTACTTCTTGAATGCATCAATCGCTAATCGCTTCGCCCGGCCAGTCAGCGCTTTCTCGCCACCGGCGTAGCTCGTCAACGCCTTGGAGATTACCGGGTTAGCTGCCCTAAGTAGCTTGTTCAGCGTCGTCGGTGTGGGACTGCGGCGCCACTGATCATAAGAAGCATCTAGGTTGCTCGGCTCTTGCCGAACAACCTTGTCGAATCCGAAGTTCTCGACCGCGAACTTCTTTGGTGGCTGCTTCTTAGGCTTTGGCATTACTGCTCCAGTTCACTGCTCGCGCATTATAGCATCGTCTGATACGGATAGCTAGAGACTCATTCTCCCGTCAGCTTCGCGCCATCGTAGCGCGCGTCGTAGATCGGGTGCTTCTCTTCTACCATGAGACCAAGATAGCCGTCATGCTCCTGCGCAGACAGCACGTTGCTCAACTGGAATGACGTGCTGGCATTGCCGATACCGCCCGAACCGCCGCTCATCGCGAGGCGTACGCGGCGAACGAAGCCATAGATATATCGTGGCTCCTGTGAGTCGCTGAACTTGCCGCCGCCAACCACGCCTACCGCGATCGTGGATCCGGGAGCTACGTCGAGGCGGAAGCGTCCCGTGATACCGCCAATGCGACTGCTGCACATCTCGTTCAGCAGTACGAGCTTTGCGTAGGAATCGCCCATCTTTCCCTTGAGAAACTGGTTGTAGATCTTCGCATAGTCTTCCTCGTCGGTGGGCGTGTACTGAAACGCATCAGGATTCGCCGCATCCGGAATCCCGAACTTGTCCTTGCCAAGCGCTACCTTTGCGAGCAGACCTATCGACGGCTCGGTTGCCAGCCAGTCCGGCGCATTCACGCAAATTGCAATACCTTCATACGGCAAATCACTGATGTCGTCAGCCGATGCTTGTCCGATGACTGCGCTATATCGTGGCGCTGATGCATAAGGTGATACATGCCCGAGATTGTTTGCGAGTACGACAACCTTCGTAACGAGGTTCGGCGTGTAGAACGAGATGTTGACATCGTGGTACTCGTCCGGCTCGACGATAATGTACGCGTCACCACCAAGCGCACTGAAGGCGGGCGCACATGTTGCTGTATCGATGAGCGGAACGATGTGGAACGCGTATGACCGTGCAGCCGAAACAAGGGCGTGCCACAACGTCGATGCGCGCCAATTGTAAAACAGTCGCTTAGCCAACGTCGTTGTCAGCCATTCACCGACAATCTTCCTCGGAAGATCTTCGATGATGTTCTTCATAGAAAGCGTCAGCTCAGCTTTACCGAACTGCTCGGAATCATCCATACGCCCAAGCGCGTCAAGCGCTGACTCGTTCTCGACAGCCCCCCACACTTCCTTCGTGCTTGCAATCGCCGTGAAGAGGGGTTTGATGTAGCGAAGCCAGAGGTCGTCTACCGAGTTCTCCGGGTTGCCCGACACCGCAGCACTGAGATTGAAGAGCGCCGTCGGATTCGGATTCTCTTCATCCATGCCGACAGTGGCCGCTTCGAAGAAGCCGCCCGGCCCCTTAACCGCCGTGCGCGTTGTTCGCGTACTGGTACCAACCAGACCAACAAGCCAGCCTGCCGCCGTAGCCCCGATTGCGACACTCCCACCGCCAAGTTGCCGCTGGGAGGTGTATGTGACACCCTGATAGTACCCATCGAAGATAAGCGTATCTTCATCGTACGGGAAACCGGGTTCGTCCTGTGGGCTATCCTCTTCAGTCTCACCCTTTACGTAGATCTTGATTGGCGTGTAGGGCGCAGCATTAAGCAACGCATCCACCGATTCCGCCTCTTTGCCCGTACGCCCATCGCGGCCCACAACCGGGTTAAACCGCGCCGTCGGTATCTCATCAAGTGCGTACTCGATCTCGAAGTTCGAGATCTCGATGCGCGTACCGTCAAGATCCGCGTAGGCACTCCACTTGACGTGGTAGTAGTTCTCAGGCATTCGTTCCCAGCCGATGCTCGTTGGTCAGGTGGATCAGCGCAAGCAGCACGCCGCTCAGCTTGTACGGCAGGTGTGGATGCTGCTCCCACAGTTCACGGAACAAGTCATACGGTGCGCGACGCGGGAAGAGTGTCTCGTACGCCTGCGCACCGATCTTCGAAATCGCAGCCGCCCGCGCGACCATGCTCATGTCTGTGGTCGGCGGGGCGATGTACTCGATCGTCCACGCGGTCTCGCCGAGCGACGTATCCACTCGTGCCTTGTAGTTGTTGTACGGAACGAGCGGAACGTAGCTCGTGATGCCGTCGACCACGTCAACGTTGAATGACTCCTGATGCGGTGTCGTCAGGCACTTCACGGTGATCGTTGCGCCAGCGAGTTCGACATCCCACGTCGCGCGGAGCCGCCCGTCAGCGCCGCCAAGCCCCGGGTCACCCGTGAACTCAAGTCCAGCCGCAGGCTGCACGAGTGGACCGTAGCCGTACCCGACAAGCGAGCGATCGCCGAGATACGTGATGCGACTATCGAGATCGGTGATGTACTCACCGTACTCCGTGGAGTGCAGCAGCCGCATGTACTGCCACACGCTGTAGTTCATCCCCGCCGTGTCTGGGGTGGTTCCGAACAGGGCACGGCGTACCGTAAGCAGCCCGCTCGGCAGATCTACCGGCCGGTAGTACGGAGGTACGTACTCTTCGCCGTAGAAGTCAGCGCCCGGACGATCAGCACCAGAAGCGTTCAGCAGGAGCGTGCGCCCGAGGTTCGGCGTCTTCCCCGAGACGGTCGGCTGAACCGTGACGCTCGGGGTGATTGGCGTATCGGACGAGGACGATGACGGCGTCGGTCCCGGGCCGGGACCGGGGCCAGTCGTTCCGTACTCGTCGGCACCGACGCTGTACAGCGCATCGCTGCCCGGTCGATCATTGCCACGAATGCCCTTCGTGTTGGACGGAATCTGAACGGCGGAGCCGCTGCCTTCGAGTACGCCGCCCGATGCAACCATGAGGAAGTCAGGATCGCTGGAGACAAGCGACTTGAACTCGGCCGGAAGGATCGTCGTGAAGTTACTGCTTCCGCCACCGCCCCATATGCCGTTCCCGGCGCTGGCATCAGACGACGCGTTGTTGTACCCCGCGTACGGGTCCAGATTGAAGCCGGAGAAGTCACTGGTGAGACTCCCCACAGATACACAATTGCGCACGATACCCGCGCCGCCGAAGGCAAACCCATCTGCGACATTCCAAATACCGTAGTTGGCGCAGTAGTATGCCGTAAGGTTCTCGAAGCGTCCCGATCCCGAGCCGAAGTAGCCCGGAGCGATTCCGATCCCCACGTCGTTCCAGTGGTACGCCTTGAGGTTCCACGCATCGATGTCGCCGCCGAGCGACTGCAGGCTGATACCGATAACACCAAACAACTCGACGTCGAGGAGACTACCAATTGCGATGAGATCGTGCGCTACAATATCCACAGATCCCGAATAGTTGATGAGCTGAAACGCCGTCTCAGCATCCGTCAAGCCCGTCTCGTCGACCTGTAGATTCTTCACTTCGAACGTACCGGTACCGTTCACTTCCATGCGAACGATAGGCGTACCGGGGTTGGCAAGCACCTGAATGAGATTGCCCACACCGGCAACCCCGTAGTGTGGCGTATCGGAATCGAATGTGAGCGCGTAGCCGTTGAGATCGATGCCCGCAGCACCACCCGCGTAGGGCGTGCCCGGCTCACTCGTATTTCCCGTCTGCATGACATAGAGGTTGCCGGTAAGATCGTCGAGGTCAGCAATCAACGCCGACCACGTCGTGAACGTCTTGCCGGGTCCAACCTCTACGTAACCTGACGTAGTAGCCATACTACTTCACCCACGCATCCTTTTTGGGCTTGCCCCAGCCAGCTGCCGGGCGCTTCTTCTTGGGAGTGCCCTTCAAGTGCTCGCGCCAATCCCCCGAGTGATAGTGCGTTGCGATTGCTCCGCTCTCGCGCTTCGCCGACTCCAAGAATGCGTAGTGGAACCGGCACACGTTCGGGAACTTGCGCGTGACACGCTCCAGCGCGCAGCGAATCGAAGCTGGACGCGAGAGGAGAAGCTCTTTGCTGCGACTGATCTCGTGAACCATTTCAGCAAGCCACGGGTGTCCGGGAGGGGCGCCGAAGCTCGAACTGGCGAGCATGTCGCGCGTGCGCTTCGATATGAACGCATCATCCTCGCCCATGAACATCAGCAGGTTATCGATCGGCTGAAGGCATTCGATATCGCAGTCAAGGTAGATGCCGCCAAGCTGGTAGATGATCTCGAAGCGCGCAACGTCGGAAATCAGCACGGGATCATTGGTATCCATCACCCACGAGTTCAGAAGGTTCGGGAGATCTTCAGCCGACCAGAGCTTCACCCGCCACTCCGGGTTCTTCGTCACCCACGACTGAACGCAACGATGCTGTATGGCAGGCAGCTCGTTGTAGCCTTGCATCCAGATGAAGTGAACGATCTTCGGGATCATCGCTATTCCTTCGGCAACGTACGAATGTCCATTGAGAAGTTCGCAAGCATAAGTCGCGCGTCCACCGGCTGAACGATAAGCCGCGTCAGGAAGCCCTCGGAACTCTCGGAGCCGTACGTTGCGGTAACGACCTCTTTCCGTTGCGACGCTCTGTTCGCGTTGTAGTACGCGAACACTTCTTCGATGCCGTTCTGCCCCGGGTTGTTACATAGCCCGGCAAACAGTTGCCCGCGCACCGATACGTTCCCCATGAGATCGCCGAAGACGTACACGTAGACCGGGCCGCCCAGTGACGGCTGGAACTGTACGTTCACCTGCTGACCCCACGAGACACTGTTGATCAGTCCCGCCATGAGATCGAAGGTCGGGCTGAATCGGATCTTCGCCGGAACGCCTCCGCCTCGGCAGATCTGCAGAGACGTGACGAGTCCTCTACGACATGTGAGAATCTCAGCCATTCATCTCACCTTCGATGCGTACGACACGGGCGTTCAGCTGTGCAAGTGCTTCGCTGTTGTCCGCGCCGCCCTGCGACATGCCTTCCAGCCGCAGCGTCCCTTCGATCGTCATGTTGCCGCCACCGCCCTGCCCGCCAGCAGTTCCACCGCCGCCGGTCGCGGCTGCTGCCATCTGCGCCGGGCGCTGCGCGCTAGTGGGCGCGGCTGCCGCTGCCGGGTTATCTGAGGCGGGTGTGGAACGCCTTAGTTCAGCGGCAGCCGCATTCCTTTGGACAGCTCCCGCATTCGGCGGAAGCTCCGACCCCGATGACTCCTTCGATCCCGCCCGATGCACCACCGACACATCGCTGGCAGTTACGTTCGTCTTGGTCTCATCGCCCTCAATGATCATGGGGCTGCCTGCGGGGGCCGCGCCCTGCGTCTCAAAGCGCGGGATCGCGCGGGAGAGCTTGCGCGCCTCCGGCTCCTTGAGTGTTCTCTTCGTCGGCTTGGGCGCATCCTTGGTCTCCGGCGTGCGCATCTTCTGTGCCACGAAGTCTGGAACGGACTGGCGAGAAGTGGAATTCTGTGGAATCTGAGGAGCGGTGCTCTTCGGCGGCTCGCGGCGCTCGATACTCGCCGAGCTTCGGTCTACCGTACGGCTGCGCGGCTCGCGCTGTACGGGAGTAGGCGACTTGCCTTCCTTCTTCTTGATCTCAGCGATCTTCTCCGCCGCCCGCTTACGCGTCTCCGGATTCACGAACGGCAGCCGTCCCGCCTCCTTGGCCTTTGCCGTCTTGATCAGCGAGGAGGTCTTGTCGGTAGGTGACGTAGGACGTGCGACAGCCTGTGTCTGGGGTGTGGACGTCGGACGTTTCGTGTCCGGGGTCGCTGCGCGCTGCTGCCGCGACGGGGTCTTGGATTGTTGGACGCGTTCAACTATTCGCTCGGTCCGCTGAACCTCACGGTCGACCCGATCGCCTGCGCGCTGCACACTCTGAGCAACAGGCTTGCTCGTTTCGCGCGTCCGCGACAGCTTGTCGATCGCGGCATTGAGTGAGGTAAGTCCGTTCTTGAAGTCGCGAGAGAAGCGGCGAAGGTTGGAGTCTTCACGCTGCTCTGGCCGACGCGCTTGGTGTTTCGGTGGCGCGGGCGGCTTGATGTCGTCGAGCGACGGTCGCTTCTTCTTAGCGCCGGACGCGTCGTCGTTTCGCCTTCTTCGTTCTCCGAGGAAGTCCGGCATGACGACTCCTTCTCTTGCTCTTCTGCTTCATCGTGTGCGCATGCTCTGTGGCTTGCTTGCGCAGTTCCATCTCCATCTTCACTGCGTCTTCGATCCGCTTCGCTTCGGCATCCAGCTCCGCCTGCATCTTCTGGAGCATCGCCATGTGCTGCGGATCCTTACGGCGTTCCTGCGCCTCGCGATACGCCTGCGCAGCCGTCTTCATCGGCGCCCATTGTAGCCACGGCATTGCCAGTCGGCCACAGGTATTGAACTTCGTTTGTGCGCCTTCCGTCTCTTCGCGGAACGAGTCGCCCGTCGCCGAGCCTGCCAGAACGATGTGCTCCATGTAGAGCATCTCGTGCATCTTGACGAGCAGTTCGTTCTCGATGGTACGAAAAACTACCGCCTCCTTCACGTGCCATATGGGCGAGTTACTCGCCTTGCTGAAATCGATCGCTCCACTCAGGTGGCTTCGGATTGCGAGCTGGCACCACCGACTTGCCAAAAATCCGAGTCCATTGCCCGTTCCAGCATGACGTCCAGATGCAGTCGGAAGACGCGCGTCGCGCGAAGCAGCGCCCGGTACACGACTGAGTTCTTGATGCCTTCGTCGATGCGCTCCTTGACCAGCTCGCGCAGATTCGATCCTGTGGCCGCCTCCATAATCTGGTTGCCGGACCACATCACCTTCGCGATGTTGGAGACCATGCGATAACGATCCAGCATGATGTCCCAGTCATCCTGCGTCTCGATCTCACCCATCTTCTGATCGAGCGAAAGCTGCATGAAGATGCGATCATCGATGAGCGCGGGCCGGTCTGTCATTTCGACAATGAGCATTCCGCCGAAGAGCTGGTATTCCTTGGTATATAGCGTATCACCAAAGAGGCATCGCATGAACCGCTGCTTGTCCTCGTCGGTGGGCTGGGCAGCCGCCTGCATCGCCAGCTCCTCCGGGTCAGGCTCGTCATCAACCTCGTCAGGTTGGCTCAGGACGGCCCTCAGAGCCTCCAGCTCGGCCGTAACGTCCGGCTGAATCTTCTGGGTCTCCTCGCTCTCGTCAGGCTCTCTGAGAGGCTCTGGTGGCGTCTCAGCTGCCTTCTCGGCTTCCAGCACGCGCGGGTCGAGCGGCGCAGGCTCGGAGACGAGCTTCTCCATATCCCCCAGCTGCTCGCGCTTCTCCGGCGAGAGATCCTTGAAGTTCTTCACCGGTCCCAACTCTGGCCCTCTCGGGGGCTGATCGAAATTCTGTCCCATGCTTCCTCCTCGATTAGGAAGTCTGAATGTTGATAACGTACTCGTCCTTCAGCTTCTTGTCTTCCAGCGTCGGCGCTTCCTGCTCCTGCTTGTCGCGGTCCTTCGCCTGCCCCGTCGTGAAGTCGACGTTCTTGCTTGCCGAAGGATCTGCGTACTTGTAGAGGCTTTCCGTCTCCCAGCCCTCCTGCCCGGGGTGCGGGCGCGTCTTCGTGCTGCTCTCGGCTGCGTTGACCTCAGGCTCTTCCCACTTCTCCGTGTTCACGCTGAATGCTCGATACATCTGCTGCCATCGCGCTTCGATGACACGGAAGTCGTCGTCGATCTTGTACTGATCCTTGTTGCGGAAGCTGAAGCCAACCGCCTTATGCACGTCGGCATTGCCCTGACCGGAAGTGGAATCGTCGAGTGTGACATTGTCGAACTCGGCATAGAGCGTGCGCTTCGTCGTATTCGCCTCGGCATCGACGAAGCTGCCGCGCGGCGAGACGCCCGGACCTGAGCCACCGCCCGTACCGTTGTGGATGCTCGTGCTCGACATACCATTGGCGGACATGGCGCCTTGACAACTCATCGAGCCATCGGCCATCACGTTGCCCTTGGTATGCACGCCGAACTGCGTCTCCAGCAAGCCACCGCCCTTGGAGCCATTCCAGACACCGACGGCTCCATTGATATCGAAGACGCTGACGACCATGATCGCCGATGAGGTATCCATCGCAAACTGGGATGGGGTTGCCGTACTGCTTCGATCGTTGCCGACAAGCACGCCGTAGCGTTCGGTCGCCTCGTTGCCGATCTGCTTACCGGCAATCGTGGTGCGCCCGAGTCCGGAACTGATCTCGACGATGCCGTCGGCTTCCTTCGATGCGCCCGCGAAGACACGCCAATCGCTCCAGATATCGATCGCGGCATCCTTGCACTTCAGGATGATGCCCTTCGACTCGATATCCGTACCCTGCTTGCCGTCCCACTCGGATGCTGCCGGGTCCGCCTTCGAGCGGCACTCCAGCAGGATGTTGCCCTTGTCACCATCGCCCGCATAGACGTGAACGTTGTTCTCGCCCTTGATACGTACGTCCTTCTTCGACGCGGTGATCTCGTTGCACCAGCCAGCGCGACTGATAATATCGCGCGGCGCCCACGTGATCGCGCTGCGGCCCGGGCGCGTGAACACGTCACCCTGACAGGTGATTTCGATATTGCCACCACTCATGACAATCTGCGAGCCGTAGCCGTCTTCGAGAACGATCGAGCCGTCGTCGAGCATGTGGAAACTGGAGCGCGTCTTGTAGTAGCGAACGGCGTGACCTTCACGCTTATCGATCGTGACGTCGGCGTACTTCGGGAGCTTCTTGAAGGGCTTGAAGTCCATCTTCGGCTTGTACAGCGCTTCGTCGATGACATTGTCTTCATCCGACGCGCTGAACTTGATAGCAGACGCTTCAGCGGTCTGCCAGTCCTCCTTGTGTGCATCGGCCGCCTGCAACCCGAACTTGCCGAAGAGGTACTCTTCCTGATCCCACAGCTCGTTGTTCCGAGTCATGGGATTCTCGGTATCGGACCACTCGTACGGCTTCTTCTCCTGTGGATCACCGCCCGACCCATAGAAGTTCGCAGCCTTGTAGTTCGGCTCGGGGTCAGCGGCGTGATCGCCCTTCGGGTCGTCCGGGTCGCGCTTCTGCCACGGGACCGGAAGCATGAGCGACTTCTCTAGAATGATCTGCTTGGCAGAGCGAACGGCGTACGTACCGTCGAGCATCTTATGGATTTCGAGCAACCCACGGAAGTCCTGCGGATCATCCTGCTTCGCTACTCCTTCAGCCTCTGGCGGCGTGATTACGATCTGCTCACGCGACACGTCTCCGAGATACCCGCGCAGGTGCTGACTCCGGAAGACCATGACCTGCTTCTTCTCTTTCGGCTCGTAGTACGCCTTCTCCGAGCCGCGCGTGAGTCCGCCGTCATCTCCTTCGTTCTTCTCGAAGATTTCTTCGCCCGTGGCATATGAGCCCATCGACTCCCACATGAAGGGGGTGCCGCGTAGGATCTCGCTGTACTCGCCTTCATCATCGAAGGCAAAGCGCTCGGTCGCAGCGGTCCACTGCTGGGTATTCCATCCAAAGATGCGCAGCAGATCATCACCCCAGAACGCCTCGATCTTCGCCAGATCTGACGCGCGCATCGTTGTCATCAGCTTACCGAGGAAGAGCGCGACGCCGAGTTCGTTGATCTGCCCCCAGTCGCCGGGGAGTGTATCTGCTGGACGAGAGATACTCGCGTTGACGAGCCGGTTATCCTCGTTCTCGTACGGCGTTTGGTGCGTCTTGTCCTCTGGAGCACCGGCACGCGAACGAAGCACCCACGAGTCAGGCACCTGATTACGTGGATCGTTTGCAAGCGGGGGAAGCGCCTTGATTATGAATCCGTAGGAGAAGCCTTCGGGAAAGAAGCCAAGCACTTCGTCGCCGGGAAGGATCTGCGTAGCTTCGGTCGCCCCGATCGGCGTACAACTACTGCTTGTCAGTAAAAGCGCCTGCCGCGTATCACCAAATGGCGTACGCACCTTGTACGCACCGGTATACGCGAAAGCATCGTGGACTGTGCAGATTACGAATGGGTCGACAGGGACAGAGCCACTCTCGGTAGCTGCGGATTTCTCTTCCGCAGTTTGCTTCTTCTTGTCTGTCATCACAACCTCTACTATTGCTATTAACAAGCCCGCCCGGGTCGGTGACCGAGGCGGGCTTGCCACGCACGAGTGCCATTCGTACGAATGCTCGTGTCAGATACGCCTTACGCTTGACCCTGCTCGACGCGCGCCACCAGCAAGTTCACGCTCTCGTTGATGACCATGTCCTGCGCGTTGATGGAGTACGCGACACGCGTGACGACGCAGCCCGTCGCTTTGATCTGGCCCGCCTCGGTACCGCAGGAGCCCTTCACCCAGAGCGTGATATGGTTGGACTGAATGTTGCACACGTCACCGTACTGGGTCAGGAACTCCCCGACGAGCGGCTTCGGGCCAACAACGCGAGCCATCGTCATGCCGCCCTCTTGGTGGCCGGAGACGAAGTACTGCTTGTCGGTGCCGATCTCCCACAGGCGCGTGATGTTCTGCTGGTAGGTGATACCTAGCTGTTGCACCACGAGCGACTGGGACGAGGCGCCGACGAACAGTAGCTCAGTGTCATCTGCACTGAACGGTTCGCCGACAGTCGCAGTTCGGCCGAGAATGTCAGGCTGGGGCATGTCCTACTCCTTCTTCTGGTAACGAGTCTGGTCCTACATGGTCCTGCACATGATGATTGTAGCGGATGGTTGCCCACTCCGTCAACTGCAATGTAGCTGATAGCAAAAAGATGGGAGAACCGGCCGGGCGCCCGCGAGGGCGCCCGACCAGCTCCGGTGGGATGGGGACTACTTCTTGGTGTTGACCACGTTAAGCTCGGAGCTGCTGTCCCACAGCCACCCCTTCTCGACGCGGTACAGCTTGCCATTGGCGAGGCTATACGTGATGTCCTTGTCGGCGACGCGGTAGTAGAAGCTCGGCTGTTCACCGGCCGATTCCACGACACTGACGAGGTACTCGACGCCCGGCTCCAAGCGAGCCTGCGTCTTCACGCCGTTCGCGTGCATGATCACGACGTTCGGCGCGGACGCCGACGCGGGGCCGCTGACGTACGACGCGATGACGATGGTGACCACGAGCATCAGCAGCGCGACAACGACAGTCGCGGCCAGCTTCGCGCCACCCGCGAAGGTCTCGACGAGGAAGCCGGTGATGCGGCTCCACAGCGTCTTCTTCTCGACCTCGGTCTTCACGGCATCGTCTACGGCCTTCGTCTCTTCTTTCTTCTCGGCCATGGTAACGTCTCCTATGCGAGCGCGTGGATGTGTATAGGGCAGCGCCGATGCTCGCGAGTCGGTCTGCCCCGTATGAACGCCGCACGACATCCATGTCGAGCGGACGGAGTTTGTGCGTGGATGTATCTTTGGGAGGAGAGTCCGCTAGCCTCGCCATCCACGCAACGAAGCTAGCAGTGTTCGACCGAGTCGAACTACTCTCCTCCCAAGCTCTGAATTTCCGGGAAGTACAGAGGGTGAGGTACTGCATAGTTGTAATGCAAGGTTCGGTGCCGATAGCACCTCCACCCTCCATTTAATGCTACCGCAAAGTGGTGATTTATTAAGCAGGCGAGGCGGCTGCGCGGAAGGCCCAGTTGGACCCACCGCGCAGACGCCTCGCCGAGACGCCTGCGGATACCGGCTACTTCTTGCCGTTACCGTTCCCGTTGCCGAGCTTGCCTTCGACCCGGCCGAGCGAGATCTTGATCGACTTGATCTCGTCATCGATCCTTTGGATCTCCCGCTCGCGCAGCCCGCGATCGCGCGCGGTCTCCTGCACCATCCGCTCGCGCTGTTCGATCGCGTCGGCGTGGCGCTGCTTCTCCGCCTCGTACACCGCCAGCTGTCCGCGCAGTCCCGCCGCCTTGTGCTGCAGCTCGCGTCGGACCGTCGGCCCCATGCGCTTCGCCTTCTTCGGCTTCTCCGGCGATGGCGGCGCTTTCGTCTTCGTCTTCGGCATTGTGCCCCCCTCTCAAAGGTGGATGTTGGGCTGTGGATTTTTGGACGCGTCCAACAATCAGTCAAGTCGTTGAAGCGTCCACTTGAACTGTCCCCGTTCGATCCCGATCAGCGCATCGGAACCGGTCTCCTTCATATCCATTTCGACCTGCTGGGTCTTGAACCGCACCCGATCAGGCCACATCACCGACCACGTACTCTTCCACAGCACGGAGCCGCTGGCATCCGAAACGTGGAGAGACTTGTCGGCATTGAAGGAGAAGATGGACCCGGTGTCGGCCTTCTTCCACTTGCCGACATACTTGAGAAACGCGAGCTTCCGCGCCGAGCTGAGTCCGGACGTTGGAGTCTCTTCCAGTTCGATCACGGCGTCCTTCTCGACCGTGATCGTCTTTCGGATATCCTTGAACCCGTCCTTCGCCAGTATCAGCTGGTGCCTGCCCTTCGGGAGCTTGAGCGTTCCGGGAACCTCGCCGATCCGTCCAATGGGCCTGACGGAAACTACAGCCCATCCGGTCGCGTCCTCCGAGATCTCCTTGAACAGGAGATCGATGGAGTGCCGTACCGGGGCGAGCTTCAGCTTCAGCACCACGAGACGAGGTCCGACTTCGAACTCGTGCTTCAGCGGTTCCTGTCCGTCCTTCTTGAGCACCAGCGTGTGACTGCCCTCGGCGAGGGTTAATCTGACCGGCGTCTTCCCAACGGACTTCTCCTCATGCACGACCTCCGCACCGGACGGTGTCGAGGAGACGATCACCGTCGCGGCGTGTACCGGCGCTGCGAGAAGCAGCAAAGCGATCGCTATGGCTTTCATGGTGATCTCCTTTCCATAGCAATAATCCTCCATCAAATGGTGCCCCGTTTATGGCTCTAATTAAGTATACAAGAAACCCCCCGGCAACCGAAGTCACCGGGGGGCATCGAGGAGGAAGCGACCACTGGCGTAGTCGCTCCGCACGGCGCTAGATGACGAGGTGAAGCTCGATGTTGTTCAGCGGGTACGGCACTTCGAGATTCACCGTCGCGAGCACGCGGTCCTTAAGCACCGGGTGCTGTTCGAGCTGCACGATCTCGTAGGAGAGAACCTGCGGCCCGATGATGTCCGTGACGACATTGTTGTTGAAGAAGTCGAGCACGGACAGGATCTCACCGCGAATGATGTTGATCATGATCGGGGTCACGTTACCGCGTCCGATGTAGACCGCGAGTCGGCGGAGGAACGTATAGCTGATGCTGTCCACGTTCGTCGTGACCGACTGCTCACGGCGGTTGAGGTCCAGATTGTCCGTCGACAACTGATGCCGCGTGTACACGTCGCCGTCGTTCGGATCCTGCGTCACGATCCAGATCCCGGCTTCGGCCAGCGTGTTCAGCTGCGGCTCGTTGAAGAACTCCGTGGTCCGGCTGACGTCGTCGAACCCGAGGATCTCCACGTTCGTCAGCGGGCGATGAGGCAGCGACGCGGAGCGCAGCCCTGCGAGTGCGGCGCACAGGTAGTAGCCCGCGAACGTCTCACCGGCATTGCTGATCTCGTCCGGCCATACGAGGTAGACGCGGCGGCTGTTGAACGTACCAGCGTTCGTCGCGTACTCGGTCGCAATACCGGTGCGCGACAGGTTGCGCCAGATCTCGATCTTGGACGGCACGGTGATCGGGGCCGACGGGCCGCTGACGAGGCGAAGCTCCTCCTCGTTCAGCACGGCGTCGATCACGTACTCGCTGTACGTGATGTTGCCGAAGCCGTCGTCCTGATACTGCGCGCGAACGATGTCACCCGCAGCCACCTCCTGATCGAGGCTCGTCAGGAAGTGCTGACCCTCTGCGCGGACCAGCGTGTACTGCGTGCCGGAGGTGTCCGGGTCGTCCGTGATGGTCGCGAGGACCGGATCACAGTCGCCCGCACTCAGCTCTTCGGAGCAGGTGTAGACGCCCTTCTCCGTCGCGGCTTCGAGGTTGAACCAGCCGATGCGCCAGCGGCCCTTCTCGGCACTGGACATCGCCTCAATATGAGCCTGCACCAGCTGAAGCACTTCCTGCTCCTGCGTCATCGGCGTGAGCGAATAGACGTCGTCGCGACCTTCGAGAACTTCGAGAGCCGCCGCCCAGTCCTCCAACTCGATCGGGCTGGAAGCACACACCGCGATGTACTTCACCGGTGTACCGGCTGAGTTCTGCAGCGCCTTGTAGACGCCGAAGACCAGCGGGTTGTCCGGGTCGATCACGGCACCCTGACCGAAGTTGTCGGAGTTGAGTTCCGACACGTCGGAGACGGAGTTGACCTCACCGCAGAACGTCGGCAGGAGGTCGCGGTGCTCGACATAGACCTTACCGTCCTTCACCGGCAGCGCAGTGAGAACACCGCTGCAGGTGTAGCTGGCATCGTACGCGACGATGCCGGACTTCATCGTGATCTCCGTCTCGCTCTGCTCCCAGTTCACGAGCGGCGCGAAGCCGGTGCGCTCCTCGGAGACCTGAATGTCCTTCTTGATGTAGAAGGTCACGTTGAGGCTCGGCGGCACCTCGGAGCTGCTGGAGCTGGTGCCGTCGTTGCAGATCCCGCGCAGTTCGAGCGGGAGCGGCGTCGCAAGCACGACGGTCTTGACGGCGCCATCCGACTCCGCCTCTACCTCGATGAGGTAGCGGTCGCCCTTGCACAGGCCGTTGGCAGCCGACGTGAATTTGATCGTCAGCCCCTGCGAGCCGATCGACACCGGCGTATTGAGCGCGGACACGACCGTCGGCGCGCTCTGGTCGACGCCCGTCGTGGTCGTCGCCTGAATGCGCGCATCGCCGAAGTCGCCTCCCTCGACGACCTCGACAACGTACGTCGTGTCGGCCGTACCGAGGTAGACCCCACCGCTGGCCGAGACCGGTGCATCGAAGTCCTGACGAACGGTGACAACCCACGTCTGCCCGGCAACGAAGTCATCCGGATCGACGCCCGGACCAGCGCTCGACGAGCCGCCGTTATCGAACGTGACAGTCAGGCCGCGCGCCCCGATGGCTGTCGGGGAGCCGAACGCCTGCGGCGTGATTGCCGCGTCGTCATCTGTACCACTCGACGAGGTGACCTTGAGCACGGCAGTCTCGGCGTCGCCGCCGGAGCCACTGCCGATGCATTCGATCGTGTACGTGTCTTCGATGACGCCATCCTCACGACCGTCGAAGCTGGCGCCGTTGGTCCCCGTGATCTCGACAGAGTTGGTGTCACCAGCGGTCTGGCTGTCAGTGACGTTCGCCGTCTGCGAGTTCTTGTTGACGGTGTCCGACTCGGCTGGCTGAATGACCGCCGGGATCGGGTCGGGGATGAAGCCGAGAATCTGCGACTGCAGCGACTGCGGCTCGCCGCAGGAGCTTGCGAGGATGTCGAGCACGTCGCCGACGGCTACGTCGCGATCGCAGAAGACGCCGCTGCGATTGTAGCCATTCTTCGTCTGTAGGACGAGCGTATCGAAGCGTACTCGGTTGCGGTAGCCGCTGACTACCTGCCCATCGCCGGTCGTCTCTTCGTAATACTCAAGAAGAGCATCGTCGATGTACACTTTCGTGTAGTCCTCATCGACAACGCCACCGGCGGGACGGTTCGGCCATAGGTATGCCGTATCCGTGTCCGGGATGTAGTGATCGGTCACCTTGATGAGGGGCTTCTCGTCCTCATCGGAGTACCGGTTCAGCGCATAGTGAGGACCGATGATGCACGCGCGCAGCGGGTCCGTGAGCGCTGTCGGCAGGATCGAGAACTCCTGATACACCAATGCCTGCGGGACAACATATGCCATGACTAGTCTCCTTCGGTTCCAGTCGCTCGAAGATCGATGGCGAGCGTCTTGAGCCACGGCGCGTCCGGCACGATGCGCCACGTCTCCAGATAGGCCCAACCAAGGACTACCGCTGCTACGAAGTGCTGATCGTATTCCTCAATGCGGTTCACATCGGACATCTCGGTCGTCTCAAGACGATGGAGCTTGAGATCCTTACGGATCGCCGGGCCGAACTGGACCAGCTCCCGAAAGACCTCGTAACCGAGAACTTCGGTCTCCGCACCGGTACGCCCGATGCAGAAGATCGTGTGACTGCCCAAGACGCCGATCGTGTGATACTCGCCACGAAGCGTCGTGAGCGACCCGTCTTCCTCTTTACCGAGGCCGGACGTCATACCGTGGTTGATCCCGAGCTTCTGCGTGCGCAGCGGATTGCGCTTGATGTAGATCGCGATCCGCTTGCCCAGTATCGCGGGATCCCACTTGTAGACGGGCGCGATGAGGATTCCTGTTTCTAGTAGTCCTTCAGATGTGTCTTCAGGCTGGAGCTTGACGATGTTGTCTTTGAGTGCTTCGTCTTCGATATAGTTAGGTGTCGAAAAATGGTTCTGAAGGATCCTAAGTATGGCTCCTGTGAGGATGTTCGGCGTGTGGCCAGTCGAGCATAGGCTGCTGAACTCTTGTAGGTCGACAAGAGTCGGCCCAGCTAGGGGGCTGGGAGCAGGCGCGGGAGTAGTGCAGTCGCTTATGTTGGCTTCGGCCACGACTCGCCTTCCTTGTCCTGCCGCTTACGTAGCTGCCCGAACTTCGGCGCAAGGCGCTCTTCGAGCTTGTCGAGATCAGGGGTCCACGTCTCGATGTCGATGCGCCCCATCATCCCAGCCTTACGCTTCTTGGCCATCGTTACTTCTGCTGCTCGCTCGCCTGAATGAGCACGTCGACGAGCGCCGGGGCCAGCATCTCCTCGCGCACGCCAGCCGCCTTCGCGAGCGTGCCGTAGTCGAACTGACCATTCGTCTCATTGCAGCGACGGTCGATACCGACCGCGAACGCCATCAGGCGCTCCTGCCCTTCCTGCTCAGCCGCCTTCTTCTCTTCCGACATCTCCTCCTCCTTCTCGCCGATTGGGATTCCGATTGGGCCTTCGCCCTTGCCGTGACCTTTGCCACGGCCCTTACCCTTGGACTTGATCTTGCTGCCCGGACACGGCTTGTCTTTGTCTGGCATGATTTACCAATCCTCGTATGAGCTGTCGAGTCCGCTGTTCACGTCACACGTCTGCCCTCCGGACGAGATCGAGGACAGAGAGGAAGACGGATTCGGTACCAGTGGTATAGAGTAAACGATGTCCGTCATAGGGGCAAGTTTAATTGTCGCCTGCGCCACCAACGGCAAGCTCTTGATCTGCGCTATAACCGTATAGTTGTCAACGATATAGCGCTCTCCGTTGTCACCCCGAACCCACACATCGCGCGTGTCGATCGCTGGATAGAGGATCACGCGCCCGCGCTTCACGATGTCCGAGGCGGTACCGCGTGGAGGATCGCCATCGACGATTCTTCGATTCCATCCACCATCAACCGTTATCGTGTAGGGCACTGCGGGGTAGTACCCACCGACAAGCCCTGTGCCGTAGCAGGTCGGGCAATCGGAGTCGGTGACTTCCTTGGTATCCCAGTCGAGGCAGCGCGGGCAGGCTTGGCCGAACTTCTTGCGCACGAGGAGATGGCCACGTGTGCCTTCGTACTTCTGCTGCACGTACTCTTTGCGAATGATCTCGCGCGCGACCAGCCAGTCGCGCCGATCGAGCACGCCGTTCGCGCGCACGGGCTGCGACTTGAACGTGGGGCAGCCGGGGACGCCGGGAAGCACGAGGCGCACACGGTAGTACGCTTCGATGAGCGTGGCCCAGTTGCGCTTACACACATCGTAGTAGCAGCAGTCATCGACGACGGGCTGCTCATTGAGTGTGATCCAGTTGTCGGTTGCGGGCCACCCGAAGTCCACGAAGAAGTGGTACTCCCCCGCGAAGTACACAGCGTCCCCCGCGAGCCGCCAACAAATGTAGGCGCCGTTGTTGCCAAGGTACTGAACGTCGACTTGTGCGAATTCGCAGTCCACTAGCGGTAGTAGCTCTCACGCCGATAGCCGCCAAGTACGGAGAAAGTACCCATCACATTGATGCGGTACTTCGTGTCCTTCACCCACAGCTTCCACTCGTCCCACATCTGCTGCCCGAGCGCCTGATAGGACTTCCAGCGAAGCGTGTCTTCGACCGTGACGCCGCCCGCGCTGTAGTTCAGATCGTTGCGCATCATGCGGTTCGCGCCGATTATGAGAAGCTGTGCGACGACGGCGCGCGAGTAGTGGTACCGGTACGGGAAGTTGGTCGTCTTGTAGTATGCGTTGACCGGAGGCAACGCTTCGTTCCAGTAATCAATGCAGCGACGCATGCACAGATCGATCTCGTTCGTCTTGAACTCAATCTCGTCGAGCAGGAAGTTCGCTTCCGGGCTGATGTCGCGCATCGTCATGCGGATCTCAGCAACCGTCAGCGTCGCCCCCGTGCCGACGCGTCGCAGGTCTGGGTTGACTTGGAAGAAGAACGGGAGCGCGCGGCGCATATGGCCATCGCTCCACAGCTCGATCTCTGCGGTGTAGATACCGCCGCGCGCCGTGGTCCGCTCTGTGTAGGCGATCGATACGACACCGCCGACAGCGTCCACGACGGTGACCTCAGGCTCCGCCCAGTTCACTGAGTCTTCAGGCATTTCGCGAATGACGCATTTTAGCCCAGTGAAATTGTCCTCGCCCGAGGAGCTGGAGGCTGGGTCGTAGTCAGACAGGTTGACCGGTACGCCGGTGCTTGGGTCGTAGAGGGTTAGCTGAACCTCACCGAGGGTGCATTGGTCCACCTCGACGCTCGGGATGTCCCGCACGCTGTTGTAGCCGCTTGATAGGCAGTCATTGGCAAATGGCATAGTCTCCTCCGGCGGGCACCCTCATCTCACGTATCGTAACCGCTGGAGGCGCACATCGCAAGAGCGGGCTAGTAGTCGTAAACGTAGCGCTCCGTCATCGCCATCATCTCGGGGCGGACCACTTCGCAGTGATCAGCTCCTTGCCTACGGACAGGATTTGGAAGCCGAGATCGTCCTGCAGCATCTTCGGAGTCCACTTCGATACGTGGGTCTCGTGCATGTTCCCGAGATACGATCCCTGCCTTGCCGGGCTGACCGGCGTAGACAGCAGAATTTCGCCTGCGCGCGTCTGCAGTCCTTGAATCATCCAGCGCGCGCCCGCGACCTTGAGATGCTCTATTATATCACCAAGGAACATGAGATCATAGTGCGGCCACAACTCATCCGGCCAGCCAACAACCGCGTCGAGGATGTTCGTGATAACGATCGTGTTGTAGACGTACTTGTGCACTGGCGTAATGTAGTCGGACCACACATCAATCGCGTCGATGCAAACCTGCCACGTATTCCGATGGTAGCGCCCCCGCATGCGATCGAGCACATCCCGGAAAAGCAGCCCATAGCTCCCAGAGCCACAGCCGATGTCAAGCACATGCTGAGGCCGAAGGCGCTGCACGCGAGAGACGATCAGGTGGGTATTCTCGGAGCTATGAATTGGCATCTTCAGCTTGCTCCACTGGATGGGTTACATGAACAGAGTCGTGCTCCGGTACGCGCGCGATCTCCTGCTCCCACACTACCTCGAACGGCTTGTACGGTACCAGTTTGTTCAATCGCGACCTCGGCGTGCACGAAATCAGCTCGAAGTTCGCTTCTGGGGCATACCGTAGTATCTTCGACATCTGCCGAAGAGCAAGGTTGTAGGTGTTCTTATTCCAGTCGAGCTTCGCGGCATCCATATCAGACGGAAAGCCGTACGGATCGTCCGGGTTGATGTCGAAGCCGCAACCCACCGTGTAGACGGTGCGGAAGCCAAGCCGATAAAGTACCTGCACCGCAGCCGTGAAGACGTTCTTCCACCAGCCAATGTACTTCCCGCGCACGAAGAAGTTCTTATAAAGCATGTCCTTCTGATGCGGGAAGAAATACGTGTTCGGCAGCGCGCGCCACTTGGTCCCGGCAATCTCGCAGCCCATGCGGTTGTGCTGTGCAAACTTCATGATCGATGGGTTCCGAAGGATCGACTCCGAGTAGTTCGTCGCGCGATCGCAGCCAATCCAGAGCGTCGGCTTGAAGGTCACCCCTACATTATTCATGGCCATCGTCACGATATTCGGGTGGACGAGCGACGGAGCGATCTCACGATGCTGCGGCCCGCCGCCAACAAGAAAGCACGCTCCGCTAAAGAGATTGTCGAGGTCGGTCGCCGACCGTCGCAGTCCGATGTATCGATAGAACACTAGAGCACTCCCATCAGGCCCTTGACAATGAACGGATCCAGCTCGCGGCGAAGGCGCTCATAGCCAAACAGCTTAATCGCCTTTTCGCGTGCGCGCATGCCCATCTCGTGACGCTTGCGTGGGAAGCGCACCAGCTTGGACAGCTTCGCGACAAAGTCCTCCGTTGAGTCACAGACATACCCATCTTCGTCGTCTTCGATCTGCTCAGCAGGTCCGCCACGGTTCTCGACAACACACGGGATTCCCGACGCCATAGCCTCGCTGACGGTGCGGCACCATGTTTCGGGCATGGAGGGATCATTGATGTAGAGCATGACGTCCATGCCCGCGAGCATATCGGGTACCGGCATCGACATCTCTTTGATGAAGGAGAGACGCGGGACGCGCAGCTCGCGCAAGGAGTTGTGGCGCCCGCCACCGACGACCTGAAACGAGGTGCTCCCGTACTCCTTGCCAATCTCGCGCATGACGTCATAGAGTTGCTTCGGGTACTTCTTCGAATTCCACGCCGAGCAGACCTTGCCAATCACGCAGTCCGTGTGCATCTCACGTGGAATCGCCGAGTAGGGTGCCGTGTTGATGACGGGCGGGCACAGCACGACATTTCGCATAACCCCGAGAAATCTCGCGAACTTGTCCTTCACGAACTTCGACACGAAGACATCAGCACCGGATGGGAAGATGGGGTTGGTTACCGCATGGTGAAAGAAGATGACCGGCCACTCCTCCAGCCAGTTGTACGGTGGCCCAAGCACCTTCTTGCCCTCGATCGAGTTCAAACAAACGATCGCCGGGTTGATCTCCTTGAGTAGCCCGGGCGTGAGCATCTCGACCTTGGCGATCTCACAACCGTGTGTGAGACGCCACTCGTCCATCATCTGAAAGTTCTCGCCACCGAAGTGCGCCTGATCGTACAGGTAGACGACGACGTGATGGAACTCGGGGTATGCCGAGATCATGTCGTACATGAACATCGGCACACCGCCCTGCCAAAAGAAGTTGTTGGCATGCAGCATGACGTTGCTACGCAATCGTGTCCTCCTCGCGGCACAGACTGCAAGCATTGAATGCGACCTAAATTGGTATAGGGAGTATGACGCAGCTACTGAAGAATTGCAACGTCGAAGTTACGCCCCGTAATAGTCGAACTGGAACTCCGCTGGAGGCGCACATCGCAAGAGCGGGCTAGTAGTCGTAACCATAGCGCTCCGCCATCTGCATGATCTCAGTACAGAGTGCCTCGTCCTGCGCCTGCAGGTCGAGCCACGTCACCTTTCGGTACCCGGCGTGATGCCGACGCGTGTTCGTATCATTTGGTACCTTGCTGAGTGCGCCGTAGTTGGGGAGTAGCCCGAGGAGTTCGCAGAGCTTTTCGAGATCCATCGAAAGATCCTCGATACGGAAGCGCACGCTGGCCTTCGCCTCAGCCATCTTGTTCCACTCGACCCAGTACTGCATGCCCTGCAACAGGCGCGGAGAATCAGGACTGATGCTCGGCGCGTGCTTGTAGATGTACTCCCACGACGGATTGCCAAGTGTCCATAGGGAGGCAATCACGCGCACCGGGTGGCGCACCTGATGAATGACGAAATACTTCGTCGGGTCGACAATCGGCGCGAGATACCAGCTGACGTTCCCGGCCGGTTTCGGATCGTTGGTACGTGCGGTCTCATGCCCGATATTCAGGCCAAGCTGCCGAAGCACGCGCGTGATGTAGAGCGTTCCGCTACGGCCGCATCCAGTGATTGCTATCTGTCGATCGTACATTCAAACCTCCTGCGTCGTAATCATAACCCGATCCGTTGACGTTACGCCCCGAAGTAGTCGATGTGAACTGTCGTCTTCCACGGAAGACCAAGCAGCGGGAAGCCGGGGATACCAGCAAGCTCCATCTGCATGTGAAATTCGCTATCGCCCGACACGTCAGCATACCCTCTCGTCGAGTTCTGCGCCCAGTCGATGATACCTGTGACTTCGTCGTTGATCTGATAGCCGCCCACCTTGGCTATCGGTGTTTTGAAGACCCACCGCGTCCAACCAGATGACGGTGTGTTCGGCTGAATTGAATCGATAATGTGGTACTCTCTGTTGTTAGCGGCGTCGGCTAGCCAAGCACCGTAGCTGTTCGGATAGGCGAAGCCCACGTTGATATCGACGTAGTTCTGGCCCTGTGGCGCAGCCGCACCCAACTGGTAGACGCGACAATTCCCGCTCATTGAAAGTCGTATCCACCCGTTGACCGCATCGTAGTCCGCATCGAGATTGCCCTGCACAAAGTCGTCCCTCTGATACAGGTGCAAGTTAATCTGCTGGTCTATGCGAACACCAAATAACCCGCCGCTGTACGGCTCAAACGCCCAGAACGCCCGAGTGACCATCCGGCACTGTGATTGCGGACCGACTGACAGATTCGTGGTGGCTGCCGCGCCGGTGGGATCACTAATAAGGTAATTCCCGTAGTGAAGTCCAAGTCCGCCACCCCCGCCGCCGCCATCGGCTGGCGCCCACGAGCTTCCGTTCCACGTTAGCACCTGCCCGTTGGATGGAGCAGTCGCAAGCACAGGCCGCGCCTGCAGCTGATCAGCGTTATGTGTCGGCGTTCCTTCGATGTGCTCGGCTTCGACAACCCACGCCGATCCGTTGTACCGCTTGACCTTCAGATTCCCGACATCGGTCGTGTCGAGCCACGTGTAGCCAGCCTCGGGGGCTGGAGGCTCCGTCGTTCCCGCATGATCTGTAGCCAGCGCATTGAAGTTGTCGCGAACTTCCTTCGCGTCGGCTTCGGTATCTTCGACTGGCTTGGTCTTGTCGAAGGTCATTTCCACTTCGCTCCGCTATTCCACTTGGCCCCGGAGTTCCACACGAGCGTCTCAGGCGTCAGGCTGGATTCAGAGGACGAACTCGACGAAGATGATGACGGAGGCTCTGGTATCCACACGTTCGGGTAGATCTCCACCAGCTCGGGAAGCGTACGGTGCGGGCGGGCGTTGTACGCTAGATCGGAAGGGACGATCGACGCATCCTGCCCAGCGTCGAGCACGCGCTTCTTTCGCTGCAGGTAAAGGTCGGACGACTCACTCATCGCACTTCCTTCTCCCGCAGAACGGCGAGCGCCGCCTCGACAACCCCCTTCAGTTCACACGTGGTCTTCGCATTCTCGGTCAGCTGCTCGGTCAAGTAGTCGAGGCGCTTCCACTGATCCTTCACGTTATGATCGACCGTTTGTGCCACCTTGTCGAGCTTCTCGTCCATGCGCGCAACTATACCGCCGATCCGCCCTACGCTCTGGTTGGTCTCGTCGACGCGCTTGTCGAATGTGGCTTGTCGCGACAGGATATACCCAAGTACGACCGCAAGAATTGTGCCCATGATTGCAAGCATGGCAAGCATGACCTGCATGCCTTCAGACATCTCGGCAAGCACATAGATCATTTCTGCTCCGGCGCCGGGGGTGCGCTCTCGGGGTTGCGCTTCGAAATCCTCGGATCGTTGCGCAGATCAAGTTGGATGCCGTGTTCCTTTGCATGCAGTTCGAGCGCATCAACATCCATTCGGATCGGTGCGGTGTTGAAGAAGTTCCTCTTGGTCTTGTCGATGGTCCGGAAGTGCCACCAGCGCATCAGCAGATACGTGGTCAGCATACCAAGTCCGAAGATGACGGTCTTGTACACGAGGATGTTCTCCCAGATCCACACACCCATGCGCGAGATGACCCCACTGCACTCTTGGTTGATCTCGACCAAAAGCACGCCGACGAGCGCCGCAATCAGCGCAATGCGAATTGACGCCTCACCTGCGGGCTGTACCGCCTTGTAGAGCTTGCTCGCACCTCGGTACATTTTTCGGGTCAAGGTTTCTCCAACTTGGCTCTGAATCTCTGTGCTCACGGGCCTTCTCCTCGATAATACCCTGCGCAGTCCAAATCCACCAGCCCGCAACCAATCTTCTCATCACGGCATCTGTGGTTTGCGCAGCTGCTCCTGCACGCGCTCCTGCATGTGCTTCAGCTCATCACGCTTGACCTTGAGGTCGGCAATCTGCCTGTCCAAGCTCGCCACGAGCTTGTCACGCTGCTGCTCCAGCGCAGTAATCTGCTGGTCAATCATCTTCGCCGGGGTGGATAGGTCAACTTGTGGCATCTGGAAGTTGCCAGCCATCAACCCGCCCGCCGCCAGCCCCGCAACGCCGGGCATGGACGCAGCACGTGCTTCTGCCCGCGACTTCTCCCTACCGGTTCTCCTCGACATGTGCTCCTCCATTACTACTTCACATCCCGCCAGCGGACGCGCACCTCGACGCGGACCTCCGCGACCTTCCCGGCCGGAACAGCCTCCGGGAGCTGGAACGCGATCACCCGCTGCCCCTCGACCAGCTCGAAGCGCTCCTCCGACTGCGGCACTGCGAAGACCTTCCGATCTTCCAGATTGATCTTCTTGTCTGCACTGACGTCAATCTTCTGCGGTTCGAGCGCCATGGTACTAATCCTTTCTCAGCAGCTATCTACTTATTGACCCCAAATCCTCAACGTACTTCGTGCCGCGCTCCTACGCAGACGGTGCGCCGTACCTGTACGGGTGCGTCGATGGAAGACTAGATTCAAGTCCCCACTTCCACGCAAGATATCCTTCAAGCAACTGTCGCGTTGCCGTCGTGACGGTCCCGTTGATGATTATGACTTCGCCCAAGTCGAACCCTTGGAAGTCGACCTCTCCTGTACCGATCAGTATGTTGGCAACCGGAGCAACTGAGTGTCCCGTCGCATCCCCTGCCAAAAGTGCTCCATCAATGTAGATCTGCTGCACGTCGTCTGTCGTGCTACAGTAGAATGACGCTATGTGGATCTCATTGTCCGACCATCCCGATGCCGCTTGGACACGATTATCTCCCCCATTTTCCGCAACGTCGAAATAGATTATTCCATCAGACCAAGGCAAGTGCGCCTGCCAGCGGCTCGTGTCGGTGTCTTCCTCGCCCGTCAGAGAGAACGCAGTGCCTTGAGTCGATACGTCCCTGCTCCGCTGCACCATGATCACGAATGCGTCAGTGATCGACGCACCGAACGGATTGCGTCCGGTCTGCATGAAATCGTTGGAACCGTCGAAATACAGAGCGTTGAGACCCCCGATGGTGACTGAACCAGTGACAGGCTGGTCTGCTGCTGTGGTCTGTTCAAGATTGAGCACATTGCCCGACTTGTCGTCCCACTGGCTGACCGATCCTGCCGCATCTGTGATCGTGTCTTCATCAGAGGCATCGCACCACAACTGCGTCGTGATGTCTGCTGGACTCCAAAGCGTTGTGGTGGGTGCGCCCCACTTGTACGGATGGTCAGCCGGGAGGTTGTCCTCAAGTCCCCACTTCCACGCGAGGTAGCCTTCGATCAGTTGTCGTGTTGCTGTGTCTATATCGTGGACGATAATCACCTCGCCGAGTATACCATCAAACGCTCGACTGCTACCAGTATCCGCAACGCGCCCAATGATGAACGTATCACACGTTCTGTTGTCTGTGGTGACTACGAGGACGGCAGTGTCCTGCTGCGTGCCGTCTGCCCATACCTCCACATATTCTTGTGCGTCACTGGTACGATCCAGAAGCCCCATCTGCACATATGGCGTACCCGTGGCTAATGTGCCACCCTCTGCTTTGACGGAAGCCGAACCGTCGTCTACCATTGCGAAGAATTGGCCCCCTTCAAACGTGGACCCGATGTGGCACTCCAAGACATTATCGCCACCATAGCCGTTGTATTGGGAGTTAGCTACTCGCCCACCGCTATCACTGAAGTACGTGACGATCTGCGAGACACTTGAATCGTACTCAGCCACCACGAATACAAACGTCTCTTGGTTGTCGGGCAGCAATACCGCACCGCCGCTCGTGTTTATCAAGTGGTCAGCACTGAAGTCCAATACATTTAACCCGCCAATCGTCCGTGAACCCGTTTCAGGTTGCTCGCTGCCGGTCCCTTGAGTCAAATGGTAGTCATTCCCTGACTTGTCGTCCCACTGACTGACTGCGCCACCAGACTCTGCGATCGTGTCCTCGTCGGCAGCATCATACCACGCCTCCGTACTGATCTCTGCCGGTGTCCACAACTGCGCCTTCCTTATTGCGGACACGTTGGACATCCACGGCCAGTGATTCTTGAACCTGTGCGCGGCTGGAAGACTCACACCAGACCCCACTTCCACGCAAGATATCCTTCGACCAGCAGACGCTGCTCAGTGGTGATGTCGTGAACGATTACGACCTCGCCGATCTTACCCTCCATCAGACGATCCAGTGCGCTGTCCGATGAGCCATGACCTCCGACGCAGAAGTATTTAGCGGCAGTGTTGAGCGCGTTGCCCGGTGCTGTTCTGAGCCACGGGTTGTACGCACCGTCCTTGCCAGCGTAGAGTTCAAGTTTCGTTGTCCGGTTGATTTCGCCACCGTACAGGAACGGCACACCGTTGGTCTGCGTTGCGGAATATGCATCCTGAAGACCTGTAGTCGTATAGGAACGGTCTTCCGCGATGGCGCGAGTTTGTGCAGCAGCAAAGTCATAATGGCATTCAAGGTTGTTGCCACCAGCACCGTTGTACGGTGTACCGGATACAAGCCCGCCCGATTGCTGGCTGAAATACGCGATGAAGTTCAGATTCGCAGCAACGTCAGGCTCCACAACGGCAATCACGAATGTTCTCGTTGCAGTCGGGAACAGGTTGGCAACGTCGGCGTTGTCTCGGAACAGCCTATCCCGATCGAACGTGATGACGTTGTATCCGTTGATGGTGTCCGAACCCGTGACCGGCTGCTCAGACGCATCGCTGCGCGAAACGTCAAACCCGTTGCCAGACTTGTCGTCCCACTGACTGACCGCGCCGCCCGATTCGGTGATCGTATCCTCGTCGGCAGCATCGAACCACGCCGCCAGAGAAGACCCTAGCTGCTCAGGAGTCCATCCATGCTGGAAGAGGCTGAGTAGACTCACAGCGATTCCCTATGGTTCTACCTCGGCCTGAGCGTAGTTCGATGAGTCGTAGTCCTCTACGGTCATCCCAGTGTAATCCTGATCTGGGCATACCGTGTACGCCCACTTCCCGTCGAGTCGTTGCCGTGGCGTTGCCCACCGCGTCGTCTGAGCCTGATACTCCGCGCCGGGATGCGTTGCGAAGTGCGCTTGCAGGTCGAGTGCCTGCTGTGCTTCGGCTTCGGCTTCGGTGTCAAAGACTACTTCCTGCATGATGTCTCCTACCCGTAGTTCTGCGTGAAGTTCGCGAGGTAGTTCGTGCCGTCGTAGTACAGCACCAGCATGTCAATCGCGTCATTCACCTCAGTGATGTTGAGCGTCGAAGGAGCAGACCCTCCCGGCACGAGAACCGTAGAAGGCAACACCACGTCGCGGAACGTACCGCCCGAGTCCTGAATGAACTTGATCATGTACGTTTCGCCTGCAACAGGATTATTGAGCGTCAGGGTAACGTCACCCGTTGCGCTTTCAAGGTCTACTTCGACAGACAACCCGTCATCCCAGTCTATCGTCTGGGTCGTTCCGGTCGGCGTTAACGTCGATTGCTTCAGGGCGCGCATCTGAAGAGCGCCACCGCCTGCGCCTGTGAGGACCGTCCCTTCAGCACCGTCGGTTGCCAGATCCTCGACGGTGATCTCGTCGCTGCCGCCGTCGCTGTGATCGGAAGCGTGCGCGAAATCACTGATCGTGCTCTTGGTCTGCGTTCCGGTGTGGTTCGCTCGCGCCCTGTCGGTCGCGTGGTAGTGGAGTGTCGAATCGCCACCGTCTGTTAGATCAGTGTGCCGTGCTGCAGTGAGATGGTAGTACTCATCTGTCGTGCCGCCCTGCAGGCCGCCCAGATCGTTGTGAACGGAGACAGGTGTGTACCCGACATCCGTGTCGTACAGGATATCGACGGCGACGAAGTTGGTCGTACCCTCCTGCACTATGATTCGCGCCGCTAGCACGCTCATGTAGCTGAACAGGTCGGGCAGGTCGGTCGGGAAAGTCTCAGAGCGAGCCTCAGCCTCAGAGTTGTATTCGTTGCGCCCATACACGACATGGAGTGTGTCGGCAGAATCCGGGGTGATGAACACCCAGCGGATCGCGAACTTGTTGTTGCCGAGAGACGCAGGCGTCCCGGAGCCGTCGTCGTAGAGCGTGTTGTCGACCTGACGAGGAGCCGCTGCTGTCGAGCGCGTGAAGCCTCCAACGCCGTCTCTGTACCACAGGTCGAATGTATCTCCGACGCTCGTGTCGAACGCAGAGGAGATCCACTGCTCCAGCGCGTTCCATCCGATGCCCGCAGTCACGTCGAGGTAGCGCGTACCGGTCTCGCTCACGATCGCGCCGGACGTGCGTACAACGCCGTCAACGGACCCGAGCCGCTGGATCAGCGTGGCGACCATGTTGGCGATATCCTGACCAACGTCGTTGACCCAGATCTTCGTGCCCTTGCGGTAGGCAGTCGTGAGGAGGATCTGCGTCGTGCCGTCGATAGGCGCAGGCGGGACCGACGAACCGATGATCGGAGTGCCACTGTTGTAGTCGACGTAGATGAAGTTGAGCGCGTTGTCGGAGAGCGGACCAACGCTCGCGTCAGCCGTCCAGTCGAAGAACAGGTTCTCGCCCGTGGGCGAGTTCGTTGACTTGACGATACCAGTTCCGGCTGTAACGGCCACCGTGCCGTCACCGTTATCGGTGACCGCGCCACCAGTGATGCGCCCTGCGGACTGTGTTATGTCGTACCAGTCCTTCAGGGTGTCGTAGGTCGGGGTGCCGAGGATCGCTGCTGTCACCGCGCCCATGGGCAGTGTGCCCGGCCCTGCAAAGCCCCCACGACCGATGAACTCACCGCGCAGGTCCACATAGTCGTCGCCGCTGTCAGTGCTCCTGATGCGACTCTTCACCGTGTTGCCGTAGCCGTTTGAGGTCTGGTAGATGATCGTCCCGACAAATCGCCACTCGGGCGACGGCAGTCCGTTGGTGATCAGGCTGTTGATTTCGGTGACCGCACCGTCACGGGCGTTAATCAGAGTGCTATAGTCGCTCTGACCTTGGAACACAACGAACGGTCTGTCGGTATCGTTGGTGACGGCGACGTGCGCGAGAACGAATTGGTTATTGGTCACCTCTGTCTGCTGCCAGTTGCCACCGGTCAGTTCGTTCCATGCAGCGCGGCCTGTTCCCGTGGTCAGCACGCCGAAACTCGCAGTCTCGTCTACGCGCCAGATGTCGGATGCGTCCGCTCCCGAGCGATAGTACACCGGAATGGTCGCCGTGCTGCCTCTCGCACTGTGTGAGAACTCAGCGTCCTCGTCATACGCTACCGTGGCGTCGTTTCCGAACTGCGCGTGCGCGTCGAGGTCGCCAGTATCGTCAACAACGATGCTCGACAAACCGCCACCGGACTCCAGTGCGAACCCGATGGTGTCATGCAGGTATCCATGCGTCCCACCTGACATGAGCACCGAGTGGAAGTGCTCGCGGTTGAACATGATCTGCTTGGAGTTGGTGTTGTCCCAGTAGACTACCGCGAGAATGCAGTACTTGGTTATCAGGTCGGTAGTGAACGTGGTTGTCTCTTGGATCGTGCCGTTCTCATCGTAGTAGATGAAGTGGGTGCCTTCGGTGGCGGCAATCTGCTTGGTATCGCCCGTCGAGGTGTAGCGTTTCCCGTCCGAGTAGAACGTGAAGCTCGCGCCGGTCGGCTGTATCGAAAACGTCCGGTCAGGCGTCGAGTCGGTCCAGCTTGCCGTTGTAGCGGTCGAGGGATCAACGATACCGTTGAGTTGTGTGGCCGACGCGCCAGACGGCTGCATCACGAGGCCGTTCGCGCCGTCGCTGGTCGGCACCTCGCCAATGGCACCGTCAGTGTCGAGGTCTTCTACGTAGAGACCCTCTTGTACCCAGCGACCGCCACCTTGGTCATCGAACTTCGGCATCTCTACCCCTAAACCTTGTTCCCGCTCGTCGTAACGTTGGTGCCGTTCTGGTTGAAGTTCGCCGCCGTGTTGCCCCTGAGATGGTTCACGCCAAACAGGTTGTTGTCACAGTCGGCGTCTTCCTGAATGCCGTTGCCCGTGTTGCCGTAGCACCGGTTTCCACAGACCATTGTTTCATCAGTCTCGTCCAAGTGGATGCCGTCATCCGAGCAATCGCGAACGTGGTTGTTATTGCACTGCGAGTAGTCAACACCATTAAGGAATATACCGTCCCCGTTCACGGTGACGATCTTGTTGTCGTTGATCGTCATGTACGAACCCGTGCTCACGCTGATGCCGTAGTTGCCGCTCGTACCGATGCTATAAAGGAAGTTGCCATTGACGACCGTATCGGTTCCGGCCACCACAATGCCGTTCAAACTTGTCGTATCAATGTGATTGTTCACGATCTGGCAACGAGCACCGGCAGACGCGAAGTCGATGCCAATACCGGCATCGTTGATCTGGTTCAATGCCACGAGCAGATCCGTAGCCGCAGCCGTGCACTTGATCCCGTCGTTGCCGGGATCATTGACTATGTTACCCACGATGACCGACCCAGAGCATGCCACGTTGGTCAGATCAATGCCATGCGTCGCCGGGGCATCCACGACGTTGCCGATGATCATGCACCGAACCTGCGACCTGATTGCCGGTTCAGCGTTCACACTCGTCACGTAGTTGCACGCGACCAGACCGGTTGCGCTGCGAATCTCGATGCCGAGACCGGACGAGTTGACGCTGTTGCCGACAACAACCCAGTTGCTCCCGCCGTCGCGGTCGATGATGCCGCGATTAGGAACGCTGCCCGACTGCGTTATAACGTTCCCAATGACGGTCACGTCGTTCCCGTTGTCGATGTCGATCACCTGATCACTCACCTCGTAGAACAGATTCCCTACGATTGCGAGTCCCGTGACACCGGTGAAGTCCGAATACACGCCGTCGGCCTGACCCTGATAGCATACGTTCCCGGCAACCACAGACCGGGACGCACCACTCAAGTCAAAGTGAGGACCAACGGGACTGATCGACATGTTGCCGACAATGACAACACCGTCGCCCTTGGCATCGATGCTGAAGCCACCGACCAAGTAGATGTAGTTCCCCACAAGCAGGATGTCGGTATCGGTGGAGTCACAATCGAATCCCGAGTTCACCACGTCATCGATGAAGTTGCCGATGGCTGCTGATTTTGGGCCATGAATCTCAAATGCGACTTGAGAATTGGTCACGTAGTTGCCGATGAAGACCGTGAAGTCACCATCGCTCGTCCAGCCATTCGATGCCGACGTATTGCACATGTTGCCGATGACCAGAGTATGTTCCGCAGCCGAGCTGATGTACCCGAACCTCGTCCCCGAGTTGAGGAGGATGTTTCCGAGAACGAGCACATTGTCGGCGGTCACCTCGACACAGTTCGACCCCGGAGCGACAGCCGTGGTGTTCCGAACATGGTTGCCGATGATCGTCGTGTTGTTCGATGCGGTACGAATACCATGACCATCGATTGTGTTCAGGTAGTTCCCGAGGACCGCACAGTCTGTGGCCGCCGCTATATCGATGCCGTTGGCACCACCGTTGTTGATGTAGTTCCCGATGATGAGACACGCGGCTGCATTGATATCGATTGAGATACCGGTCGCCCCGGTGATCGTGTTGCCAAGGATGGTATGCTCACCCGAGCCGCTGACCAAAACACCCACGTCAGGGTTCTGGATGCTGTTGCCCACAACGACGCAGTACTGCGAATCCACGATCTCAATTCCATCGCCGGTCGGATTCATGATCGTGTTGCAGGAGATAACGGTGCGGTCGCCGTTGTTCTGGTAGATGCCGTCGCCGTTGTTTGAGTAGATGAGGTTGCCGACGATGACGCCGTTGTCCACCGCAGAGTCGATGCCGATGCCGCCGTCATCGTTCGACATGTTCCCGATGGCGATACTGCGGTCGCCGTTGATGTCGTACCCGTATCCAGAACCCCTGACCGAGTAGTTGCCGATCAGGGAAGACTCCGAACCATCGACCTTGAAGCCTCCGGTATCGCAAGAGAATGCGAAGTTGCCGACCAAGAGATGCTCGACGCCCCTGTCGAGGTTGATACCAATGTCGGCATCGTACACGTTATTGCCGATGTAGACGTGACGGTCTGCGGCGTTCGCGTTCTTGATGCCGTCGAAACCCGCTGCCGGATCATACACGTAGTTGCCGATGAGCATGATCTCGCGAGAGATGCTGATCAACAGGCCGATGTCGGCGGGAGTATTGATGTAGTTGCCGACGACCAGTGACTCCTGTACGTCGAGCAGATGCATCCCGTAGCTACCGGGATTATCAACGACGTTCATGCCGATGATACAACCGTGGTTGTCGGTGGTGCCGTCGTCGCCGCCTTCGATGCCGATGCCAGTAATACCGCTGATACGGTTACAGAGGAACATGTTCTGCGGACCGTTGAAGTCAATACCTTTGGCGGTTGCACTGTTGCCATTGATCACGTTCGCAACGACCAGACAGTCCTGCGCGCCCGTCGCCATCTCAATGCCGTCGCCGGTGGTCGTTCCGACGTTATAGATAAAGTTTGCAACAACTATGTTCTCGTCGGCGTTTGCGCTAAGGTCGATACCGTTGCCCGTCGTGTCGCGCACATAGTTTCCAACGAACACGTTCCTGACGTTGTTGCTATCGAGGCCCGTCGAGCCGCCCTCGACCCAGTTGCCGACGACGAGGTTGTCATCATTGATGCACTGAATCGCCGCGCTCGTTGAATCGATCAAGACGTTGCCGACCGCTATAGCGTCGGTCTGAAGGTAGATGCCGTTGCCGCCAGCAGAGTACACGAGGTTTCCGACCGCCGTGCACCGAAGATTCTGAAGGATGATGCCCTGCGAACCGGGGTTGTAGATGATGTTTCCAACGAACAGACCGTCGCCGCCAATCCCGGCGATACCATCAGTCGTGGCGTCAGCAATCATATTGCCAACGCACATGTTGTCGCTAGATGCGCCAGCGATATTGATACCGTCGTCTCCGGCGTTGTAAATTACATTACCGACCATGATGTTTCGACCGTTACCGGGGAGTGAGATGCCGTGACTTGATGTACTCGCGATATGGTTGCCGGTGATGTTGCAGCGAGTCGCGCCATTCGCAAACAGCACACCGACGGTACAATTATCGATATGGTTGCCAACGACCACAACGTCGTCTGAGTCATCGAGCGTGACTCCCGCCGCAGTCTGATCGCGGATCGTGTTCCCGACGATAACGGTCTGGGAACATGCCTCGACAGTGATCGCGCCGCTCGCGCCCTGCGACGACATCTCGTTCGCGCAGATGATTCCCTCGTCCGCGCGCTTGACATAGATACCGCCAGCCGAATCCTCCAGCTGGTTGCCCATGACAGTACACTGCCAGATGCTCTGCGACTCGACCGCGAGGTGGATGAGATACCCCGCCGCATCGGAGTCCTTCCTGATCTTGTTGTTGAGGACGCGAATGCGATTCGCATAGCCGCCTGCACCCGTCACGTCCATCTTCACGAAGTTCGCGCCGTCGAAACTGCGGTCGCATTCGCAGTTGCTCACAGTGAGGTCGAGGCGACCGCCGGTCGAGGGGAAGTCGAGGAACGGCTCCGCTTCGGTAGCGAGTGCGCGGTCGATATAGATCGCGTCGATCCATACACCGTTCGACGGCGTCGCCGCCGTGTCCTGCACGAAGGGCTGGTCGACCGTACTTGTCACCTTCACGTCACGGATCACGAAACGATGCGATGCGTTCAAGATGATCGCCGGACCGCCAGAGTACGTGACGTTGATTTCACAGGTGCGCCCGGCGCCCATGATCGTGATGTCGGTCTTGCTGGAGAGATCGATCTGCGCGTCAGCGACGTGCTGGCCTTCTTCGAGCAGCACGAACGTACCGCTGTCGATATTGTTCAGAATGTCCGGCAGGTCATCGGCCCGCAGGACAAAGAGGAACTTGTTCTCGTAGCCACTCGGCACGGTTATCCCCCTACTACGCTGACGACGAGCTGCTCGACGTCTCGCCGAAGAGCAATGTCGCGCTGTACACTCGTGCCTCCTCAGCGCCGTTCCCGCTCGCACGTCGAATCTGCACGTAGAATAGCGCCACTACGTCAGGAAGTACACCCAGCGTGAAGTCCGTTTGTATCGACACGACGCCGGATACACCGGTCACCTCCGCGACCACGACGGCGTTTGTCGCGTCGTAGATCCTGACGTCGAGCGTCGCACTACCCGACGCTGCAACGACGAAGCGTGCGGCCGTCGGATCGCTTCCAATCTCATCATAGCCGCGATACGCGAACCCTGCGGCGTTCTGATACGTCGCCCGTCTCGTGCTATAGTACGGGTTCGCCCCGTCGTTGCACGAGATAATGATGTCGCCAACACCTGCACCGCCACCACCACTGCCGGTCGGACCCGTCGGCCCCGGGATGCCCGCGCCCGTGGGGCCGGTCGGCCCATCGTTGCCGTCGTTTCCGGTCGGCCCAGTGATCTCAGAAGGATCGCCAGTCGGTCCGGTGATAGTCGAAGGATCCCCGGTCGGTCCGGTGATAGTCGAAGGATCCCCGGTCGGTCCGGTGATAGTCGACGGGTCGCCCGTAGGGCCGGTAATCTCAGAAGGATCACCCGTCGGACCGGTCGGCCCATCAGCGCCATCGTTGCCGGTCGGTCCCGTAACTGTTGATGCTTCGCCCGTGGGGCCGGTTGGCCCGTCATTGCCGTCACTGCCGGTCGGTCCCGTGATCTCGGATGGGTCACCGGTCGGTCCAGTAATCGTCGAAGGATCGCCCGTCGGTCCAGTAATCGTCGAAGGATCACCGGTCGGTCCCGTGATGACAGACGGATCGCCCGTCGGTCCGGTGATAGTCGAAGGATCACCCGTCGGTCCCGTGATCTCGGATGGGTCACCGGTCGGACCTGTGACTGTTGAAGGATCACCCGTGGGGCCGGTACTGCCATCGTCACCTGTCGGTCCCGTGATCTCGGATGGGTCACCGGTCGGACCTGTGACTGTTGAAGGATCACCGGTCGGACCCGTGATCTCGGATGGGTCACCGGTCGGACCGGTCTTGCCATCATCCCCGGTCGGTCCCGTGATTGTTGACGGATCACCCGTCGGCCCAGTGATCTCAGAAGGATCACCGGTCGGACCTGTGATGATAGATGGGTCACCAGTCGGTCCGGTGATTGTTGACGGATCACCGGTCGGTCCGGTGATGACAGATGGGTCACCAGTTGGCCCCGTAATGACAGACGGATCGCCAGTCGGACCTGTGATAACAGAAGGATCGCCAGTCGGACCTGTGATAACAGAAGGATCGCCAGTCGGACCTGTGATGACAGATGGGTCACCAGTTGGCCCCGTAATGACAGATGGGTCTCCGGTGGGTCCGGTGATTGTTGATGGGTCACCAGTCGGACCTGTGATGACAGATGGGTCACCAGTTGGCCCCGTAATGACAGACGGATCACCGGTCGGTCCCGTAATGACAGATGGGTCACCAGTTGGCCCCGTAATGACAGAAGGATCACCGGTCGGTCCCGTGATGACAGACGGGTCTCCGGTGGGTCCGGTCTTGCCATCGTCACCCGTGGGGCCGGTGACGGTAGATTCGTCGCCGGTCGGACCTGTGATGACAGATGGGTCACCAGTTGGCCCCGTAATGACAGAAGGATCACCGGTCGGGCCGGTGATCTCCGACGGATCACCAGTCGGACCTGTGATGACAGAAGGATCGCCCGTGGGTCCAGTATTGCCGTCGTCGCCCGTCGGCCCGGTTTTTCCATCATCGCCCGTCGGTCCGGTGACAAAGGAAGGATCGCCTGTTGGGCCGGTGTTACCCTTGTCGCCCGTCTTGCCGGTCGGGCCATCTTCACCAAGCTGGTCCCAGATCGCGCAACCGTTCGCATCGTAGCCCACGAGCACAAACGTGATCGGCGGGCTGACTGCCGTATTCGTCCAGATCGATCCGACGCCGAAGCCAGCCTCAGCATTGTCGTCACAACCGGGGTTGCGCGGTGCAGCAACGAGTCGCGCCATCGTCGGGATTGGCGGGCACGGCGGCGTCTCGTGACGGACACAGTTCTCGTCAATAATGATGAACGTGTCCGTCAGCTGATCCATCTGGTTGAGCGACTCAAGGAGGGCGCAGATGTCCTGCTTGATGTCCTGAACGCTCTTGTACAGCGTGTCGATGTCGCGGAAGACGAGGCTGAGTGAGAGTTTCCTGTAGTACGTATCGCGCGTGCGATCGATGTCTTCAGGTACGTCTACTGGATACTCTTCTAGGTCAGCAGGCGAAGTGACATTGGAGAATTCATCATACTCCGCGTAGTTCGCGTCGAACTTGCGCTGGAATAGGAAGATCTCTTTAGGTAGGCCAACTGCCTCCGTGACTTCTATATCAACCCTATAACCTTGGGTTCGTCCGTCGACGAACACCTCCGGTTCACAGATGTGTAGGGTGACTGATCGAGTTAGGGGCCAGCTCGAACTCGACAATGACGACGACGAGGACGAGTCGGGCGGGGACGGCGATGTCGTTGCACACGTGTCAGTCTCGGGCGGGAGATCGCGCGAGATGATGATCGACTCGGTCGTCAGACGATCGAGCTGATTGAGTGTGCGCACCAGCTCGGCGATATCGTTCTGGATATCGGCGAGCGTGGATTCGAGCAGCTCAAGGCTTCGGAAGACCAGTTCGACTTCGGACTTCCGGAAGAAGACGCCGCCTTCGAGCGGCTCATCGACCGGGTACTCCTGCAGATCAGCGGGCGATGCGATGTTCGAGAACTCGTCAATCGGCGTGCCGCCCGCCGGGTTGGGGCGCCGCTGGAAGACGAAGATGTTCTCGTTGACGCCGTAAGCTTCTTCGACCTCAAGGGTAAGCTTGTACCCCTGAGTGCGGCCAAAGACGTATTCTTCAATCGCGCCCTTACGGAGCTTGATGTAGCGCTGAGGCTGCTCGCTGCTGCTCGAAGGCATACCTGACTTCCGATCCGCAGCTCATTGTAGCAGATGGATTGTACGCCGACCACAGTGAAACAGCCCCCAAGAGTTAAGGGGGCTGTCACACTGTAAGATGATGCTCTATACCGAACACCATCAAGCGCTACTGGACGAGCAGCACGACTCATCGACCGGTACGTAGCAGATCTCACCGGCGTCGCACGCCGCATCGAGAGCGGCAAGCTCCCGACGACGGTTGTAACGATTCCGGCCGCCTGCCAGCGCGGTGCGAAGATCCCCGTCATAGGTAACTTCCTCGTTGCTCGCGAGGCTCTTACCATGGTCGGGGAGGAAGCCGAAGAACTTCGTGACTCCCGATGTGTTGATGATCGTCGTCTTCACGATCCCCTCCTTTACGCCGAATGCGATTCCTTGATGATGACGTCGCCATTTCCGGTCTTAGCGCTCACCACCACCTTGTATTTGCCCGCAGGCAGCGGCTGGATAACCCACAGCAAGCCCTTCACGTCAACTGCGTGCTCGCCATAGTATACCCAGTTCCCGCCAGCGCCGGAAGAAGAACTTCCTTCCGTAGTTTCGTCAGTTGCCTCTGCGAACAGCTGAAGGGTCGCCGCCGTCGGGCCATCCAGCCCGGCGTAGATGAAGAGGGACGCATTCGCACCCGTCGTCACCGGGTTCGGAGTGGGATCGAGTGTGATATCGATCTCTTCCGAAACGGAATCTACGCCGCCCGCGTCGACCGCATCAACGGTACGATAAGGCGTGCGAGGGGTGCGATAGGTTCCCTCGACTGATTTACGACCAACTCCAGCCATGGCGCCCTCCGATCAGCTACTTCGCCGACGCGATGAGCGCATCGATGGCCTTGCGGACTCGATCATTCCCGACCCGTGCAGCAGCTTCCTTCTCCTGCTGCTCAGTCTTCTGCTGCTGCGCAGCAACCTGCTCGGGCTGGGGGACGCCCAGCGCGGAGCGAAGGTCGGCTGCAGCCGACTTGGCGAGACCGGCCTTCTGGTTCGCCTCGGCAGCCTTCAGCATGGCCACGCTCTCAAGCGCAGCCTGAAGACTTTCCTGATCGGAGAACGTGAGACCGTGAGAAGCGCACTTCTGCATGAACGCAGGCAGATAGACCTCTTCAAAGAGGGCAACCTGCTCGTTCCCCGCTTCCTTGTTCATGGGTTCTCCTTATGCGGGGGAGGGCGGATCGTGTGGGCCGCCCTCCCTAGCGATTGGGCCTTAGATGAAGTCCGCCCGAGCTACCGCCGCGACGTTGGCGACGCAGGCGCCGATGCTCTCGTACGCGAAGAACTCAAGCATGAACGCCTTGCGGTCGATGTACATCGTGGTGTCTTCGAGAACGTAGAACTTCCCGAGGAACTTCGGCTCTGCGAACATGAAGATCGTGTTGTCAGGCACGAGGTCGCGCTTGATCGTCACGATCCAGCGGACGCCGAACAGCTCGCGCTCGGCGAAGCCATTCTGCATCAGCTCCTGCGAGAGGTCGCCACCGACCTCATCGCGGCCCCACTTCACCACGTCCCAGATGGTGACGTTGTTCACGAGCACCGTGGCCGTGTTGAGGTGGTTCGGGGTGGACGGCATGATCTTCATCGCTTCCGCGATGGTGTCACGCGTCACGCCACCGTTGATCGACTTCCACTGGACGGAGCCGGTCTCGGGGACCGCTACGTCCTGCCCAACGAGCAGCGTGTTGAGCGTGGTGATGAACTTGCCGTCCTCTTCGGCCAGCATGTCCTTGATGCTGTTGTCCGACAGGATCTGACGGATATCCATGTCGTACGTGCGCAGCTCGTCGATGTCCTTCGTGAACCGGGGCGTCATGATCCGGTCGAACATCACGCGGAAGCGCGGCCCACGGATGTACCGGTTCATGGGGAGCGTGGCGAACGGCACCGAAATCGCCGCTGGCGACTGCGGTTCCTTGTCCACGATCTTGACCGGCTTGTCGGTGTCGACCTGACGATCCAGCTCGTCATTGGTGATCTGCACCGGCGGGATGATCCGACGAAGGAACCCGTCTTCGCGCATCCGCACGCGGATGTACTCGTTGACGGCGTCCTGCGCGGTCTTCTCCATGCCGCTCTCAACCATGTTGAGGAACGACGCGTTGACTTCCTGAGCAGTAGGCATTGAATCTCTCCTTTGTTGCCTAGCTGGGTTCAAGCAGGTGCTCTACTGGACCTCTACCCGAACCCAGCGCCCTTTCACCCAGCGACGATTATACCGGCTGATAGACCGGCCAGAACGCGAGGAACTTGATGTTCGCGTTGTGCTCGCTGTCCGACTGTCCCGAGGACACGACGCCGACGATCGCATCGACGCCGAGCGTCCCCTTCTTCAACTTACCGACGTCGGCGGGCGTCACGCCACCGTCGTCGACGGTAAGCAGGTCGTTCGGCGCGTAGGTATCCGCGACGAACTCGGTCGACTGCAGCTCGTACGCACCGATCGCGACGAGGCCCGACCCCTTCTCTCCCGAGATGTTGCCTACGTCCGACCGAACGTCGAAGTCGGTGTAGTTCTGGAAGAGGAAGATCGCCATCGCGCTCGACGCGTTCAGGCCCATTACGAACTTACCGTTCGCATCGAGGCTCAGAACACGACCGGCGTACGCGTACGTCGTCTCGCCGCTCGCGTACTCCGCCGTGTAGTCCACGGCGTAGGGCGACGGCCAACCCTTGCGGGGGTTGAGTTCATGATCAAACATCTGTCCCGGTGTGAATGTACCCGGCATGTGTCAATCCTTTCGATCCTGCGCCCGTTACCAGCCGAGCGCTGCGAGGAACTTCTTGTCTGCCTCTTCGCGATCGGCGGAGGCGGCCTTCGTGTGCGTCTCGGCCGTCTTGCCCATCGCCGGAGGCGTGGCTTCGGCAGAAGCTGCCTTCACGTGCGTCGCGGTGCGACGCAGCGTATCGAGCGCCTTGACATGATCGTCCGTAAGGAGATCAGTCGCGGCCTGCTTCCGCTCTTCTCCGAGCAGCCCCTTCTGAATCAGGGCGTCGACAGCTTCCGCTGCGACCTTCGCCATCTGCTCGCGGTCGCTAGCCTTCTTCTGAAGCTGCTCGCCTGCCGCAGCCACGAAGTTGACCATGCGCTGGAGCAGGGCAGGATCCATTGCTACCTTTTCCATTGTTCAGCCCTTTCTTCCCTGCTGGCCTTAACCGCGAACCAGCTTGCGAACGGCATCCTTCAATGCCGCCGTGCTGCCCGCTGCTGCCTTCTTCACATGAGCCGCAGGCTTGGCAGCTGCTGGCTTCTCCTCCGCCATTTCCTCTCCGGCTAGTTCCTCAGCCTCACCAGCGCCCTCTTCGGCACCACCCAGTGCAGCCTCGGCCTCGCCTTCGGATTCCATGGCTTCAGGACCAGCGCCCTGCGCCTCTGCCACGACCTCGGCCAGCTCTTCGGGCGTGATGCCTGCCTCGTCGAGTGCCTCGGCCAACGCCTCAATGACGGCTTCGTCATCGAGCCCCTCGCCGCCCATTTCGCCGCCTTCCCCGCCCGGCATGGCCCCTTCGGGACCACCACCGGCGAGGGCGGCCAGCGCGGCAGGATCCGGAGCGCCGCCTCCACCCATCATGGCTGCGGGATCTTCTCCCCCACCCATCATGGCTTCGGGACCAGCGCCACCAGCGCCGCCTCCTCCGAGTGCACCAAGGAGTGCAGCGGGATCTTGTGCTTCCTTCGTACCAGCCTTCTTCTTCAGCTGGCCATGCATGGCCTTCTGATAGCCCTGCATGAAGCCGACGTATGCGTCAGCGTCCGCCTCGGCCGTCTTCGTGATCTCACCGACCACGGTGGCGTAGACGTCGTCGCTCGCCTGCTTCTGCTGTCCACCGGCGAGGTAGTCGATCAGCATCGACGCTGCGACGTAACCGGCCTCCTCGTCCTCGGGGAACTTCTCGGCAGCCTTCTTGTACAGCTCAGCAGAGTCGGCTGCCGCCTGCTTGTCATCCTGCTGAGCCGCCGGAGGGTCCGACTGCTCGCCCTCCTCCGCCTTCGGTTCTTCAGCCGGAGCTTCAGCGGGCTGCTCGGCCGGAGCCTCCTCGCCTGCTGCCTTCTCCGTCGGGATGTTGAGGATCTTCGCCATCTCGCCGAGGATCGAGTTCGCTTCACCGATCAGCTGATCGGCGCCGTACTTCGTCTTCGGGTTCGGGCCGACGGCGGCGTTGCTCGCCATCGAGGGCGTGCTCTTCGGCGTGTCGACATTGCCCGCGCGCGACTCATCCGACGACATGGACTGCGTGCCCATGGTGTCGGTAGGCTTCTTCGAGTCGCCCGGGGTGTTCTTGCTACCGGACTCTTCGACATTGTTCGGCACGTCCTTGGCGACGTCGGCCGAGTTCTCCGCAGAGCGCTCGCCTTCCTTCGCAGGCTTCGTGCCGTCATCGACGTTGGCGGACGGATGCGACGACTTTCCGTCGGATGCCAAATCGAGGTTGGCTGCAGACTTCTCAAGCTGCGCACGCTCGACCATCGCGTCCATCAGCTTGAGGATGTTGCCATTGGTCTTTCCCGGCATGGCACATTCTCCCATTCGTTAGAAGGTCTGGGGCGGTCGCAGAGATTGTTGAACGCGTTCAACAATTGTAGTTCCTCCGGAGCATGAGCCGGTCTGCGATTCCGCCGTCTGATTCACCTTCTAGCGAGCGAGAGAACGCCAGTTGGTACGCGACATACTGTTTGGCCAGATAGGCCGCCGCTTTGTTGACGCCCGCGCGCTTCACGTGCGAGACCTTCACGGTCTTCGCAGGACCGCCACCACGAATGATGGAGATCTGCACGCGACGACCGACCGGCTCATCCCCGAGAGACATATCGGGAACCATGCCGCCAATCATGTCGCGCACCCGCTTGGGCAGCAACCCCGCCGCCGGGTCGTATGTCTTCATCCCGGTGACGTCCTCTACCCCATCGCCGCTCGACAGCATGCGGTTGAAGATACCCGGCAACATATCCTCAGCTTCGGATACGTCACCAGCCACGGAGTCGTACTTGTTGCCAAGTATGAGCCGGAAGAAGTCTTTGATCGGCAAGCTGATCTTCGACTGCGAGAGCGCACCCATCAACTCGTTCAGATCGCAGCCGCGCATCGTGTCCAGCTGATCGTCCTTCATAGCTGGGCACTCAGCGGCAGCGTCGATCTCCGGGCTGATAGCGCGTCCCGTAGCCTCGATCTGCTTCTCCATCGCCGCCAAACGCTCCATGGCGGCAAGTTTCTCTTGGACCGGAAGGGGTGACGTGTCCAAGAGCACGTTTGTCGGGGCAGAGATGCCCCACATCTCGGCGAGCTGTGTGGAGGGAATGAACTCGTCCGGCATGACGCCGTACGCCGCGACCTTCCTCAGGCCGTAGGCGATACGATCCGCTGGGCGGAAGACGCCGGAGTAGTCGAAGTACGTCGTCCGGTCGTTGATCGCGAAGACCTGATGACCGGCTGATTTCACGTGCGTCATCTCGTTCTTGAGATGATCACAGTACTCTTTGCGGCTGGGAGCTTGGTGCCCGCAGATGGAGCACGTGTCGTAAGGAACGCGGCAGCTCATGGAGAATGCTAGGTCTTCCCCGTTGGCTGCCTTCTCTAGCTCCGGCTCCCATTTGTCGTTCTGAACTTTGATGAGGAGTTCGCCACGACGCATTTCGGGATTGTACGCTTCGGCAACGATCTCACCTGATGCTAGGTCCGGATCCTTATTGACGTGATCCTTATAGACCTTCGCGTACTTCGTGAATGTGTTGTGGTATTGCTGTAGGCCGCCATCGAGGATGCGCGACTTCGGTCCACCCTTCTCTGGCTCGGGGAACTCGAAGCGCGCGCTCTTCTCGTTGAAGCCATCGCCATTTCGGTTTGCGCCATACGACTCCATGCAACCCATGGAGATCGCATGAATGAAGGAGTGGCCCTTCTCTGGGCGAACCGACGATAGCTCCTTGGTTAGGACGGCGGCGCGCTTGGTCATCCAATCACGATCGATCCCACGACTGTGTACGTCGACAAGTCGTGCGATCTGCACATTGGGACCAGCGAATGGAAATACCGTCTTGATCATTACACAAACCCTTGTGTGCAGCATAGTAATCGGCACACCGGGTTGCGTCAATTAGTTTTTTCGTGATGACTAGGCTGCCTGCTCTTCGCAGCGGAACTAGACTGTCGGCCGCGCCCACGTCGGAAGTTCAAGCGGCTTGCCCTCTTCCGCGTACGCGCGGAATGGATCGAACGAGGGGCGACGAGGAAGCCGCTGCGCCTGCATCGCGCGGGCCTTCTCGGCGCGCATGAGCCGCGCCATCCACAGGTCAGCCTCGAACTGCCGCAAGCGCTGCTGCAGCTGCGTCTGTGCATCGGCGACAGACGAGCCGCCCGGACCATACCGAATCCGATTGCCTACGTAGCGTAGGATATCAGGCAGGAACATCGCAGCGATACCGGCAAGCCCACCGCGCTTGAGCGACGATGCGAGCGGCTTCGAGCTGGCCACGGTCTTCGCGGCTGCACGCATACGCTCGGGAGAAACCTTCTTGAGCGCGGACTGCAACTGAGGTGTCATGGACTTCGTAGCCTGCGCGAGTCGGCGCTTACGCAGCCACGGCCCAACGACGGGGATACTGTAGAGTCGACTACCGCTTCCCAGTACGTTCGACAGCTCTTTCTTCGAGAGGCCGGTCTTCGGGTTCGTGAGTGCCTCAGCGAGCGACAGAGTCTTCTTCTTGCCCGCAGCAAGCGTCGGGAGATCGGCACCGCGCAGCGCACCGCTGACAGTCTCGGCGAGCTGCGACTGCGTCATGGGGGAGAGTGTGCTGTGCAGCCCCCACGGCGTCGTGCGATAACCGTACGCCGCGCCCATACCAGCACCGGCTGCGGCAAGTCCGGGCATCAGATACTCGCGCGGCGGGTTCTTCTGCGTCTCGCGAATGTACTGAATGCCTTGCGGGATCTCTTCCAAACCACGTCGCAGTCGCCGATTCAGCTCGCGCTGCGCATCCTGCGACTGCGTGAGGCTCAGATCTTGCCCAGTCCACATACCGGTCTGGGCTTCCTTCTCCATGCCAAATCGCGCGGCGGTGAACTTGTCGCCAAGCTCGCTCATCCTATACTCCTCGTCCACGCGAAATGGCGAGATCCATCATCCGTGCGATGTCTGGATCGTTCGCATACAGATCCATAAGCGGATTGCCCTTGCCCTTCACGGGCCGCGCAATAACCTCTTGCAGGAACTTGCGCATACGCGCGATCTCCTCGCGATTGCCGCCGAAGCGTCCGGTGAGAAGACCAACCCGCTGCGAGAAGTCGAGCGCGGACATCTTGCCACGCGCGAAGTCGCGCTTCAGCTTCGCGAGTCCTTCGAGCTGCGGAGCCGCCTGTCGGTAGATGTTCAGTCGGTTGGAGATGCGACGACCGAGCGCGGCAAGCGCCATGCGCTGCTCTGGTGTGCGCAGCTGCCCCGCTTCAATGCGCTGAATCGCATGCTCAACTGCTGCCTTCATATCCACATCGGGCATGACAGCGCGCATCGTACGAAGCCCGCGCAACGCGGCAGAAGGACTGCGGCTCATCAGCTTCTTCGCCGTGCGCTCGCCCAAGCGTATGCGCCGCTTCCAGCCCTTGCCGCTCGGCAGGACCGACTGCGTGAACTGCTGCACGAGTGACTGTTGCTCTTCCGGCGTGAAGCGACCGCGCCCAGCGAGAAGTGCTCCGAGTGCGCCTTCCGTCGCGCCCTCGAACACATCACCTTCACCGCTCACAAGTCGTCCGAGTGCGCCTTGGACCCCCGACTCATACGCCTTGCCGAGCTGCAGTCCGCGCTGAATCGGATTGGCGAGCGCATAGGCTGCCGTCGCGCCGGTGCCAAGACCACCCTTGAGCGCACCCGCAAGTGTGCCCGAAAGGATATCGCCGCCAGTAAGAAGCGCCTTACCGGCTCCGAGACCAGCGCCAGCCAACCCGCCAACGCCGCCGAGCCCGAGTGACTTCAAAAGCAGGTTCGGATCGACCTGCGGATCGAACTCGATGTCTTTCGCGTGTGTTGGCTCCGGAGGAAGCGTACCCGGAACAGGCTTCTCGGGCATGACTATTCCTTCTGATCAGGCATTGACACCAACGGAAGCTCTTCCGGTTCGGAGACTGACTTCAGGCCCTTCTCAACCTCGACGAGCTGATTGGCCTCGAACGGCTCCATCGCATCCTGCTGCTGCAGCAGCTTACGCAACTGCCCGCGCATCACAGCAGGCTGCACCGACGAGCGCGGTACGAGCTGTGAAACCTGATTGAACGCGTCGAGCACCTCGTCCGGATCGTACGTGCTGATCACCGGATCGTTCGCGAGGAAGTCGTTGAGCATCGCCTGCATCTTGATCCTGCGCATCTCTGCGTCGTGCGTAGGGTCGAACAGCTCGCCGATCATCTTCTCTTCCGTCTCTTTTGGAGACGGAGGCTTCCCCGCCGTCAGCCGCTTCTTCAGCTCACCGGCAACGCTGCCGATACCGACGAGGTCCATAATGCCTGCGTCCTTCTCGAAGAGATCATCTAGTTCGTTCGACATGGTTATTCCTTGACGAACAGGTCATCCAGATCGTGCGACTTCTTCTCGGAAGCGCCGCACATGCTGTGCGCTGCCGCGACTGCCTGATCCTGTGGCATGCCGTGGTCGCGATTCAGACTGATCTTCCGGCTGATGCAGTCATCAGTCGACTCGCCCTTACGCTTGTACTTCTTCTTCGCCGCCTTCGCCATGAGCGCGTTGTAGATCTGTCGCACATGCTCCTCGCGATTGTCCTCAACCAGCGCCGCTTCCTTCGCGTAGCCGTCGAGGCCGTAGCTGATCGCAGCGAGCACCGGTTGCGGCGGCAGACAGCTCAGGTTCAGCATGGCGTGCTGGTGCTTCACGTGATTGATCGCTGCCGCTTCCTTCAGCAATCGATCGATCTGCTGTGATAGGAAGACCGCCTCCGCGACCTTGTCGTACGGCTCGGCCGTGTCATCGTAGAACATCTGCTGCGCGCCGAGATCTTCGTCCGCCGCGCGCTTGACGTGCAGCTTATCCTGTCCGAGGTTGCCGTGCTCGTAGACCATGTCCATCGCAATCTTACCGAGCGGGCCGAACGTTGCAACCGCGCGCTTCTCGACGAGCGCGAACGGCTCCTTGTTGCTCGTCGAGCGCCAGTAGGCAGCAGCCTTGTCGAGCGTATCGAAGAAGCGCATGTACACGTGGTGATACGCCTCAAGCGCCTGCTTGTGTAGCTTCTCGATCTTCTCGTGCTCCTGAATCGCCGACTTGGCTGTCGCTTCAGGATCACGATCATACGCTGCTGCCTTCTTGTCGGTAAGCGGCGGGAGTTCCTCGACCTTCGCTTCCTTCGACATCTCCATGAAGTTGACGCGCTGGCCACCCTCGTAGAGAGGATTCAGCGCAGACGCGGCCTTCGTCGCGGGCGTCTCCGGCTCGGCCGGGTAGAGCGCGCCGAGGATGTTCTCGATGCTCGCGATCGGGAATGTGTCGGCCCGAGTGTCCTCATTCGCGTGCTTCAGGTGCGAGAGCGTCTTCGACACGTTGAACGCCTCGACCATGCGCTTGATGATCTCGGGCTGGAACTCGTAGTCATTCGCGACCTTGGTGAGCGCGTCGTCAGGGGTCGAGCCGTCGTTGGCCATCTTCACGGCCTTTTCGAGAGCTTCAACGATCTTCTGCTCGGTTGCCTTGGGCATATCCTTCATTGCTTGCTCTCCTTGCTGACCTCGACGGCTTCAGGCTTCACTTCTTCCTTCGGGCTGATAGCAAAAATGTTGGACGCATCCGGGAGCATCCTGCGATGCTCCACTGGTTCGATCCTGTCCGTCGTCTTGCGCACGGTGAGTGATACGGCTTCGAGCAGCGCCGAGATCGAGGCTTCAGCCTGATCCGCGCCGCGCAGGTTGTCGGACTCGGACTCCAGCCGCAGCAGGTCGAGACCCTTACCCATCAGGTCGACGCTGTTGAAGTTGTTCGGCTGAACCGCGAATGCCGCACTGCGCGCAACCTTGATCACCTGCTCGCGGAACGTGCGCACGATGAAGTCCATCGCCACGGGCGACACATCGCCGATCTCCCAAACGCTGCGGACTATGTCCCAGCCGCCCTCGTACGCAATCAACTTCCACATGAAGTCCGGATCGCTTGCACGCGCGCCAGCCGTGAATGCCGGGAGCAGCACGTTCGCCGTGATGCATCCCTTGTGTTCGAGCGCGTCGCGCACGTCGAAGAAGAGCTTCTCGTAGGTATTGAGCACCTTGACCTCGGCGTTGAGGTACTCGGCCATGTCTTCGACCGACTGGTTCGCCATGACACCGGCCTCGAAGATCCAGCGCGAGCCAGCCACGTCTTCGAACAAGCACTTCGCCTGATGCAGGTCCGGGTACTCGCCCGCCAACATCTCCTCGACACGCGGATCATCACGCCGATAGCGACGAAGGTAGCGCCACGCCCGCGTGACGAACGTGTCGTCACGCGACCGACGGGGTGGGAGCTTCTTCTCGATCAGCTCCTTCGCCCGCAGCCATCGCCATCGTGGTGATTGGTTGAGTTTCATACCTTCATAGCCGGACGCGTGATGAGGTCCGTCCTTTCGAAGTTCCGGCGACGGTGATTGCTGCGCATGCCGTCACGGCGCGGGATGAGCGCCGACGGCTCCTTGCTGAGCGGCTCCGCCGCACAGCCCAGTGCCGCTCGCTTGAGCAGCCCGAGCTGATATCCTATATCATAAGCTACGTTAGTCTCCACCGCCACCCCCCAGCAGCCGCTGAATCAGTGCGATCGCCAGAAGCGTGCCGAGCGTGAGACCGCCGCCTCCCACGAGCTTGCTGATCGTCGGATCGTCCGACCACTTACCGAGGGTCGACCGTGCACCTTCCCAGCCCATGCCACCGAGCAGGTCGCCCAGCCCGGACATGCCGGTGCTGCCGACATCGCCAAGGAAGCCGCCAAACTGCCCAAGATCGCCGAAGCCGGACCCACCTGCAGCGCGGGCGTTCATGATCTGCGCGACCTCGGGGCTGGCCATGGTCGTAGGCGCTGCGCCGCCCTCAAGCAGCTTGGAGAGTCCGTAGCCGCCTCCAAGAACGCCAGCGGCAGCGCCGCCGCCGTACTTCGCCTTCTGCCACGGCGTAAGCCCGCCCCACCACTGGGCAGCCCCTCCGGGCGCAGCTGCGGCCTGAAGCACGGCCTCAGGGACCGGCGCTCCAGCGATGGTTTGCAGCGTAGGGTCTGCTGTCCCCACGCGGGTAGCGGGACCGCTAGGTCGCGCCTGCCGTCTGGTCACTTTGGGCGATTGAAACTTCCGCCTCGGCTTTGGCGTTGGCTTCGGCTTCGCTTTCCCGCCAAAGATGCGCGACCAGCCCTCGCGAAACTTCTTGGTGCTACCCACCATCGCGCGTCCAGCAGCTTCCTTGGCCGTCTCGTTCTCGCTCGTCTTCGGCTCGGGCTTCTTCTCCGGAGCCTTCTTCGGCTTCTCGTCCGACGCGGATTCGAGCTTCTCGACACCCGGCTTCGTCGGCTTCTGTGTTTCCTTCGACTTCGTGTCGCGCGTCACGTCGTGGATGCCACCGATCTTGTTCAGCACGTTGCGCACGCTCGCCGTCGTCACCTTCGGAGGCGTCGCGGGAGCTGCCTTCGCGGGCGTCATCTTCGGCATCGCCGCGAGGCCGCCCGGCGGACCCTTCGGAGTGGCCGTCGGCTTGGGTGCAGGCGGCTTCGGTACTGCCGGAGTCTTCGGAGCTGCCGCAGGAGCGGGCTGTGCGGGTTGCGCCGGAGGCACAGCGCCTGCGCTCATCTTCTCAAGTGCCTCATTGATAGCCGAGGCCGAGACGTTCAGCCGTCGTGGGGCGTTCGTGCTCAGGTTCAGCTGAGGGACCATGCCCTTGGTCGGGCCGCGTGCAGGAGGAGCGTTCTCAATAACGCGAGGGCGCCCGGGGCCGCGTACCGTACCGGCAATCGCGGGCACCGACGTGTTCTTGGTCGCCGGAACGGTCGTCTTCGTAGCCTCATCCGCCTTCTTGGTGAAGGCATTGACGAGTACGCGACGTGCCTTAATCAGATCCATCGTTTTCCTCCTCAGCGACAGCGGAGACCTTCGCGATCAGATCCATGAGAGGAACCTGATACTCCGGGTCATCCTCCAGCAGTTTACGCTCGTTCCGAACGTGATCGGCCAGCTCGGAGTAATCACGAAGCAGCTCATCTGCCGCTTCCGCCATGTGCCCCATGCACAGCCAGAAATGCTCCGGGTACCCCTGCTTCGACTCGTGCAGAAGGATCTCCGCCTGTGCGAGATGCTTCCGTGCGCAGTTCAGGCAACTCGGGCGCATAGTCACTAGAACCCTACCGTGGTCTCTGAACCCTTGTGCGCCTCAAGCAGCTCCTTCGTCAGATCTTCCGGCGATGCCTTCTCTACAGGCCCGCGCGTTGACTTCTCGCCCTTCTGCGCCGGGAAATGCATCCCCTGCTGCTGCTCCAGTCGCTGATTGAGCTGCTTGATCAGCGCCTTCTGCTCCTCTGGCGTCATCGCGTTGATTTCGTCCATCGATGGCATTCCCGCCGATTCCGAGATGGACGTTTCTGCCTCCGCCTTTGGCGGCTTCTTCGGACCGGCAGGCTCATCGTGCTGCTTTGCCGCGCCCGGAGGTGCAACTGTCGCAGCCTCTGCAGCCTCGGCACGACCAGCGACCGACTCTTCTGCCGCTGGCGCTTCTTCCGGTGCCGCCTTCGGTGCTTCTTCCGCAGGAGCCTCACCAGCGCCCTCGCCCCTGCCCTTGAGGTAATCATAGAGACCATAGCCGCCCGCGCCAACACCAGCACCGGTCAGGATGCTGAGCAGGAAGTTGCGCTTCCGCTTTGCCGCCTGCTCGGGCGTCTCATCCTCACCGCCACCGAGCATGCCGGGAAGCCCGGCAAGAAGTCCAAGGCCGCCACCGAGTCCACCGCCGACCAGATACGGTCGGATCTTCTGCAGCAGCCCGCTCCAGTCGAGCGCGCGCTTCACCATGCCGAGCTTCGCGCCGACATCGAACGCGGTCTTGGGGTCCATGTTGTGGCTCGCATTCTTCATGAGTTCACGAACGAGAATCGGGAGGCCGCCCATGGTGCCTGCGCCGAGCGCACCGCCACTCAACGCTGCGATAAGTGGCACGCCGTACGACTGGAAGTTCGTCGGCGCGAGATCTTGGTAGAGCGCCTCTTGCCGCGCGGGGTCATCGGGATGCGAGAGCGCTGCCTGCCGTCGCGCGCGTGCCTTGTTCTCAGGAACACTGAGCGCGGTAAGGCCGCCCAGTCCACCCGCACCGAGAAGCGCACCAATGATCGTGCGGCTCGTATCATCCTCCAGCAGCTTACCGATATCGAGAGCTTTCTTTTGCATAGGTACTCCAGCTGACTGAGACTTCCCAAACAACTCCGGCAGCTTCTCCATATGGAGGCGAAGATCCGTCTTGTCCCCGAAATCGGGAAGCTCTGGGACATTCGGAAGCGGGTACATCGGTCCCGTTCCCATCGACTCTCGGAAGCGCTTCACCCAGCTGAGATCCTTGAGCGGCTGCACTGCCTTGTCAAAGCCGCCACCGGCCAGATACCCACCGCCGATACCAAGCCCCGCCCCAGCAAGGATACCAGCAAGGTCACCGGCAGACATCTGATCACCATGGAACTTCGCCATCTGCTCGGCGGCTTCCGGATTATCCCGGAGAATCTCCTTGATGCGTTCTCGATTCTGCTTGCGACGACGATGCACGAGATACGTCATCAGCCCAGCGCCGCCAACGCCGCCGAGAAGTGCTCCCAGATTCTCAGACTTCATGCGTATCTCCAGACAGGCAGGCAGTGCCTGTTATATCTTCTCGACCGTCTTACCGGCGTCGTTCATCACATACGCCGGAGACACAAAGGCTACAAGCTGCTCAGCGCCGTTCGCTTTGTGCAACACCGCAACATGAATCGGCTTGCGGAGCGCTCCGTGCGACTCGAAGATCTCACCCGCGTACAACGGGTCCACAAGCAGATCGTGCTTGTTATCCGGTCCTCCGATGTCCACCCCAAGCAGGATTGGTACACGCTTGGCTTTCGGCGGAGCGTTCGGATCATTCGACTGCGGTTCGTCCTGCTCCCATTCGTACAAGGCAAGCTGTGTGTTCGGGTCGCCGATCTCGCCAAAAACCCCGAGCCACATCTTGCCCAACTCGACCTTGTCCGACTCGTACATCACCCAACGGCTCGTGTTGTAGTCTACCGTCTTCAGAATCATGACTGCCTGCCTTCTATCTGTCTGCCTGCCTGTCTGGACTACTTGAGCGCTATCGGGTCTAGCGCGGTACGAACGTTCGTTGCAATGTTCTCAATACCCTTTCCGACACCATAACCGAGCAGTCGGCCGCCACCGTAACCAAGCGCGCCGTAACCAAGCCCCTTCAGCGGCACACCGATGAGATCCTTCCAGACTGGTCGGCGCACCTTAGAGTACAGCGCTTTGGCTCGCGCCTTGTCGCCGCCGCTCGCAATAAAGGCCATACGCCGATCAGCTTTCCGTCGGCTAAGTGCGTGCATCAGCGCGGCAAGAAGTCCGTAGGTTCCGGCCACTCCACCATACAACTTGCCGGTACTCTGCGACATGCGAGTACTAAGCCGCTCAGGAACAGGACGCAGTTCGGGTTCGGGCTTGGGCGCGGCTGGTGCGGCTGGTGCGGGCGTACCAGCCTCAGCGGACTGGGAGAACATCGCTTTTAGCGCATCCAAGTATCCGCCATCCGGAGCGAGCTTGTCTTTGTAGATTGCAGGAGTGAGTGCAGTGCCGCCGAGACCGCCTACCGCACCGCCGATCATTGCGTTGCGTAGGATCTTCGAGAGCTTGTCCTTCTTCGAGAATAGGCCAGTCAGCGCGCCAAGCCCGGCACCCCCGAGCGTCGTCATCAACGGGATGCTCGATGGGTTGATCTCCGCGCGCTTCGTGAGTCCAACCATGTAGCCGAGCGCGATCGCTTGATTCGACATTGCCACTCCTTAGAGGATCTGCTCCAGCTCTGCCTCAGCCGTCGCGTCGCTGACGTCCGGCTCGATGGTCTTCTGCTTCAGGAACAGCGTCAGGTCGCCGAGGTTCTCGAACACGTTGTTGAGGTTGTCCTCAAGCTCCGGCATGTCCTGCGAACCGTAGCGATCCTTGAACTTATCGAAGTGCCAGTAGTACATGAACTTGATCCGACCAATGCGATCGAGGCCGAGCATCAGATCGCTGAGGTACTGATCGACGACAGTGTTCGGATCCATCGACTTCACAAGCCCGGAGATCACGCTCGTGTCGAGCACTTCCTTCTGCCCCTGCGCAGCGGCCTGCTGCGCTTGGAACGTCGCGTCCATGTCCATCGTCGTCGCGCCGTAGCGATCGAGTGGGGTCTCGTTCGCCGAGACAAGCTCGTCCTGCGGATACATGACGCGCGGGTTCGTGAAGAGCGTCGGGTCGGTCGACGTCATCGGCTCCTGCAGCGCAGGTGCGAAAGGCTGCGCGTGCTTGACGAAGAACTTCGGTGAGCCGCTGCGGCGAGCCTGCTTCAGGATGCCATCGGCGTCGGCTTCGCGCATGCGATAGTCGATAACGAGCTTCTTGAGCGCGGCAATCTTGCTCATCGGACGTCCGATGTTGCCATTATCGCGCACCCACCACTCGATGCCGTCGGTGACGGCCTGAATCTCGCGGACGTTCGCACTCTTGAAGATGCTCAGCTCGATCTCGGCGATCGACTGTGGTGTGGCCATATCGTCCAGTTCGGCCTTGCGCCGCTTCTCTTCTCTGCGCGCCCAGTCGCTATCGGGGCGATCGAGCTTCCACGGCTCGATCATATCCTTCGACAGCTTGATGACCTTGAAGCCGTTCGGCACGAAGTAGTCGCTGCCGATCTGCGTGATGTTGTTGCCGGGCTTGTTCGTGATGACCATGCACTTATCGTAGCGTCCGCCGCCCTCAACGATGTTGTCGTAGCGACTGTACTTCGCATCCGACACATTGAAGGTCTGCCCACGATACGGCGGATAGAGCAGCTTCTTCATCTTCTCGTCGGCGTTGCGTGCGCGCGGCCAGTTGTCGAACTCGCCGTAGAGCGTGGTCCGGCCGTCTGCAACAACGCGGCGCTCGACGAAGAACGGTACGGAGCCATCACCCTTCTCGTTGACGAAGATGACCTTCTGCCGCTCGGACACAGAGCTGGGAGCGGGAAGACCGTCGAAGACCTTCTTCCATTCGTCGAACTTGTGACCCTCATTATCGACGAAGACGTTCTCCTTGTTCGTCGTCATCATGCGCCCGGACTTCGGGTCGACCACGGTCACGTTCCCGCGATCGTAGTCATACATGCACTCGGCACCCTTGGGGTCGAGCATGACGAGCCGCTGCTGATACGAGCCATCAGCCATGAGCACGCGACAGTACGAACTGCAGTGAGGGTTCTGCAGCGTCTGCGAGATGCGCGTCGAGTAGACCGTCGAGGTCTCGTCATCTCCACGATTGTCGCGCACGACATAGCGATCACGCTGGAGGCGCTCCTTCTCGTCCTCGCTCAGCATCGTGTCATCGAGATCGAGCACGTTCGCACGATCGGCGATCATGATCTGGACGTCGGGAGCCGTGTCCTCGATCATCTTGTCGCCGTCAGCCGCCTTCTTCTCCATGGGTTCGGCGACAAAGGCTTCCTTCGCTGCTTCGAGGATAGCATCCATGTCGTAGATGCTGAGCAGACTGTCGGTGAATGCCGCGTTCTTGCGCATCGTAGCGAGCAGCACACGTGCAGCGCTCCAGCCAGCATCCTTGATGAAGCTTGGGAGATCCCACTTGTCGCGCAGCGCCGCGCGCTTCTCGCCGCCCGGGGGGCTCATGATGACGTGCAGGAAGGGCTTGAAGTCGTCGGCTATCGTGGAGGACAGGTAGTCCGTCAAGCCACGCAGCGACTGATCGCTCGCATACTTCGACCCGGTGTACGGGGGCCGAGCCATCGCGTTGAAGTCGGGCTGCTGGATACCCATCTCGCCCGGCGTCATCTCCTCGGTCTCGCCGAGAATATGCGGACGACGGTTGAGGAGGTAGTTGATCCAGTTCTCCTGCAGCGGAACGAAGGCGTCCTGACTCTTCAGGTAGAGCAGGTCGTCGCCCTTCAGCTGACCGTTGAGGAAGAAGACGGGGGCGTACATCCACTCGTCCCCGACGCTGAAGCCCCACACACCGACGGCGTGCGTGTTGTCTTCGCTCTTATCGAGGAGCTGGAAACCTACCAGATGGTCCAGCAGGCCGGGCGCGCGGTCACGAAGGCGAGCGTGCGCGAGGTCAGCGAATGTTCGTTCGAATTCTGCATCTGGCATTTCAGATCCCCTTCGGCCAGCTAGTAGAGCGCGTAGCTACCCGCCAGCGTCCTTACGTGTACATCATCGTGTCTGTCGGCGACTTCCGACCCGGAAGCTGCGGCATCGGCATCTTCGTCTTCCCGCGTGTGGCTTCAGCGATGACCGACTCAGGCGCTTCATCGTAGCCCTCGTCGGGGAACATCTCCTTGCCCTGAGTGACGTTGGTCATCATCTTGTCGCGCGCCTTGAGGCCGCGCATCAGCTTCGCCATCGTCGGCATGAACGACATCTCTTCGAGCGGCATCCCCATACGACGACCCTGCTCCAGCTCGTGCTGCGAGAAGGTCGGCCGCTGCTGCTGACGATAGAGCCACGGGCGCACAGTCTCCGGAGCCTTGGAGAACCACTGCTTCACGGCTTCTTCTTCAGTCATCTCCGGCTCGGCGGGCTGCTGCGGCTGAGCGGTCTGCTGCGCAGCCTGATCCTTCTTACCGCCCCCGAACAGGCTCGAAATCAGTCCGAGCAACCATGTGCCGAGGTCGAAGCTTTCCTTTACGAGCGGCTCCATGATCTCTCCTTACGAGCTGAACGCCCGACGGGCGTAATCCTCAAACTGGTTGCGCATCAGTCGTCGCTTATCCGCAACCATCATCGGCTCAAACTTCGACTGAATCTGCTCGGGCGACATGCCGGTCCATTTGCGCCAAAGTGGCGCTTCATATGGCGGCGTCTGATCGTACTGCTGCGGCGGCATCATGAACGGCGGCGGTGGTGGCATCGGCCCGGCAGCCATCATCGGACCCGGGTAGCTTGCGAACTGTATTCCCGGGCGCGGGCCGCGCGGCATCGACGGGGCCGGTCGACCCTTCGAGAACTCGGCGTAGCTGACCGGCGTGCGCTTCTTGACTTCTGCCTCACGCTCTTCGTCACGCTTCTTGCGCTCTTGCTCCTGCTGCATTCGCTGACGGAACATCAGCGTCTGCCACGGTGTACCCATCGACGCGAGATAGCGCTCAACCGTCGGTGTCACCCACGATGGTTTGGCGATCGGCTGGAAGTACGCTGGGTTAATACCGACATCTTTGAAGGTACTGACCAGCTCGGGTGGCAGCGACTTCATTGCTTCGATATCGCCGCCCGTGCCCACATCTGCAGAACCGCCACCACCGTATGCGGACTGGTAGGCACCATACGCTGCACCGGGAATAGCAGCGAGCAAGCCCCATGGGCCAAACGCACTAGCACCCATAAGACCTGTCGATAGGCCGGAGCCAAGCGCGGGCAGGATATGGTCGTACCATGCAGCGAGCTTCTCAAGCTTCGGGCCGGTCTTGCCCTTCGCCCTCAACGCCTTCGCCGCTTTGATGAAGCGGCCAACCTGCGCAGCGGTGTGAATGAACTCATCCTTGCGGCCGGACTTCTCAATGCCGACGCAGAGGCCAAGTTCATAGGCTTGTAGTCGGTTCATTCTCAGCTCCAGCCGCCCGAGGCGAGCATGCGCTTGACGAGGTTCTCGCGACCCTGACGACCGGCGATGCGCGAGGCCATCAGCTCCATCGCGCGATCCCACATGTCACGCTCGCCCCAGTTCCCAAAGCCTGCGTCCTGCGCGAACTGATCATATGCCGACTGCTGCTGCTCGGGCGTCATCTCACCCGCACCGCGCGGCGCGAACGGCATCATTCCCATCCATGGGTTGCCGCGATTCATAGCAGCCATGTAGCCCATGAACTGAGGGTTGTATCCCTGATACAGCGGGTTCCACGACATAGGCATGTAGCCGCCTCGGCCTCCGCCGCCACCTGCGCCGGGGAAGATCTCTTCGAGGCCGGAGAGAACATCGCGCGCCTCTTCGGGAACCTGCTGCTCGGTAGCATACTGGCGAAGGCGGTGTGCAGCGTACGGTCCGTACTTGCGACCGATCGCCTTCTCGATGCTTGTCCACTGCTCAGCGGTGTACTCGTTCTGTGCCAGCTCGCGCAAGCGATCGTCGAACGCCTGCATCCGCTGCTGATACGTCATCTTGCCTGTGTCGATTGGCTTAGCAGCAGCTGCGGCAGGAGTAGTGGGAGCGGGTTTCGCTACAGGCGCCGGTGCTGCGCGCGGAGTCGGTCGTGGGGTCGGCTTTCTCGGAGGAAGCGTAATCCCCTTCTCCTTAGCTATCGACTCGACCTGCGACCGACCGGTGGACGGGCCGGATCGCTGCGGTGGTGCCGGTATCTGTGCTGGTGGTGCCGGTGTCTGTGCCGGTGGTGCCGGTGTCTGCACCGATGACTGTGCCGGTGTCTGTGCCGGTGTCTGTGCCGGTGCAGCACTTTCTGCATCAGTTGCAAGTCCGGCCGCAGTTGCCTCTCCGCCCGGCTGTGACTTTGTGGGAGGCACGGGCTTATTAGCGGGTTGAGCTAGCGACTCCCGAAGAACGTAGTTAGCGGGACGACGCGCATCGGGCTCTACAACCCGCATATTGCGATTCTGTGCTAGCGTTGCTTCGAACTCTTCCGGTGTCGTTGGCTGGGCAGGCGCATTGTTGAACGTAAACTCTACAGGCGCATACTTCTTATTGAACGCGGCCTGCGAGCGCGCCGAAGCTGCTCTATTGGCTTCAGCCATTCGTCGTCGACGCTCTTCAGCTTCCTGCTGCTGCCGTCGTATATCAGACAACGTATCCGAAATGCCTAGGCCAGCCTTCTTATGTAGGCCAAGTCTGCGTCCGAGTTCGAAAGCCAACTTCTGATCCATTTCGCGCTCCTAATACTTCGCCCCGGCCATCCCGTCGGGCTTAATCGGAGGCTTCCCGAACTCGGTCGTCTGCGCCAGCGACGGAATGAACGATTCGCTGTGCTGCGCAGCTCCGAGGCCACGGTGCACCGATTGTAGCAGATTCTTTTTCAGATGGAAACCACCAAGTCGTACCATCCAATCCTCGTTGTACCCCAGCGTCTCCATGGCGCGCACCATCTCCGGGGCGAACATCGGCTCGTCGGAGTGAGCCTTCACGGTCTTGAGTCCGCGCTTGTTGATCTCAGCGGCAATGCGCGGCGTGATCTTCGTACCGATGGAGTACTGGAAGATCGGCTCCTCCAAGTACATGCCCACGGCACTCTTCGGTCGCATGGGCTTCGTACCCGTGCGCGGCTGATACTCGCGTGTGAGCGTGCTGAACTCTACCACATCATCGGGCAGCATGTCGGTGGTTCCGTCGGAGTCGACAATCCGTGCATGGTTGATCAATCCGCGCGTCAGCAGCTCGATGTTCCGACGGTTCGCATCGATCTTGGTGGCCTTCAACGTGTTCCGGAAGTTGTTCATGAAGTGCCAGCGTCCGGCACCGATGCCCTTGTACTTCACAACCTCGGACGGGTTCGGCAAGCCTTCGCTCAATACGTCACCGGCCTCGATCTTGTCGCCGGGCACGACGGTCGGGTCGAACTCGGGCGCGACGTAGTGCTTCACGCCGCGCACGATAATGAAGTGACCGCCCTGCGGCGCTTTCTCGATGCCCTCGACAGTACCGTCGGTCTGCGCGATAGCCGCGCCGCCCATGAACGTACGTGGCACCTGAACGAGCTGGTTGATCGCATCGAAGCCGCCAGCGGTAGGACCAGCACCAACGACACCGCCGGTATGCTTCGAGGAGATAGCTGACTGCGTAATCGGCTCCGAGATAGCCTGTGCCGCTGCAACACCGACGTTGTCACCGATCTCGGGGAGCTTGCCCTTCTCGCGCACACCGACGCACCGGGCACACACACCATCGCGTGCCTGACACGTGAGCGGGCTGCGCACGATGATCTCTTTACCGTCACGCCCTATGCGCTTGGCTGCCTTCGTATCGATGATCGTATTCGCTTTGAAGCCCCCAGCGGGAGCTGCAAGGATCGAGCCAACGTTATCCGGGTCATCAGCGTCGACCGGGATGCCGTTGACCGTACCGCAATCATCCTCAGTGACGAGCAGCCGGTGAGATGCAAGCGCGAGCTGCTTGCCGAGAAAGCCGCCCTTCGGCGTGGCGAACTTGAGGTCGACCATGCCCTTTCGTGCCCCGTACGAGCCAGCCCAGTACTCGACTGGGTCCAGCCCCTCAGCGTACGAGTTGAGCAACGGGATCGGAACCGGGTTGCCTTTGTGGTCGGCCACGAGCAGGTCGCCGATGTTCGTCTGACTGAACTGAATCGGGTTGCCGCGTGCGCCGGAGTTGACCTGCATGGCGAGCGCGTTACGAAGGTCGAGCTGCTCTTGGAAGTTCAGTTTCCTAAGATCGTCGGCGCGCTTGCCGAGAAGTTTTATGACTCGCTCATTCTTTTGCTCATCGGTGAGCGGGGAGTTCAGAATCCTATTAACGCCACTACGTAGCTCGTCGCGAATCTTCTGTGCCTTCGGCCCTACAGTTAGAGAATCTAGGCTGATGGACGCCTCGCGGCCGTAGGTGGTAACCACCTCGGCCCCGAGGTCCATCATCTTCTTCGCGATCTCGTTGTACTGCTCCGGGTAGCGCTTCGCCACTTCGCGCAGGACCGTCTTGATCGTCTTCTTATTGATGGGACGATCGTAGTCCCGCATATCCGGCGGCAGGATGTCGTTGATCAGCAGTTGACCGACTGTAGTCTTCACCGGCCTACCTCCAGTACGACTGCAGCGTAGCCTGCTGCTCCCAACGACGGAAGTCGAGCCACTCGGTCATCTCTCGCACGAAGGCCCGTACGATCTCCAGATCCTTGAAAATGTAGTCCCCGCTGAGCAGGTTTTCAATGGCGAAGAGCTTGATTCCTATCTCGCTCTGGTCCGAGACGATACCGGTATCCCGCAGCTTGCGCACGAACCCAGCTATACGCTCATTGCGATTGCGCTTCGCATCATCCGGCAGCTCCTGCTCGCTCACCAGCGAGTTGATCGCCGACACAAGTGCGCGGTCATTCACTTCCTGCCGGTTACGAATGTTCGCCATCTTCCGCCGCTCTTCGATCGGAGGGATATCCATGAACGGTTCGTACTTGCGTGGCATCACTCACCCCCGTCCACAGGCATGTTGAGGTAAGCGTTCCTGTACGCCTCAAGGTTGTCGCGCGTGACCGTGCCATAGCAGTTCCTCGACGGATCCAGTGTCTCCGTTACGCGCTCCATGACCTTGTTGCACACGCGGCTGAGCATCCCCTTGCGTACGGTTGCCGGGATGAGGTTTCCGTTCTTGTCGGGTACGTCCATCTGCGGATTGCCGATCGTGAACTGCACCTGAATCTGCTCGATCGGCATGGCCGGAACGATCTCGACCTCCATCTCGATACGCCCTGTGTGCGCGTCAGTCTTCACCTTCTTGACGGTGTAGCCCGCCGGGTTGAACTTCTTGAGCTGCAACTCGTCGATGACAGTTCGAAGCTCGCGAAGGATCTCCAGATCCTTGAAGATGAGTCCTTCGCCCTCATAGAGACGCTCAACGACGAACTGGAACGCGCTGATCTGCACCTGCTCCTTGCCACCGTAGAGCTGAGCAAGCGTAACGATCAGCGAGATCGCGTCTGCGTGCGCCTCGTCGGGTGTCGTATACTCGTCTTCGAGAAGGCGATCGATTCCCTCACGCGCCTTTGCATACAACTCTACGTCTTGGAGCTGCGAAAGGGTCTCCTGCGCGCGTGAGCGCAACCGGTTCTCCATGTGCGTCACGAAACCAGCGCCCTGATTCACGCCAAGCCCCTTCGACACTTCCTTCTGAATGTCTATGAACAACTGCTGCTTCAGCGACTGCATCGCGTCGAATGGCATTGCCATCGCGACTCCTCTGCCGTTATACCGCTGGTGCCTTCTTCTTCGGAGGCTGCCCGGGCAACGGCTCAGTCTTGGTTGGAGCAGGAGGCTGTTCGACATTGGCGCTCGCCGTAGCTGTATCACCCTGCGGCGCCTGCTCCGTCTCGGCTACCTGCGGCTTCTGCGGATCCTGCTGCTGTGTCGTTGGTTGAATCCAGTCAGTGCCTGCGGGCTGATTCACGCCCCACATATGCCCGCCCGGCGACTGGATCTGAATCGAACCGCCTTCGGCCATCGTTCGGTTCGCCAAATCTTGGAAGCTGCGCTGGAACTTCTGCTCACGCTGCGCCACGGTCGAAGGCTGTGCAGGCTGTTGCGGCGGACGCGCAACCGGCTGACGGCTGATTCCGCGCGTGCCCGCGCCCTGCCGCCCACGTCGAGAGCGCGGGGCGTAGCGTCCAGAGGTGAAGCCACTGTACGTATGCCCTGCGGACTGACGCGGACCAACAAGCTCTTCATTCAGTCGACGCTGCTCGGTGGTTACATCGCGCGCGAAGTTGACGAGATCACCCATGCCGCCTTCGAGCTGGCTCGGGCCGCCCTCAGTCATGCGACGACTCGCTGCAGCGATCTGGCCGGGGCGGAAACGAATGCCTGCGCGAGCGAACAGCTGCTGCAGCGCATCGCGGCGCTGGCCGTGCCGGTGCACCGCACGCACGGCCTCTTCACTGAAGCCTAGTCGCTTTGCTTCCTCATTCATGTGCTGAATGGTCTGCTCGCGCGTCGGAGGCTTCGGGCGAGTATCAGCGAACGGAGCGTCGGTCTTGGTGCGCTCCGTCGTAGTCGGCGCGGGATCACTGACCTGCACCGTCGAGCCCATCTCGCCGCCCTCGCCACCGCCGGAGAGCTTCTTGGCCTTCGCTTCGGCGGTAGCAACGTCGGTCGGCGCTTCGTCTGCCGCCGGTGTCGTCGTCGGCGGTGCTTCCGTAGAGTCAAGCGCGCCGTTGTACTGCGACTGGCCAGACTCCTCGTTCAATCGCTTCGCCTCTTCGAGCGAGGGTGCAACCTTGAACGTCTTTCCTGCCTCACTGGGCATACCATACGAATCGACGAAGCTCTGCGTAACCCAAACGATGTTCTCGGCGTGCGGGTTGATCGATTCGCCGCGCGCCATACGCCCCTGATTGAGTACTCCAAGGATCTGATCGATCGGAGCAGCTCCTTCTTCTTCAGCGGTCTTCTGGCGCTGCGCGAACCCGGCAGCGGCGTCGCTCTTCTCCTTGGCAAGCAGATTCTGTGGTGCCCACGAGCCACTCGTCGGTGCGCCATTCTCAGCGCGCTTGCACAGAAACTCACCGGCGGTCTTCACCTGCTGCTCGCGATCGTTGAGAACCATCGACGCCACGATCTGCGCACCCGGTACTTCTGGCATAAGTAAGAGGTTGGCGAGCGAGAGCGCATCGTCGGTGTCGTAACCGGCGGACTTGCAGAAGCGCAGCACGCCTGCGGTGAATGCCTGCTTACGTTCCATCATTGACGACCTCCGTCCGAGCCAGCTTGTCGACGCCATAGCGCTTGATGACATCGTGGAACTTCTCATCGGAGCAGGTCGTGACGAGAACGTGGTCGGGGCTGACCTGCTCGATCGCAGCGATCGGCTGTCCGAAATTGTCGCGCACGATCAGCCACGTCACGCTGCAGTCGAGCACGCGGCCATTGAGTACGCTGCCAATCTGGTAGGTCACCTGCATCTACTCGTCCTCTTCGCTCTCACCGTTCGCTTCCTGCTCTGCCCTGAACGCTGCTTCCTGCCGATGCACATAGTCGGCGCACTTGATCTCGTAGGCGATAAGGTTCGCCGCACCCCGCATCATGGACGGAGTAGCGAGGAACTCCGTAGCAATCTCGCGAACCTTACTCACGAGGCTCGCGAAGCGTTCGTCCTTCTGCTCCCTCGCCTTCAGGTATCGAAGCGTCTTCGTCTGCTTCTCCGGTTCGTGGATTGGTCTCATCTACTTGCTCCGAAGGCCCGCGATGATGTCACCGATCTTCTTCGCCGACTTCACCTGCCCGAGTACGTCGCTCGCCGATGCGATCATCGGGTTCGGCATCTCCGGCAGCGGTTCGGTCGGGGAGAACGGAGGAGCGCCTGCGCCCATCTCCGGCATCATCGCAGCTACCTCGGGCGGGATCTCGGGGGCCGCGCCAACATCGCCCGGCGCAGCGGGACCGGCGCCCGGACCACCGCCGCCAATCGCCTCTTCAATGGCATCGAGACGCTGGGAGATCTTGTCGAGCGCCTTCGTCACGTCGGGAGAAGGCTCATTCGGAGCGCCCTCGCCACCGCCGCCCGCGCCACCCATCTCCGTCGCCACCTGCTGGAACAGCATGACGAGATCTTCGAGCGTCACGGTGATCGGCGTGCCGCCCTGCGCCATGGCCGGATCGGCTGGTGCGCCACCCGCCATCGCCGGATCCATCGGAGCACCCTGCGCCATCGCCGGGTCCATTGGTGCGCCGCCCGCCATAGCGGGATCCATGGGCGGAGCGCCACCCGCCATCGCCGGGTCCATCGGAGCACCCTGTGCGGGCGGAGCGCCACCCGCCATCGCCGGGTCCATCGGAGCACCCTGTGCGGGCGGAGCGCCCTGCGGAGGCGGCGCGAATGCATCCTTCTGTGTCATGCTGGCAAGCGCTGCGAGCGCTTCCTTCGCCATGTTCGCATCGAAGTCCATGTCATGCGTCCTTTCATCCACCAACGCTTTGCCGTGCGTTGCGCCGTGCATCTACAACGCGCGCCCTCGATTTGCTCATCGCAGAAAGAAGCATTTCGATGAACCGTTGTTCTTCGCGCGTGTACTCGTTCGGAGCCTCGTCCGAACCATTTGCCGCGAGATCACTTCGGGCGGTCAACGAGCTGAAGGGCACCGTCGGGTACGTCTTCAGCTGCGCCATCTTGCGCAATTGTTGAACGCGTCCAAAAATCTCGCGAAGCTTCATCAGTATCCGCCACCCTGTGCCGCGAACGGGTTCGGCGGAAGCCCGTAGCCAGCTTCCTGCGTCGCTGCCGCGAGCTGCGCATCGTGCCCGCCCGGACCCATCTGCGGACCGGCCCACTGCTGCGGGCCGTAGTCGTACTGTTCGCCGCCCATACCAAGCCACTCAGGCGGCAGGAACATCGACGCGAAGCCGAGCGTCTCAGCGCCGCCAAGCGCCGAGCGGCCAATACGCGCGGCCTGCCCGAGATTGCCGACGTTGGCCGGGTTCACGAGCTTGCCACCAGCGCGCGCCATAGCGCCCGGGTTCTTGAAGGTCTTGAGCAAGCGACTACCGGCACCGCTGAACCCGAGACGATTCAGGAGTCCGCCAAGCCCGCGCCCACCGTACTGAACCGTCTTACCGATGTTGGTAGCGAGGCGGGTGGGTGTTCGACTCAGGAACTTGAGACCCAAGCCGCGCCCGAGCTTACCAATACCGCTGAGAAGCGGGCGTCCGAAGGCGAGAATCATCTGAAGCATCTGCGGATTGATGGCCTTCTTCTCCATCTTCGCCTGCTTCACAAGCCCAGCAAGCGCGACGGCCTGCGCCTTGACGAGCTTCTTGCGCACCTTCCGCTGACGTTGCTTCTTGTAGTCGCACGCGCGCTTCAGCACGAAGAGTGCCTCTTCTTTGGTCAGGATTGGCATCGGCATCCTCCGATGCGCTGAATAGTTCTGCTCCGCATGAGCAATCTACTTGTTCAGCGCGAATGGCGCAAGAGTGATCTTACTTCTTGACCTTCCTGCGAGCGTACTTCTTCTTGCTGTGCTTTGGTCCGCACTTCGCGGACTTGTCACTCGACCCCTTGAACAGTTCGCTGCCGCCACCGATACCTGCGCCAGTGAGTCCGCCAAGCGCGAGCGAGCCAAGCGAAGGAGTCATGGAAATCTGATCGCCGATCCCCGGCATCTTGGCCTTGATAAGCAGCTTCGCGAGTAGTTCAGTCAGCGCTGCAGCCCCTGCTCCGCCAATCGCGCCACCGCCTGCGCCGCGACCAACGCGTCCCCAGTTCACGCCCTCATCCTTCTTTTCCTTCTTGTCGTCCTCGTCGGCAGCACGCTTACGGAACGCGAGCTTCTGCGCCATGCTGTCGAGCAGGTCGTGGCGGCCAAGCTCCTTGATCGCCGCCGCGACCTTCTTCAGTCGCTTGCGTCGACCGAGACCCATGAACGCCTGCTTGGTAGCCTCGTCCCGGAACTCGATCTTCAGTGGCATGGATAGGTTGAGCGCGCCCTGCGCGTCGACCTTCGCATCCTCGATCGCTTCGACTAGCTCGTCGCAGAACGCGTTCGTGGCTTCCTTGGTGAGCGAGCCAGCCGTCAGCTTCGACAGCGCCTCGGATAGGCCGTAATCCTCGACGACAACCTCCTGCGCCTTCTGTGCGGCCGACTTGATCGTGACTGGGTGCTTGAACATGACCCTATTCCCTTCCAACGTTCCTCCCATGGCGGCGCAGGCAACTGCCGTTTCGAGATGCTCTGCAACCTTCGATAGCTCTATTTCGAGCGGCGGTACTTCTTCCTTCTTCCGTCCGACAAGGCTCTTCGTGAACTTGTCGGCAAGTACCCCCGCGATCTTGATATGATCGCCGGTAGCCTCAGAGATCACAAGATGGATATCACTCATCGGACTCACTCCTGTTCTTCCACGCCGCATCAAACTGCCGACGCCATATCCAGTGCCGCACGGTACTCGCGAGCGCCGGTGTTATCGCTACAACCAACAGAACAACTAGAAGAAAGATGTTCAGGTTATCGGTATCGCTCATATCACTTCCCGAACTGCACGGAGTCGCCCACGCGCAGTTCACCCCTCTTGTAAGCGCGCAGGACGTCGGCCTTCGACATGAAGGTCTTCACACGCTTGTCCTTGGCCGTCGATGCGAGGTACAGCCCGTGCAGGAACTCCTGCCTTGGGAAGTAGTGCACGTCGAAGTCGGATGCCGCGAGGAGGTTCCGACTCGGCATCATCTTGTCGACCGCTTCTTCCACCGCCGCCTTGCTCACCGGCACATGGAAATTCATAGCGTCACCGTCGAAGTCGGCGTTGAATCCCGGCGTCACGATGGGCGGAATCTGCAGCGTGTTGCCCTTGGTGATGATTGGCCACGCCGCCATCATGCCGTAACGGTGAAGCACCGGCGCGCGGTTGATGATGACCGGCCGACGACCAGTCTCTTCGAGCAGCGCCTTGTACGCCACCTGATCCTGATTCTCGATCGCCTTGGCCGCAGCCATCGCGCCCATGCCGCGCCGAACGAGGTTGCGCATCACGAACGGACGGTAAAGCACCCACGCCTTGCTCTCGGGGAGGCCGACCTGATCCATGCCAAGACTGGGGTTCGGCGTGATCACGCCTCGACCAACGGTGTCGACAGCCGCCCCGAGCACCTTCTGCTGATACATGCCCAGCTTCGGGCTCGATCCGAAGATGTGGCGCAGCAAACCGCCGACCTGCTTCTCCTGCGTCTTCGCAGCGACCGGATCACCGAGACCCGTGACCGCCTTGTATGCCTTGTAGAGCCGCAGGCGCTCGTCACCAAGCTCGTCGTCGCCGAGATCGTTGCGCAGCTCGCGCAGGTCGTCGTTGACGCTCATGAGATCCGCGTAGAGGTAGTTCGGATCATCCACGAACGTCGTCTTGTTGAAGGTGGTGATCGGGCGGAAGTTCGGAGGAAGCACCGGAACCTTCGTCAGCATGAGGTCGGACGGCTTCTGTCCCGCCTGCTTCAGCGTGCGCAGGTAGCCAAGTACCTTCACGGCGTTATCGCGCTTCGCGCCGGTCGCCTCGCGCACCTGCGAGGAGTAGTGCTCGATCGCGTCGTCGACTTTGATACGCTTGAGCGCGCTCAGGATCGCCTTCGACCCGCGCTCACCGTTCAAGTCGTCGCGTCCGGCAATGATCCGCTCCAGCTTGTTCTGCGTCAGCCCGAGCATGCGGCGAATCGGCTCTTCCATCACAGGATTCGGGATAGGCTCAGCGAGGTCGATGTGAGACCAGCGCGTGCCACCATGGCCGCCGGTGAGGCCGACATCGAAGAGGCCGCCCTTCACCGGCTCCATGGCGTCTCCCGTGACCGTGTCGTTCTTCTTGATCGGTCCGGCGGACATCTTATCGATGTCCTTATCCGTCATGGCAAACAGATGCAGCTGCTCGCCCTTCTTCTTGAGGTTGATCCCCGACGCCTGAAGCATGCTCAGGAACTTGTCGTAGATCATCGGAACCTTCGGGCTTGCAGGCGTGTACCCGAGTCGGAGCGCACGCCAGAAGTCGTCATTGCGCTGCCCGCGCACGAGCTTGGCGTCGCGGATGACATCGGTCGCACCGTGGCTGATGAGCGCCATCATCTCGCCGACGCCGATACGCTTCGAGCCTTCTTGGCCGCCACCTGCGGGCATGCCCTCAGCCGTGTACGAGCCGATGTCGCGGCCGGAGAGCTTCGGCTCGGCCATGTGGTGAAGCTTCATCATGTACGTGTAGCCCGTGAAGACCTTCGGGATCTTCCGACCGCTCACCGGATCATGGATATCCTCGGTGTCGCTCATCCCGTGCTTCTGCAGTTCCTTCTTCGCGAGCGTGACATAGCTCTCGTCCATGAAGCCCGGCAGCTTGTAGGGCACGCCGGTCTTCTTCGCGATCTTGCCCAACGCGGTCTCGATGAGCTGCGCCGGGTTGATACGGCTCACGATGCCGAGCGACGACAGCGTGATGTCGAACGGCTTGCCGTCCTTGTCGTGCGGCATCTGATCGTCGGGGATGATCTTCGAGATGACGCCCTTGCCGCCGTAGCGATTGGAGAGCTTGTCGCCGACGTGCATTGGCGAGTACGCCTTCACGATGACCTTCCAGCCCTCCTTCGTCTTGTCGACATCCGTGACCACGCCTTCCGACTCGTGATCCCACGTCTCGGACGCGTCGCTGTAGAGCGTCTTGCGTGCGCGCAGCATTCCGCCGCCAGACGGCTTACGCTTGGAGATCGACAGCACCAGCGGATCACCGAACTTCACCTTCGTGCCGATCTTCACGACGCCATTGTCATCGATCGTCGACATCTGCTGCTTGTCAAAGGTGCCCGGATAGATCGACATATACGACTTCTTGCCTGCCTCCTGATTGTCAGACTGCTGGTACTTCGTCGTGTACATGTGCTCGCTGGCGAGACGCTTCGCAGCTGACTCACTGAGTACGAGCGCGTCATCGGCGTTGTACCCACGATATGGCAGGTATGCGACCTTCAGGTTCATTCCGGAGGCCACTGCCCCTGTGTCGTCGGTGAAGTTGCTTCGAGCGAGCAGCTGACCGGGAGCGACAGGATCTCCAACTCGTACGACAGGAGTGTTGTGGAGGTAGGTCTTCCGGTTGAAGGGGAAGTTGTTATAGAGATCGTAAGAGACCTTCTCTCCGTCGGCATAGCGCACGACGACCTTATCCTTAGTGATCTCAGCAACCGACCCCATACCCTCTGCACGAACCGCACCAGCCCGATCACCATAGATCTCCTCGAAGCTGCGTCCCGAACCATCATCGGCGAGGTTCTGAACGAGCGGAGCCTCGGCATTGCGAAGCGGCAGCGCCTGCGTCGCCATCTTCGCGCCCATGAGCAGACGGCCACCCTTGATCGCACTGACCATGGGGACCATGTTCGCCGTCGCCGTGAACATGTGGCTCGTGTGCGGCAGCTCGAAGTCGACATCCTTACGCTTCACGTACGCGAGCTTCTTGCCACGGATCATCGCTCGCACTTCTTTGCCCTTGCGCGCAAGCTCGCCGGGGAATGCGATGATGCTCTTGGCCATCTTGCTGGCGCTGATGCGGCGCGGCTTGCCGGTCTTCGCGTCGAGCATGTCAACGTAGATGTTCCCGTCCGAACCCTTGTACGTCCGGTGCGTGATGCGGCTGTCAACACCAATCTTCATGCCTTCGGGCGCACGAATGGGGTCGATCACGCCGAAGTGCGACGGCTGCACGGCACGCGCTTCGTCGGGAACAGCGTCGAGACCGGGCATTCCGCCCTCACCCATGCGGGTGACGCGCACGAGCTGGTCGAAGATCTCAAGCGGGTTCACCTCTTCGAGCGGAGCTGCGAGACCGCTCTTGAGCAGCACAAGTCGAAGCTGCGGCGAGAGCGCGCCCGCCGGGAACTTCGAGACGTTGCCCTTGTTGGTAGCACGCCACAGCAGCTTACGGGACATGCCGCCAGCGTCACGGGCGATACGCTCGGCGAAGAGATCCTCGGGGCCGAACACGCGCTGAAATGCGAGCGAGTCGCGATCGTCCGTATCCGCCTTGCGCTGGTTGATGTCGATGAGCTTCTTCGTGACTTCGGCGATCACTTCGGGCGACAGCTTGTCGATCTTGCGGCCAAGCGTCATCTCGGTCGTGTCGGGGTCAACTTCCATCTTCTCGAAGACACCACGCATCTGAAGACCCATGTCATCATCCGCGCGCTTCTCCATCGCTGCGTCACGCCCCACGAACTGCACGAACGCGCGCTTGATCTCGTCGACCGGCAGCATGGCCTTCAGCTCTTCGAGCGTGGTGAAGCGGCGCGGAAGCGTCTTCTCCTTCTTCACGGCTTTGAGCTGCTTCTCGACCTTCGCCTGATCGGCCGCCGGGTTGCCCTTGATGTCCTGATTGGCCTGCTGCTGACGCTCGATCAGCTGCATCGGCTCTTCGTTCTCCATCATCTCTTCGGCGGGCATCGACATGTCGACAACATCGGCGAGCTTCGTCGCCATCGCGCTCTTGACGAGCGTGTCGGAGATCGCTTCCTCAATCGCGTTCGTCACGGCAAGGAACGCGTTGGCCGTCTTCTCCTCGACGCCGTCGAACAGCGCTGCGATCTTCGAAGCGCCACGCGGCTGCTTCTTGGGCTTCACGGCGACGGTGATGTGGAACTGGAACTCCTTGCCGCTGTCATCGCCGCGCGGAAGCTCCTCGAATCCGAGCGACTTGCGATGAGCACGCAGCTCGGGCGACTTCGCTTCGAGGAACCATACGCGATCCATCTCATCCCAGCCCTCGGGGTCGAGATCGACGATGGCGTTCTGCAAACTGAAGGGGAACTTGCGGCCATTACCGCATGCGGTCTTCCACTTCTTGCCGTACTTCCCGATCAGCTGCTTCGCTTCCCAGTTGCGCAGAACGCTGATGTGCGGGAGATCGAAGCGCGACTCGCAGTCGACGTCCTGATCCTTCAGCGCCTGATACGCAGCCTCGGGCAGTCCCTTGTGGATCTTGAGGTACGCCCACGGCTTGTCCGAATCCGAATCGTCGCATACCAGCTCGCCGACGAACTTCGCGCGGCGGCGGTTACCTTCCTCGTCCTCCTGCGCAGCCTTGGCGAACTTGAACTCGCTGCCCACCCAGAGCATGCACCAGCCGGTCGGCGCGACGAAGCCCTGCACCCGGCGGCACGCGTTGACGCCGTTGAAGTTCTTGCAGCTGGAGCACTGCTGGAAGAATCCCGACATCGTGTAGTTCACGTCGCCCTTGGAGGTCTTGCCGTAGCCGACGTGCTCCTCGGAGTAGCCAAAGAACGCTGCCTTCTCGGTAGCGTCGGTGTCCTGCTGCTCGGGAGGGGTCTCCTCGGGCTTCTTCGAAACAAGCTTGTGATACGCGCGCTGAACGGCACGCGGGTCGGACGCAGCAACGTTCGCCTGCAGCAGGTCCGGTCCCCACGTCTCGTTGAGCTTGCGGTCGTCGTAACCCATCGAGCGAAGGATCGGATAGAGCTTGAGGTTCGCCTGCCCGACGTTCATGCGGAAGACGCCGGTCTCCGGCTCCATGTAGACCCTGAAGCTGCGCCCCGTGCCACCCTTGACGTTAAAGTGGGCCTCGATGATGCCGTTGTCCTTAACTCGACTGTAGATGCCGGGGCGCAGCCTCATTTGGGACGCTACGGTATACTCGTTGCCGTTGAAGACGAACGTACCACGATCGGTGAGATACGGAACCTGAGCGATGAGCCGTTGGTTAGTCTTGTCGACAATCTTGCCGGATGCGTTATCGACAAGTTCCCACCGACCAGCGAGCTTCCATCCGAGCGTCTGGCCGCGCATGATCGCCCGCTTCTGCTCGGAGTTGGTGTACTGCTTCGGCTTCACGTACTTCACGTCGTTCAGCCGCAGCGTGTAGCGCTGGTTCGTCATCGGGAAGCGCTCTTCGATCGCCTTCTGCACGTTCGTGAACAGAAGCTGGCGCGTCGAGCGCACGTCGTCGAACTCACGCATCGTAGGTTCGTTGGGAGCAGCGATTACGTCGGCCATCAGATCGGCTCCTCCGCGATTGTCTCTTTCTCGCCCGGATCTTTACGGTACGCCACAAGCGGCGTCGGTGTGGCAAGTGCGCGCCGCTTGAGCAGCCGCTCCAGTGTCTGCGAACGCTTGCGTCCTTCGTCATGCTTCTTCGCGTAACGCCACGCGCCTGCACCGGCCGCGCCGGTCAGCATCATCAGGCTGAGCAGGTAGAGTCCGGCAATCCCGCTTCCGGCTCCGGTCCACGGCCCCGGTGTCGTAGCCTCGACCGGATCACCCCAGCCTTCGCCATTAGCCTTCTTCTGCATGATCTCGGCAATCTTCGTGAAGTTGCCGCGCGAGAAGATATCGGCGAGATGGTCGACCCGCTCGGCGAGACTCGCGACCTTCTGGCCACTGTACTCGGATTCGAGCGCTTTCTGGAACTCTTCTTCTGCCTGCGCACGCTCGCGCTCGATGCGCTTCTTGCGTAGTTCGTCGTAGTGCTTGCCCGCGAAGTGCGACGTGAGTCCAGCTGCAGTGATCGGCAAGCCGACAAGCATCGACGCGCCGAGCGGATGGGTGATCGGATTGTCGGTGGGTTGGAAGAGATTCCCGAGCGCGCCCTTGAGATCCATGCCGCCGAGCAGGTTCTTGACGTACTTGTAGATCAGCGGCGACATCAGCGCGCCGCCCGCAAGTGCGATCGGCAAGCCGTAGCCCGCTTCCTTCTCGCTCGCGGCTTTGATGGGTACTTCAAGCTCCTGCTTCGGGAGCTTCAGCTTCGCGCCCGCTCGCTCGGTATCGAGATACTCGGTCATGAGCTTCTTGCGTCGCTTCTCGGCCTTCTCGAAGCTTCGCTTCTTCAGTGCAGCCACGAGTGCAACCGCCGGTATGCCGAGCAGAGCACCGCCGCCGACGGCCTTCAGGAAGCTGCGCCAGCCCACGGGCATTCCACCGATGTCGCCACCGAGCCCCTCGACCTCCTTCGCGAGGTCGCCGCTGGCGCTGAAGCGGTCAACAACGTCGTCGAGACTGAGTTCGGCCTCCTTCAGCATCTCATCGCTGATAGGGGCACCCTCGGTCTCGGACGCCTGCTTGATTGCGAGTGCAAGCTGTCCCATATCAGAACCCTCTCTGCGGGTTGTACACATACAGATCGGCCCACCGCAGGAAGACACGCCAGTTCTTCGTCTCCGGATCGTACTCCCGGTCCTCAGCAGAGATGACTGCATGCCCGTTGGAGTACATCGTGTAGATGTCCGCCATGCGCTTGCGATCCTTCTCGTCACTCATATCGAGAATCTCGACGTGAGCACGCACGCCCTGCTTGGGCTGCATATGATCGGGATCGTCGTTCTTCAGGTCGGGCACATGGCCACGGAACGGGAGACCGTCCATGCCCGGAAGAATCGCGGGCATGTCGCGCTGCCCATTGGATGGATCGATCAGCTTGCCGTCGATATCCCAGCGATCAGCCATCAGATCTCCACCCCTCCTGCGGTCATCGGAAGAATCTTGTTGTGCGCGTCGTCGGGCTGCGTCTCACCCTCTGCCTCGCGCTCCTGCGGCTGATTCTTCTTCGCACGGCGTTCAGCCTGCCGCGTGAGCCGCTTGTAGAGCGCCATGCGCTCAACGTGCCGCAGCTCTTCCGGATCAAGCGTAGGCTCCCGAGAGAGCGAGTATGCGGCGGTCGAAGCACCGGCACCTAGGAGCGGAATGCCTGCAGTGGGGATGAGAAACGTGAGTATGGCGAGGTTCTTCGCCAATCCCCCTCCCTGCCGGATGATCTCCGCGAGTGCACTCGTTTGCGCCGCCTTCTCCAGCGCGCCATCGAGTTCGCTCGGCCGGATACCCGCCTCGGCGAACTTCTCGTAGAAGCCGTACTTGAACGCATTCTTCTTCAGCTTCTCGACGTCACGATCCTTGCGCTCCTTGTTCTCCGTGTGCTTCTTCGTTCCTTCGCCGACCGCCTCGATCTTCCCCTCGTCGACAGCGTCTTCCATACCCTTTTCGAGATCGTCGAGTCGCGGCTCGTAGTAATCGTCTCCCTCTGTGAGGTGATCTTTCGCAATCTCCTGTGCCACTGCCGGATTGCTCGTGTGCTCAAGCTCTACTTCGGTGCCCTTCTCGATCTGAGCCTTCGGGAACATCGACGTGGGCATACCGGCGGCGAGTCCGCCGGGAATCACGTCGTCCTTGCCACCAACGAGCTTGGCGAGGAGGCGATAGATCTCCTCCTCCGCCTCATGCTCGTCGACGCCGAGTGACTCTGCTTGCTGGTGGAAGCCCTCGTCGTCGATACCCTGTCCCATCTGCGTGATGTAGTTCACGAGCTGCTGTAGGATCTCGGGCGGCAGCGACTCTTCAGCCTCGTGCTCGGGCGATTCGATCTCGCCTTCCTCGTGCTCTTCGCTTTCATCCCCGTTGGCACTCTTCACGACGTACTCGACGAAGCTCTGCATCTTCGGCATGCCGCTGATGCCCTGCAGCGCCTGTGCGAGCGACGGAGCTGGCTGCGACGGCCCATTGAGGCCAAGCAGATTGCTGGGCGCTTCGGGCGTGCCGGGAGCGGCCGGTCCCATAGCCGACGGGTTGCCGCCCTCTTCGACGACCTTCTCCTCAGGCGTGCGGTGAAGCCCGGGGTAGCGCAGCTCTTCGATCATGCGCCGCCGACGATCGGCCTTCTCGGCCTCGTTCTTCTGAGCAATAGCCTGCAGAAGCGGAGCTTTCTCCATAACCGTGCGGAAGTCCTGCCCCTTCAGCGCTTCGAGCGCGTCGATGCCGATGCCCTTCTGATCGAGCTTCCTCATGCGCTCGGTCATCGTAGGCGTGGGCATGCCGCTCATCGGCTGGACGCCGGGTAGCCCCGGCATACCTGCGCCGATGTTCGCCTGCTTGAGGTGATTTTTGAACGCGTCCAACAATCTCTGGGGCATGGGGCTGCTCCCTATCGCATGAATGGGCTACCGGGGGACTGCGCTGCGGGCGCTCCCCGGAAGTAGCCCATGATACTCGAAATCGTGTCGAGAATGTTGCCCGTATCTCGGATTGACTGCGGCTTCGTGCCGAGCAGCATACTCAGCAGATTCTCTCTGAGACCGAACGGCTTCGCGGGCGCCGGGCCGCCCATCCAATGCGGCTTCGCCGGAGAGCCGCCGCCCATCCACGCAGGCTTCTGTGGTCCGCCACCGCCGAGCAGCCCACCAAGGAACGCCTGCTTCAGCAGCCCAGCCGATTCGTGGACCTTGTCCCAATCGACCGAAGCTGCATGCTCGAAAATGGATTGTAGTATCGTGATCTTCCCGGTCTTGGGGTTCATGTAGATGTCCCCAGCCTCTGGGTTCTCTGGGTCAAGCGGTCCCAATCGAATCGAATCTTCTTCATCGTCATCAAAGCGATGCGCTCCTGCATCGACTGCGCGTTGATCTTCTTTCCACTGCTCTTCATCCTCGTCGGGTTCCTTCTTAGAGAATGGCCAGAGCGCTTCCTTCAACAGGATGCCTGCGTAGTCGGATGCTTTCCTCATGTCTGGATAGTCCTCGTGAATGGAGATCAGTCCGGGCGCGCGGTACGCCCCACTCGGGAACTGACCCTGTGCCTTGATCCGAGCAATCCGACCAAGGAACTCCTCCGGGTTCTTCAGCATTGCCCGCCGAAGATCCTCGGAGAATCCCGTTCCTACTTTACCAACTGCGGGGCCGTCAGGCGAGAGCGAATACTCGAAGCCGCCCGCTCCGACGCCCTCCAACCGCTTCTCGCCGGGGAAGATGTCCTTCACGAACACGTCGTGCTCGTCGTACAGCTTGACCTTCGCGGGCTTGCCGCCCTTCTTCGGCCACGCTACAATGCCCTCATGAGTAAGCGGATCACGCCCACCCTTGACATCCTCCCACAGAGCACGCTGTTCTTCCGGGGTCTCGGCCATTCGTGGGAGATGGAACTTGCCTTCAGGCAGATGCTTGAGGATTTCGCGGACCTTATCAAGGCGCTCGGCAATCGGGACGTCCATGCCGATGGGCTTCTTGCCGTACTTCAGGATATTGAAGATTGCATTGCGGAGCTGAACGCCCTGCTCGCGCTGCTTCTTCAGCGATTTGCGCGTCGAGGAGTTAAGAATCCCACCCAGTTCTTGGGGAGGGATGGCACGATCATCACGCGTACCGTAGAGTTCCCCACGGAGAATTGATCCCACGAGATGCTTGGGGATGTTGAGGCCAGTAGTTCCTCCAACTCGGTAGGTGTGGACAATAGGTCGGCCAGTCGTTGTCGGCCGGTATGAGAGAACATCGATCTTATCCGAGAATAGCTTGTAGAGGGCTGCTGCTCCATCGATCTTCTCCATGTGGAGGTACTTCTCGTCGAAGAGCTTCTCCACGTCCTCGGCCGGAACCTTGGCGTACCGAACCTTCTTGTGCTTGATGACCTCCGTGGGCGTCGTGTTGATCATCAGCCACGAGCCGCCCTGCGTCTTCTTCGTACGCGGCGAGCCGCCGGTGGGCGGTCCGCTCTTGCGTATCATCGTGTACATCTCTGGGTGCTTCTTGTGCGTGACCACGAAGTTGATCTTGTTCGGCTCGACCTTCGTGACCAGCACCGTGCCTTTGTCGTGCGTCTTCACCAGCCCCTTGCCGTAGCCCGACGTTATTTCGCCCTCGAAATTCGCGTAGGCTCCGGTGTGAAGCGGTTGTTGGAATGCTAAAACTTTCTGCCCCGACTCCTCGGGGAGTTTGCGTGATGCCCAACTGAGAAGTGATGGCTTGCCGCCTAGGTTTGGTCCGAACCGAATATCGTAGTGCGGCCCAGCTCGGTCAGCTAGGTGGCGCTGGATCACATACAGAAGCTCACGGCCCTTCGGGAGATCCGTAACGCTCCCGAAGCGCCGTGGGTCTGGTAGGCCCGGCGCGAACTCAGTCTTGGCCACTGCAGGCTCCTGTCAAAGCCCGTGCATTATAGACGAGTGCCGCGAATCAGGCAATATACATCGCGGTTCTTGTCGACGTGGTCGATGTCGCTCCAGATGGGGTTGCCTATCCCGAGATCGGACAGGAATGACTCCTCTCGGGCCACGGACTCCTTGTTCATCGTGACGATCGTACCTCCGACAGCCGTCACGCGCGCCAGCTCTCGTGAGACGGTCTCCCGGTCCTTCGCCGCATTGATGCTCTGCATCGTCATGATGTCGACCACGAGATCGAACGTGCCGTCGTCGAAGGGCAGCTGGAATGTGTTCAGCGTGACGGGCGTCACGGTCTTGCGGTTGTTGGCCGCTCTGCCCACCCAATCGCCGAAGAGATCCGCTGCCCACACGTGCCCGCACTTCGATGCGATCTGCTGCGTGAACCGCCCGTAGCCACAACCGAAGTCGAGACCGTGCGTGTAGAAGCCCGTGAGCACCTTCGTCAGCTCGGCCCCAATGATGGTGCCCTGCCGCACGTGATCCTCACCCACGTGGCCCACGCACTTGTCGCCGAAGCGCTTCTTGCGATCGGTCCAGTATTTCAGCGTGTCGGAGAACATGTTAGTCCTCGGAGATCGTAGGATATACGTACCACTGAATGGTCTTGTGCAGCCCTTCGAGCAACTTCATCTTCGGCTCGAACTTGAGTGCTTCGCGCATCTTCGTCACGTCGAGCACCTTGCGCGCCGCGCCGTTGGGCTTCTCCGTATCCCAGACGACCTCGCCCTTGTATCCGGTCAGCTTGACGATCTTCTCCGTCAGTTCCTTGACCGTCGTGCCGATACCGGTGCCGATGTTGATCGTACCCATCGCCAGCTTCTCGTAGGCGAGGAAGATGGCATCGGCAGCGTCGTCGACGTACATGAACTCACGGATCGGGCTTCCATCTCCCCAGCACTTCACACTGGGCTTGTCCTCCTGTACGGCTTCAATGAAGCGCGCGATGAGCGCACCGACGACATGCGAGCGGTAGATCGTGAAGTCGTCGTGCGGGCCGTAGAGATTCGTGAGGATGGCCTGCCCGCCCATGATGCCGTGCTGCTTGCGATACTGCCGCTGGCAGACCAGATGGATGCGCTTGGTCATGCCATAACCCTCGACGGACTCATGGCACGGCCCAGCTTCGAGATTCTCCTCGACGAGGTCTTCCCCCACGTCGCCCGGGTAGGCGCACGCTGAGCCGACAGAGAAGACCTTCTTGATCTTCATGCGCGCGGCAGCCTCCCACACGTTCAGCGCCATGATCGAGTTGATGTGGAACATATCGGCAGGCTGGTACATGTTGATGCCGATGCCGCCGTAATAGGCTGCCGAGTGAAGGATACCGTCGACGTGCTCGTGCCGCTGCAGGTAGCGGCAGACACTGTTGAGGTCCATCAGATCCATCTCGGTCGAACGCGGCGCAAGAACCTCGATGTGCTTCTCCTGTCTGAAGCGACGCACGAGCTTCTGTCCCAGAAAGCCTGACCCGCCAGTGATCAGAATAACCATCAGTTCCTCCTCGTGAAGATCGCATCACCCCAGAAGTCGGGGGTCGACCCCGGCTGGAAGTGACGCAGTGTGAATCCCTGCTCGTTCATGTACTTCTCGATCTCGGGCAGCAGCTTCGTGCCTTTGTACAGCGGCTTGAGCCACGCCTCACAGATGACCAGCTTGCAGTTCTCCAGCGTCTTGAGCGCTCCAAGCAGCACCTCGTAGTCGTGTCCCTGCACGTCCGTGACCATGACGTCGATAGGCGGCAAATTCAGCATGTCGATCGCCACTACTGCCACAGGGATCGTCGTATGGGTGCGTATCGACCGAAATCGCTTCTTCGCTATGTCCTTGTCCAGCGGGTGAAGCGACGAGCATTCGAGCGGGACCGTCGAGTACCACGGCCGAACGCCTGCCCGATCCGACACGATCTTCTGCAGGCATACGACATCCGGGTACTTCTCGCCGATCACCTCGGCGTTCGACGAGTCGCCCTCGACGCACACGATCTTCGCGTTCCACTGACGGTACGCTTCGATCTCCTGCCCGATACCAGCGCCTACGTGAAGAATCGTAGGTTCGTCTTCCGGCTGGATCTCTGCCAGCCGCATCCCGATGTCGATCAACGCTGGCACAACTTCCCTTCGATCAGATAGTGCCATCCGAAGAGCCTTTCGAGTGCACGGAACAGGTGATGAGGCATCCACCGCCATGGCAATGCCTGCCTGTACTCGTGCCGGACGTACTCCGGGATGCTCCACGAGAAGATATGTTCCTTGCGTGCGCTCGTCAGCTCGAAGTGCGGTTCGAGCAGCTTGCGTACCCCGCGCTTCGTGTAGGTGTACGCTACAGGAACGCCGGGCTGGGCCTCGCACGTTACGCTGCTGATGAGCATCTGCAGCGACTTGATCGAGTACTTGGCGTACAGCATGAGCTTCAGCACGGTGTCAGGACCGGCGAAGTTCGCCAGCTCCTGCATCGCACGATCCGGACTCGGCGTGTGGTGAATCACTCCGAACGAGTAGATGAGATCGTACGGATACGGATCGACGGTCCGGCTCAGCTCCTCGCAGTTCGCCTGCTTGAGCACCACACGATCCTCAAGACCGTACGCCTTCACGCGCTTCTCGGTGAGTTTCAGGCTCTCCGTGGAGAGATCGACGGCAGTCACGTATGCACCGGCTCGCGCGAAGCTGACGGTGTCAGTGCCAATGCCGCAGCCGATCTCCAGTACGTAGCGATCCTTCCATCTCGGGAATTCGGCGAACGTGGGAATGTGCGGCTCGACGAAGTACTTGCGCTTCTCGACCTGATCGAAGTACTCACGCGTCCCGACGGGGGCCGTGCCGTGTCGGATGTTGCACGGGCGCGCGTCCCAGAACTTCTGGACCTCCTCGATGGTTGCGGTCATACGAACTTCCACCTTCCGCCTGTCGCCCCAGCCTTCTGCTTGCTGGGCTTGTAGATGCCCATGTTGTGCTTCACGGCCGGATGCTCGTAGATCGAGCGCTTTACCTTCGCACCGAGCTGACGATACGTGTGAGCGGGGTGCAGGATCTTCGGGTTCTTCAGCGTACAGATCGGCGTGCGCGAGCGGTTGAGCGCTACCCAATGCAGCCAGTTGTCCCACGCCGCCGCACCCATCACGTAGTCGGGCATGTACTCCAGCATCTGGAGCGCGAACTTCTTGGTGAATGCGAAGTAGTCACTGCCGCCCGTGCGGTGCGCCTTGATGTCCTTACGCTGCCACAGCGCCTTGTAGCTCGGCTCGTCTACGGCTGGCCTATCGAGGTTGATGTCGTAGCGAATACCAACGACGAACGGATTGGGGTTCTTGAACAGCAGCGATCCGAGCTTCGGGTGGAACTTCGGGCATACGATGATGTCGGAGTTGATGAGGCACATGTACTGCGTCGTCGTGTGCTCCGCAGCGACAGCGATCAGCGAGCGCAGCATCGGATGCGTGGTTTCCAGCCCCTGATCGCACGCGAGCTTGACCTCGGGGATGTACTTGAAGCCGTGCTTCTCGCAGAACTCCTTCACGCCCTTATCGCGGCCGAGCGCGAGAATCGGGTTCGTATCCATCTTCTCGCGCTTCCACGAGTAGACGGCACTGCGCTGACCAATGTCGTCGGTCGCATCGCCGATCTCCTTGAAGGTCGTGAAGAAGGTGACGTTACTTTCCATAGACTTCCCTCAGCCTCTCGTCTGCCAGTCGAAGGTAGCGATTGTTCTGGAGATACTCCGTCAGCTGCTTGCCGAGCTTGTGGCGAGGGAGCACCTTGATGACGGTGGCGTTCGCGGCGCGAGAGCGCTTCTTCTGCGTGTCGCCGAGAACGTTGGTCTGCTCGAAGAAGAACTTCCACCCATCGGAGAACCGAATGCCGAGCTTGTTGCACAGGTTCTGCAGGAAGGCATCCGGGTCGCGACAGAAGTGCTCGTAGCGCACGATCGGGATCTTGTGCTGGATGAGCTTGTCGACGTAGACGAGATACGCCTTCGCGTACCGGTTGGCCTTACTGAACTGACGATCGGACCAGCCGTGGAATTTCGCAAAAGATAGTGCACAGTCGACCGCGTTGCGTACATAGGCTACTGTACGCGGACCGTTCCCGAGCAGCACGTGTGTGCGAAGATCCTTGTGGGTTCGCCCACCATTGAAGTCGGTGGTATAGAAGCTGTTGATCGTCCAGTCGCGTACGACTACCGCGCGGTTCTCTCGCTCCGCCCACACGCGATCGAGATGATCGACGCAGGAGAGCCATGGCGTGCCCTTGGGGATATCGACATTGAACCAGTTGCGCGCCTGCCAGTGCGCGGAGTGAATGCCTGTGTGGATACTCGGATGAACCTCTGAGAGCACGGCATGACCCATCGCAAGCAGGCACCTGTTCAGCACCGTAGCGCCGGTGCGCGCCCACGCGTAGATGAGCGGCACGTTGACACGAATATGCGGTTCGGGAGCCTTGAGAACGGTAGGCGCTCTCGGCTTGGCCTTTCGCCTGCGCTCGTCGAGCGCACGCTGCCGCGCCCGCGAAATTGCGGCTGCGCGGGGATTCTGGTTTGCTCTATCGCCTTTGTATGCCCGGCTCATGACTCACCGCTTCAGAAGGTAGTTCTCGCCGTCGTAGACCTCGGGGTCAGAATAGCCACGTGCGGCCAACCACTTCAGCGCATCCTCGGCACTCTGGCCCCGCTTCCCCAACGCATGATTCAGCTCGACCATGACGTAGGGATTGAGATGCTCCAGTGTCGACTCGGCGCCCTGCAGCACCTCAAAGTCATATGAATCCACATCGATCTTGATTGCATCAACGTGATGGAGATTCTCGCGATCAATGAAGTCGTCGATCGTGACGAACGTATACTCTTGGAACTCGGGCGCCTGTCCCCAGACCTTGAAGATGCCATCCTCGATCTTGCCGCTCTTCGCACCCATCGCGCAGCGCCAGCAGTCGACATTGTCGCCGCACTGATCCTTCGTCTGATTGTGCTTCACGTTCTCCATGAGCATAGCGAACGTCTCGGTCGGCTCGATGGCCAGCACGTGACCCTTCGGTGCGAGCTGGGAGAAGAGGAGCGTGTAGTAGCCGATGTTCGCACCCACATCGATGATGGTCCAGTCTTCCTTCACGTGCTGGACGAACCACTTCTTCGTCTGCATCTCGCAGTTCGGGTAATAGTTCGCGAACTGTGGATAGAATGCGATCAGCTCGATGGGGTCTCTGCCGGGAATGTTCGTGTGCATTATGATGGCCTCGATGGTCCGGGTCGGAGGGTGCGAGCAATCGGAGGCGGCTGCGTGCGCTGCCTCTTGGGGCTTGGCTTCAATGCACGCTGAGGCGTGGGCGGCTGGATACGCTTGCGCGGCGTCACCGCCTTCGAGACCCCCACAGGGGTCGGATGCTTCGGAAGCGGCGGGATCTCGCGCATCTTCGGTGCGGGTACGAGCATGTCGAAGCCCATAACCTTCGTCGTCTGCACGTGTCCCAGCCCCCAGCGTCGCCGATCGTTGGTATACGGCATCCACAGCTCGGGGTTGTATTCCGGCCCCCACGGTGGATCCTGCGGGAGCCGCTTGTGATTCACATACGACGACTTATGCCACAGATGGTAGCAGCTGCCCGTCGCTACGATCTTGCCCTTCAGCTTGATCACCTGAGAGCACAGCCGATGGTCCTTGTGGATTTTCGCCCAGCGGATCGTCTCATCGTAACCGAGCAACGCCTTCCAGTAGGATACGAGCGCCATCTGGAAGTCCCCCGCGCCCTGCGTGTACGCAGGAGGCACCGACTTCCAGTTCTTCACGACGATGTCCGGACTGGTCAGCTCCTCCGCGCGCTCGTAGACACGGTCGGACTTGATATCGGTCCGATGCACTGTGCGATAGAGCGTGCGAGGCTGGCAGCCCTGCCATCCGGCAAGCAATTCCACGGTATCGGGGCCGAAGAGAATATCAGCGTTCGTGCACAGCGCAACCTTCGCAGTGCTGCGCCTGAGCGCGACGTTCTTGGCGAAGAACTCCATGATGACCATCTTCGGATTGTCGCACACCATCGAGTGCCACTCGGGGCCAACGACGTACGCCTTGGAGTTCGGAACCTCGTTGATGTAGCGATGAGCCAGCGTGCCGAGCTTGTCGTGCGGCGAGTTCCACTCGACGAACGTGAACTGGAAGTCCACGTCCGCCTCAGCGAGTGCTCGCGCATTGAACTGTGAGGCATAGATCAACCGACCGCCGAAGTCACCGGTGTGGTTGTCCGCCCGCCCGACAACGATGATCTCAAGCATCTTTGTTCAGTACCAGTTCCAGCCACTCCATCTCCGCTTCGGGGAGCGGCATCTGCGTGCCACGGCGCTTCACGAGTGTGATACCGGGGATGCTACGCTTCGGCACGTACTTCATCTTCGGCTGATTCCACTGCGTCCCAAACGGATAACGATCAAAGCCCATCACGTCAAACTGATCCGTCGAGCGAATCTCCTCGACAAGCTTACGTACGCCTGCCATCTGCGTGCTGTCGTGCATGATCCAGAAGTCGGTCAGCTTCTGCGCTCCCAGCCAGTCAGCCTTCGAGCCTTCGTAGGAGTGATCGCCGTCGATGAAGCACAGTCCGAAGCGGTGGCCATCCTCCGTAAGCTCCTGCAATGCATTCTGACTGTAGTCATTCATGATGTGAAGAAACTTCTCCGGGGCGTGCTGAACTTCCCAATTCTTCTTTATGTAGGGAATACACGCCGGATTCTTCTCGATCGTGACGATGTGCACGTTCTTCGTCGTGTTGGTCGCCGATGCGCCCTTCCAGAGCGACAGCGTGCCCAGCCCCATATTCGCACCGATCTCAAGGATGCGCTTCGGCCGCAGGAGTGCTGCGATGCCGTAGAGGAAGTAGTACTCCTCGATGAGGCACGACTCCGAGAACGTCAGTCCTTCACACTTAATGGCTTGCAGCATGTGTACGCTCCTTCAGCAGGCTGTCGACCTCGTCCCAGAAGTGTTGGTACAGCCAGTGATCGCACCGTTGATTGAACCACTGGAGCCCGCGCAGCGCTATCGGCTTGTACTTGTCGAACCGGCGCACGAGTTCGGTGAGCTGCGGTATCAGTCGCTCCTTGACCGGACGAGCGAGCTGCACGTAGTTGTTGTCGGGTTTCAGCCCAACGAGCTTACACTCAGGCACCGTGGGAGCCACCATCAGTGAGCATGCACTCGGGATCTCCGAGTACTTGTTCACGAGGTAACCGAACTTGTCCTGCCCGAACACACAGATCTTCGCTTGCGACAGATGCTTCGACCACAGCAGGAGGGGTGGAGCAGCGTACTTCGATGCGCTGATGTTCTCCTTCCCCACCTTGGGCGCTGGCGTGCCCCACAGCTTCAGCTTGAACGGTACCTTCGTATTGCGCAGCAGGTTCCAGATTGCCGTGCGCTCGGGGTACACCGGCCCAGCCACGCCGATCACCATCACGTCGTACGGTCGCTTCTTGAACGTCGTATTCTGGTTCGCCCAGAACGGATCGGCGAGGAACGGCGTGAAGATGACCCTCGTCTGCTTGGCGATGCTGAACGCGCCGTTCCAGATCGATGGATAGGGCGTGAGCACGGCCGCAGGCTTCTTGTCGAAGAGCTGCTGCGCGCGCTTCTGGATCGCAGGCGGATGATGATCGTGACAGTACAGGAAGATCGGCGGGTTGCCCTTCTGCGTAAGCAGTGGCGTCTGTCCGTGCACCGTCATGATGATGAAGTCGTAGTCCTTCAGATTGTAGCGGTCGATGTCGCCGAACCCGCAGAAGGTCGTCTGGTACGGACTCATCCGCTTGCGCCAGAGCATGAGACCGGTCTTCGGACCGTGACGCACGAGCAGATGCGGCGCTCCGGCCACGAACAGACACTTGCGCCCGGGCAGGTCGGCGTGCTTCCCCAGTGCGAAATTGTAGTTGCGACGGAGATGCAGCCACTCGGGCTTCAGTACGTTCGCACACTGCTGCTGCATCTGTGCCTTGTGCGCCGGGTGCCCGCATGAATGCGGCTTCCACTGATTCCTCCCCGAGATGCGTGACTGCCACTCCATGAGCGTACACAGCTCGCAGTTGGTGATCTCGCGCGGTCCGCCGTAGGTCTCCATATGCTCGCGCGTGATAGTGCATAGCGCGAGATCGTTCCCCCATGCGACCGTGGAGAACTCCTCGCGCTGGAACCACGCCTTGCGAGCAAGCTGAAAGACCCGGGACGCCATCAGTCAATCCTCCACGGGTTGTGAATGACGATGTTCTTGGCAATCTGACCCACTTCGAGCACGCCTTGGTTCAGATCGACGAGCGACTTGAATCCGGTGTCCGTGAACTTCGAGTAGTCAACCGCATAGTTGCGGCAGTCAGCGTCCTTGCCGATCGACGCCTCGTGAATGTACATCGGGAAGAGCTTGTCGATAGCATTCGCAGCTTCACGCTTCGTGAGGTTGAGATGATCCGCTCCCACGTTGAAGATGTGCCCGCCTACGCTATCGAACTTGTTGATGGCGTGGAGGTAGCTATCCGCAGCGTCACGAACGTGGAGGAACGTGCGCCTGTGGCCGCCCTCGTAGATCACGAGATAGCGCTTGCGCACGGCGTGGAACACGAAGTTGTTGATCAGCAGGTCGAAGCGCATGCACGGGCTACCGCCGAAGATGGTAGCGAAGCGAAGGCATGCAGCACCCGCGTCCTGACAGATCTTCTCCGCCTCGGCCTTCGTATGCCCATAGTGGCTGAGCGGGCTGATCGGCGTCGTTTCGTCACACACGCCATCCACCATGCCGTACGTGCTACCGGTGGAGGCATACACGAAGACCTGATTCTTCGACACGTGCTTGGCCACGTTGCGGCTGCCAACTACGTTGGTCTCAGTAGCAAGCTGCGGGTCAGCGGCGCACGCCGGGAAGCCCACAATCGCGGCGAGATGAAGCACGACATCGTTCTGACTGACGAGCTTGCCTACCAGCTCCTCGTCACGGACGTCGCCCTTCACGCAGTCGAACACGCGACTGATGGTCGCATGCCCCAGCAGCGAGTGGAATCCATAGTCTAGCTTGTCGAGTACGGTGACGCGATGTCCCGCATCGAGAAGACGCCCGCAGAGCACTGATCCGACATAGCCTGCTCCACCCGTAACGAGAACGTTAGCCATTGGTATGCAATCCGTTTCTGTAAAGGTCGACTACACGCTTGCCAGAGAGCTTGTAGTCGAGCACCTTCGCGAAGACCTCGGGCTGCAGCCGCATGTTGACGATGATCGCATCCGAGGTCTCAAGTAGATCATCGACATTCGCCGTAAGATTGTGCATCAGTTCCGCAGCTTCTGCATCGCCACGAACCATAAGATCGAGCGTGACGTCGTCGGTGTCCGAGAAGATCGGATCCCAGAAATGGATCCCCACGTCATCGCCCTCGGCAAGCGCGAAGAACTCCACAGCGAGCGAGTGCCGAGCGTCGGGGTATCCGGGGCGATAACCCATGCCGATCATGCCGAGCGTGTTAACGTCATCGTGATCGGCAGCTTCCCGGTAGATGCGCTGGATGCGGTCGCGGTTGTGGAGATTCGCCAGTGCGAGCGTCGGGCACCGATGCGAGATGAGGTTCTCCAGCAAGATGCCGCGCAGGATGGCGCTGTCCTTCGGCAAGCACGTGCCACTGAACGGAGGACCGGCCTTCATGTGGGAGAGTGTGAGCAGTCGTCCGGCGCTGCTCTCGCAGAATGTCAGATGCGTGACGATCGTGGGGTCGACGCCGAAGTGGTCGCACAGATCACCCAGTTCGTTGGCGAAGTTGATCTTGAGACACATGTACGTGTTGTGCATCAGCTTGACGAACTCGGCCTCTTCGTAGCTACAACGACTCTGCTCCGTCTCATTCCATGTCACCGAGCGAATGAACTTGTCGAGCTTGTCGTTCGGCCTGCCGATCTCGCGCTGCCACGACTTCAGCGGTCCCATACCGAGCACGATCTTGGGCGGATGCAGGAAGTCGGTCACGCCAGCGCCCGCGCGCAGGAACACGGGCTGATACACGAACTGTGCCTCGCAGTCCTTGAGCGCGGGAAGCACGTGCTTCGCAATCGTGCCCGGAAAGACCGTCGAGCCGAGGATGAGGATCTGCCCCTTCTTCAGGATGGGCGCCAGATCCTTCAGGAGGCCCGTCAGAGCGCTGAAATCACAGACCTCGTACTCTGACCCCTCGGGAACGATTGAGGGCGTCTGAACGGCTATGAAGATGATCTCCGCATCAGCGACGTACGCGAGATCATTGGTGATGTAGGCGCGCTTGTAGTCGATGCCATTCCAGCAGCTTTCCTCGCCCTCGAACAGCTTCCCGCTCTCCCACGCTTCGAGCTTCGTGCGGTCCTTATCGATGACGATCAGGTCATGCCCTGCGAGCAGCGCTGCACCGCCCCAGCTGATTCCCATGTTGCCCGCACCGATGAGTGCTACCTGCATGCTATCTCCTCGCGATCTTGAATGGCTTGCGCTTGCCCTGCAGTACCATGCGCAGGCTCTGCTTGTAGCCGAGATGGGTGGACATATCGAGTACGCCAAGCCACGGCCTCGGCTTCATCTTCAGGAACTTCTGATCGTAGTACCAGTCGGACATCGACTTCTGGTCCACGCGCCCGGTGACCTTCGGGATGCCGAACTTCTCAGCGAAGTCACGTCGAACAACCCAGCACGGGCCGTTCGACGTGTTCTTCAACCGCACCTCATAGTCTCCGATCTGAACGGTGGAGCGCGTGGGGTGCTTGCGCTCCTGCAGTCGATCGGTATGCATCGCTGCAGCTACCACATCCTCGCGCTCGTCGAGCACGAGCTTGCCCGCCTTCAGCCACTCGGGCTTGAGAATCATGTCGTCATCAACCCACGACACGTACTTCGCGTCGCTCGCTTCTACCTGCTTCCACATCTGGCGCAGCGCGTACGACTTCTGCCACTGCGGAACGTTGCGCTGATTCTTGATGATCTGTTGCACGCGTCCAACAGTCTTCAGCCACTTGTACGTGCCGTCGATCGAGCCGTTGTCGATGACGAGCAGGTGGGCATCTCCGATGTCGGATGCGAGCAGCGACTCCACGCACTGCTTCAGGAAGTCGAGTCGATCACGCGTGATCACCGTGATGATTGTGTCGGGCATCAGAGTCGATCCTTTTTGTAAACGCTGTAGAGCAGCTTAACGATGGTCCCCGTGATCTGTGCAGGCGGGAGCACCACGCCCTTCTTGTGCAGGATCACTTCCACGGGCGTAGCGAACGGATTCCAGTCCTTCTCGTACCGAACTTTGTTGCCGCCGCCGATCAGGCTCTGGAAGCGGCTCGTCGCCCACACGACGTGAGGCACGCGGCAGAGCGACGCCAGATGCATCGGACCGCTCGACGGGCCGATCACGAGCTGCGAGCTGGCAATGAGGTTCACCAACTCGTTCAGTGGCATGCCGCGCTTGTCCGTCACGCCTATGGGCAGGAGTGAAGCGTGCTTGGTACCGATCGCCACAATCTCTTCACGCTTTGCGATCTTCTTCGTGACGATCTGCTCGATCAGTCGGTCCCACATCTTCTGCGGATAGTTATCCCCGGCGAATGGAGCAGCGCATCGACGATTGCGCGCGTGAATGACGACCTTCCACGGTGTCGGGATCAGGCCGCCATATGGCACGAATGACTGATCGCGGAGCTTTCGTCGAGGAGGACGGCGTACCCAGCTCTCCAGCCTAATCACTTCGTATCCGAGCTTCTGGTACTTGTGCTCGTAGGCGCTCAGCTCGCCACGAACGCGCGCGACCTCGGCGGGGTTGTCGACCTTGCCCTTACGTGGACGGTGCCCGTCACGATCGCAGAGGATGACATGGGGAATGAAGGTGTGACTGAAGTCACGGTAGAGCGGCCAGAGCCCTTCCGTGCTGCAGATGATTACGTTTCGGGGATCAATACCCTGAGCCTGCTTGCGTACGAAGCCCTGCCACTCCATCAACTCCCAGCCGAACTCCGATACGCACGGTCCAGCGATAAGCGCCTTCATTGCCCTGCGGTCCCTCCTCGATTAGGGACGGCGGCGTCAGCCAGTCTGTGCGCCGGTCATCTGTTGTAGTGCTTGGAACCCTCCCTCAAGCTTCGCCTGATCCCTTGTCTCGTCCATCTTCTGGATAACGAGCGCGTGAAGCGTCTGATCGGACTTCTTGAGGTCCGTGAGCTGCGACTTGCGGATCTCGTACGGCATACCAAGCATCTGCATCGCAATCTGCTCAGCCTGCGATTGCATATCGTCGGGTGTCGTTCCACCCGCCGGAGAGGGCTGTCCAGCAGGAGCAGCGCCTGCGGGAGCGCCACCAGCAGGAGCGGGCTGACCGGGCATCTGCGGCTGGTCTGCGGCAGCGAAGATCTGCTCGAACTCCTGCTGCTTCGCCTGATCCTCCTGAAACTTCTTGCTCTCGTCGGCGAACTGCTTCTCTTCCTCGAACATCCGCCGTATTTCCTCGCGCCAGTCGATTCCATACGGTGCGAAGGCAGTCTGCTTCGAGATCTGCTGCGAGGCGGCGAGCTGAAGCTGGATCTGCTTCTTCTCGATGTCCTCGGCGAGCGTCGTCGGCTGGAGGCGTCCGCTGATCTTCTCCCAGTTCATCAGGTCGGTAATCGCCTCGAAGAACCAGTTGACCCACCCGTTCATGGCGGAGACGAAATGCGTCCACGTGCGCTCAAACAGACGCAGCGCCATCGGAGCTGCCTGCACCTGCAGCGTGCCACGGTACATCTCAGCCGGAACGCCCATAGCATTGAGGAACTCGTCCATGCCTGCATTGATGAGGTCAACGGGAGCGAGATCCTGCCCCTCGCCACCAAGAGCGCGGTAGTCGATGGGGAACGGGAGTGCATTCCACTGAGTCGGATCCTTGCGATGCTTGCGAATCATGCCCATCACGCGGCCCATGAACGAACCAGCATTGACGTGATACAGCGGGTCGACCTCGCCAGTGCCCGAGCCCTTGCCCGGCGTGATGATGCGGAATGGAATGATGTAGTCGAGACCGATGGCCTCGTTGTAGCGCTTGAGCACCTGCACGTACCACGCCTGCTTGAAGTTGGCGAGGATGCGCGGAATGCCCCATCCGGCATTACGCAAACCGGCGACGCACTCCTCTTTGAAGTGGTAGATGATGCCCTTGTTGAACTGGAACCACTTGTCGGTGCGCAAGCACTCGACTATTTCCCACGGCGTCGACTCAAGGTAGAACGGGTTGCCCTTGCGGACCTCTCGCTTGATGTCCGAAGGCGGGATCCAATAGTACGCAGTCTCGTGAGAAATTGGGTGGTGCTGGAGACGGACCTCGTGGGGCGACCATCGAATGATTCGTGGCTTATCCTCTTCCACGGAACGGCGATCGACACGTTCGAATACTCCCGTCCACCCACACTGTGGACACGTCGCGTTGAACTGCCAGTTCTCAAAGGAGTATTCCATCCGACCGAGCGTGCGTTCGTGGAAACACTTACGACAGCGAAGATATCGGCGGAATGGAATGTGTACGGAAGTGAATGAATTACCGTAGCACTGCTTCGTCAGAATGCCGTTATCGATAACGAACGTATGCGTCTCCATCTCGACACAGCAGAATACCTCGTCAACAATACCTGTTCCGCGTACTTCCTTGACTCCGATATACTGACCATAGTTCGTGGGCTTGTAGTTCTCCTCGAACTTGGCTCTATGCGCTGGGATCAGGAAGTCTTGCGGCAACATCGACTGCTTAAGCAACGTGACGTAATAAATGTCACTGTCGTATACGTCGACGTGTCCGTCATCACGAACAAACTCCGCCGTACGCCGCTGACTTCGGACAGGACCAGCGGACATACCGATACGAGGAAGCTGTCGAACAATTGCCTCCAACGTAGCGGAGGATGCCTGCGTCAGCATCGCACAACCGTGCGTGTCCACAGTACCATCAGCAGACAGGAAGCCGCATACGAAGCCGTACCAATACTCCGCACTCATGTCATTCGACGGGAGCGCCTTGTAGTGCGGCGGCAGACCAAACATCTCGACTTTTCCAGAGTCCGGCGTGTAGTCGTCTACATCCCAGTACGCCAGCATGACCGCGTCCTTCTCCCCGAAGAACGTAGCCTTTGCCTGCTTGCCCTTGTTGTACAGTGAGCCGTCACCAAACGTGAAGCCGTGGCGAACGCCTTCCTTGAAGTCATCACCCCGCTCGGGGCGAGGAGCTACGACTCTGGGGATCCTGTATCCCTTCCGCAGTTCAGCTGTAGAAACTTCAACCTCTTTGTCAGAGCAGTTCTTGGCGATCCACCGATGCTCGGGCGTAGCCAGCACGGTGCGGCCGTCGCTAAACTCAACTTCGAGAAGTTCTTGATGACCAAAGGACTTGAACTCTGCGGGGCGATACACGCCATCTTTCGATAGCACGTCAACAGTCTTACCCACAAGCTCGCGAAGCTTGAAGACGCCACCGCGCGTGACCGCTTCAGTGTCGCCGTGGAAACACATGTAATCGTCGCCAATAGTAGCGAGCACGTCGAGGATCTTGATCTGCTTATTTAGGAAGTCTTCGTACTTCTCCTTCTCGTCATCCGATGCATCCTGCAGTTCGATCTTCGTCAGGAAGTAGCGAACGACACGCTGCGCAGCCATGCGAAACGTGCCGTTGGTTACCCACAGATACTCACACCAGCGCATGACGTCGTAGAGCGAGCGCGGCATCTGTGTGGATGCGTAGTCAAAGAACGGGTCGGGGAATGCTTGAGAATACCGGTTCGCCGTACTGTTGGCTGAACCGACACCGGTCGTTGGGAACATCGGGAAGACAGCTTCGGCCATGCCGACCTCTACTTCTGTTCGTGTGCATCTTTCAGGTGAAGCGGTACGGCCTTGAGTGGAACGGTGTCAGCTTCGGATGCGCGCTTGTCCATCTCCTGCTGCGCCTCACGCGCATGACGCAGGCAGAGCACCTTGTCATCCATGATCGTGTACGAAGGAGCCTGACAGTAGTCGCAGCGCGTCGAGCCGATCACGACCTTGTTTGCTTTATCCATCATCCTGCTCCTCTGCGATGAACAGTACCGTAAATGTAACCGAGTCGTCTGGCATTGTAAACTGAATTCCAGCCCACACGCACGTGAGCGTCTTCTTGTTGACCTGTACCTCGACGACCATCGCTTCCTCACCCTCGATCTCGGGCAGCTCGTAGGTGGTTCCGAGTTCGGCGTTCCGAGACATGAGCACCAGCTGATTGCCATCGCGAAACACCGACGAGTACTGCTGGCGCACACGCCCGAATGTCCCCTTGATAGCGACAGGTACCGTGGTGCGCTTCGGGATGGTTACGTTCGGAACGTCGAGCGTGGCAGGCGGAATCTCGTGCGTCTCGTCGACCTCCACACGTGTGGGGATATCCGTGTCGACAGGAGGAACAGCGCGTCCGGCCGGTGCTTGCTTCGGCGCTTTGTTGGACGCGTTCAAAAATGTCTGCTCCACATCGGCCTCGTCCGGGCTGGCCTTCTTCTCCGAGCCTTTGGCCAGTGCTCCCGGCTCGACTACAGCGATGGTACGCATTTCACCACCTTCGCACACCACGATGTTCTGCTCGATCTGAGGGTTCTGCGCGTCGAAGCCCATGCTGCCACCGACCTCTCCGCCCTTCCGGTGGGAGGGGATGACGGTCGCATGCAGCGCCTCATCACGTGCGTATTCGGTGCGGTTCTCCGGCCCAAAGTCGCCTTCTGTGGGGGTCATATAGTTTTGCTCCAAATAATGTGCCTACATAATAATCCTGCGAAACTACGCGGTCAAGCTGATAGCTAAAGAAAGGGCGAACCCATCCCGCCAGCCTTACGACTGACGGGACGATCCACCCCTCCTACCATCCGAGGATTGTAGCCACAGCCGCGAAGATGACGAGCAGTATCACTCCCACACAACCACACGTACAAGCACTCCCGTGATCACACTCAGGGCACAGCTGCGGGTATTGCTTGAGCGTAGGCTTGCCGCACATGCGACACGGTCGGTTTGACATACTACTACGCCTCCTCGCGCATGTACTTCTCGTCCATGACGCCCAACGCGTAGCTCATCAGCCTGTCCATCTCGGCCAGCGGCTCACGCACGTAGACCGTATCTGCGTCGTACGGCCCGACCTTGATGCACGTCCCAGCCGAGGGCTTCTCCGGCTCCTTCGCCTGATAAGACACGATCTTGTGCGCGTTGAGGCGATAGTCCTCGCCATTCAGCATGTGGAGCAGAAGAATCATCGCTTCCTCCCATTGAGCTGTCGTTGCATGTTCAGGATCCTACCGGCCTCGCTAGCCGATCTGGGCACGTGCGTACGTGCTCGCTTGCGTAGTGCCTCCTCCTGTGCCCACTCCTTGGCCCTGTAGATGAGCAGCATGGTCGTAACCGACGACAGAGCGTACAGGATCGCCAGACTGATCGGAATGAGCCGCGTCAGGGTCGACACTGCAAGGGCTATCAGGGAGGCCAAGCAGATCGGAGCTGTAGCACGCGCGATATCCTTGACCAGCGGAGGATTGTTCGGGGTGCACAGTCTCACGAGGTTGGCCGTCAGGCGGAAGAGCAGATGAGTGAGCAGGAAAGCGACGACCCCCACGTAGAGGGTCGGCGCCTTCCCGGTGCGTACGGAGAGCAGGAGTTCGAGAATGGCTGGGATGGCAAGCAGGCAGGCGTTGACGAACAGGATGGTCGCCGCGCCCATCAACACGCCGTAGATGTGCCTGCGCATGACGCCCTCCTTGGATCGTGCCCGAGCGCCTTGGCGCGATTGATGAACGACATGTTATTCAGCACCCGCTTGCGCGCCTCGTAGAACAGCGGCATCTGCGAGCGCGCGGCGAACTCCTCACGCAGGCAGAGGTCCGCGATCGCGGCGTCTGCGCTCTTATCACGCACCACCTCGGCGAGTGCTACCTGCAGTTGTCCGTCGTACATGGCGTGGTACTTCTCGGCCAGCTCGTCGCCGCGTCGCGGCTTGTCCGAACGCGCAATGCGCACGACCTCGCCGGTCTGCAGGTAGTACGTGCCATCGTGGTCGAACACGGCCATGATGACCTCCGTGCTCTGGGCGATGACGATCCCGCCGTGGTTGCTGGGCAGGTAGGGCGCGCAGTCCGCCACGGATTCGATCATGCCCTTGCCGCCCCGCACCTGTGCGAACGCGCCCCACTTGATCCAGCACGTGTAGCGCTTGCCGAGGTGGAGGAACGGCACATCCTCCTCGTGGCTCGTGTTGAAGCCCGACACCACCCGTCCGACGAGCGAACCGGACGGCCAGCTCTCGCGTGCTATGTCTACGAGCATGACAGATTCTTTCTAGCGCAGATGATCGCGTACCCAGTCGGCGAAGCTCATGCCTTCGGGGCAGCGTGCGCGAATGTGGTCCTCTTCCCCGTACTCCTTGGCGTCCTTCTCCCACTTCGGTGCGCACGTGGGGCAGATTGCCCGGCTGTCGAAGAGGATCCCGCCCGACTCCTTGGATTCGGACCAGTCCTCGTTGCAGCCGTCGCAGATCACGAAGTCGCCGGGATCGATGACGATGTGCTTCACGGGTCCGAGCATGTGCACATCGAAGCCACGATCCTGCATCAGTCCGGCGAGGGCGGAGGCGAAGCTCTTCCCGGGTGGGAGCTTCGCCTTTGCCTCCTCGGCCTCGATCGCTTCCAGCCGATCCTCAGCCTTCTTCAGCTCGGCGGCCGTGTAGTGCATGGGGTTCTCGAACATCTTCTGCAGGCGCTCTTTCTCGGTCATGGGAGCACCTAGACGCAGAAGCGGTCGATGTGGATGGCCTTGGTCTCGCGGTCGGCGACCCGGATGACCCGGAAGGGCGTGTCGTGCAGCGGCTTGTCGAGCTGCGCCGCCATCGCCTGCTTCACCGGCAGCGGGATCAGCACGACGTCGACTTCGCCCTGCTCGGCCAGCTGCGTCCACGCGAAGATGAGCGCCGCGCACCCGGTCGACATCTTGAACGTGATGTCGATGTCCGTCGTACCCTTGATCCCCGGCTGCTCGATCTCCTCCACGTCGAGCTTGCCCAGCACCGCGTCCTCCTGCGAGGCGCGCGGGAGGACCGTCCCATCCACGAAGTTGAACGGATGCGGCGAGCTGAAGTTGCCCACGCGCAGCCCGTTCGTCAGCGTCACGATACTCTTGTCCATGGTCAGTTCCTTTCATCCCACGGGAGCTAATGGGAGAACCATCTCCCATAGAATGGTGACGCGCTGCTGGGCTGGTTTAAGCTGATAGCTAAAAAGGAACACTGACCACCGCCGCCCCCCACGGCGGCGGTGGTCATTCCGATCGTACCGGCTAGCCGGTCTTGCGCTTGCGCTTCGACTTCGCGGGCTTCACCTCGACCTTCGCAGCTTGCTTGAGGTACTCATCCAAGCGCCGCTTGATCGTGTGCATAGACACTTCGAAGTCTTTGGCAATCGCAGCGTACGAACGTCCGGCTTCACGCATCTTCGCCATGCGCTTGAGCTGCTTCTCGGTGAAGTCGATGCGCTTACGCGTGTGTGCCTTCGGCTTCTCGGCCTTGGACTTCGGCTTCTTGTCAGACATCGACGTCTTCACGTACTTCCCCATTTTCTGTACGCGCTCCTTGAGTCCGTAGTCCTTCATTGCGTCGAGGAACTTCTCGGACCCAATCGAATACTGGAACGGGGTACCGGCAACGTTGAGCCGCGAGTTTACGGCCAAAGCCTCACCGGGAATCTCGATCGCCGACTTGCCTTCATAGTACTGCGTCCACGCCCACGCAACTGCATGAGAGAGTGCGCGCGGAGACGGCCGCGCTCGCTGATTGAGCGCGTTCCGCGTACGATCCTGTACATCGATCAGGAACTCACGAAGCGCCTGTCGTGGATCATTCGCCTTCATGATGCCGTTGTGCGCAACACCGTGCCAGAAAAGCTTGGCCTTCCTCGGCTGCCACTGCATGGTGATCAGCGCGACCGACAGGATCGATTGCTGATAGACTGTCGGACGCCGCAGCGCACCCATCCGCCCTTCGAAGACTCCATTGAGGCTGATCATGGAGTCCACGAAATGCTTGGCGAACTGGCAGTACAGTGCAGGGTAATGCGTCTGCACCCTCGCGATGCTCTGCGAGAATGAATCAGCGATGAACGTCACGGCACTCATCAGCTTACCAACGCCCCGCTTCCCGAGAATCTCGATGATCTTCTTGCCGTAATAGGCCACGAACATATCGGCCTTCGTACGGCTGCCCATACCGGTGTCGAATGATATGTACAGACGGTCGACCTGTGCCATATCCTTGCACTTGTACGTGATCATGACGAAGTACATCGGGATTCCTGTTCGTGCGATGGTCGTGAGCCTGTGGTAGCCGTCAACGATGAATGTCTTGGCCCCGACCGCCGCAAGCGAGAGTACCGATCCCGGTCGGAAGGCACCCTCGTCCAGCATCATCTCCAGCCCGCCGAGTGTGACGTTCCGCATCGGGCGCTGCTTCGGGTACATCATCGTCTTGAGCATCTCGCGCGCCTTGACCGGTGTGATCCGCGTCAGCTTCACGCGGATGCTCAGGATAAACCTGAACAATCCAAACAACGAAGACAGAAAAGCCATTGTGGTATTCCTTTCACCCACGGGCAGTAGCTAGTGCTTCGGGTCGCTCTTGAAGTCGGGCATGAGCGACCGCGCGACGTCGTCGACGATGGTGTTGCGCGACTGCTCGCACTGCTTGATCTCGGCCTCGACGCTCCTCAACATCTCGCACCACTCCTTGGTGGCGTCGTCGGTCGGATCCTCCAGCAGCGTCTTGTGCGCCTCACGCAGTACGCGGAGGCGTCGCTCGTTGTCGTTGAACTTGCCCTGCGTCTTGATCTCCAGCGCCATGACGGCGCTCCTTTCATTTCGGCCACGTGATGTGGCGTTCGATAACTTCGCACTTGCGCCTGATCTCGCGCTGTGCCTTCTCGTCGCTCTTGATCGCCCGCTCCATGCATTCGGGCACGTTCACGCATAGGTGAATGCGTTGCCGTCCGTCGTAGTAGTACGTCGTGTCGACGACGTTTGGGAAGCAGACGAACGTGCCGGGTGCCGTCATGCCGCAACGCTGGCAGTACACGGACTTGAGCTTGCGTGTGCACTCGTAGATGCGTGGCAGATCGTACGGGAACAGCAGGATATGTGCGACGGGAAGGGTGTACCGGTCAGGCAAGATCGTGGCGAGCTTCATCAGCGCGCTCACGTCCGGCATCTCTATATTCCTTTCCACCCACGGTCACGTCTTGAGCCTCGTGCGCACCTTGTACCCGCTCGGCAGCTTCAGCTCAGCGAGAGACTTGGCGCGCATAGCATCTGCGAGACCGAGACCTTCGGCGCCGATGAGGTCGACCACCGTGTTCGTCCGGCGGTCGATGATCTCGACGATGTAGCGCAACTGGGTCGGGTCTAGCATGGTGACGTCCACTTCGACACTTCGCAGATCGCACAGTCGAGGTAGCCCGAGCCATCATACAGGTAGTTGAACAGGTAGATCACCTCGCGGACGATGTAGCGCGTACCGTCTGCGCCACGTCCACCAGCGGTGTCGATTACCCACTCGCCCACGCGCGGCGGCATCGGCAGCTCCATGACGAAGTCTGCGGAATTGGCATCATCGTCCTTCGTGCGATCGTATGCGAACTGCGACTTCGGGATGATGATGAACTCGATACGCATGCGCCCTCCAATTGTTGGACGCGTCCAACTATGCGACAACGCACTCGCATTCGCAATCCATCGCGAGTTCGACCTTGAACGACCGGCGGCTGCGATCCTTCTCCAGAATGGACTTCAGCCGCTGCGCTTCCCGGTACAGCATCTTCGGCCCGACGCACTGCACGATCTCCTTCGTGCGTCGATCGATGACGTGAACCATCCACTCTTCGTTCTCGGGCATCGCTCCATGTCCTTTCACAGTTGGCAGGGCTACCCACTGTAGCGCCCTCCAGATTCAAGAAAGTGGGCGTGCGCCGACAACCTTCCCGAAGCCGACGCACGCCCGTTCCCGTGGGTGGGGAACTGCTACAGTTGACGACAGTTCAGATTGTGAAGGATGGTCATTGCGTCGCTGACACGATCCCACGCATGCATGTCGTTGCGTGACGAGAATCGACTCCCGTCGCGTTTGAACGCGCTCTTTGTCAGCGCGTCCTTCACGATCGATATCGGCGCTGCCGAGAACCAGACCGTGATCTTGTTCTTGTCGTGGTGCTCGCGGAAGATGATGGCCTCGCGAGCGTTCCCGTTCGCCTTGACCACGGCAAGCGCGACTCCCTCACTGTAGTCGAAATCGTCCCACCAGCAGTCCGCGTCGGACTCGCCGCTCTTGGCGTACACCTCCGACCAGTTGTGCCGAGCGAGTTCGCGAAGCAGCGGATCGATCGCGTAGGTGGCAATCGGAACCCACCAGTCGCCGGTGGCACTACTGTACTTGAAGCCGCACGTCTTGAGCACCTCGATGATCGCATTGGCCTTCAGCCAGAAGCGAACGATGATGCGCTCCTTCGTGCGGTAGATCCCACAGTAGTTACCGCAGCGATGCAGCAGCACCGCATTGCTCTGGTTGATCGCGATGTTCCAGCTGCTGATGACCTCACCGATGTTCGGGGTCTTCGCTGCAGCCCCAGCCCCGGCTAGGGCTAGCGGTCGAAAGGGCGGACGGCGATCTTCTGCTTGTCGGGGTCGAACCCGCCCTCTTCCTTCGATTCGAGGATCGCCGCGCGGATCACCGCGTCCTCGGGGGTCTTGGCGACGACCTTCTTGGTGGGACCGACGGACGTGATGACGTCCTTCTCGCCGATGGTGCGCACTTCGTACTCGAACGTCTGCATGCTCTTCTCCTCCCGCTTTCGCGGAGCGTGGATCTTCGGTGTAACCGCAGGGGCCGGTCGTGCCGGATTGACGCACATCGCAGTGACGTCGACTTTGACCTCAATTGGGTAAAGCTTCTTCCCGTCGCTGTACTTCCGCGACGAGATCGACAAGGTCTTGTCGAAGGGGATGAGTTCGTCACTAGACAGGTGTTGGTACGGATCTTCCTTCAGGCGGATCATGAAGTCGAACGGATCGTAGCCCGGGAAGAACTTGTGGAATGCCTGAATGAACGTCGTACCCGGCGGGACCATTTCCACACGCGGTTTCTTCTCGTCATGTGGCATGAATCCTCCAGCCAAAGTGGGAGCCTCTGCTGGAGCTTCGCTTACCAACCAGCACCGCGCTGGTTAGGTGGATGGTTTTCAGGCGTCGGACGTGCGCTTGGCTTTCTTCCTGCGCTTCGTCGTCGCCTTCTTGTTCGCCGCACTTCTGGCCTTGGCTTTCGCCGCCTTGCTCTCTTGCTGGCGTTCGACAGCCTGCATGACCAGATGGTGCGCCGCGTCTACGTACAGGTCGATGGCGTAACCGATGCCCTCCTTCTTCACCAGATTCCGGACGGGCGTGAGGTTGCGGCCGTAGCGCCCACGCCGGTTCTCCGCAGGACCGGCGATGACGTGGGGGCCAGAATCGACACGTACGCGCACTTCCCCGAGCGACTGCGGCACAACGAACTCGATCGGATAACCGAGCTGTTCGCCGATGAGCTGCTTAGCTTGCGTAAGGATGAACCACGACTGCACCTGAGCCAGTGCAAGTTCGAGGTTCCCTCCCAGCTTCGAGACCATCGCGGGGATGTCATTCGGATTATTGACCCGCTGAACGGGCCAAGGTCCGTAGAGAGCGGTGCCGGGCATGACCTTCTGCCCGGACCGCACGATGGGTTCGACGTATGGCAGGTCGAACCCCGTCCGCTCGGAAGCGATGCGATTCGCTTCCGCCGGGTCAAACGTGTACGTCTTCTCCTGATTCCCGTCGGTGACGGTCACGTCGAATCCATCCACTGACGCAACCGTGCCGACCATGTCGGCAGACATGTTCGGCACACCCGGAATCCCCCACCTGCCGGTGGAGGTGGCGCTGCTGATGCCGATCATCAGGCTGCGGCGGGAACGCGCGCAGTCTGCGAAGGTCTCGTCACTCGCGCGAAGCGTGAGCTTGCGCTTGGTGACGACGATGAAGTCCATAGGAGGCATCTCGGTGGTAGCTTCGACCCCGTTCTCCTTGACTTCTTCGAGCATCGCCAGCACCTTCCCGGCGAGCCGTCGCTCATCGTCCGTCGAGTCCTCCCCCGTGACGAGGCAGTACTTCCCGGACTCACGATCAGCTCGACGGGACATCCCGAGGGGCACTGAGTAGGTGATTTCCGACTGTCGCCTATAGTGCCCGTCTACGACGGTCCCCTTGAGACGCCGATCGCTCGACGCGCGAACGATCCAAGCGCCGCCGTTGTGCATCGTGCCGTTGCACAGTTTCCCGTCAGCTGAAAGGTGCCATGGATCCAGCTTGTGACGGGCGAAGTTCCTTCTCGTGGAGTAGTCGAGGTCCACAAGAGTGGTGACGGTCTCCATGGTGTCGACGGGGCGGTACTCCTCGTCTCCACGCAAAAGGAACTTGAACACTGCACGGTCTTCGGCCGATAGATCGTGCAAAACGGAGGGTCGCGGCTGGACGATCTCGTTCCAGAGTCCGCCCATGCGCTGCGATCGATCTCCGCAATTCTCGTCGAGAGGCCCGTGGAGCCTTTCGACAACCTTCATGAAGTCTGCGTGCTTCAACAGACTCTCCCCTACTATGAAATAGCAGAGGCTCCCATTAATAGTAACGCGCTGGGAACGCGCATTTAGCCCGTTTTGGGCTTGGGAATGAAGGGTACGAAGTGCCCCGAATCGTTGACCGTCGTGGCGTCAATTCCGACCTGCACAACCTCGCCATCCACCTCGAATGACCCCACCGGAGCAAGGTTGCCCAGCCGCACGCGGTGGCCACGGAACGCGAAGGCATGCAGCTCCTCCGTAGCCTCCAGTACGTTGGACTTCAACGCCCGCTCGAAGGCCGAACGGTCACCGCACTCAAGGCACTGCGGCGGCTTGTCGGCTGCGTCAGGAATGATGATCAGCCAGAACGGTATCGGCTTCGTCTCCGCCTTCTTATCTGGTTCGTCGCTCATTGCGGCTTACCCTTCTTCGGCGCATCCAACGCAGGCTGCACGGGACGCGTACGCTGATCGACATCCACGGAGCCGGTCTTGCCGTTCACCGACAGGATGCCACGGAACACGATCGTGCCGTCGTTGCGTGCCACCTCGACGATGCCGATAGTCGCCTTGCCCTTCGGCTGGTAGAACGTGGGTTCCAGCACGATCATGTCCTTCTTGATCTCCACATTCTTCGCCTCGATGCTACTGGGCGGCTTGATCGCCACTTTCATTGAGTTCTCCCATCTCTATCAGTCGTGCGCGCCCGCGAGCGACGATAGTCGGCTCCGGCGGCTGCACGGTCAGCGTAATCATCTCTGGTGCCGTCGTTGGATGCGGCAATCGCTTCAGGAATTCTTCACGTTCGAGATCTTCAGCCTCTCCCGGCTTGAAGATCGGATACGGCAGCATCTCCCGGTGTGTCTCTGCGACGAGCCGGGCAGACATGGTTGAGATGGTCCACACATCGATAACCTCGGGCCGAGGGTTCTCGACACCGACCATCCGCATAAACGGATCGCCGATCGGTGCCGCCATACGGCGCGGCACACAGAAGCCGCCATGCTTCGGGTGAACCATCTCAACCGACTCCAGCCAGCTACAGAATGCCGGATATGCCTGATCGTTCATGACATACAGACGAGACCCGAACGGCTGCGGCAGGTTGATGATCTCGAATCCCTGAAAGTCGTAGTACGTCAGCGTCACGTCCATCTTCGTGTCATTGACGAAGCGGCCAACGACGTCGAACGTGATGCCGCCGTAGGTGTAGAGGGCCGCGTGCGTGAACGGCACGAAGCCCTCCTTCCGAGCCTCCAGCAACGAGCCGAGCAGTTCGAGCTTGTCTGTACTCACTAGTGATTCTTTCTAGCTGCCTTTATCACCCTCATTGCAGCAGTGTAGCTGTACGGCTTTCCGTCAACGACCAGCATGGGGATCTGCTGGTTTATCAAGCAGTGCATCGCCATGACATCAATACTGCGGTCCGTCCGCCACCCCTCGTGCGGCATACCGTAGTACTCGATGTCGTGCTTCTCGTACTCCAGCTTCATGCGCTTGAGCTTATCCTCAGCCGACGCACAAAGACCACAGTTCTTCTTTCCGTACAGGACGATCTGCATTTCATTTCCCCTTAACGGCGGAGTCTCACCGCCGCAGTAGTTTGGCCGGTGCGGTATATATACCGCACCGGCCAGTGCCCCCTACAGACCGAGACGGGTGCTCAGCGCAAGAGCGAATATGGCCATCTCTTCCGCGTCGTCCTCGTTCGGCACGGGTAAGCCAAAGCGCTTCGCGATCTTGTCGTATGGGATCTCGGGAACGTGCGGTCCCCGATACCCACAGATCACACGCGCAGGATCGAAGTAAATCGGGACATCAGGCTGCACCGCAGCCGCCGTGTGCCCGAACATCCAGTGGAGCGAGTACGGAAGCGAGCCGTTGGCGATCATGTACTCGATGGCCATGATGCGCAGCGTCGCTTCCAGCCTGCAGCCACTGACGATGATCCGTGTCACCTTCGAAGGATCCGTGATGACCCCCGACTTGTTGAGGATGTAGTCGACGGCCATACGGCCACAGCCTACGCCCCCTTGCGAGAACGAGTTCTCTTCGTCGGGTGTGCCATCACGCTTGAGCGTAAGAACGCAGGCCGAGGTGATCGTGCCCGCCAGTGGGTGGGTCACGGTCTCGGCCTGCAGTTCAGCTTTGCGCTCGGCGATGTACTGCGCGATCTTCGCCGGATCCTTGTAGTTCTTGGGTGCCTTTACGTCTATGTACTCCTCCCAGTCGGGGACTGAGCGGAGCACTGCGCCCACGTAGTACCGCATGCCTTCTCGAATTCCTCCCTAGCCTCCTTCATGTAACGGGGCAGGTAGTAATCCCACCCCATTCGCGGCGTATGGCACGGTGCCTTCCCGCGCACCTGCGCATACACATTCAGGTAGGCCGAAATCTGGAAGCGGCGAACGGCAGCCTCAGACTGAACGTACGTGACGTCGTGCCTGTAGCCGTACTTCGACGGAGAGAGACGATCCACCTCCGCCTGCAGCCGTTCCCGGTCTTCCTTCGTCTTGCGCGGCATACGAAGCGCACGTTTCGCTTCCCGCTGTATGTCCGCAAGCTCCTTGATCTTCTGCTTCAGCGTCTGAATCCCACGACGATAGTCATCACGGTCCATCTTGAGTCTCCAATCGGTAGTACCTAATCAAATGGGTAATGAATTGGGTACTGGCGATCGGCGGACCGCGAGCCTATGGGGGATGTAGCTAGGTGAACTCCATGGCTTTCCTCCTTCCCGTGCCCCCGTTACGACTGATTCTGAACGTCCCCGTCGTCGTCATCCGCGCTCGACCCGGCCGTCCAGTCGATGGACTGCGCACTCGCGCCGCCACGGTATGCGCCGACATTGCTCGACATGCACTTCACGGCATGCGCGTAGTGATGCGCGTTGCCAGCACGGTACTTGACGATCCGGTCCATCGCGATACCCATGCCGCGCGCCTCGTCGAACGCTTCAGCACCCGCAGCGAGGAAGACGAACTGCCACTGGAACTGATTCGTCTGCGTGTCGATCATCTTCATGAGCTGATCGCGCTTGTACTCGTGACTGGAGTTCTCCTGCCCGTCGGTGATGATCGCCATCACAACCTTGCTCGGGCGTTCCTCTTCGGGCTTCTCAGCCAGCCGCTTCCCGACCTCGTCGATCGTGCGTCCGACCGCATCCAGCAACGCCGTCATGCCGCCGGGCGTGTACGTGCTGGTGCTGAGACGCGGAACTTCCTTGATGGGCGCGCACTTGTGAACGATATCATACGCGGTATCGAACAGCGTCAACGTGAGCTGTGCCTCTCCGGGCAGCTTCTTCTGCTCGTCGAGGAACGTGTTGAACGCACCCATCGCATCGTCGCGAATCGTGGCCATCGATCCGGACTTGTCCATCACTACGATGATCTCCGTCAGATTTGGCTTCGTCACGTCACTCTCCTCTTGCCTCAGCCTGTATGTCACGAAGCTGCTCTTCGAGGCGATGAATAGCTTCGTCTGGGGTCACCCCCATTGCAGAATGGAAGCCCCAGTGCGCCTTCCACGCGCGGGCCTCGTACACGAACGTCAGCGACACGTTGTCGCGAAGCTTGTCCGCCAACATCTCGATAGCTATCACGACATTCATGATTCTCTCCTTTGGAACGTCCGGCGGGGGTCGAACCCGCATCTTGCGCCTTTAGAGAGCGCCGCACTCCCATTGTGCTACGGACGTTCCTCTTGTTTCTCCTCCATCGCGTCGCGCTTGAGCTTCGCGCCCAGCACAAACGAGCAGGACACGGATCCGAAGACCCCGAGCATGCGCGCGTAGATGTTGCCGGACAGTATTGCTGCGGTCGCACCCATTAGAATCATCGCAAGCAGCCAGCTCCTGCTATTCATCATCCAGTACCAGCATCTTGTTGAGCTGCGTGACCGGGTAGATGTTGCTGTCGATCTGAACGTTCATTGTCCCGCCCGCAAGTTGCGAGGGCTTGAAGTCTGCCCATACGTGCGGCCTATCAGTCAGGTACGGAGGGTACAGCTCCTCCGGACGCATGCCTTGTGGCTGGTCGTGCTCCGTGTTGATCCCGACTACGGTAGCAATCGGATAGTGGAACTGCAGCTGCTGCAGCGTGGCCAGCGATCGCACGAGCCGCGCAGGGCGTGGTTCGATCGTCTGCTCCTCGGCGATGAGCTGATCGAGATCTTCAATCACGAGCAGGCCAGATGGATTGAACTGGTCGGTAACTGAAGAGCGAAGTACCTCAACCAGCTGTCCGACCGTATCACCTTTGCCCCGCCAACCGCTCAGCGCAATCACCTTGCTCGCATGCACGTCTTCCTCGCCCGCCTTGCCCGTGATGGGGTGTCGGTCGTCTTCGCCAGCATGAAGCACGACGACACGCCCGCCCGCGCGCTCGTATACCTTCGTGAAGAGCGCGAGGATAATGGGGAGTGCGGTCGAATGTGAGAAGATGGGGAAGATGTCCTCGTGCGTCATCCCGTTCTCGAACTTCCGATCGAGATCGAGCGGCAGCGGGACGGCCTTGCTCTTGATGCGCCCCGTGAGCTTCTTCATCCGGGCCTTACGCCCCTCGTCGCGCTCCAAAGCGATCTGAGCCTGCGCGTTGAGCCATGGCTGGAGCTTCTGGTTGAACTCGGCCAGCATGGGCGGGAAGTCGAACATCTTACCCGCCGCGTGCTGCTGTGCCTCGTACAGAATGCCGACCATCATGGCCGATACGTCAGGCATCTCCGACGCGCGCATCGACGCCCAGTTGACGAGCCTATGTCCGAAGAGGGCTAACGCGGCCAGACGGCGGAGATCCGCGCTTTCCTCCATTGCCTTTTCGAGACGCTCTCCCGCCTCGTCGTGGAGCTTCATCCGCCGCTCCGCTTCCTTCTGCTGCTGCTCCTTCATCGCTGCCTGCAGCTTCGCGATGTCCACGTTCTGTGGAATCTGGGGCATAAAACGCCTCCAATACTCTAGGGTCGACGGTGTCGAGGAACTGGTCGAACCTGAACCCGACAACCGAATGCTCCGGCAAATGAATCTTGTGCTTCTTCACCTCAACGACGCGCTCGTCGATGCGGAAGATCATGCTGGGGGATGGGCGGTAGCCGAACATGGTGAACTCGGCCAGTGTAGCCGTAGTGACCCAGCCAAGCAATAGTCCGCGATTGCGCTTTGTCACGAGAAATGGCCGCCTCGGGACGGCCATCGCTTCGTCGTAGCATTGCGCCCAAAACTTCATCCAGTCATGATTCGGGTCGACGTTCTGGAGTACGCCAAGCACGTCGTATGTCTTGTACGACTTGAATTCGAAGCAGAACGCATCCAGCAGCGGCTTGCCAAGCGGGTCGGTATACTTCATGTCACCAAACTCGTTGGCCGTGGACTTCCCGCTCCGTCTGCGTCGGGATGTTGCGCGTGAGCCGGACCCGGACGTCCTCCAGTAGATATCGTCACGTTTGCCCTCAGTCCACCACAGGCTCATCTGTACGCAGCGGTCGCGTTCGAATTGTCCACCTTTCGCCGCACCGCCGCCGGGTCTCATCTTCCTACCCTTCTTCTTTCTCTTCGCCACGGTCGTCTTCCTCATTGAGCGGGACAGGCGGCTTGATCTTGCGGGAGAAGTACTCCTCCCGCGCCTTCAGCTGCTCGTCTGCGGCCTGCTTCGCCTTCCGCTCCTGATAGGTCCGCGCGTCCCTGCAGCTGGGACACTGGCCGTGATTGCGGCAATGCGGGTCATTCCGCTTGCACTTGTTGATCTTACGCCACCGACTCACGGAACCCCTCCAACAGGTAGTGCGTCATGAGACAGTCGAACCCTGCGTCGTGCGCAGCATTGAGATCGAGGTTGTACTTCTTGTCCACCTCGTACGTCGTTACTGCGAACTCAAGCCGCCACTTCACGCGACTTCGCGTGTGGCGTATCCGATTGAAGTAGCTCTCCAGCGATTCGTGCGGTCCGATCATCGACTTCATCTGAGCTGCTTTGAAAATGCAGCCCGTATCGATGATCTCACCCGGCTTAAACGCGAAGTCCATTCCCTGCCGCTCGAACTCGCGGGAGATGAAAGGACCATCGAAGGATAGAGCGTTGTGCCCGACATACATACAACGACCGCTGCGGTATAGCTGCAGCAGCCTGAGTATGCGGGGGTACAGCTCGTCGGGTTCTTCGCCTTCCTTTTGGAGGATGTCATCCGTGATCCCCGTCACTTCCATGGCCTGCCCCTTCATCGTCCCACGGGGACGACGAACGTAGTGCGCGGCGTTCGCTACGACCTTACGCTCGCGCACGGCGGCATAACCAAACTGCACGATTACGTCCGGCTTCTTGCCTTCCGGCGGGTTGTAGTGAAACCCGCTCGTTTCGATATCGATGACGAGGTAGTCGTCGGGAAGACTGCCGCCCGGGCAGCGGGCCGCAATCCCAGCAATGATCTTCTGTGTGTCATTCATCAGATGATCCTGCTCTACCCAAGCATCGAAGGATCCGGTCGACCTCACTTTGTACGTCCTCCAGCGAGGGCGTTTGGCCCTCCTTCTCCGGCTGTACGGATTCGAACCAGATCGGCATCTCGGAGAACATCGCGCACATCAGCAACTCGGAGATGAGCGCACGAACTCCTGCGCGTGGACCGTCCTCGAACAAGTCCCTGAACCAACCCTCCGGCTCTCGCCGTACCACTGGATCCTCACGCAGCGCATTCAAGAAGCGTGCGAGATCCTTGATGAACGACTCCAGCTCTTCGCGAAGTCGCTCGTCAGGTACGTGACAGTCTATGCACCGGTCGATCATCATCCCACGAATGTGGTCCGTGGTGATGTCCTGCCCCAGCATGTGGAGCGCGTTATGAATCAACCGTGGCATAGCCCAAATGAGATCCCGATCCGGGTTGTAGAGCCGCTTATCGGCCCCGCGCATTTGAAGCATCTGGTTCTCCTAGCCCATTCGCTCGCGCGCCCAGTGCGCGCGAACATCCTTTGTCTGACAAGAGATGCACGCCTTCGCGTTCTTCCGCTCGGGATCGAACGCCGCGTGATCCCTATTACACAGGTCACACCGTTTGATGATCCACGTGTACCGATGTGTGCCGAGCATGCACTCCGAGTAGCCGACCGGACACGTGTGACAGCGTTGGTTGTAGTGCCGAACGCACGGACCTGCGCGCGCCTTCCGTAGACGCTTGTTGTAGCGCTTGTGCTGATCAAGGCAGTGCATCTCGTCGATGTCGAGCGTGCCGTCGTCCTTCTGCACTATGTAGGCGAGGAACCACATGCCGACCAGCTCGCTGTGGAGCGGTCTCATATCGTTCATGTTCCACGCCAGCTCGTTGGCGAGCATCCACATCACGAGCTTGTAGGAAACGGACTTCAGCAACTCACGTCCGGACATCGCGCCCGCACTGATCATCACGGTCATGTTGATGCGCGTCCTGTTGTTGATCACCCGACCAAAGCGCATGTCCGTGATCGTCACAGGGTACCAGCCCGGCTCGCCTAGCGTGCCCGTGATCGGTTTGCCGTCGCGTAGCAATGAGAGACCGCCCGCGAGCTTCGTCGCGATCTGATCACCTACACGACCCGTCAGCTCCTGCCCGATGAATTCGAGCAGCGATTGGCGCAGCGCAAGCTCATGATCGTCGTCCTCGTCGTCCAGCTTGAGCATGCGCATGAAGAGCGCGACCAGCTCGTCGAGCTGGTCTTCGTCTATGATCGTTCCGTAGTAGGACGTGAGTCGCAGCGCGATCTTCTTGCGCCACTGCCTGACACGACCGAGGTCGAATGCAGGCACACGCACCGCTTCTTGGCGAATCACCGCTTCCTCCTCGACTTTTACGTTGTACCAGCAGTTAGGGTGCTTGACAAGATCAAAACTATGGGGCCGCTCTGCGGGCAAAAAGAAAGACGGGGCGGTTGCGGAGGCCGCCCCGTCTGCGGAGGAATCGGCGACAGTGGGGGTCGCCTTTTCGGGAAGCTAGGTGGGAGGTACGAAGTCAGTCAGCGAGGCTTTCGCTCCTCGCAGGAATGCCTTGGCGATATCGAGAAGCACCTTGGTCTCCTCACTCGGCTCGACCTTCGGTAGCTTGATGTCTTGGTCCATCTTCATCAACAAAATCCGCGACAGGCTCTTCGCGCCCGGAAGGAATGCAGCGTCTTCGCCGGTAAGCCGCTCCTCCAGCTTCGTGTGGACGAGGTCCGTAAGCGAGACGAATCCGCCGTCACCGGGTGAGCCGGTGATGTTCGCTTCGAGCGTTTCGATCGCAGTGAGATACTTCTGTGCGTTCTTCGCATCGTCCTTGTTCGCTACAAAGTACGTGAAGACCGCAAGGTTGCCCGCCATCTCGGCATTCGAGACCGCCTGTGCGGGATCGTCGATGTCGATGTTCGGGCAACCAGCTATCGGCAATAGTAAGACCAACGCCAGCAAGCTGGTTAGTATCGCACGCAAAACTCGCCTCCTTTCGCTTGTAGTGGTACCACGAACCACCACAAGATCAAGTGTATTCTGGGTCAGAAAACTAAGTCTAGCGGTAGCTAGAACCTATGACTTGGCATCGGCGGCAGGTCGTCTTCCTCGACGATCTCGGCCACCATGGATTGTGTCTCTGCTTCCAGAGCGGCAGCATCCTGCTCTTCCCGCTCGTATTCCCCACTGGCGCGCTTCTCTTTCTCGCGCTTGAGTATCTCCGCTACACGGTGCTGGTAGTTGGCAAGCTCTTCTTTGGTAGGTGTGAACAGCTTCCCGCCGATCCATACTGCCGCCCGCTCATCGTAGTCCTGAATGTCGAGCAGCAGCGAGAGCGCAGCACTCCTGACGGCCTCCGTTCCGCCAGTCATGTACGCCCACAGCACGCGCGCAGCCTTCTCACCGGTATACGCGAACTCGATGAGCACTGCGTCGTCACTCACGGGTACCGTTCCCTTTCACAACACGAATCAGCTTCTTCACCGCAGTCAGGATCCTCGGCTCGCCAGCCTGTTCATCGGCTTCGAACGGCCGATTCTCATCCGACCCGGCGTACTGCACATTGATCTTGTTGGAGGATGGCCACCAGTTCAGGATGTACTCACGCGCCCTGAACTGATGGCCTCCTGAGATATCACGACACTCGATCCCGTACTTCTGACAGAGTGCCTGAAGGATTGGCAGCCACTTCTGGAGTCGCTTCTTCCGCTCACGGCGGCGCTCGCGACGCTCCAGCCTCGCTGTCTTGTATTGATTGGTTGCCTGCATATGAGAGTTGTACTGCGTGCAACCAGCGACGTCAACTACTCACGTTGCGAGCGCGGGACGAGCGAGAACTCCGTCGCTACGAGATCGAACCCCGCAATGAAGTCCTCCACGACGATGTACTTGCGTGGGGTTCCGTTGCTGGAATTCGTCGGGTCGGGTATCGCATCTCCGCGCATGAGCTGCTCGTACAGCTTCAGCGGATCGTGCCCGAGCGCCTTGGCGAGATTGATGAACGACTTCGCGCGCATTGCATCCTTGCGCGAGTAGTTCTCGATCGTCGACCGGCCGACTCCCGCCTTCTTCGCGAACGCGCCCATCGTCATGCCCTTCTTCGCATTGTGCTGCTTGATGAGCGTAAGAAGTGCGGGCATCAGCTCGCCCATGTACAGATCCACGCCCCAAGGCTGTCGTCCGTGCAGTACCTCTGCCAGCACGTGTGCCTCGTGAGCGTACGTCTTGTCCTTCGTCGCCATACGTCCTCCTCGTTCTGTTGAGCTGCTATGCGACCTTGTACTTCGCGAACGCCTTGGTGATCGCTGCATCGAGATCTTCCAATGCGAGGATCATTCGGCGGTGCTTCAGAAGCTCGTCCTTCGTAGCATCCGTCTTCAACTGCTTCGAGTTGCGCTTGCTGTAATCGCGGTTACCCATGCCGTTACGCAGCGAGGACTTGGCGCGACGCAGGCGCTTCTGGATATCGCGACTCACTTCATTGAGCGTCGGCGTCGTCGTGTAGCCGTGCTTCGTGTGCACGACCACGCCGAGAGAGCGACGGATATCCGTCAGCACCTTGCCCAGCGGCCTGTCGACACTATCACGCGCGAGCGCAGCGATGAGCGCCGCCTTCTCGTGATACTGTGCCGTGGCCATGTGGTTTTCGAGCTTCTGGTGCGGCTTGTCCGGGAGTCGGAACGTGCGAGCACGCCCTACGTACGTGATTGCTTCCTTCTTCCGCTTCGGCGCTGTTTTCGTCTTCACCATTTCTTTCTCCTAACGACGGGTGTTCACTTTCGACCCCGCCGGTTTTTCACTCAGCCCGCGTCGCTTGGCTTTGTTCACTGCCACCCCGTAGTTGAAGGCCGTGAACGGCAGCCCCTGCTGACGGACCGCCTCTCCGAGGAGCGTGTCGCCACCATTGTGACTCAGCCGCACGTCGGGCCAGTCGATCTGCTTCATGACATCCGTGCGGAGCCACCAGTAGGCTCCCTGTGCGAATGTGATTCCGGGGGACTTGATACCGGGCGTTCGGGTCGCACACATCTCCGTGGGCTTCCCTTTGAACCACGTCGCCTGCTTGATGAAGTCCCACTGCCCCGGAAGGTGGTGCACGTACCACGACTGCCCAACATACGAGCAGTTCGGGACGCGCGCGATATGTCCTGTTGTCTTCTGCCACCAATCGCTCTTGTCGATATACGAGTCGTCATCGAACCAGAGGATCCATGGGGTTTGCGGCTTCCACGTCTCCATCTCGTGGAACATCAGCCGCATGGCCTTGTACTTCGGCTTGTTCTCTTCGCTGAAGAGGTACTCGAAGTCCGCGCTGCCGTGCTTCTCCTTGAAGCCCATCACAAGCTTCTGCGACGGCTTGCCAATGGTATTGCACCACAGCCTGATCACCGCCTGATCGAGCGGCGTGTAAGCGAACAGCGAGCGAAGGAGGCGCGTGTGCAGGGCAAGATCGTTGCCGTACAGGAGCGCGTAAATTGTCACGAACTCATTCATTGGCGTCTCAGATCCTTAGACATCATCCTACTGAAGAGCCGCTGCTTCACGTCGAAGATCGCATTCTTGATGCTGTCGATCTTGCGATAGCCCTTCTTCGTGACCGCATCCAGCTCTTCGATGGCTTTGGATATCACTCCCGTGAAGTGCGATGCCGTCTCGACTACCTGAGGACCGTTCGCTACCTGCTTGAGCGCAACAGCGAGATGGTCCACGAGCGCGGCATTGAACTCCGCAGGCGGCAGCGACTCGATGCCGGATATCATATCCCAATACTTGAGCGGAATGCGCATATCATGCTGATCATCGTCGTCCGGGTCAACGCGCTTGCGCACGTCACCGTGCCGGAAGGCAACAGCAACTTCGTTGACGACGATGACCTCGAAGTCACAGCCGGGATACGCAATCACGACGCTAGGCAGTGAGTTCTTCCCGCCCTTCACGACCACTGACGAGAAATTACTCCGTCGAGATTTCTTCAAAAGTCTGGGATCCAAGCCAGACCACGACTTACGTTTGGCCATTTCACCCCCTCATCGTTGACTTACATCACCCAAGGTGTATCATTGCTCTGCTTGGCGGAGAGTTCGGGAGGCAGATCACAACTTCAACCCCCCAGCAAGTGATTTCCGATACAGACAGTGGGGCACTGCTCTGTCCACCAAGCAACAACGGCGACCCAGCCCGGGTCGCCGTTGCTTTTTTGGACGCGTCCAACAATCTACTTGGAGTCGGATGCAGAGCTGGACTCCTCCTCGTCAGGCTTCGCCTCACCGGTCGCACGCTTCTTCAGCCCGTCTTCGAGCGCGGTGCCGCCGATGAACATCGCCGACACAGTAGCGACAACCATGCCGAAGATCTCCGCCATGTTGTTGACGATCTCGGGATCCTCTCCCTCCGGGAGCCGCCCCAACAACATGAAGTAGCTCGCCACGACCGCCAGTATGGCGAAGACGCCCTTCCGACTCGCGAAGATGTTACCGAGAGACTTGAGTCCTCCGTACTTCGCAAGCTGCTCCACGGCTTTCGCGACATGGTTCTTCATCTCTGCATCCTCCCATTGCGCCGGGGGCCTAGATCCCGGCCGCTTTCAGTGCCTTCTCGACGTCTACCACGAGCTGCTTCGCGATCGGCAGCTGCTCGTGAAGCGCTTCCGCCACCTCTTCCAGCTTATCATCCGGCGTCTTGTCGCGCTTCGCGAACTCGCGCAGCCGGACCAGCAGGTCGGGCAGCAGCTCGCCGTTGACCTTGGTCAGGACCGTGGTCGCCGTCTTGATCGGGCGTGAGAGGCCGCTCGGGACGCCCTTGTCGTCGTCCTTCTTCGTCTTCTTCGGATCCTGCTCGCCCTTGTACTCCTTGACGGCCTCGATGAACTCGTCGGAGTTCTTGAACTTGCCCTTCTCCCACGCCAGCTGGAACTTCGCGCGGTCGTCGGGATCCTCGATCTTGACGAGATAGAGCATCGCGCGCCACGGCCAGAGGTCGGCAAGCTTCTTCACTTCCGACTTCTTGAAGAGCCGCGAGAACTTGATCGCCGCGTAGACGAGTGTCTTCTCCTCGCCGAGATACTTGATGATGTCCTCGACGACGTGGGCACCGTAGGTCTTCTCGTGAAGCTCCTTGCCCTCCTCGTCGGCCATCGTACGAGCGACAATGCCGAGATCGTACTTCCAGACGAGGTCGACCTTGGTCATCTCGTGCTTGCGGTTCGCCAGCTCGTTGACGTCGTCGCGGAACTTCGACTCCGCAGCCTTCAGCATGGACTTCTTCTGCGTCACAGTGATCGTTGCAGCTTCAGCCATTACGTCCTCCAGTTTCCCGATTCCTCCGCAGGAATCACTTGTCGTCCGCTGAATCCTCAGGGACGAGATACCCTCCGTCTGACATTGCGGCCTGTTTGAACAGCCGCCGCAGTTCCTTCGCCGCACACCACCGCTCGTGCACGTTTAGAAGGCCGTGCGCAGTTTCGCGCACGGAGAGCGCTACCACGTGGAGGTCAAGCTCCACAAGCGCGGCATGCTCCTCTGGTGTGAGTCCTTCCGTCAGGATGTTGTACACGGGGCTGTCCTGCATGAGCCGCACGAGCGTCGATAGATTCTCCGCAAGACGCTCGTCCGGTCGCATAACAGCCAGCCGCCCGAACAGTACCTTCGCCTGCTCGGAGATGTGCGACTCCGTCATCTCCTCGCCGAGCTTCTTCAGATCGTCAGCGCTCGGGTAGGATCGTGACTTGAGCTTCTCCGGCGGGAGAAGCGGGCGCTCTTTCATGGTTGCCATTTCTGTCTCAGCCCAGCGGCAAATGCGTCGAACGGCAAAACCGTGAGCCGCGAGCCATCGTGGCCGTTCCGAATGATCGCGTTGACGCCCGGGATGACCGAGACGTCGGCATCGTGGATGATCCAGTTGCTCTTGGCGACCAGCGGGAAGACCACTCCTACTTTCAGTCCTTCTTCGTGCGTCGCGCGGGCTTCGATGAACGCCTGCGCGATCGGATGCTTCATGAAGGATTTCAGCAACAGGTCTCCGATGACCTGCCCCTTCAGTTTGGTAACGGTGACATATACGGGTGGGTTGTACGCGTCGTTGAACCACTCGAACCCGAACTCATCACCGGCCTCGTGCGCCAGCTCTCGGGCATCCTCATCATCCAACAGGATGGAGAGGAGCCGGTTGAGCATGCGAATGTCATAACGCTGCTCCGATTGCTGCCGCTTGTCGGCTTCGAACTGGTCGAAGCCGGGAAAGAGATTGTTCATACCGTTCCCTCATCACACAGCGAGTCGGTGAGCTTCCTGATATAGTTGCGCACGCGACGGAGCCACTCGCAGTCACGGAAGTTGACGAAGAACATGAAGACGGGGATGTTGAGCACCTGCGCCAGACCACGCACGTACGTACCATTTGGCGCTGTGTCGTTGCGCTCCCAGTACGAGATAGTGGTCTGTGCGACTGGGATACCCTTGTCAGTCATGAGCTTCGCGAGGCGCCACTGTGGGACGCTCCGCTCTTCTCTGAACCTCCGTAGATTCTCTCCGAAGTGGTAGTCGTAGTGCGTGGGTGGTTGGGGGAGCGCGGGCAGATCTAAGATCTGCCCGGGCGGGACAGCTATGTACGCTTCATCCGATAGCTCATTGTTCTCGGTATCGAACTTCAGGTCTTCGAAGTGGTGCCAGTAGAGCTTGCGACGCCCATTCCACTGTACGGCGACCTTGTTGAAGTTCGACACACGAGTCGTTTGCTTGCGTACCGCGATACCCTTACGATCCTTCTTCGCGACCAACAGCTTACCGTTGGCCGCATACAGATCCGTACGCGCCCACACAACCCCCATGTAGTAGCTCCCTCCTCAAGCAACCCATATGCTATCTGAAGTGGAACTACGATTCAAGCGGCTCGTCGTCTTCGCACGCAACTTCCGGATCCTGAACCGTGGACTCCGGAATGGGCATAGCACCCACCCATTCCTTGTAGTCGTTGATGCCCAACCGCTTACGGAGTTCGACCATAAGCTCAGGATTCGACTGAACAGCCAGCCCCACATCCTGCCCGGAAACCGCCTTCAGCCCGAGCTGTCGACAGTTGAACGAGCGCGTGAGCGCCGTCATATTCTCCGTAGAGGGTGTCACCTCAATGAGATCCTTTACCGCCGCTTTCTGCTGCGACAGCATTTCGGCGGTAGCGTGATTCCAGTCGAAATGCATTCGTGCGAGCGGGCCAGAATGATCGTAGACGAACAGCGTGTCGATCGAGCGCTTGTGCTCGCCAAACGAGTTCTTCTCCGATCGGAGCCTGAGCTGCGTCAACGTCTGCTCGGACCCGCGCTGATCCTTGATGCGGCGGATGCTGAGGTACACGGTCGCGTAGAAGTCCTGCGCGATACCGCTCGGCTTCGACTTCTCGTGGCCGGTACGCCCATCCATCTTCTGCTTCTCGTGGTTCACGTAGATCATCGCCATCGGCCAGCCTGCAAGCTTGCTGGCATACGTCTTCAGCCACTTCGTCCAGAGCAGCGCTTCGGACGAGTAGTCGCGCTTCGCCGAGCCGTCCTTCGCGATCTGTTCTCCGCGCTCCTCCGTGGCTGCGCCACTCAGGCTGTCCAAACCTACTGCGATGAGGAAGTCGCGACTCGGCTTCTCCTTCTTCATCCACTCGATAATCCACGTCAACGACTCCTGCGCTGCATCGACGCTGGTAACGGGACGCATGAGGATGCGCTTCGCCATCTCGCCGCATGTTGACTTCAGCATCGGTGCGCTGATCTTCTCGCCTTCCGTCTCCACGAGCCAGCCGGATCCCGTGAAGCTGCAGATGTGCCGCATGAAATCAAGCAGGAGCGCCGACTTGAACGACTCGGGCGGCCCAGCGATGCCATACGACTTCCCGAGGATCAGCTTGTCACTACCGAACAGGTACTCCAACGCCAGCGACTGGAGCGGCAAGCCGACGTGCCGCTCGTTGATCAGTTCGCTGGCGTAAACGCCCTCCGCGCCGAACTGATTCTGTGCGCCATGCAGCAGCCCAAGGTGGGCGTCGGCAGGCATTGCTGCAGTGGCTTTCGCTTTTCGCTTTCCCATGATTCCTCCAAGGTGGGCGGCCGTAGGTCATCACGTGGTGCCCCGTTTTAAATGCACCGCCCACCCACGATTGTTGAACGCGACCAACTATTGACCAGCGTTACCCGGAGTCTCTCCCTTGTTCTTCGCATCGTTCAGCATGGTGAGAGCCTGAGCGAGGAGCGCCGGGTCGACCGCACCGCCCGTCACCGCCGGACCGGGAGTGTGCGGAGCCGCATTGGGCGACTGAGGCGTCTGCTGCGTCTGCGGCTGCTGCCCGGCAGGTGCCGAGAACTCAGACGGAGTCGCAGGAACTTCCGGACCGGACGGGGTCTCTTCGTCGCCTCCGTCACCGGAACCCCAGCCGTCGTCCGCAGGCGGAGCCTGCTGAGTCTGCGGGGGAGCCTGTTGCGTCTGCTGAGTCTGCGGAGGCGCCTGCTGCGTCTGAGACTGCTGCAGCTGCTGCTGCGCCGCCCCCTGCAGTCCACCACCGCCACCCGTGGCATACGCCTGCCGCACGCCGCCGCGCATGCTGTTCTGCAGCGCCTGCCAACTACCGCACGTGCCCTCGGGGAGCATCCCCTCGTACTCGCTGCGACCGAGTGCGAAGTCGAGCAGCTCGACCGGGAACGCCCGCTTCAGGTAGCCGATCTGCTGCTCTGCCGTGTGATACCGGAAGAGCTGGGGCCACGGGGTCCAGAAGCTGCGCACGCGATTCTGCATCGCCTCGTTGAGCGGCTTCTCGGCGAGCATCTCGATGTCGTAGTGCGCAATCTCCGTCTCCGTCTTCTCGGCCTGAAAGATCTTCATGATCCGGCCGTGCTCGGGCGAGCACCAGTCCCCGAGCTTGAAGCCGCGAGCACACAGCTCGTCGAACGCGCGACGTCCCTCTTCCGTATCCGTCGGCGGAAGCTGCGCAGGGAACTCGAAGCCCTCAACTTGCGCATTGCCCAGTCGCGAGAACGCCATGAGGATCGAGAGCGAACCCATGAAGAGCACCGGGAATCGCGGCTCTTCCTTGCCCGTGACGCGGTTCTTGCAGGGCTTACCCTTGATCGCCGTGGCAGCCGCCTGCGCGAACATGTGCGTCTGGACCTTCGATACCTTCGCACCCCGTCCCGGACCGCTCTGGGTCCAGCCGTACCACTCCTTCGGGATGTCGTGCGGACTGTGCTCTGCCACCGTCAGCAGGGCATTGGTCAGCTTGGTCGTCGGATCCTCACCATCCAGCTCGGGGATCCGCGTGATGTACGTGAACGACTCGAATGCACCGAGCTTCTTCGCGACAGGCTCGGTCTCAACAGCCGGGCCGAAGTGGTCAAACTCGATGCTGTTACGCATCGGTTCCCAGCCACCCTCTCGCGGAGCAGGGAAGATGCGGATCTCCGTGAATGTCTTCCAGTCGGGCAGCTGAGTCGAATGCGGCGTACCGGGCTGCTTGATCATGAACCCCGGAACGCCATCGAGTCCGCCACCGCCACCAGCACGATCTCTGAACGCCATGTTAGTTGCTCCCTTCAAGCAATTGATCGATTATTGGTGTGAACATCTTGATAAGCGCTTTCTTTTCTCTCTGTACCAATTCGAAGAACGGTTCTCTGTACGTCACCTCACGAAACATATACCGAGGAACGTAGTAGCATGGTTCCGCGTCGTTCGCCGCATCAATACGTCCGTTGCAAATCCGACCTCCACAAGGATCGTAGCCGACTTTGCTAAGGTCGATATCCGCAACATCGACGACGTGAATTCTGTCATCGCCGAGCGTGCGTACGATGAACAAGCAATGAGGGATGCTTCCCACATACTTCATCAGTTCATCATACTTATCCACGTCGAGGATATAGGTGGGCCACTTCTCCCATCGTCCGCTTCGGCACTTCACTTCAGAAATGAAGCATAACGCGAGCGATGAGGTTCCTACCCGGTAGTGCGCGTACCGCCCAGCCAACGGTGGTGGAAGCTGCTGTAGATTAAGCACACTCCACGCATCGAGCGGATCGAAACGCTCGAAACGGTAGATCTCCGGATTCCCAAAGGCTTTGGACAGGCAATGCAACGCGATGAACTCGTTCTCCATGTGTTCTCTGTTTTCGTAGGTAGGCATACCTACTCCTCGATCTTACCAGTACTTTTCAGGCACTCCGATTTGCTCTAAGCTCTCTTTCTTTGGCTTCTCACCCCATCTCAGCATGATCTCCGGATCGATACCGAAGCTGAAGTTCAGCCGGGGAACCACCGCGTTGTGCACCATGCACAGCGGGAGCACGAACTCCACGACATGTTCGATCTGTTCCACCGGCACTTCGAGCATGACTGCATCGTGAATCGCAAGCAGGATCCGATACGCACACCACGGATTCTGCTGCTTATAGAGCCACAGGTTGTACAGCGCCGTCGACAGCGTGTCGGCGACGACGGACTGAATCGGGAAGTTGACTGCCTCCCGCTCCTGCGCTGCCATCACGGACTCGTCGGGCGACACGAAGAAGTGTCGTCGCCGTCCGTACGGGTTCTCGATCCAGTGCGGGTGATTGCGTACACAACTCTTGCACCAGTTCACGTAGTCGCGAACCTTGCTATAGCGTTCGTACCACGCATCGATAATCCGTTGAGCCTTGTCGGCATCCATGTTGGCCGCGCCCTTGGTTTCACGATTGACTTGACGGGCGATAGCCTTCGCTCCGCGCTGATACGGGATGCCGAAGTTGATATTCTTCGCAGCGACGTACAGGTGCGGGAAGGCTTTCGATACCTCCTCGTAGCTGCACGGTGCGCGAAGGATGTCAACGGCAACCTTAGCGTGGAGCTTAATGGGGCCAAGAGCATCAGCGATGAGATTCTTGTCGCCGCTGATGTAGGCAAGCCCACAGACCTCGGCCGACTTGTAGTCAGCTTCGATGAGGACGTAGCCATCAGGCGCAATCACACACGATCTGAGCGACTGAACATCCTCGCCCATGATCATCTTGTACTTGCTCTCCTGACGCTTACTCCAGTTCTGCAGGTTGGGTCTGCTCGATCCGTACCGGCCCGTCTCCTTCGTCTGGGAGATCATGGTACGAATACGCCCGTCGGGATCGATATGCCCGAGGAGACCTTCGATGTACATGTTCGGATCGTAGGTCATGTCCTCAGGAACTTCGGTCATTCCGGCGGGGGGACGAAGGAAGTTCTTCGTCATCTGGTCGATCGTCTGGAAGTTGCTGATCATCTCGACGACCGGCTGCACCTTCTCTGGAGCGTCGGCTGAGAGCAGCTCCAGTACTTCGGAATCAACGGCAGGCTTGACACGCGCACGCTCCTTCTCGGGCAGCGACATCACGCGATCCCACGTCATGGCGGGCTTACCGGTAGACTTCACCGGCATCAGCCCGAAGCCACCGTCTTCAGGCGACCCGAACAGCAACTCCGCCTTCTGCTTGTACGAGCGCGGGTTGAAGTCCGGATTACCGACGCCCTTGCGTACGTCTTCGAGAAGCTCCTGCTTCTTCTGAACGTAACGCCAGAGCATCGACACCATACGATCTGCGTCGATGAGGATACCGTTCTGCTCCATCTCGAAGATGGGCAGATTCGCGGGCATGACGACGTTGTAGAACAGATCACGCACGCTCTCGTTGCCCGGCTGATCGAGCAAGCCGGTCAGTGTGAGGAAGCAGCGGAACGTGCAGTCGGCATCTTTCGCGCCATACGGAATGATCAGTTCGGCCGGAATGCCCATATACCCGGACGTCTTGGTTACGATCGCCGGATGCGCCTTGATCCAGTTCTCCAGATCGTAGTCGTATCGTCCGAGCGGGGTGTAACGAACCGACAGCCCGGTGAGGGAGTGGTCCGCGCTCTCGTTCAGAAGGTGATCTGCAAGCATCGTGTCGAAGTACAGATACTTCATGAACGGAACGCCAATGTCCTCCAGCCACGGGGCGTCAGCGCGAGCGAAGTGACCGATCAACCGCACGCCGGGCCGATCGATCAGCCGCTTCAGCTCGTGAGCCACGCCGATGAGTTCGGTGGATTCGGATGAGTTGTTGAAGACCCACTCGCCGTTCTCCTCGCGCAGCACGATAACCGCCGCGAAGCCTGCTGCCCACGAGAACTGAATCGTGCGCAGCTTGCCACCCGACTGAGGGGACTGACCACCCCACTCGCAGTCGAACGCGAAGTACTTCACATCGGACTCGATGAGCAGATCGACCAACTTGATCAGCTGCGACTGCGTCTCGATGGTGAAGTAGTTCTCGGCTTCTCCCGGCGCCGTACCCGGGGCGTCGGCCATCAGTCCTATGAACCGACGGATGTCCTCTTCCAGTCCGGGTGTGAGCGACGGCTCCCGCAGCGACTGCGCGGGATTAACCGTCCCGATAACCGAGACCTTCGTGGGGTCGTCATTGCGCCCCGTCTCCGTCGGTATCTTGCCCATCTCTTGCGGGTCGAACACGATGTTCGCACCACGCACCGACTTCAGTGTCGCCTTCCTGCCGAAGAACGCTTTCACGGCGTCCGTGCCGAGCAGGAGCATGTACTTGGGCCGCACGATGCGGAACTCGTACATGAGCAGCGGCAGGCAGTCCTTGATGTGGTCTGCCCTGAGATTTCTCCCGCCGTCTGGCGGGATGAAGCGACACACGTTCGTCACGTATGCCGAGTTGAGATTCACGTTCAGGTTGGTGAGAATGCGAGTCAGCTCTTCCCCGGCGTTACCGCACAGGTTCCTGCCGTACTCGACCTCTTCGGTACCCGGACGCTTGCCGACGATCATCACGTCGGACTTGACCGGACCATACTGACCGCTTCCCCAAACGTGACCGGGGATCATCGTTACGGGCGCGTAGGTGTGCGGCACGTCGCCCTTGCCCTTCACATCGACCACGTGAAACGTCATGACGTTATGCAGTGCGCGATCGAAGAGTCTGGACGAGGGCGTACCCAGCACGCGCGAGTTGTAATCCCACGTGTCAGTGAACGCCAAGTCGTCGAGGCCGATCTCGGCCAACGAGACTTCGACTTCTTCACTCATACGACCTCCTATGGCAGGCGAGCTGGAACGCTCCCGTGTCGAAGATCGGGTGCTTATAGCCTGCGCGGTCGGCGTACTTGAGGACATAGACCCACAAGTCCTCCGACCAGTAGCTGCCGGGATCCTTCTCCGGCAGGCGTACCTCCAGCATGCCCCATCGACAAAGCGAGGTGAGCGAGTCACGAAGCTTCGTGTACTTCTTTCGCTTGTCCTCTGTATCCATCACGTCAGCATCGGACATCAGGATGATCCCTGTCTCGCCCCACGCTGCGTGAATCAGTTGACGCTGACGGTCCCCGGCGCTATCTCCGAAGATGTTCACGCCCTGACCGCCTACCGACCACACGTCGGTAATGCCCTCCATGATCACGCCGACCGGATACTGGCTGGCCCAATCATAGTTGTAGAGCACCTGCGTCTTGCGCATGCCCGGCATCGTGAAGTACTTCGGCAGGTTCTCGGGGACATTGTCACCGATGTACCGTGCCTGATACCCCATGAGTCTCGACGATTGCCGGATCGGGAGAATGATCCTGTCATCTACGAGCGGATGAGGATCATTCGGACAGTACGCCACCTGATGAATCTCCACGAGCCGCTGCACGTTGAAACCCCGTGTCGTTTCGAGGTAGTACCGTGCAGGGTGATGCGGATCGAGCTGCGTAATGGGAACCAGCTTCTCGGGGAGCGTCGGGACGACAGGCTTGGGAGCCTCGCCCAGATGAACCGGCAGCGACACAGTATGTCGCAGCAGCGGACTGATCAGCTTACGCAGATCCTCCTGCCGCACGCGCTTGTCGTATCTGTCTGCTGCCCGGTTCAGGTCGCAACCGTCGTTGAAGCAGTTCGCCAGTCCGAGTCCGAACTTCACCTTCGTAGCCGGATCTTCGGTATCCCAGCGATGATTGATCCAGAGTCGGAACCGCGTGTCTCCGCAAAATGGACAACACACGCGGTACTCTTCGCCGTGATAGTCCTTATCGATCACGATCGTCTCACGCTGCGTGATGAAGTCAGGCCGTACCGTGTAGCGCATCGCTTCACCCTCCTTGGCGATCTTCACGCCGGAGGGGAATGCAAGCTTGAGCGCATTGAAGAGCTGTGGATTCAGCGGCATCACGCAAAATCCTTGCTCTGCTCGTAGTTGCTTCTCACCTTATCCTCCGCTGATGTGTCCTCCTCTCCGGAATCACCGTCTTCGTTGAAACTATGAACCTTGTCGGACTCAACGAAGCCGCGTCCCTTCTGGTAGGTCATGTCCTTGTCGACGATATCAAATCTATTGAACTCACCCACCATGCGCGCCACGATATCCTGCTTCTTGGCGTGGCGAGCCTTCGAACCGACAATCCAGCAACGACCGCTCTCGTCAGCGGTTCCGATGGCGAAGCAGTACGAGAGCAACCACGCGAAGCTGCCAGCCTCGGCGCTGTTGAACCACTGCGGCTTGCGCCCCGGCGACTTCTTCGACTGCTCGGTACTCAGCTGCTGGAGTATTAAGAAGTTGATCTTGTACTTCGTTGCCATCCCTTTGTACGCATCAAGTAGATCATTTGCGAACTGCCGTTCAGGCTTGCCACGCTTATCCGACTCGGAGGCAGCGCGCGACACAGGAATCCACATCCAGTCGATGACGACCAGTCGTGGTTTCTGCCCAGCGGCAATGCTCTGCCTGATGCGCTCTTCAATTTCGATCGGCGCCCAACCATCGGACGAACGATCGATTAGCGACACGTACTGCTTGCAAGCGAAAGAAGCCCTCTTAACAGCATCACGCGTCTGCTCGTCCAAATCACCAACACGCTTGCCTTCCAGCTTCTCACGCGCAATACGACCAACGCACGAAATCAGGCGTGGACGCAGCTCGTCCGGCGAGGTCTCGTACGTGAAGTACAGCACATATTGCTTGCGCGCCGCACACCCACCGGCGAGCTGGAGCGCCAGCGTAGTCTTGCCTCCGCCCGTCGGGCCGAGGATTCCGAGTACGTCTGACGGGAACGTCCCGCCGTTCATCAGCAGGTCGATCACGGCAGTACCGAGCGGCTCACGCTCTTCACCGAATACTGTGTCGTCATCGACATCGAACGGATCGATCTCATACATGTCGCTGACGTGCCGCTTGCGGTATTCGCCTTCGATCAGCTCGTGAACCTTCGCCGCGTCTCCGTGCGTCGTGCTGAACTGGCCAACTGCATTGAGGTACAGCCGACCGAGGAACGCCTTGATAAGCTCCTTTCCGTACTTCGGTGTCAGTGTCGCCACGTCCACCGCATAGATCTCATGAATGAGGTTGGTCGCACGCTCGTACAGTACCGGCTCGACAATCCCCTGCGCCCGCATGATCGCGGGGCAGATGTCGGCGAGGTACTGCGCGGGCGGCTGCTCGTTGTACTTCTCCCAGTACGCCTTGGCGGCGATCCAGACGATCTGGAACTCGCCTTCGGTAGCCGGGTCGAAGTCCTGTGGATGCAGCTTGAGCAACGCTGTCGGCGATACCTCGTGACAGCGAATCGCGTAGGTGAGCAGTCGGACCAGAGCTTCGCGCCCTTTGAACTCGCGAACGAGATCGGGCAACAGACCCATAGCTAGCCCCCTTCGAGCGGCAGCATGTCTCCGAGTATCGCTTTGTAGAGAGGTTCGTCACCAATCGCACGCTCCGCGTCAGCGCGGAGTCCGCTCGCGAGATCGGTCAATCCTCCATGGTGCGCAAGAACATAGCGCACCACCGTCCCAATTTCAAGGGTGGGATCTGCCAAAATGGAATCGAGAGACCAGCCGAGAGATGTCCGCTGGCGCACGATACCCAACTGGATATCGAGCTTAACCTGCAGCTGTCTACGCCGATCCTCCGCTTTGTGGGTCGCGTTCTGCAGGTAGATCTGTACCGACTTCGGCGAGGCGATCTGCCTCGGATACGCGGTAGGCCGCGTGGTCGTGTAGAAGTCGTAGATCCAACGAACGTAATGTGCGCCGTCCAGCCCCTTGTCGATGAGCGACTTGGCGAGCTGGGTCCAATACTTCTCGTCGTTTGGATTCACCCGATACTTGGGGCGAGTCAATCGGCACGTTGACGTATATATGTCGCGCATCCTCGTGGCGAGGCGCTCGACTTCTTCAATTGTCGGCATCGCTATCTTCCAAAGCGCTTCGGAGGTACGTGTACTTCCCAGCCGCGTTTCTTGTACGCGCGTACACGATCCTTCGCTCTACGGTTCAACGTCTTGTCCCAATCATCCATGTAGTCGATCAGCAAGCCGTGGCTCTTGTCGCTGTGCGTTCGTGACAGTCGTCCGGGCACCTGCATGTTCTGGATGTCCGACGAGATTCCATCGCCGCGAATGAGCACCGTCAGCTGCCGAAAGTCGACGCCCTGATTCCAGCACGTCGCTATCGCGCGCCGCAGCTTGCCCTGCTCGAACAGTTCCTGCAGCTCTTCCTGCTGGTGCTTGCTGATCGGGTGAACCCCCGGTTCGATCACGCCCTCCTTCTCGTACTTGTCACGCAAGTCCTTCCGCATCGTGCTGTAGACAAATACGAAGTCGGGGAGATACCGGAGAAGCTCAAGCCCGTGCTCGACGGTCGTAACCCGAATCAACAGCTGCTCGCCGTTCTTCGAGTGCTCCCGCGCGTCAGCGGCGATCTGCTGGTTGCGAATCTTGTTACGCCACAGTCCGTGTCGGTTCTTCGCCGTCGTGGTCTTCTGATGAAGCGTCGGACCCTGCGGGACCGTCTTCATGATGACCCTGATCGGCGTGACGTTGCCTTTCTCTACGGACTCGTCGTAGTCGGATTCGTGGATGATGGGACCGAACAGCATCTCGACAGCCAGATCGGCGCTGTCGGATCGCATGTTCGCCGTAGCAGTGAAGCCGAACATCTTCGGACCAGCGGCGGACAGGAAGCCGAGCATGTAGCCCGTCTGCGGACCACCGGCCGTATGGACCTCGTCGTAGAGGATGAGCTTTGGCTTGGTGGTCGCCGCGCTCGCCGCCATGAGGGAGTTGCGAATACAGACAGTGATACGGCGGTTCAGCTGCTTCTTGCCGCCGCCAACCTGTCCTACCTCATGTAACGGGAACAGACCGACCAAGCGGTCCCTGATGTTCTTGGCTTCGAAGCGCCCCGCGACGACGATGAGGATCTTCGTGTTCGGGTACATGCGACATACCTGACAGATGACCCATGACTTGCCGTCGCCGGTAGGTGCGACAATTTGACCGCGCTCCGCAACCGCGATCTTGGCGAGGATCTCGTCTTGGCCGGGCCGGGGCTTGCCGATGAACTCGAACTTCGGCTGCTCAATCTCCAGCGGCTTGAGATCCTCAATTGTATACGGGATGTTGTAGCTGATGAACGCGTTCACGATGCGCGGTACGAGTCCGGCATGCGTGATCATGAAGCGACGTCCGTGTTCATCCTCCCGTATGTCGTAGGACTGTAGATCTACGTATACAGCCTTACTGGCGTTTCCTCCGACCTGTTGTCGGCGGGTGCATTTCAGCACCGACTGCAAGATTTCCTCGTGAGGCGGGATGACCTGTACTACGCCGCCCGCCTTTCTGATGACTGCCCCCACGGGGACTTACCTCCAACACTTTGAAGTGGCCAAACGAGCCCAGCTTCCAACCATAGGGACTGATGCCTATGTAGTCACCAATCGCCTCCAGCAGCTCGACGAACTGGCGGACATGCATCTTCCCCGGAATAGCGAACTTGACTTTGATGGTAGCGCCTGCATCGAAGCCTTCGTGGGTTTTGCAGTCGTCATCGCCCTTACCGTAACGCCGCTCGATCTTCGTGATCGCTCCTTCCACTGGCGGCGCAGCGCGAATCTGGTCTACGTACTGGTAGTATCGACTGATGGCATTAGCCGCTTGCGCAAAAGCGGCCCTCCACCACGAAGGCAGGAAGATGACTCGACCGCTGTCGTCTCTCAACATGCGATCGAAGTCATCGCGTCTCACGTTCCCGAGACACGGGGTCGTGAACTTCAGCTTGACTACGAGTTCCATTGGGTTGCTCCGCAGCCTTGAGCTTAGCTTGTTCGACGGCGTTCTGCAAGCTGATAGCAAGAGATTTAGCTTCGTCGAGGGACAGCATCACCATATCAGTGTACGGTGTGCCGTCCCTCAAGATTTTGAGGATGTGTCGAATACGGAATGCAAGATCACGTCTTCGTGAATGACCCTGTTGCCAGAAGGCCAGCTGGACGAAGCCGTCTTCGTCTGGTTCGACCGCTACACCTTCTCCATAACAGGCGCAGCGTATGACTTCCACATTTTCAGGCATGTGGATCCTTTCTGGTGCCGGGAGCGGGATTCGAACCCGCAACACGCTGGGTTTAAGCCAGCTGCATCTGCCGATTGTGCTACCCCGGCTTGGTACCAAGGACAGGATTCGAACCTGCACTGAGTGGCTCTTGAAACCACCGCCTCTGCCAGATTGGGCTACCTTGGCACATAGTTGCACGCGTCCAACTATCCCACCTGCTCATAGATTATTCGCGAAGTTCTCAAAGTCAAGGTTGCCATCGCGACCCATGTGCGCTAGTCTGACTGACCGGTCACTCTTTGGGGGCAAAGGGGGATTCATGGACTGCAGGGGATTCTACCGTCGTGTCGTCGATCATCCTGAACTCGAATGGCTTGGCTCCGTCGAGGGGCGCACACCGGAAAAGGACGCAGTGCTTGTTCGCTGTGCGCCTACCGGCTACGCGTTCAGCGTAACGATCCCGGCAATCGCGGACAACGACTGGCAGGTACTCGAAGACGTTCTGTTCAGTCGACGTTCCGCGCGGATCATGACACACGTTACGCGCATCGTCGGCTACTACAGCCAGATCCAGAACTGGAACCACTCCAAGGTGGCTGAGCTGCGCGACCGGCACAAGGGCAACTATGGTGTGCCGGACGAGTCGCAGCAGCTGCCTATTGCTGCCGACTAGGGGTGGTCGGGGTGACTGGATTCGAACCAGCGAACCTCTCGGACCCGAACCGAGCGCTCTGTCCAAGCTGAGCTACACCCCGTCCCTTGTCGACAACTCCAGCCAGCGCATCATCGGGATGCGCAGGCCGCTACCGTGCTCCGAAGTCCATTCGAGCGCACGCTCGTGGGTCATTCGCTCAAGCGCCCACGCGAAGCTGGCGTGGAAGCGTCTATCTGCGATGAAGCCACAGTCAAGCTCAAGAAACCAGTTGAGCGAGCTTCCCGACACCGGATACGAAGGACTACCACTCCGCAGGAAGTACCGCCATACCGCCTCACGTACTGCCTCATAGTCCGGCCGCTCGTACCAGCGCTTCCAACGCTGCTTTGCGTCTCCGTTCCGAGATGTGATATGGGCGTTGAGAAGCAACCCATCACGGTATGCGCGGGTGAGCACTCCTCCGAACTCCGTCCTCGACACGTAGTGATGGTACTGATCGTGCAGCGCAACGAGCAGCGCTTCTGTGGAGTAGAGCTTCTTGGGATCCTCGTCGAGAATGCGGAGGATCAGATCCAGTGTGCGTCTTCGCTTCTTCGTGTTCGTCTTCTGCTTCGCTCCCGTCGAACGACGGCGCGGGGCAGTCGACCTCATAAGTTCCCTTTCATGAGAATGGCGCACCCAGCAGGACTCGAACCTGCAAGCTCTTGGTCCGCAACCAAGTGTCCTATCCATTAGACGATGGGTGCGCCGACTCCTACGCCCGACCGAAGTACGGCGTCCAATCCGCGTAGCCAAGGCGTACGGCTCGCTCACGGATCAGTAGTGCGCGGGTTGGTACCCACGGCTCGCGAAGGAGCTTCATTCCAGCCTCCTTCGGCGTGCGGTCATCCTTGGTGTTGTTGCACGGCTTGCATGCAGCAACAACGTTCTTCCACGAATGCTTCCCGTCACGACAGAGCGGGAGGACGTGGTCGATGGTGGCCGAGTTGTCCGACAGGTGCCGCCCGCAGTACTGGCACGTGAATCCGTCACGGGCAAGAACGTTCTTCTTGTTCAGCCCAATGCGCCGACTGCCCGGGATCACCACGTACTTGACCAGCGCGATGACGCTCGGCAGCGGGAAGCTCTGCGTCGCCGAATGCACCTCATCGCTCCAGTACTCGTACACATCAACCTTCTGCTTGAGCATCAGCCCAAGCGCCCGCGTCCAGTGAATCATAGATAACGGCTCACCGTTCGCGTTCAGAAGCAGCACCTTTCTCTGCTGCATGACGTCCTCCTTCCAAAGTAGTGGTCGGGACGAGAGGATTCGAACCTCCGACCTCCTGCTCCCAAAGCAGGCGCTCTAGCCAAGCTGAGCTACGTCCCGTCCTTTCCATGTAGCCGACGCTCTCTCTTCCACACCGTGGTGAACGTACCATGGTACGGATCCAGCTCCTGCATGCACTTGTCGATGAATGGTTTAATCGTGTTCATCATCGGCTGTGCCTGAATCAGGTCCATGATGTCCGGGAACTTGCGTGCCCCTCCCTCAACGTGATCCATCTGCAGGCAGCGCTGGCACTGCTCGATGCGCACATCAGGCTCTTCTCCGGTCATGACCTTCCATCGGTGTCCGAATACCAAGCATATGATCTTGTGAAGAAAGCGCCAGCGCGAACCCCAGTAGAGTCGCTCACGCGTGACTGGCTTGCCAATCGTTGGAAAGCAGAACTTCTCGAATGGGTTCACCGTTACTTTCGGCGTAGACTTGAATACCTCAAGTGGTGGACTCATGATACCTTTCTGGAGCCGAGAGCGGGAGTCGAACCCGCATCTGCCGATTACGAATCGGCTGCTCTTCCGTTGAGCTACCCCGGCTCCCTCTTACCCATCTTGTGCGCACACATGTCGCAGTCTGGGTTATCGCAACCGCTGCAAGGCTCCGTATGGCTGCTGACGTATAGGTCGCAGAAGGTTTCTCTGTACAACCCATGCCGTGGGCAGTCAGTGTTATCGCAACTGACGCAGTTACGTACTGACGTCTGCGCCAGTAGCGCTTCGACCTCCTTGACACGCGACTCCGCTGCCTCAGCGCGTGCGACGGCCTTTAGCTCGGCGGCTCTTGCTTCGCGCATCGCCGTGATGCAGCGGGCTGTGGCTTCGTTCTCTGCGCGTCGCAGCCGCTCGCTTTCGGCGAGCTGCGCGCGGACCTCGTCGATAGAGTTCTGCTCGCTCACTTGCTGTCCTTATCGGGATCCCGTATCGCTTCGAGGCTCTCCATCCATGAATCGCACAGTAGAGCTTCGTCGGAAACGATCCGTTGTGCGAGTACGAGAACAGCACCTCTGCGATATTGTTACACAGATCACACCGACGTGTCGAGATGTCGAGCATCCATGTCAACTCGCGAACCTCACGAAATCTCAGGTTCATCGGGGATCTTCATTCCCTTCTGCTTCATGTATCCGCGAATGATCTCGTACTCCGAGGAGAGTACGCCATTCACGAAGTAGTTCCAGCTGTTCGCAGTCGTCAGGATGGTGCGCCAGAGCGAAACACGCATCCCGTAGATCGAATAGATCGGTGCGGTTTCGTACTCGTCGAGCTTCGTGAAGCTCGCGTCGATCTCCTTCGCCAGCTTCTCGAACTCGTCCTGTGCCGGCTTCCAGTCACGACGGCGTGTGATCGTGCTGACACGTCGAAGCTGTACGTACCGGACGTTCCTGAACTGGCTGATGTACTGGATCAGGTCCAGCACCTCGGGCGCGTTGTTCTGCGTCACAACGATAGCCATGCGCAGTGGCACGGTGATCTTCGGAATGAGCTTCTCCCATTCGGGCATGCTACGGCGGCCAGTAAGGAAGAAGAAGCGATCCGGGTCACGCGTAAGCATCGTCAGCCCGACCGCGTCCTCCGTGCACGTTGTACACGCGTTGAAGAGGGCAAGATCGGGGATCATGCCATTGCTGCGCACGCCGACGTAGAAGCCCTGCTCTTTCAAGTAGTCCACGAGTTCGTGAATGTACTTGTAGCAGGTCGGGTCGGTGTTCTGCCCCGTGATGTACAGCTGCTTCACGAGGCCGTTGCGGCACCACCCGAGGAATTCCTCGAATCGTGACCACGCATCGAAGTGGACCTTGTTGAAATCGTACTTCGAGAACTCCTTCTCCAGATCCTTGCCCAAGCAGAAGTTGCAGTCGAGCGTGCACTTCCCGAGCAAGTTGATATTGGCGAATGTCGCAGCGCTCCTACGCTGCATCGTCGCCTTCCACTTCCGACATTCGGATCCTGCGCCCTATGCCGCCACGTCCGGGCTGAAAGCGTTCCGCCTTCGCGTTGAGCGTCAGCTCTACCTCATGCACGCCTGAGAATAGTTCGGTGATCAGCCGGGCCGCCAGCATAACGTCAGCGACCTCTTCCAGCATGCGCGCTCTGCCGATGCGCCCGCGCCGGTAGTGATTCATGGCCGTCAGCAGTTCGCCCATCTCTTCGGACGCGATATGGAACGCATGCTCCATGGCCTCTTCGCCATAGCCCTCTCGGTGGCGAACCAGTGCCTTGCGCACGTGCACGCTGTTCACGTCGAGGCGAGGCATGCAAAACTCGCGAGCGGTCTCACCCTCAGCCAGCTCGTACGTCAATGCGCCGCAATGCGGGCACTGACCTGACGGTACTACGCCGTTCGGCGTGAGCCGCTCCTGTATGTCGCTGATCATTTCGAGGCTGCCGCCCCAGATCAACTCGCCACAGTCATCGCACATGTGCTGTGCGTGAGAGTTGGCTTCCTGTATGTAGCACTCCGTCATGGAGTTCCTTTCGTGTGGAGCCGGGACCGAGAATCGAACTCGGGTGCCTACCTTACCAAGGTAGTGCTTTACCACTAAGCTATCCCAGCTCCGTGTTACGGAACGACGGTGAACTCTTCCATGTGATGCGTGTCACAGAACGCTTCAACGATCAGCAGCATGTCCGCTAGATCGAGGTTGCTGTCGTAGTAGAGTCCTTCGTCGGCTTCGTGCTGAAGCATCTCCAGATCCACATGAATGCTGGAGACTTCGTATTCCGGACGGAAGCCTTCGAGAAGCGCGAAGGCGTCCGGCTCGGAAAACCCCAGTTCCTCAGCGAACCGGATCAACTCATGAAACTCTACGGTAACGGTAGCCCGCATGCGGGTCTCCTGTGATTGGCACCCCCGGTAGGACTCGAACCCACAGGTTGTCCGGATAGAAGCCGGATGCCTTATCCAGTTTGGCTACGGGGGCTAGAAGGTACGCTTGAACCACGTCGAGATCTTGTCGGCGGTGATGTGCAGCAGTGCACTCGCCTCAAGTCCGGCAAGCGCAGAAACGAGCGACCACTTGTGTGTGATCGCCCACTCCTGCAGCTCAGGTAGCGACGTCTTCTCCAGTAGAACGAACGGAGTGAGCACCAGCGCCACGAGGGGGCTGATGTAGATGAGCCGCGCCAGCGTGCCAATGATCGGCGTGTGGCTGAGCAAGCCGCGATGAGGCACGTACTTCTGGTACAACCGCCAGTACCATGAAAGCCAGCCCCAGTGCTTGTATGGCTCCGATTCGAGATCGAGGTCAGGATTGAAAGCCAGAGCCGCGAACAGAAAAGCTGAAATGCCGGGCAGTGCCAGCACGTCAAAGAAGTAGATCGCCACAGGTGCAGCGATAAGTACCATCATGACGTTCAGCTTGTTGTGTCCGCGATCATCTGGCATTGCTACTCCTCGAAACCGTCGACCAAATCGGACTCCTCATAGCCATCAAGGATGTCCGGTCGCGTCGGAACCTCGATGATGTTGTCGCTTGCTGCCAAGTGATGCGCAGCAGCCCAATCCTCAACCAGCTGTCGACGCTCCGGATCCCATTGTTTGATGATGTCAATTGGCACGTCGTAACTGACACACAACAGTAGATCGCGCAGCACCTCAAAAGAGTTGGCACCCTCGGAGGGATTTGAACCCCCAACCTCAGGTTCGAAGCCTGAGATGATATCCGTTTCACCACGAGGGTATCTCTTATCCAACTGCTCCAATAGAAGATCTTCCTCGACATAATACGGGTCGTATCCGCCGGGAAACGCATTGCCGAGAAGCTGCATGAGCCGCAGATCCGGATTGTTCAGCCAGATCCTGCGAATCTTCGATAAGACCTTGTTGATTCTTCCAGCGGGTCTCACGCTGTTCCTTTCATGGTCGGGATGAGAGGATTTGAACCTCCGACCTCCTGACCCCCAGTCAGGCGCGCTAACCAAACTGCGCTACATCCCGAAGTGGTGTGGTAACGGAGAATCGAACTCCGGCCTCGACGTTGGCAACGTCGTGTACTGCCACTATACGATTACCACTACCTTTGTTCAGCGCCGACGTGGTCTTCGTGCGGCGTGTCCACCCAGAAGACCTTCTCCATCGGTATCCGTCTGACGATCGGGCGTCCCCATTCATCCTTGTCGGGTAGCTCGATGCAGAAGCATCCTGCCTTCACGTAGAAGCGCCGCACGTCCGGGTACCGTTTCGGCGTACTCGCTGGGTCGAATACGAACTCCACCCAGTACGGCGCCTTCTTCTTCGCTTTCATATCCCAAACGTCCATTTCGCCACGTCTATCGCCTTTGGATCACCGATGGCCTTCTTCGGGTCGTCCGAAAGCTTGACCACCGGGACGTTGTCGATCTCGACCAGCTTGATGACGATGTTGGCTGATATGGTGCCGGGCACGTCGTTCGTCAGATTCGTACCGATCCCGAATGCGACCTTGGTCTGCTGAGCGAACTCGCGCTGAAGGCTGATGCACTTCGGCACGTCCAGCGAGTCGCTGAAGATGATGGTCTTCGACATCGGATCGACGCGTAGCCACTTGTAGTGATTGATCATCCGCCGCGCGAACTCCTTCGAGTTACCGGAATCCTGACGGACACCGTCGAACAGCCGAGCAAGCTTGCCGTCGAAGTCCTGCAGGAATGCGCTGGTGCCGAACGTGTCGGGGAGCGCGATGCCGAGATCGCCCTCATAGACGTCGTTCCATGCCTCCAATGCGAACTTGTTGGCGTGTCGCAAACCTACCAGCGCGGAAATCGCTTGGATCCACTCGTGCGCCATCGTACCGATGGGCTTGACCCCGTGCTTCATGGCGAAGTGTACGTTGCTCGTTCCGATGAAGTTCGGGAACTTCTTCAGCGCTCCTACGACCATGTCCTGCATGTGGTACGAGTAGCGCCGCCGCGTTCCGAACTCGGCGAACCGGCAGTCTTCGGCAAGCAGCATGCCCGCCTTCTTCAGCGCCTGCTCCTTCTGCTCGTCCCAGTTGGGGCGAGGCTGCTGCTGCGCCATGATTTGCTCGGTGACGATCGCGAGCAGTGGCACCTCCCAGTAGATAGTTTCGGCCCACAGGCCACTGATCTCGATCTCCGTACCAGCGTCGGTCGGGGTGATCTTCACGAGGTGCGGATTCGGCTGAAAGTGCTCCAGCCAGTCGATGTACCAGCCTTCCAAGAAGGGGCACTTCTCACGGAGGAACAGCGACTCCTTGTCGGTCAGCTTCGCGCGGCTGTAGCCCCACATGTGAGAGCTGACGTACTTCGCCATCACCTTCGTGACGGGCTGATGAGCATTTCGGTTGACGAACCTGTACGTAGCCTGCGCCTTGGGGAACTTCTTGAGGACAGCTTGCCCCATCGTAAGCTTGTACAGGTCGGTATCAAGGATCGAAGGTTCCACTACAGCTGCAGCCGTGCGGTGTGCTCGATGAGCACGCCCGCCTTGGCCATCTCCTCGATCGCTTCGACCGTCGTCTTCGGATCCACGCCCTTGCACGCGTCCAACAGGACGCTTGCGACGTAGCCCCTCTTGACGGCGTCGAGCGCGGTCGCCTTGACGCAGTAGTCCGTGGCAAGGCCGCAGATGATGAGGTTGTCATGCGGAGGCGTACCGGCGTGCGCCAACGTCTGCAGCATGGCCGTCGGATTCCTGCCCGCGTCCTCGAAGCCGGAATAGCTGTCGAACTGCGGGTTGGTACCCTTCTCGACGATGAGCTTGCCCTCAACGACCAGCAGCTGACTGTGCAGCTCGTTGCCGGGAGTCTCGACCACGCAGTGATCGGGCCAGAACATCTGTGGCTGCCCGTTCAGCACGCCCATCGTGAATGGCTCCGTGCCCTGCATCGACGCGAAGCTCTTGTGCATCGGCGGGTGCATGTCCTTCGTGTAGATGATGGGCAATCGCGAGAAGGCGAACTTGTTGATGACCCGATTGACGACCGGGAGTATGTGGACGGCATCCGGTACGGCAAGGCTGCCGCCGATGAAGTCGTTCTGCATGTCGACGACTATGAGCGTCGGCATTATGTTCCTCTCTGGAAGACGAGCAGACCCGCGCCCGACGGCGGGATCTCGCGCTTGTGCTGCGTGCGCTGATAAATGTCCAATACCTTCTTGTGGAGATCTTCGAGACCCTCGGGGATCGTGTCGCCCTCACTAATGGCGTACACGATCTTGTCGAGGTCGTCGTAGGACGCACCGAGTTCCTCTTCGTCCGTCTGGCCTTCCCACAGCCCCGCGCTCGGAGCCTTGGTGATGATTGCTTCGGGAACGCCCTTAACGCGCGCGAGCTGCCGCACTTCGCCCTTCAGCAGCCCCATGATCGGCTCGATGTCGATGCCGCCATCGCCGTACTTCGTGAAGTAGCCCAGCACGTCCTCGGTGAGGTTGGTCGTGCCGACGACAAGCAGGTTGTGCGCGTTCGCCACGGCGTAGAGCGCCACCATACGAAGCCGCGACTTCGTGTTCGCGCGGGCCATCTTGCTGCTTCGCAAGTGCCCCGAAAGCGCACCCAGCTCCAGCGTCTTGAACGTCGGGAACAGGTCGATCTGCTCGGTCGCGATACCGAACGTCTTCGCGACCTCCCGCGCGTGCTCGGCGCCGATCTTCGAGCTTTCACAGTCGAGGATCAGCCCGCGTACGCGATTCGCGCCGAGCGCGCCTACGCACAGCGCTGCGACGAGCGACGAGTCCACACCGCCGCTCAAGCCGACGACGACGCCGCTCGCGCCGACGCCCGCGATGTAGTTCCTGATCCAGTCCTGAATGGCCTCGATCGTCTTCTGTTCGTCGAGTCTCTCAATCACAACTTCCCCTATCTTGTTGGAGCCAGCGAAGGGAATCGAACCCCCATTTTCGGATTACAAAACCGACGTAATGGCCGTTATACGACGCTGGCTCAGTCTACTCCAGTTCGTCTTCGCGGATGCCGCCGCTCGTCGGGACTTCCGCTGTACCCGAACGCCCGCCTATGTAGGCGCGGTTGGACATGGCCCACTCGTCCCGCCATCGCCACTTGCCGAGGACGAGCTGTGCGTAGTCGTCCTGATCGAGTTCGATCTTGTCGTCGACCGACATCTCCAGCATCTGAATCGCGACGGCGAAGTCTTCGTCGTGCGACTTCGGCACCTCGATGCTGTTGCGCAGCGCACGCGGGAACTTCGCGAGCTTCGGACCCTTGTCCATCAGTTCGCGGCCCAACGCCATCATGCGCGAGCGCCAGCCCTCCATCGCCGCCTTGTACTCCTCGGCGTGGACGGCGCGTTGCTTCTTCACGGCTTCGATGAGATCCGCCTTCATGACGGGGAACTTGATACTCAGCATTCGGTCTCCTGATTCGCGACGCAGCGCTCGCACGTTTGCGATCGCTACGCCGAGCTTCTCATAGCACTTGAACCGCAGCGGCTTGCCGCGAATGTAGCGCGGTACGCGGATGCTGCGGAACGGTACCGCCAGCTCAGGCGGTACCCGTATTCCGCCTTCGTCGGTCATTGAGTTGTCCTTGAAAGAGTGGAGCACGCAGCGGGATTCGAACCCGCACCTTGAGCTTGGAAGGCTCGTATGCTAGCCGTTAAACACCATGCGTGCGATCCGGAGGTGCGTGCCGTGGGTTTTCGGGTTATCCCTTGGCATCCTTACGGTAACCGTGGCTTCCCATTGGTGGCCCGACTCGCGTGGCTTTCAGCCCCTCGGGCCAACAGGGCATTGTGCCGATCCTCCGGGATAAACGTGGTAGCGGGACCAGCGAGTCGAACGCTGATTGCCCTAGGTTATGAGCCTAAGTCCGATACCGACCGGCCTCCCGCATCGTCTGTTTGGTGCTCAGGAGAGGATTTGAACCTCCACGTCCTTGCGGACACCAGCCCCTCAGACTGGCGCGTCTACCAGTTCCACCACCTGAGCATGTGGGAGGGCCGTGCGCGCGACCGGCCCTCCAACCATAGCAAGCCCCGGGTAGGGGCGTACAAAGACTGGCAGGTATACCACCCATCACCGGGTTGAGGTTTCCCTGCCAAAACCAGAAGAGGACGCAGCACCGTCCTCGCCGAACGCTGGTGCCGCCGAGAGGATTTGAACCTCCACGGGATTTCTCCCACTAGCTCCTGAAGCTAGCGCGTATGCCAGTTTCACCACGGCGGCAGTAAATGTCAATGGTACTGGGGACAGGATTCGAACCTGCAACATCCTGCTCCTAAGGCAGGCGCCTCTGCCAGATTGGGCTACCCCAGCACTGGGGCGAGCGGCGGGAATTGAACCCGCATCCCCACGGTCACAACGTGGTGTCTTTGCCACTGGACCACGCCCGCCATCAGAAAGTTGAACGCGTGCAACAATGTGAGAATGGCGCCCCCGACAGGATTCGAACCTGCGGCCCCCTGATCGACAATCAGGTGCTCTAAACCGGGCTGAGCTACGAGGGCGCGTATCTTGTGGTACCTCCGAGGGGACTCGAACCCCTACTCTCCACAGTGAGAGTGTGGTGACTTGGCCAGTTCGTCTACGGAGGCTACTGGATGAAATGGAACCCGCGACCGGATTCGAACCGGCACTCTCTAGGGTGAAAACCTAGTGACTTAACCATTCGTCTACGCGGGCTTCTCATCCGTGGCTTCGGCGAGCATCTGCAGGTACAGCTTCTTCCTGTCCTCGGAGGACAGCGGATGCTCGCCACGCATGCCGCACACCATCAGCTCGTTGAGCAGCGTCTTGGTGCCCATCGAACGGATGCGCAGCAGGCTGTTGGTTGCGGCACGAAGATGATTGATGTCGCCGGTTCGCAAGTAGCTGAGAAGCTGAAGGCTCATATGCCCCGCCTCGTCCGCCGTCGCGAACACCGTATCGACCATCGTCTTCGGTACGTCAGGACTCGTCACGATCGTCACATCTTCAGACATGTCGCTCCTTCTGGATGCCCCACCGGGACTCGAACCCGGAACCCTCTGCTTCAAAGGCAGATGCTCTGCTTTGAGCTATGGGGCACCCTTCGTTGGTGGCTCCACGGGGAGGACTTGAACCTCCAACCCTCCGGTTAACAGCCGGATGCACTACCGTTGTGCTACCGTGGAAATGGTGGACCGACCGGGACTCGAACCCGGATCTCCTGCTTGCAAAACAGGGGTTCTCCCTTTGAACTATCAGCCCAGATGGTTGCCCCGGGAGGACTTGAACCTCCAACTTCCTGATCCAGAATCAGGCGTTCTGCCAATTGAACTACGGGGCAATGGTGGCCGCACTGGGAATCGAACCCAGAACCTCCCGATTAAGAGTCGGGGACTCTACGCAATTGAGTTACACGGCCGGTATATAGAGAAGGCGACGAAGAGGTGTAGAGATCCGTTTACATGGCAATTGTATGTAATCCCTACGGGCATTCGCCTTACTCACAGATGGTGGGAACGACCGGATTTGAACCGGTAACACCGAGTGCTTCAAACTCGTGCTCTACCTGAGTTGAGCTACGTTCCCAAATTCGTTTTCCCGCTCCGCAAGAGATGGTAGGCGCGGCAGGATTCGAACCTGCGATACCCAGTTTGTAAGACTGGTGTCTTAGCCGCTAGACTACGCGCCTGCCCAAGTATGTGAACAGCGACAAGAAGTGGAGAGTGATAGCCTCCATAGGCTTCCCCCGGTAATCGGGGGATCAGGAATTGAACTTGATGTACACCCTACCGGGCATTCGCTGTATCACGCGTGGTGGGGGCAGACGGAGTCGAACCGCCAAAGCCTTTCGGCGGGAGATTTACAGTCTCTTGGGATCGCCACGTTCCCTGTGTACCCCCAGTGAAGCTGCGTCGACTAGAAATGGAAGAGTCGTTTTTGCGCTCTACCCACTGAGCTACCGCCGCATCAAGAGCGGCGGGCTGGACTCGAACCAGCGACCTCATCCTCCGTATGGATGTAGACCCGTCCGGGCATTCGACGCAACATTTATGTGAACGGACGACGAATAGGTAGGAGTCACCTTTATAATGTAGACCCCAAGGACATTCGTCCGTGTCACGCTTGTGGTGGTGCGAGCTGGAGTCGAACCAGCGACCTCCTGTGTATCAGACAGGTGCTCTAACCAAGGGCTGAGCTACCGCACCACTTACGTTTGTGCATTCCGTATTCGATTTTCAAAGAGCAGCGTCGGCGACGAGTTGGGTTGTAGAGATCTGGTATGCTTAAATGGCATGTAATCCCTACGTTCATTCGCCGACACACTTCTAGAGTGAAGCAGGCACGACAAGAATTGACGAGTCAACCCCGTCAGGGTCAGCTGCTCTGCCACTGAGCTATACGCCCATCAATGGGCGCAGAAGGATTCGAACCCCCGACCCGCTGATTATGATGTAGACCCGATCAGCATTCGTACCTACACTCGATTGTCAAAGAGCTGGTGGATCCGCTCGGACTCGAACCGAGGACCGTCCGCTTATGAGGCGGATGCTCTAACCGACTGAGCTACGGATCCACTGGAGGGCCGGACTGGATTCAAACGAGCATAAGCACGATCTGCAGTCGTGCGCCTAGTCGTTCGGCCACCGACCCTCTTGAATCTCCTTCCAGTCCTTCTCGGACTGTTCCATGTCGATGATCTCGCGGAGGAAGAACTTCCCCATCC